AAAGATAGGATTTTAATCTATGGTATATTTAATTGGTGATATACATGGTGATATCACTCAGATAATGAAAGTGAATCTACATAATAATGGAATTAACATTTCTAGGAATGATGTTCTTATCGTCTTAGGTGACTTTGGTGTTATGTTCAAAGATACGGAGCAACAAAGGTTAGCATTAGATTATATAGGTCAGTTAAATTATTATGTGGCTTTTATAGATGGTAATCATGAGAATTTTGATTACTTAAAATCATTACCTATTGTTACTAAATGGGGAAATAAAGTTCATAAACTTAATAATCGTTGTTTTCATTTATTAAGAGGTAATATCTATAAGATAGAAGGGCATAAGTATTTATGTTTTGGTGGTGCTACATCTATTGATAGAGCATATCGAACTTTAGGGGAGAGTTATTGGTTAGAAGAAGAGCCTACAGATGATGATATGGTACGATTATATAAATCACTAAAAGACATAGATACTGTAGATTATGTATTAACACATACTTGTAGTAATAAAACTCTTAATTCCATGCAGAGCATTAAACCTATCTTTGATACTTGTAAGACTAGGGATGTACTAGATACGATTGAATCATATCTAGAGGAAAAATCAATTATGTGGTTTTATGGTCATTTTCATGTTTATGAAGTCATTAAGAATCGATATATTTGTTTGAATAGTGAGGTAGTCTTTTCTATTAGTAGAGAAGGGACTGTAGATTATTTTAAGAATCCTTTTTCTGCAGATACATATAGGTTCTATGATTATATTTCTTTAATGAAGATTAATCAGATGTTTAGTACAATTAGTCAGGATAATATTAACGAGATACAGAAGATATATAGTGGGGTTGATGAATTATGAGAGATGCTAAGTCTTTTTATGATTTCCTAAGTAGATATGTAGATGATGTAATTTATATGATAGAAGGAAATAAATATGTCTATGGGAGTCATCGAACTATTAAGTATAGTTCAAGTTCCGAGGTAGGATATACACAAGTCTATGATGTTCCTGTTGGTCATAGTTCTAGTGTTGAGGTTTCTTTCTATAAACCTAATAAAGAATTATCTATGTACTTTGATAATGGGATAGAGTTAGTTTTTAGAAAGCGAGATAGTGGTGGTCATAATGTATCATTATCTTATAGACTAAATACTGTAGATAATGTATCTAGTTTAAATCAAAGTGATTATGATTTTACATTGGCTATATATCTTTTACAGAAAGCATATAAATCAATTCATGTAGGTTGTGATTTCATTGTTGGTGATTCCTTTACTGATATTGATGGTATTATGGAAACACTAAAGTCTTTTTCTAATGATGCGTTCAGTTTAGAGACGGTTCATTTGTATAATATGATGGCTTTACATAACTTCTTTTTAAAATTTATAAATGATGAAGATATTAATGGTATGGGTAGCGTAGTTGATATGACTACTAATCATCATGTATATCGGCTTAAAGATGCTGAATATGGTTCTTTTGGTGTAGATTATATACCTTATACTTTGGGTGGTTATAAAAAAGACTTATTTGTTTTTAGATACTTTGAATTTGATAAGATGTATTTCTATTATGATGTACTTAAAAAAGAATATGTATTTGAGAAGAATAATAGACTAATTAAGATTTCAGACTTAGATAAGATTATCAAGGATTTGAAGTTTATTCTAAAAAGGATTGATGAGATTGCAAGTGTTACCTGTGATTCTTATGATAATACTTTCTTAGATACTGTAGATGATATGTTTAAGTTAATACGTAGTGTTTTACTATAACATTAATAGTGTATGATGTGATGTCATACACTATTTTTTATTTTTTGAAAAAAAATTCATTTTAGGGGTTTACAAAAAAATATAGACGTGGTAATATTAAATCACAAGGAAGGTTACAAAACTTTACACCACTTGTTAGGGTAGGTGGTGATAATCTTTACACACGCATTCTTGTAGCCTTTCTTGTAACATTGTAGTTTTCAATAAAAAGGAGATTTATTATGAAAAAGAAAACTTTGTTGACCGCTTTGGTTATGGGTTCTATGTTGTATGGTAGTGTAGTTTCTGCCGCCACTATTGTAAGTGGTACAGATAATATTGTTGCTCCTACATCAACTTCTACATTTGTAACTGGTTACAAAAATAATGTAGACGTTCGAGATTCAGTTGTGGGTGGCACAATGAATACTGTACAAGGGAATGTTGATAATTCTGGTGCTAATCTTGTTGTAGGTTCTGAAAATAAAGTAATGGCATCCAGCTCTATTGTTAGTGGCTGGAAAAATAAATTAGAAGGCAATAATGCTTTTATTGGTGGTATTGAAGCTGAGGCAAAAGGTGATAATACTTTTGTATTTGGTTTAAAAGCTAAGGCTATCGGCGAAGGTAATGTAGCTATTGGAAAATATTCAAATGCTACAGGGCAAGATTCGATGGCTTTGGGTCGTGATTCTGTTGCTAGTGCTACAAATACTAATGCATTAGGTCAAAATGCTGTTGCAAGTGGTGAAAATGCTACAGCAATTGGTCATGGTTCTGAGTCTAAGGGACGTAATTCCAATGCTTTTGGTTCAAGTGCTAATGCATCCGCAGATTTTTCCACAGCAGTAGGTAATAGTTCTAAGGCAAAAGGTGTATCTAGCACAGCTACAGGCTTTAATGCTTTGGCAGAAGGCAACTTCTCTACTGCATATGGTAATGATGCACAAGCAAAAGGGAATCGTTCTGTAGCAGTTGGTTACAATGCTAAAGCTGGTGAAAGTTCTGTAGCAGTTGGTAATAACGCTAAGGCTTGTGGTACAAATGCTGTAGCTAATGGTGCTGGTAACAATGTATGTGGCAATAAGTCTGGTGCATTTGGTATTGGTAACGATGTAAAACAAAACAATACATATGTAGTAGGCAACAATGTAACTACTACACAAGCTAATAGTGTAGTACTTGGCAATGATTCTACTGATAGGGTGGCTACAACTGATGCTAGTGCTAAGGTTGGTTCTGTAACATATGGTAACTTTGCTGGTCAAGGTTCTAAAGTTAATGGTGTTGTAAGTGTTGGTTCTGTTAATAAAGAACGTCAACTTATTAATGTAGCGTCTGGTAATGTAAGTGCTACGTCTACAGATGCTGTTAACGGTAGTCAACTATATTCTGTTGCTAATGTTCTTGGCAATAAAGTAGCGAAAAATGAAGCTAACATTCGTTTATTGGCTAATGGTTTAGGTGAGTTAGGTGGGATTGTAAATGACCACGATACTCAAATTGAAGCTAATAAAGTAGAAGCTAAAAAACACACTACTGTAAAAGCAGGTTCTAATGTAGATATTACTTCTACATTAAATGAAAATGGTGGTGCAGAATATACTGTTTCTGTAAATCGTTTACATATGGGCGATGTTGCTATTGATGAAAATGGTTTAAATAATGGTGGTAATCGCATCACTAATGTTGCGAATGGTGTACAAGCAAAAGATGCTGTGAATGTATCTCAACTTAATAGGGTAGATGCTAAGGCAGATTTGAATACTGCACATATCAACTTAGTAGAAAATAACGTAAATGCTAACACAGCAAATATTGCTCGTATTGATGATAAAGTAGATGGGTTGCGTACTTCTATGGATACACGCTTTAATAAAGTAGATTCTGATATTGCAAAAGTAGGTGCTAACTCTGCCGCTTTAAGTGCATTGCATCCTCTATCTTTCAATGCTAATGAAAAAGTAGAATATGCCGTAGGTTACGGTAACTATAAGGGTGAAAATGCTGTTGCAGTAGGTGTGTTCGCACATCCTAATGAAAACACATTATTCTCCTTAGGTGCTACATTTGGTGGTGGTAGCAACATGGTAAATGCTGGTGCTACATTCCGATTTGGTCATGTTAATAAACAAGTTACAAATGTAAATACTGCTGTAGCTAAAGATGTTCAAGACTTGACTAAGAAATATGAAGCTTTGGCTAAAAAATATGATAATCTTCTAAAACGTCTAGGTATGGAAGATGAATCTGTAGAAGTAAATACAGCAGAAGTAGAAAAAGCACAACGATTTGTAATTAATCGTGTTGATGGTGAAGATAATGACGCTTATAAAACTGAGCGTGTATCTGTAAATACTCAAAGCGAAGAATTCACATATCGTGATGCTTATGGAACTGAAATGAAATAATATTTCATATAGGGCAAGAGAGCAGATATAGATTATCTGCTCTCTTTTTTGTTTTTAATTACATAACTTTACAATTATAGGTATTTATGGTATATTCTATATAAGACAAATATAGTAATTTTATTGTGAGGTGGTTGCTTTGAGTATATTAAATAATCGTAAAGCTATTGTTTGTGATGTTAAATATGTTAAGGATATTTCTACAAGCATGTGTGAGGTATCTGTTGTTGGGGTAGATAGATTATTCTTAATACCTAAATGGTGGTTACGTGTATCTAATAAGTTAGTAGTATGTTTAAAAGGGTTTAGATTTAAAGATAAGGCTCTAGGGAGTGAATATCTTGCTATACCTTATACTATGTTATCTTATATCACTTCTAGTCGTTATGTAGGTAATACAAATGTAATAAATATATTATCTAAAACGACTACATATGATATCATGAAGATATTAAACATGGATTATGTGGTTAATTGCAATACTATAGAGGAGAATAAATGTTAAGTCAGGAATTAAGACCTAAGACATTAGATGATATGGCTGGTCAAGAAGAGGCTAAAAAATTATTAAAAGCAATTATAAAGAACCCTGAAAATGCACCTAAAGTATTATTATTTTGTGGTAGTTTTGGTACTGGTAAATGCGTTGTTGGTGATACTAGGGTACATACAAGTGATGGGTATAAAAGAATTGATTCGTTAATAGATACACCAAAGTATGATGAGGAGGGTTTTATGGATATCTCTTCTAATCATTTAAGGGTTGTTGGTAGCGAAGCGACTCATTATTACTATGGTGGTAAGAAGGAAGTAATAGAGATTAGTTCTGGTCGCTTTAAGATTATTGGTACTTATAATCATAGAGTTAGAGTATATGGTGGTCGTAATGGTTTACTGTGGAAAAAGCTAAGTGAAATTACGACAGATGATTATGTTGCTATTCCATTAAATCACGATATCTTATTTAATAATAAATCTAAAACTTATGATTTCATGAAAGATGATATATCTGAAAGAAATAAAGGTTATCTATTAGGCACTTTCTTTTGTAATCTATTAGAAAGTGGATACAAAGGCGATGATTCTTTTGATAGTTTCATTTTCATTCATCATAGTGATGATAATTTTGTAGGTAATTTAAAAGATGAGTATTATAATACTGTGTTGGGTAGCAATGTAGAATCCATTAAGGGCATAAATAGATACATGAGAGATTATTTTGGTGGTTCTTGTGATGTCCCTGAATTTGTATTCTCTTCTAATAGAGATTTTATTTGTGGTTTCTTAACACCTATATGTGAGTTTTATCTTAAAGGGTTTTATCAGTTTGGTAATTTTAGTGAAAAAGTAGCAAGGGATTTACAACAGTTATTTTATTTATTGGGTATTATTACAAATATTAAAGTTACGAATGGGGTGCCTAGTTATTTAGACGTTCAAGATGTTCTTAGTCGTCAGAGATTGGTTGATAATTTACTAAGAGATTCCTTTGGTCTTAAATTTATTTTAGGTAGTTCTGTTAATTATAAGAGTATTAAATTAAAAATACCTAATAATAATTACACAAGAAGTGTTGCTAGGAGAATATATCAATTAATTAAAGAAAATCATAACTTAGATACTATGCTTTTATCTCATTTTATGAATATTAGGTGTAATGATTGTAGGTTTATCACTAATCGTAGAACTAAGTCAATTCTTATAGATTCTTATCATAATATAGTAAGTCTTGCTAATGATGTTGGTGTAGACATTAGTAAAGATGAGATGGTAAAGAAATTTAATTCTTTATTAGATGATTATATGTTTGTACGAGTTTCTTCTAAAAAGGAATTATACAATAAGTATGATGTGTATGATTTAACTGTAGCTGATACTCATGCTTTTACAGCGAATGGGTTAATTAATCACAACACCACTTCATCACGTATTGTTGGTAGGGAATTAAATAATATTAAAGATGAAGACTATGATTTATTGAATTCACCTTTTTATTATGAATTTGATTCTACTATTGTTGGTAATGTGGAAGAGATACGTAAGTTGCGTGATGTATTTACAGTTTCTTATGGTGATTATTGGAGAGTTGTCGTGTTAGACGAAGTCCATACAGTTTCTTCTTCGGCTCAGGCAGCAATGCTTAAAATGTTTGAAGAGACTAAGGGTAGAACTATTTATATTCTAGCGACTACAGACCCTCAAAAGTTATTACCTACGATTCGTAGCCGAGCATTAGAGATTAATTTTAATGATGTTCCTGTAGAAGCTATAGTAGATAACTTAACTAAGGTATCTGAAGAGAAGAATCTAAATCTTTCAGAAGATATTAAGTTGTTGATTGCTGATAGGTCTGGTGGACATATGCGTAATGCACATATGTTACTTGATAAGTATATTCTACTAGGAGAAGAAGATTTCAAAGATAGTATTAAATCTTCTATTACATTATTCTGCGATTATTTGATAGCTACATATAAGAATGATAAGGATACTGTATTGTCTACTATCAATGATTTATTGAGTATTCCTAAAGATAATCTGCAGTCTGATTGGTCTATTGTTATGACTGAAAGTTTACGTTCTTTTTGTGGTTTTGATTGTAGGCATGCTGATATTAAGAGATTAGTAGATACATATGGTAGTGATTTCAATATTATTGCTCAATGTTATTAAGATGTCAAAATAACACTCACAGTTAAAGTTGTGAGATATCTTTTGACAAAATAGTAAGTCTATCGAGAAATTGGTAGGTAGTAGCAACTATTAGTTGCTCAACAAAGGAACTGAATTGCTGGGAACTCCTAAAGCTCAAACAACTACAACATAAGTTCTTAAATAAGAATTAAGTGTGAAAGTAGCGAAAGCAGAAAAAATGTTTGAGATGGTATAAGGTTAAATCCTAAGTACTGAAAATAATGGACAATCAGCATCCAAGCCCGTAAGGGAAGGTTCAACGACTATTCCTCGTGAGGGAAGTACATTCAAGCGAATGGAAGTGGTTTCGCCTAAGTTACGAAAGTAATATGGATAAGATATAGTCTGTGCTTTAGTAAAAGCTAAAGATGCACGTAGTGGTGCTGGCTAAGGGGTAGCGTACTTAGTTGAACGAACGTCCTCTTAAAAATTTCATAGTTATAATTATATATTGAGAATTTATATCTCCTTTGGTATAATAGTATTATTAGTACGAAAGGGGGTGTAACTTCGTTGAATAAGAGTTTTAAAGTTAGGATATATCCTAGTCAAGAACAGAAAGATATTATTGATAGTACTTTTAATTCTACAAGATATTTGTATAATTACATGCTTAATCTTAAAGAGAAATTGTATAATTTCTTTGGTATTAGTTTGAGTTACAATAACTCTTCTAAAGTATTGACTGAGTTAAAGAATCATAAAATGTGGTTGAAGTTAGTAGATGCTGTTGCTTTACAACAATGTCTTAAAGATTTAGATAGTGCATATCAAAGATTCTTTAGTGGTCAAGGTAAATACCCTAAATTTAAGTCTAAAAAGCGAAGTAAAAACTCTTATCGTACCCATCAAAGAATCAGGCTAGATATTGTTAATCGTACAATCAAGATTCCTAAAGTTGGTAGTATTAAATTTAGAGATAAAAGTAATTTTAAAGGATTAACTAAAATCAATAACATTACCATCTCTAAGACGACTAGTGGGAAATATTATGCTAGTATATCAGCTGAAGTTAATATTGAACATTTTGAGAAAATCAATCAAAGTGTAGGTATTGATTTGGGGTTAAAAGATTTTGCGATTTTCAGTAATGGTGAAAAGATAGGTAATCCTAAATTCTTTATTCATGCTCAAAAGAAGTTAGCTAAGATGCAACGTAAGTTGTCAAAGAAAGTTTTTGGTAGTCAAAACTACTTAAAATATAAGGTTAAAGTAGCTAAATTCTTTGAGAGGATAAGAAATAAGAGATTAGATTTTCTACATAAATTATCTACTAATCTAGTTAGGCATTATGATATTATATGTATTGAGACTCTTAAAGTTAAAAATATGATGAAAAATCATAACTTAGCAAAATCATTTCAAGATGTATCATTGTATGAGTTCATAAGGCAGTTAGAGTATAAAGCTAGATGGTATGGTAAGATTATTTCTAAAGTAGATAGATTTTATCCATCATCACAGTTATGTTCTAATTGTGGATATAAAAACAAAGATATTAAAAATCTCAAAATTCGTGAGTGGGTTTGTCCTAAGTGTGGTATACATCACGATAGAGATATTAATTCTGCAATTAATATTCTGAATGAGGGACTAAGGCTTTTCAATTCTTAGATATATAATTATAACTGTGGGACACACAGGGATAGCCTATTAAATTTATCTGACCAATGGCTTTGATTGTTTTAATTGAAGTTAAGTTAGACGTAAATAGGAACTTTGAGACTTCGGTCAAGAGAGGATGTCAGATGTCCACGTGGGTTAAAAATATGTTTATAGATGTACCGTATACACAAGCTACATTACTGAATATGTATAAGGTAGTACAGGGTGCTTTAGAGAAGAAACGTACACAGAGTGGTGTTGGTTCCGTTCAATCTGTAGCAAGTAAATATGGTAGACCTGTTAGATAATAAAGTTTAGTAAATTTTTGTAATTAGCACTTGCATATCTTTAATGTATGTGTTAATATATAGTCAAGGGTTAGATATTACATCATAAAGCTTAACCTAACAACAGTAATAATTGAGTGTAAGTCTTTCAAGAACTCCTTATTTCAATATGTAGTATCTAACCATTATTTTTAAATTAAATAATCAATAGTATATAGGCTCAGACAGCAATAATACTTTTAATCTTTCCAGGAAACAAGATACAAAGTGAGTCTAGAAGTACTTGATTATTATTAATATTATATTTTTAAGGCTCATACAGCAATAATTATCTTTTTATGCTTTGAGGAATAAAGAATTGAGTCTTGTGAAAAATATAGTGATAACTTTATATAAATAGAGATGTAAATTGTAAAAGGCTCAAACAGCAATATTTTGATGTTATAATGGCTAATTTTAATAATCATGAGTCTTGTTCATAATTTAATCTCCTTTTAAATTAAAGTAGACGCATACAGCTATTAAAAATCTATGGTTAAAGAGAAGAAATGATGTATATGGTATATTCGTATATCGTATAAAAGAATTCACCTCTTGTACTCTGTGTGGCTACATCACAATTTTATCACAAGAATTTTAATGACTTGCGTCTAGTATATAAAAGTCATTTTTATTTTTTGGGTAATCTTAGCATATAATGACATTAGTGGTGTAGTTGAGTACAAGAGGTGTTTTTTGTTATGTCTGAAGTAGATGTAGAAGAAGTAGAGTATTCTTTAGATGATTTAATGAAGAATGCTAAAATAGGTTTTGAAGATGCTTTAGATAATATAAGCACATGTATCTTCAAGAAAGATTTTGAAAGTGTTTTAAGATTGCCTGAGGGTTTCATTATTGAGGGTTTAACCTATAATGAAATGTATAATAAGTTATTAGGGTATTATTCTTTTCAATTAACTGTCTTAGAAGATTCTTATAATGGTGATAAGGGTTTAAGAAAATTTCTTAAAGAATCACAAAGTCTTTATGAAAAATATTCTAAACTTATTACAGATAGATTATTAGAGGTAGAATTAATTTTACCAAGTTACGTTCATTAATAAAAAGGAGATTTATTATGGATTTCATGACATTACTAGCGAAGAATGAAAAAACAACTACAACTAATGGTGCAATTTCTTATAAGACTTCTGGTAGTGCATTGGTTGATTTAAACAACTCAGTACCTAAGTTGCGTAAAAGTGCTGTTAATTATTTATCAACAGGGGATTTACGAGAATTAGATACTATCTATTCTTTGTTTAAAAAATCTGCACATGAAAGTGTTAATTATACTTTGAAATGGTTAATGTATCTACGTGATATTAATCAAGGTATGGGTGAGCGTTCTTCCTATCGTTTAATCTTGTTACAGATTGCTAATAATATTCCTGACTTAATTTTCTCTTTACTTAATACTGGTAAACTTGAAAAGTTAGGTAGATTTGATGACCTTATCTTTGTGTGGGATAAAACAACAAACGATGATTCTAAGAAGTTTATTCTTGCTTATTTAAAAACACAATTAGGTCAAGACGTAGTGTATCATAGAAATGGTGAGAGTGTATCTCTTTTGGCTAAGTGGATGCCATCTGAAAACACTTCTTCTAGAAAGACTCGTAAACTTGCGACTCGTTTGAGAAAAGCATTAAAGATTTCTACTAAAGATTATCGTAAAATTTTAACTGCTTTACGTAAAAACATTGATGTTGTTGAATGCAAAATGTCTAATAATGCATGGAGTGAGATTGATTATCCTCATGTAACTTCTAAGGCTAACTTAATATATCGTAATGCATTCTTAAAGCATGATGGTGAAAGACGTACAGAATATTTAGAATCATTGTCTAAAGGTGAGACTAAGATTAATGCTAATAAAATGTTCTTGTATGATATCGTGAATAAATATGAAGCACATCGTTATGGTTATAAAGAAGGGGTAGATGCTACTCTAGAGGCATTGTGGAATTCACAAGATGTTCCTAAATCTTATAATGATATATTAGTTGTACGTGATGGCAGTGGTTCTATGATGTGTAGTGCTTTTGGCACTAATGTGACTGTATTGGATATTGCGGATTCTTTAACTGTATACACAGCACAACATAATAAATCAGAAGCTTTCAAGAATAAGTTTATTACATTTAGCAGTCGTCCTGAAATTGTTGACTTGAGTGATTGTGATACATTATTTTCTAAGTTAGAAAAATTAGGTGAGTACAATGATTACACTACAACAAATGTTGAGAGTGTATTCAATTTAATCTTAGATACAGCTGTTAAGAATAATCTTAAACAAGAAGAGTTGCCTAGCACAGTTCTTGTTGTATCTGATATGCAATTTAATGGTGCTATGAGGGCAGATTCAGAAGATATTACATTGTTTGAAGGCATTGCTAATAAATTCAAGGCTCATGGGTACTCATTACCTAAGATGGTATTTTGGAATGTGAATGATTACAATGATACAATTCCTTTACAAAAGAACGATAATGGGTTAGTACTTATGAGTGGTTTCTCTAAGAATAATATCGATATGATTTTGCAAGATAATCTTGACCCATTGGAAGTATTAAAGGCTGAGTTAGATGCTAAGTATGGTTTCATTGATTCTATTATTAGCAAGTAGTAATAATTACATATAAATAATATTGAAAAGTGTAGGTATTTAATTTTAATATCTGCACTTTTTATGTTATAATAATTAGTAGTGACATTTTCTGTTTAACGGTCTATATTTAGATTTTGGGGTATAAAACATGGCTTTACAACTTTATGAAGACGATTTGTTAAATGAAGAAGTGCTTTCTACTAAACTAATAACTTTAGCAGAGATTATTGTTAGAAAGCATTTCTATGCCAGTAGAGAAGATAAAGAAGATTTAGTTTCTATTGGTGTACTAAAAGCTGTGAGAATGATTCATAGTGACAATTTTAGAAGAGATAAAGGGAATTTATGTACATTCTTGTATACTGGTATGCGGAATGACATGCACAACTTCTTGTATCATAAGAATAAGTTTGATACTGTTGATTTTGACACGACTTTCGATGATGGTGGCAGTTTAGATTATTATTTTGAAGATGAAGTAGCGACTGTTGACTATAGTTTGGTGCATTTAATTTGTATGAAGTTTAAATGTTTTGGGGATGGCTTAGAAGATAAAGTTATTTCTAAATTAAAATCTTATGGGTTTACTTTTGATGGGTATATCACTCATAAGAAAGACGGTACTTTGAAATGCAATGAAGATATGGTAAATCGTGTAGTAGGTTTATTATTCTGGGAAATGCGACAACGAGAGTTGAGTTCATTATTTAAGGATGGTGTATTATGAGTTCTTATGGTTCTATTTCTACAATTACTATGAGTGATGAAGAGAAAGATTTATATGCTGAATACTTGAGTGTTTCGATTGGTAATCCTGTATTAGAGTTTGTTAAATATATGTTAGGTGATGATTATCTAAAGTTTATTGATATTTGTAGTGGTACGAATTTCAATATTCCTAGTAATAAGGCTTTAGAGCGTGGCATTATTAATGTAAAGATTTATTCTTATGTTAAGAGATGGAATTTTTCAAATGCATCTATTGTAAATGCTGGGAATATTTATAAGAAAACGGAGTTAGCGACCAAACGTATTGTATTGTCAGTTGCTAATGTCCTAGGTACAAAAGATACTTTAGATGGTGATGCACTTGTAAATTTTGTAAATAACATTGAAACTTTTGCTTTGAAGAAGAGTACTAATAATACTGATTCAGAAGATATAGAAGGTGTTAATGATATTGATATAGTAAATGATAATTCTGAGGATAATACAGAAGAAGTTTCAGATGATAAAGAGTAGGTAGTTTGTTAAGATATGGAATCTCCTATTGATAATAATGATTTAATCTCTATTTTATCACAATGTGATAAAGATGAAGAGGTTACAGATACTAAAGATAGTCAACAAGAGAGTACAGATATTAATAGTAATGAAGAAGATAGTTCTGATACAGGGACTGTTTTAAATTCAATGACTTCAGCAATGGACGTATTAGATGCTGAGGAAAAGAGTCATACTACAATTACTGGTAGTGGTGATGTGAATCAAGACTTAGAGAATTGGATTGATGGTAAAGACTTAGCACCATCAGATGACTTAAATCGTTATGTAAGTGCGACAGATGTAAAGTTTAAATATGGGTTAACACATAATACACTAACTAATTTTACGTTGATGTCGCAGTTACAAAAGTTTTTAAATGTTTCTAATGAAATTTTATTTAGTGAATCGGCAGCGATGAATCTTCCTCCTGATGAGTTAGAGAGTCGTGTACGGATGGCTTTTACAATGTATGCTGAATTATCAAGGATTAATCAACGTACAGCGATAGCATTAGAAGAGCAACGTAGGAAATATAATGATGGTTCTACAGATATTGATAAGTTAGCATTGTTATTGGCATCTGTTCCTAGTGATAAACTAAAAGAAATTTTATATGCGATTACAAAGTCAAAGGGTTAATATATGGGTAGTGCTAGATTAGAAGATTTATTAGGCGATTCTAGTTCTTATACTGCCATGACTGATAGGGAAAAAGACTACTTTGTAAAACTTCTACAAGAAGAGATGCATCGTAGGGAAGATAGTGGTAGAGTTGAGCAGATTAGGGATATAGTTAGGATTGAAGATTGGATTAATTCTGATTACTATGTAGGTTCTGACCAAAAGAGCATATATCCTTATTGGAAAGACTTTATTGTAGATATCTTCAGAGATACTAGAAAAGATGATGAAAAGATTAATTCCGTTATATTAAGTGGATGCTTTACTGGTGATACTAGGGTTAGTCTATTTGATGGTAGGGAATTATCTTTCTTAGAGTTATTAGATGAGTATGGATATGATGGTAAGTTTTGGGTTTATTCTTGTACGTCAGATGGTGTTGTAGTACCTGGATTGGCTCATTCTGTTCATAAGACTAAGGTATCAACTAGAATTGCTATTGTAAAATTAGATAATGGTGAGGAGATTAGATGTACTCCTGACCATAGGTTTATGTTAAGAAATGGTTCTTATGTTGAGGCAAAAGACTTAAACAGTGATTTGTTGTTAATGTCTTTAAAAAGTAATGAGTATAATGTTACTGTTGGAATAGTAGATTCTGTTGAGATAATAGATTCTTGTGTGGATGTTTATGATTTAGAAGTAGATACATATCACAATTTTGCATTGTCTTCTGGTGTATTTGTACACAATAGCATAGGTATAGGTAAATCAACCGTTGCAGAACTAATCATGATGCGTAAGATGTATGAGTTATCGTGTTTTAGGAATATCAATGCTATGTTTAACTTGATGTCTAAAACTAATATTATGTTTTTGTATTTCTCTGTTAATCAGAAACAGGCGGAACGTACTGGTTTTGGTGAGTATAGGGCATTAATTGATAATTCTCCTTATTTCAGTGAAAACTTTCAGAGGAATCCTAGGCTTAATTCTTTGTTAGTATTCCCTGAGGGTATTTCTTATGCATATGGTTCAAGTGCTAATGATAGTATTGGTATGAGTGTTATATGTTCTATGCTTGATGAGGCTAACTTTTTAGGTGGTGGTGGTCCGTCTAAGGATAGTGAGAAAGCTACAGATTTATATGCTAATATCGTGAATAGGTCAAATTCACGTTTTATCATAGATGGTGGTGTCAATCACTCATTAAATATATTGGTATCATCTGCTACGTATGAAAACTCAGCTACTGAACGTCAGATTAGGTTGTCTAGGAATGACCCACATACTATAGTTGCCGCTCCTGCTCAATGGGATGTTAAGCCTAAAAACTTTAGTAAGAAGTTCTTCTATGTGTTTAAGGGTTCTAATTACTTAGAGGCTAATATAGTTAATTCTACAGATGATGTAAATAACTATAGAGTTTCTGAAGGTATGTCTAAACATAAATATATTGATGGGTTAGAGGATTATGATTCTATTAATAAAGTAATAGAAGAGTTACCACCTCATATGCAGTCTAAGTTCTTAAAAGTTCCTGTGGATTTGAGGGCTGGTTTTGAGGCTAATTTGTTAAGGTCTTTACAAGATATTGGTGGTGTTTCTACTGGTTCACAGGGTAAACTGTTTAGTTCACCTATGGTGTTACAAGATTGTATAGATGAGAATCGTCATCATCCGTTTGTTTCTAAAGAAATAGTTATTTCTACAGGCGATGACATTAATGTTAAAGATTATCTAAGGGATGATTTTAGGTTAAAGTATCCTGAAAGACCTAGGTATCTTCATATTGACCAATCATTTAGGACAGATAGTACTGGTATATCTTGTGTGTATGTGGATAGTATAGTTGAAGAGGATGGAGTCAAAAAACCTGTATTTGGTGTTGATTTCATGCTACGTATCAATCCACCTAAACCGCCTAAGAAGATAGCTATATATAAGATACGTAATTTTGTTATTTATCTTGTAAATGTTGTTGGTATGAAGATAGGTAAGTTGACATACGATATTTTCAACTCTGAGGAATCAAGACAGATTCTTGAGGAGATGGGGTTTAATGTAGGTTATTTGTCTGTTGATAGAACTGATAAACCATATCTTGACTTAGTAGAGATAATGTACGAAAAACGTATAAAACTATATGATTACCCTATTCTTAGGTACGAGTTATTAAATCTATTACATGATAGGATTCGACGTAAAGTAGACCATCCTAAGGTTGTTACAGATGATGGCTTTGTAGAGTATGAAGGTAAGGGTAATGATGGTGTTACAGGAACTAGGGTAGGTTCTAAGGACGTAGCAGATAGTTTGTGTGGTGCTATTCAGAATGCGTTACAAAGTTCTGTATCAGATGCAGAGGGTAATAAAGGGACATTTAATGACTTCTTGATGGCTAATAATATAGGTTCATATGTTGGTATAGATGCACCTAATAAACTTTCTGTAGAAGAGATGATTGACAAACAAATAGATGATATGATTGACGAAATAGAGATTAATGGTGGTTTCTATAGATAAGGAGTATGTATGGCATGGTATGACTTATTTGTAAATAGAAGGGGAAATAAGGATACTAATACTTCTAGTGATATTATAGATGGTGTAAATACTGTTAAAGAGGGTATTGATACTGATATCATTAGGGAAGTTAAGATTGTTGAAGATAATAGGGGCAATACTTTTTTTGACGGTAATATTGAAAGTATTCATTCAAAGAGTATTAATGAGGGTGTTAGTTTATCTCCTAGTAATTTACAACAACTATTAGGCACAGATGATAATAATACATTAGGTCAGATTATTGATGGGATTCGTGGTGACTATTCATTAAACGAGATTTTCTTAGAAAATGAAGAAATGTCAAGGGATTCTGTTATTGGTTCTGCTATGGAAATTATTGCAGATGACTCTTGTACTCCTGATGAGACGACAAATAGAGTAGTTATGGTTGAGTCTACGGACGAGGGTTTAAAGAAGTTCATAGAAGATTTCCTTTATAATAATATAAAGATTGATGATAGGATTTGGTCTTGGTCATATGAAATTGTTAAGCATGGTGACTTTAAACTTAGACGTAGGGAATACTATGCTGGTTCAATGAATAGTGGAATAAAATCTGTATATTATGAAGATGTTATTAATCCTTATTTAGTTTCTCGTATTGAATATATGGGTAACATTTTAGGGTATGAGGATGAAGATTATCTTTTTGATAGTGGTAGTTATCGTGACGCTGGTCAGTTCTCTGGTGGTGTAGGTGGTTCTACTGCAGTAAGTGGCAGTGCTAAGTTTGAGAAGAGTGATGAGTTTGTACATTTCATTTCTTCTAAATTGTCTAAGCGTGAAAAGATTAAGTTAAATGTTAGGAAGTCAGATAATACACAAGAAGAAGTTACTTGTTATAGGGTAGTAGGTACTTCTATTGTTGATAGTGCAAGAACTATGTTTAGGATTAACGCTTTAATTGATAACATTCTTGTATTATCACGTATTGCTCGTTCAACACAGTTTAATCTTGTTAAAGTAGAGGTAGGTAATGCTAACCCTGGTCAGACTCAACAAATGTTATCAGATGTTAGGAGAAGATTCCAAGCGAATTCTAAATTATCTAAGGGGGTAGGTTTTAGGTCTGACCCATCTCCTGTACCTATTAATAGTAATATCTATTTACCTACTAGAGATGGTAAGGGAGATGTAACTGTTGATAGTGTTGGTGATAGTATTGACGTTCAATCTATTGTTGACGTAGATTATTTTACTGATAAACTTTTTGCAAGTTTGAAAGTTCCTAAACAATATCTAGGTTTTGCTGAGTCCTTAGGCTCTATGGGGAATAATTCTCTTGTTAAGCAGGACTTGAGGTATGCTCGTTCTGTTATTAGGGTACAACAAATCTTAATTAATGGTATTATGGATTTGTGTGAAAACTACTTGAGATATCGTGGACGTGGTGCTGATATTGGTGCATTTAAGATTTATATGCGACCATTACCTACTAGCGAGACTGCTACTAAAGTTGAAGAATATGTATCAAATCTACAAATGATTGATTCAAGTAGTGCATTCTTAGATTCTTATGCTGATTATATTGATAAGGCTAAATGGCTTAAAGCAATGTTAAATTTAGCTAATATTGATGTAAATGAAGTAGCTACTGATAAGTTCAAAGAGATATTAAAAGCTATTGATGATGGTGAGTACGTTCAAAGTGATTTTGAAGAAGGTACTAGTGAAGAAGATAGTCAAGACAGTCCGTGGTAATTAAAATATTCTTGTAATTAATAGATATGTTTTGTATAATAGTATTAGTTATATGAAACATATCTATTTTTATTAGGGGTTATTTATGGGCGATTTCAAGATTAAAAATGCTCCTTGCTTTCAATGTAAGGATAGACATATTGGATGTCATGGAACTTGCATTAATTATATTGAGTTTTCTAAGAGTAGAGATGTAGTTAGGAATGCTCGTCTTAGTGAAATTGATGTAGAATCTTACTATGGTAGGAAGCATTTAAAGATGAAGAGGGATTACTTATGAGTTTGTTCGACGAATTACAACAAGCCATATTAGATGGTGATATGGATTTAGTTGCGGATTTACGCAGACGTATCATGCAAGGTGAAAGAGATGAAAGCCTAGATAAAAACATGATACAAGCTATCATTAAAAAAGAGCCTGGTAGGGTTATAAAAGAAATTATTAATTCTGATAATCTAGATGCTATCTCTTGTTTCAAGGCTTGTAGTTCTTTATTGACACATAATATTATAGAGGCACAGATTAATAATCGTGATATTGATGAATATCCTGTCAAAGAGTTATACATTATTTTAGGTACGTTTATTAATGATAGTTTAGAGAGAGGTAAGGATGACTTCAAAGAATTTGTTACGAAAAGGTACAAACGATTCATTTAGCCTTGATTTGGAAGATGTTCTGAATGAGGAGCATCTTCCTTTTTCTTTTTTAATAGATAAAAATCGTGATGCTAGGTATTATGAAGACTTTTTAACTAAGTATCAGGCAATAGCATTTGATAATAAGTATAATCGTCTTATAAAAGAAGGTCATGATATACAGACTATTAATGAGGCTACAAAGAAAGAGTTATTAAGTGGTGCTGAGTTTAAAAGAAAACAAAGAGCAAAAAAATTAACTACTACATATAAGGGTGTTAATAATGATGGTTGTCTAGAATTCATTACAAATAGTCAATATACACCTAACAGGAAGTATCAACAAAAGATTAAGTTAAATGATATAAAAGACATTAATGCTTTGAAAGATTTTAAAAAATCTGAGATAACAAGGCTTTTACTTAATGGTGATTTATCTGTTTACTGCAGTTGTGAAGACTTTCTATATAAAGGCTATAAGTATATGGCTTGGAATATGGGTTATGGTTTAGATAAAGAGAATCGTTTTCCTAAAATCAAAAATCCTAATTTAGAGGGGACTATCTGTAAGCATTTAATAGCTGTTTTATCTGTAATGATTTTCAATAACAATCGTATCACTACGGACTTATTTAAGTCTAAGGCTGTAGGTTCTATGCGTGATAAAGGTTTATCTAATCTAAGTACATTAAAGAGAAAAGAAGCTTTTGTTAAGCATAAGGAAAGATGGCATGGATTAGGTAAGGGAATAGCTAAGGCTAGAAATATGCGTAGTAGAAATAGAAGAAAGGCATTACAAATGTCTAAGGGTAAGTAATTTTAGGTACTATATATAAGAATAGTACTAAATTTATATGGATTTTATTCGTATAATACATTTTATTTAAGTAAAGGGGTATATTCTAGTGTCTACATATTTAGTTAGATATAGATTGAATTCACAGGTATTCAAGGATGTATTTGGTGATGACTTGACATCTGTTTTTGATTTGCCTGATTTAAAGCAGACAAACATTAAAGATAAAAAAGCTAAAGATATCTATAGTACATTGTTAACTCAGTCTAAATTATACAATGTAAATGCTACACCTATTAGTGATGTATTTGGTAAACTAGAAGACCAATATGGTTTAGCTGAGGGTTCTGAGGCTTGTTGTGTGTATATGGATAGACAAGTAGACACATATAAGTTCTTGGGAATGGATATTGCAGATGATTTCTGTGCATACATTAAGACTTATAGTGGTAGCATTCGTGTTGAAAGTTTGTATAATAGGGATTTAATTTTAAAATCTCGTTGTGATTTCAATAAAGGTACAAGTAAGATTTCACGAAATAAGGCGATGGAAATTGCTGAGGATGTATTTAGTGAAAATGGTGTAGGATATGATATTGCTCGTGCTGTCGTGACTGCATTAAAATGTGGTGGTGCTTATTCTATTGCTAGTGGTATTAAGAAGTTAAATATCGACTCTACAGAAGATGCTGTATCTTTTTTATCTAAGAGTGTTTTAGGTGATATTGTTAGGAATTATACGGGTGATGTTAGTAGTCAGCCTGCTGATAGTGTATTTGATAGTATTGTTTATAACATTGTAAAAGATAAAGTGAATGTTCAAACAATGGCATCTGGTGATGATTCTGTTGATGATGTTGTGTTTGTTGCTTTGAAGTATCTATTCTATTATTGGGGTACTGTTGCTGGTTTATACTCTCGTGTTAAAGTTGTGTTAGGTTCTTTAGATACATTAACATATATTGCACGATTACAATTAGGTGATACTGAGTTTTTTGCTAGGTATAAAACAATTTATGAATTTAGGGGTATGGATGAAAGTGAAGAGTTTGATATTGCTCCTGAGTTATCAGAACAGCCAGCTGTTGGGTTCTCTTTAAGTGGTATTGTTAAAACTCATGCTTACACAGATTATTTAGCAACTAAATCTGCTAGTGATATCATGTTAAATATGGATAACATTGATTATTTATCTGAATTCACTGATATTCTAGTTTCTAATGTTGATGATTATGACCAAAATTCTTTAGGTGATAATACTGTATTATCAGATGAAGAATTACAAGCGTTGTCTAATATTGATGCTTTACGATATATGACAAGTGATGATTCTTCTTTGAATCCTAGTGCTTATGATTTATCTGATAAGGACGAGAGGGATTTATATTTTGATAGTGTTGTTAGGACTTATGATAAGAAGTTTAAGGCTTATAAACCTACAAAAGATACACCTATTGTGGATTCATTGTTAGATACTGTTGAAAAAGGTACTATCAATTCATTGAACTTAATTGCTAGGGACGCAGAAGACGATGGTGTTACTGATATTATCTCTTTGACAGGAACTGAATTACAAATTGATGCTGATAAGAAAATGTTGAGAAGGATTCTAATGTTAGTACACAAATTAAGTACTAAACTATTGAAGAAGTTCTTATAATATGGCAAAAGATATAGTTACAAAGGATAATACAACATATATTTCTACTGATTGGTTAACTATAATGCATCCTCATTCAAAGGTGGACAGGTTTTTTATAAAATCAACTCAGTACGCTAAAAAGAAGGAGATATCTAAATATAAAGACTTAGATACAGAAAATAAGTATTTAAAAATAGTTGTTAAAGATGATAAGGCTGACTTTGTTAATATATTAGGTTTGTCAGTTAATGTACTAAATGGTGATATTGCTTTAGGGTTAAATGTTAAAAGCGATTATATTGTTATTGGTAATATAAAGAATATGATACAATCTGCTTTTAGTGTAAAGGAATTGCCTGAATACTTTGATATCAATTATTTTTTGAGTCTTGTTAAAGTAGATTTATCCAATACTGTTGATAATATTTTTAATATTGTTAGGGATATGTATTTGAATATTTTACAAGAGACTGATTCTAAATCTATTGTATATCGAATAGTTAGAGAAAAGTCTTTGTTAACAAGTACTGATACTTTTGTTATGGGTGTTTACAATAAGTTGTCAGAAGGGTGTAACCCTGTTATATCTTTTATGGACTTATGTGTTTCTCTTTCTTGTAAGTTACAGGCTCAAGCAACTTTTTTCTATGGCTCTTTTATTGAGAATACGTCTTATGATGATATATTTGATACATACACTTATCTTTTTGATGGTGGTTATGTTGATATATCAACTCTCTTAAAGACATCAAAGAATAATGTTGATTTATTAACTTTGTACTATATATCTATTGGAATTCCTATGATATATTTATCTTCCTTGTTGTCTTATGGTTTCCTAATACGACAGAGAAAGATTGAGTATTCTTCTAAACCGAGTATACATAAAGAAGTAGAGTATAAAAGGTTTTTATCAAACATATCAAATTCTTTGCAGTCAAATAATTATGTTAAAGATAATACAAGGTCTATTATTTACAATGTAATTGATATATTCATATGTAAAGGTAAATTTAATTTATTGTCATATGCTGTAGAGAATGATAATATATCTATGGTTTCATACCTTTTAGGTTTATTGAATTTAAAAGATGTTTTAGATGATAATAATATTACTGTAGAGTGGTTTTCTGCTGTTGTATTAGAATATATTAGGGATATATATCCGTTAATATATAATGGTTCTTTATACAAGAAGAATATGTTGTATGAGCAAAGAAATTTTATTAGGGTTTCTTTGTCTAAAATATATCATGTTGGTAAATTGGTGGATGATATTTCAGTTCCGCTATTAAGTTTATTTAAGAAGGTGTAGTGAGGTTTTAGATGAGAGGTTATCTCTTTTATAAGGACAAAACACTTATCGAGTTACGAAAGTTTTTAACTGTAGGGGACACTATTTTTGGTAAATTTAGACCTCAGGCAGTAGCTTTCATAAAATATGCTAAAAGTGATTTAGAGTCTGAATTAGATATTATGGCTCAAAATGGCAATTTTACACTAGATAGCATTAATTTAGAGAATGTGTTTCCTACTAAATATAAGTGGTTTGTTAGAGATGTAAAGTTAAAGGCTTTACGTAAATATCTACATGAAGTAGAAGGTCGCATTGGTGAATTTCAAGGTGGCAAGGAAGATAATCTTAGACTTCTTGTAGGAATTCATTTTCTAAGGTTTGTACTATTAACTAAAATTGTTACATTATATATTTCTACTTATAGTGAGATGAAAAGGGTTGGATTGGATGCTGATAAATTAACTCTTAATGATTTAGGGTTAGGTCAGTCTATTCTAAAATATATTAACTCTTTTGAGGAATTTGATACAAAAACGATTGATGATTGGTTAGCTTTAAGTGTTGATAGTTCTACTATGAAGTACTATTTTTCTACTATGAAAAGAATCATGACAATCTTAGATTTTAGATAATAGGAGATATAAATGTATAGTATTAGTAATTATTTTCCGTTTTTAGATAAAGCGGATTTTATTAAGAATGTACGTGAGACTCATTCTATTGATGAGTTCTTAGGGTATGAATCCTTGATTACAGATTTTGATAGTCAGACATCTGATTCATCAAATAGGGTTTTCAAGGCTTATCGAATCATGCCTAGCGATACATTATTTTTAATGGAATTACCTAGTACTGTTTTACGGATTTTTAGTGGTGACTTTGGTGGTAATATCATTGTTGATATTATGGAATTTGATTATCAAGGTGTAGCTAATATTATTGAGACAGATTTAGTTAACGACGTTAACAAAGCGATTTTTGCATGTAATGGTGCTTATTTAGTTGAAGATATCGTAACTGATACTTTTATCAATGCTTGTGCTAATGGTTTTGATGTTCCTAGGGATATTTCTGTTGATTATAAAGTTCTAGAAGAATCTGATAAGCAGAATAAAGATTCATTATCGTCATGGCTATTTATGAATGATAATATTGATGAATCATATATTATGGAGTCAGCTTTGGTTACTCTTCAAATGTTGAAAGATAGACGTAAAAATGGCAAGTCTAATGATGCAGAAGAAGTAAAGGGTAAGGATGCTGTTTATACATGGTTAGACGCTTATTTCTCATTGCCTGAGGGTGAGGAGATGAAGAGTGGGGGTCGTGAGGTAGTTCCTTTACTTATCGGTCCGACTGCTGTTTTTAAATCTGCTACTGTAAAAGAGTTATGTAAAAAATATAACTATAGGATGGTTGACTTTAGGGTTGCATTTACTTCAAGGTTGGATTATAGTGGTCTATTCCAAATTGGAGAGGTAGAAGGTAAGAAATATAGCTATGCTTGTCCTATGGAAGAGATTGTAGTCTGTTCAGATGGTTTCCGTGAATTCTGTAAACAATCATATCAAAAGTTAGAGGATATTTTACAAAAAGGCTATACAGAAGAAGAGATTGCATCAGATGGTAATGAAGTAGATACTGAGAAGAAGTATTTAACAGATGAGCAAAAAGATAAGATTGTAGGATTACAATTACAGTATAAGAACTATATGCGTACTCCAGTGCTTTTCTGTGATGAAATTACGAGATGTTTTAGTGGCTCTACTAAAGTTAAGTTACTTGATGGCAGAAGCTTGTCGATGGAAGAATTGTATAATGAGTTTGGCTCTACTAAGCCATTCTATGTTTATTCTTGTGATAAAGATGGAAATGTCGCATTTAAAAAGGCATATTCTAATGGTGTTACACGTAGGGATGCAGATGTTGTTAAAGTAACTTTAGATAATGGTTCTAGTATTATTTGTACTCCTGACCATAGGTTTATGTTGAGAGATGGCTCTTATGAGATGGCAATGCACTTTGAAAGTGGTAGGAGTCTAATGTCTACCTATTTTAATTATAAAAATAGCAGTAAGACTCCTTTCGGTAGTACATATGAAACATTCATAAATCCACGTGATATGAAAGAGTATTATACTCATAGAGAGGTCGCTAGACAATATTATAGTGATACTTATGGTAAGTTAGGTAAAGATGGTTGCTTTAGAAATGCTCATCATGTAGATTTTAATTCTTTAAATAATGTTCCTGAAAATCTTAGAGTTATGGATAGGATTGAACATTATAACCTACATATTCATGGTGAAAATTCTGTTAGCAAACGATTACAAAGTGTGGATGGTTACTTAGATATGCAGAGGAATTGTATGCGTAAGGCTATGCAACATCCTGATTTCTTTAAAAATCAACGCAAAGGCTTAGAGGAATATTGGGGTTCTAGACGTCATAATGAAGTAATGACATCAGATGAAAGAAATAAATCCTTTAAGACTGCTGAATTTAAAGATATGTGCAGTAGTAGGTGTAAATTTCAGTGGAGTAGTGGTCAGTTTGATAATATTGATAGAATATCTGCTAGTCATAAAGCTAACTTTGAAAAGGCTGTAAGGTTTGTTAAAATCCTTAATGATGTTGGGTACGATATTAATATTGATAATTATCAAGGGTTTGTAGATACTTTCACAGGTCAACATGGCATTTATTATTCTGTAGTAAGTGAAGATTGGTTTAATGTTGATGAGAGTGGGTATGTCCTTTCAGATGTTTTTGATGAGGTAAATTCTAGGGATTGGATAAGATTCTTCAATTCAAATAAGAAAATCTTAGATAAAATTAAATCACTTAACTATGATGAAACAAAACAAGGTATTTGTGATGGTACTTATGATACTACTGTTGGTGATTATGTTGACTTATCTAATAAAGGTGTTAGAGATACATTAAGTTTCTTGAATTATCTACTAAGTGAGTATGGTGATTTCACTAATAGAGAGTATATGGCATATCATTCTGAAAGGGATTTAGATAGATATCATTTTGCTTTCAGATATGGTAATTTATGTAAGCATTTTGGTTCTTTCGCTAGAGCAAAAGATTTGGCTAGTGTTTACAATCATAAAGTTGTTTCTGTTGAAATATTACCATATAAAGAAGATGTTTATGATATTGAGGTAGAAGATACTCATAACTTCTTAATTGATTTAGGTGATGATAGTGGTGTATTCGTTCATAACTGCCGTGATAAGGGTGTTAATGGAATTCTAGTACAATTACTCAATCAGAAGAAGTTGAATGATATGACTTTAAATGGTTGTAAGTTTGTAGCCGCTACTAACTTAGATATTCAAAAAGGGTTAGAACGAGAAGAATATCGTATGGAATTAGATATGCTATACGATGTTAATACTGACTTAGACGTAGCTTATTCTAATAGGTTCATTCCTTTGAAAGTATATCCTAATGATGTAATGGATAGGTGGTTTGAATGGGCAAGTGGTACTACTGATAAAAAAGGGTTTAAAGGTGTTTCTAATATTCACCCTGTAGTACTAGAGTTCTTAAATAATAATCGTGATATGGTGTATAATGATAAGCCTGTACTAGATGCTATTGCTGAAGGCTTATCAGATAATGAGCAACGTACACAAGTATTCCCTAATTATCGTACATGGGATATGTTGTCTGATTATTTATACTCTGTAGATAAAACTGCGGAAGCTGAGAATGATGGTAAAGAAGATAGTGGTGAAGAAAAACTTTACAAACGTAAAATCTTAGAGGGTTATGTTTCTAAGTGGTGTTGTGAGAAATTTATTCCTTTCTTAGAGTCAAAAGGTTATAGCAACTTTGATGAAGTCAAAGAACCTGTTAAAGATGATGTAGGTGATTTCTTATCTACGGCTTTAGAAACAGGCTCTCCTGCTATGTTAATCGGTCCGAGTGCATTAGGTAAGACTAGCAGGGTTAAACAGTACATGAAAAAAGCTAAGATTAAAACAGGTTTAGAGCCTGTATTAATTAATGTTAACTTAGCTAGTAAAGATGCTGTTGACCTTATGGGTATGCCTGTTAAACAATCATTAACAGAATATGTTGGTGGTGGTATTCTTAAAGGTAGTGGTTTAGATGATGTATCTAAGGCACTTCAAGGCGTAGTTGCTAATGTTTCTGCAGATATTAAGTATGGTATGACAGATATCATGACGTTAAGAGCCCCTGATAAAACAATTAAAGATAGATTTGTGACTGCTCTTAAAGAGGGTAGGGAAGTTATTCTATTCTTTGATGAAGTTAATAGGGTAAGTTCTAATACTGTTACTTCAGCAGTATTTGAGGTTATATCTGATTATCGTTTTGCTGGTGTAGACTTCTCTAATTACAAGGATAAGGTAAAAGTAGTAGCCGCTTGTAATATGGCATGGGAAGGTATGGATGATGAAGTTGGTGGATATGGTGATACTGGTACACTTGACCCTGCGTTCGCCGCTAGGTTCTCTATCTATTGGAAGAAAAACTATGATGAAAATGACGTAGCATCATGGATTGAGTTCATGGAATCTCAAAAAGAAGAAGGTTTAATTGATGGTACATTAATTGAGTTCTTCAAGGGATTAGAACCTGAGAAAGCATTGAAGATTATGGCAAGCGTTGAAAAACGTACCTTAGAAGATGCACAGCCATCAACTCGTAATATGTTACAGCTTTCTAAAGATATTAAATCAATGCGTGGTAGACGACAAGAAAATGGTACTTTTAAAGCTAAGGCATTTAATGGTAAAATCTTATTTACAGATGATGTAGCTATGATGTTTGAAGATTTAGTACTAGAACTTCAATCTGATTCTCTTGAAAGTCATGCTCAAAAGACTGTAAAATTCCTAGATTCATTATTATATGGTAGTGAAAGTTGGGAGTCTTTACTAATTGGTGATTCAGTTAAGATTGGTGATACTTCTATTTCTGCTAGTGATATCATAGATAGTTTAGTTCAATGTAGGTATGATTTAAAACAATTTACTCTTAAACCTATGAGTAGTGACGATAGGGTTGATTGTTCTGATACTATTGATTTAGTGGAAGATTTGGCTGGGTTTGTACGTCAATTAGATATCAATACTGGTAATAAACGTGAAGATATGTTTAAAATGTATTTAGGTGAAAGTATCTTAGGAGAATTTACTAAGTATTTCAATAATACATTTGGTACAAATCTTGATGAAGATATCTCTATTGAGCAATTAAGCGATAAAACTCTTATCATTCCATTTATGAAGATTGTACAACGTAACTTCTCTAAATATAGTGGTAACACAGAGGGTATGGTACGTTATTGTTTAGACTTGTGTAAAGAATTCATGGAAGTTCATGGTACATCTTTACCAAATGAAAATTATGCAATGTTCTTAACTGGTATTAAGGATATTTTACCTAATGCTGACAACATGGTTTTATTCTTGCGTAGGTCAGATGAAGGTTTAGAAGAGATGTATAAATTGGCTGAGGGTGTTGGTGATGATTGGATTATTGACATCACTAGTGATTTTGGCAACAAATCAACTAAGGCTGATATTGAAGCTATTAGACAATTAATCAAAGATAGCAAGAAGACTAAAAAAGATAAGAATGTTAAATATAATGTATTGTAGTTAGTAATTAGTAGAGGTGATATCATGTTATGTAAAAAGCATACAAATATTACCTCTATTATTTTATAAAGAAAGAGATTAATGATGTTAGACGTAAAATATATTAATGATTTTATTGCAAGGTTGTCATTAGATGAAAATCCTGACTTTGGTGATAATATTGTACTAAGTGGTGATTTGGTAGAGTGTTATGCTCCTGATTTTGATTTTAGCATTTTAAATGATGCAATTAGGGCCTATAATCCTTATCGTGCAAGGATTATTGATAATGGTGTAGATTTCTTAGAATTAAATGATACTATTTATGTTGATGGTCTTAAAGTAGATGTAAGGCATTATTTTGCACAGGGTGCATATGGTAGTGGTACTGTAGTTAAGTTAGTTACAGATGCTGTATATGCTTTTGTTAAAGGTGAATATCGTACTTTTAGTGGTTTCAATACTTATAATGCTTTTGTAGATAAGTTCATTGCGTAGGTGATTGATTGTGGGTTTGTCTGTAAATGAAAGAAATAGAAGGAAGCGTGTATTAGACTTTATTAATAATCTATCTCCTAATGAGGTAGAATCTTTATATAGTTATAATACACCTGTTTCTGAGTCGGTTGGTGAAAAGAAATATATCAATATGTCAACGATTCAGAGCATATTAGATAACAATACATTTGAGAAAATTACCTTTGGAAAGGGTTTATCTTTCTCTGATAGTATGGCTGTTATAAGTTTGTTCTTCATGTCTAATAAGAATGTAACATTAGTTGAAGGCTCACAAAATGTATTTAACATTTATATTGAGAGGTCTTTCAATAGGGATGAAGAAGTTACTTTTTCAGTAAGTTATGGGTTTGAAAAGAACGTATTTAGTGCAACTGATTTCAATGAATCACCTTTAAAAATTAATACAAAAGATGCTACTATGACATTTGACTTATTAGTAGATAAATGTGATTATAATGTTATCTATGATTCAATGTTGCCTTTGGTTGAGAAGAATTTAAAGAAGTTTGACTTAATGGCTTATTCACTGTTTAAATCTGATTCATTAAAGCATTTAAGGAACTTTAATATCTCTACTTTAGCTGTAGGGTTACATAAAAAGACAGGCAGATATATTTATCACTATAACCCTAGATTTATTCTTAGGGAAGCTCTAGAAGAATATGTTAATAATGGTCATTTATATAATTCATTACAAGATTGTTATGTATACTTATTAACTTTCTTTATTGCACATGAAATGGCACATCTTATTACTAACAATCAAGTTCATTTTAGTGGTGGTAATAGTGATGTTGATTTAGATGGCACATATGCTAGTGGTGGTATGGATAACGTGGTAATGGATGGTTTTATTAATGCTAAATTAAAAGTATCTTTGTCACAAACACCAAATTTAACATATTCTGCATCTAGAGATGGTGGTGTATTCCCTAGTAATTGTATTAAAGATACAATTCATATGAGGATACAGCATAATGTAGGGATTAAGAAGTTTAAAAATACTTATGATATGGTATCTACAGTTGTTGATACATTAAATAAAGTAGCTGGTTTAGATAGAGTTGGTACTATCAATATACGTAAGAGCAATGATAAGTTGGATTCATATTGGGGAGCAGATGCTTTCTGTAACTTTTTTGTAGGTTCTGCTTTTAAAGAATTACGTGCTAGTTCTCATATCTTTCAAAAGGTTATATCAGATGTAGTAAGGGTATTAACAAAGGGTAAAATCTACTGGAGTAAGTCTGGTGGAATTACAGATGAAGAAAAGGTTTCCGATAAGGAAATTTTAAAAAATGGTACTCTTGTAAAAGTTAAAGGTACTAATGTTGTTGGTATCATTAAGGGTTATAAATCTGTAAAGAAAGATGAATATATCACATTAGATGTGTATACTGTAAATACTGCTAAGATAGATAGGGTAGATGTAACAGTCTTAGATGGTGGTGCTAAGTTAAACTCTCCTATTTATGTAGATAGTGGTAGTTTTTATGCTGATTTAGATAGAAAATATATTATTCCTATTGATGGTTCTTATGGTTCATGGGTTGAAGGCATGAACGATGAAAAGACAAGTCTTTCAGAAGAGGATTTATCAGATGATTCTTCCATGTCAATGGGTTCTAATGATGATTTTGGAGATAGTGGTGGCACTCAGCCTAAGTCAGTTAAAGTTGGTGACATTGTTTGGATTTCAAAGAAGAAGAGATTCGGTATTGTAACCTCTATTGTTAATGGTTCTTTCCATGTTGAAGACGTAAGGGAAGAGCCTTGTGTTGTAATTGACGATTCAGATAATCATTAAAGGTGGTGGTACATAATGGCTAAAAAACAATTAAAGAAAAGAATATTTGTACCAACTGGTAATGATTTAGGTGAATTTACTATATTCGATTTACAGCCTGTTGATATAACTTTTGTTGATAGTGATGATTCAAGTCAATCACAAGACAATAATAAGAAGATGGGTAGTTCTCAAAGTTCTATACCTGACCCTGTTGATAATAACCCTTTAAATAAAGGTTCGCAAGATAATAGTTCTTCAAATGGTGGCAATGGTCAGAAGGATGAAAATCCTTATGCTACTAATAGTGGGAATAATAATAATTCAGATGATTTTGCTAAACAAGATAGGGATATTAATAACGACCTATATGGTGATGATTTAGATACTGATAGTGGAGAACAGCCACCTCAAAATAATGATGGTGGTGATGGTGAAGGTTCATCTGGTGATGGTGAGTCTGGTTCTGGTAGTTCTGATGTAGGTGGTTCAGATGATAACAGTTTTGCTCCACCTAATTATGATAGTTCTTCTAATATGGGTGATGATAATAGTTCTGTTGGAAACACTACATCGGAGATGGAAGATGCTTTAAATAAAGAACAGGATAATATGTCTGATACTGCTAAGGAACGTATGAGTGAGGTTAGTGGTCAGAATAATAATAATTCTTCTAATGAAAATGGTTCACAGGGTGGTAGCGATACTTCACAGGGTGATAATTCACAAGGGGAAGATGGCTCTAATAGCAGTAAATCTAATAATAGTGGAGACTCACAGGATAATAATTCACAACAAGGTAATAGTGGATCTAACTCTGATAGCAGTAACTCTCAAAGTAATGATAGTTCTGATTCACAAAGTTCTGATTCTCAAAATAGCAATTCTCCTAGTAGTGGTTCTACTGGTGGAGATTCCAAGGGTAGTAGTGGCAACAGTAAATCTGATAATGATTTCAAAAAAGCACATGATACTAAAGGGAATGACCTAGACGATACAAAAGGTAAAGAAGTAGTAGAGAAGATGGTACGTGAGGCATCAAAACGTATGCAAGAGGAAATAGATAAAGATGAGACTTTAGCTGATACTAATAAAACCTCTTTAGATAACTATAAAGACTTCGGTGCTGGCACTATGACTACTTTGTTTAAAGGTAATAGTATGGTTGCTGATTGGAAAGCTAAATTAGAGAAGCTTTTCAGAAAAGCATTAGGTCAACGCATCACTATGAATCCTAATATGATTAATAAACGTATCGAAGATGCACCTCCTGGAAGGGAAGATATTGAAACACAAATGATTAAGGTAGCAGTACTTATTGACTGTTCTGGCTCAATGGGTAGTGGTGCATTTAAGAAAGTTATCATGCAGATGGACGCTATGATAAAAGCAGATAAACAGATGCGAAATGTATTATTCTATATCATACCTTTTGAGATGTGGAATGCTGAAAAGTGCATTAAATTGATGGTTAAGTGTAAGGGTAGTAGACTTAAATCAGAATTAATGAAATTTGAAGCTATGGGTGGTACTGATATTGTGCCAGGTTTTCAAGCATTAATGAGAAAAGTTAAGAACCCTGATTCTATTATTGTTCTATCTGACTGTGGCGTTAATGCTAGTAGGACTGTATCAGACCCTACGTATCAAAAATGTTTGAAAAAGTATAGGGATAGGATTATTTGGGTTTTGACAAGTAAGAGAGATATATCTGATATGAATGCTATTGACCCTTATGCTAAAAAGCAAGATAGATATGTAGTATTTAAAGGAAACGGTGATTGATTCACTAAAACTATAAATATTTTTAGTACATATTATATATCAATATGTACAATATGGAGGAATATACTATATCGTATATTCCTCTTTTCTTTTAAGTGTCTATCATGCAGATATTTATAGAGTATAATGTTTTCAAAGTTATAAATTGGTATACATTATAGACCTTAAAAGTATATTTTGTATTCAAATTTATACGTATTGTTAATAGTATTTTATATATTGATAATACATATTTGTGTTACTGGGGGTATTAAGGTACAAACATGAATAATAGTGCAAAAACATACTTATCAGATATCTGTGTATTTGATAGGAGTGTATACGAGAGTAATGTACCGACAGATTCTACCTCTAATTCTGTTCTAAGGGTAATTAGGGGTCCGCTTGCTGAGTGGGATTCTCTAAATAGGAATGGCAGAAAGTATTCTGAGAAATTATGGGATAATGTTTTAGCCAGTCCTTATGTAACAGAGCAGTTAATGTATAATACTCTATATGGAGAGGCTAATCACCCTGCAGATAGAATGGAAGTAGATTTTGAAAGGGTTTCACATAGAATTGCTAAGATGTGGAAAGTTCCTCAATCTAATCAAATCTTTGGTGAGATACATATTCTTGATACTCCTTTTGGTAGAATCATTAATACATTATATGAAGCTGGTGGTGTTATTGGCTATTCCTCGAGGGCTGGTGGTGCATTACATCAACGTAAGGATTATATTGAGGTAGATGAAAATCAATATAATTTTATTACATTTGATGCTGTTCCATTTCCGTCTGTTCAGTCAGCTCGTCCAAATGAGGTAGTGACTGAGGGTGTAGTTAAAAAACAAGCTCTTGAGACAAATGTTCATAACGCTCTTTTTAAAATTATTAAAGAGTGTGATGAAAAAGACTTTAAAAATATTAAGTCTTTTATAAATAGCATTGAAGGTTATGATTTAACACCTGAAAAGTTATTACTTGAAAGTGTTGAGGATATAATCGTTGCTAAAAGTGATGATACTGTTGTAGATAGCGGAGACACTATTGAAGTTGTTGATGATAGTGAATCACAAATTGGTGCTTTACAAAGTACTTTACAGTCAATCAAGGCTCAAAAACAATCTTTAGAGAAAGAGAATGAAGGTTTAAGGCAAAGTTTAAATAGTGCTTTAAACAAGATTTCTAATGTGTTGCAAGACTCTAAAGATAAAGAGTTAGAGATTCAGAATGAAGTATCTGACCTAAAAGACACTATTGCAAGGAAAGATGTGGAAATTGCTGAATTGCAAAACGAGATTGATGATTTACAGCTAAGTTTAGATGAACTAAGTTCTATTGAAGAAGCTTGTAAAGCGTTAAAGTATCAAAACAACTCACTAATTCAAGAGGGTGTGAGTGTATCTAATAAGAAATTAGAGGATGAGTTAAGTGATAATATTCTTGTTAATGAATCTTTAGAGAAAGAAGTTAAAAATCTTTCAAAAGAAAAAGAAGAATTAAAAGATGAATTATCTGAGGCTTATGGTGAAATTGCATCAACTGTGGACGATATCAATCGTAAAGATAGTTTAATTGTCGCACAGCAAGATACAATTACTGCTCTAAAATCTGATTTACAGTCATTACGGAAAGAATTAAGTGATGTTGATGGTGGTTATCAGTCAGCTATTGATAGACGTGATAATCAAATTGAAGATTACGAGCAGAAAGTCAAAGACCTAGAAGCTAAGATTAAAAAGTTAAATGGTGAATTAGATGATTTGGATGAATCATATACTTCTCTTAAAGAGTCTAATAAAGTCATGAAGCATGATTTAATCTCTGTGATTGCTGGTAATTATGGGTTAACAGTAGAGTCTGTTCAATCAAAGTTGCCTGTAGGTTTTAGTAAATCTGACGTATATTCTATATGTGAATCTATGAGTACTAATAATAGTATTGGTTCATTTAGGAACTCTATTGTAGATACTCAAATTGTTAATGAATCTTCCCAAGTTAGAAAAGAGAATACAGTAAATACTAAACCTAGAGTTTGTGAGATATTCTCTAATCGAAGGGGTTAGTATTCATTAGTTTAGTTATGAATTAAAAATTTATTTTAAGGGAAATAATTTAAAATATGAAAACAAATATTTACGAACAATATCGTCCGTTGTTGGAATCTTGGAAAGGTTACACTGACGTAGTTAAAGAACACGTAGAAGGTTATTCCGATGTAGAAGCAACTCAACTTTCTTTGTTGTTGGAAAACACAAAATCTGAGTTGGAAATTACTAAAGGTCGTATGATGAATGGTACTGCTATCCATGAAGGTACTGACATCTCTATGGTTAATACTTTCACTTCCAACGTGTTTGATATTATCACGGCTGTGATGCCTAATTTGATTGCAAATGATATTGTGTCCGTAAGGTAAATACCTAAGTACGCTTTATGTTGTTTATATTCTTTCCCTTATATAAACAGAGCATATATGGTTGTGCGGACACAGAAATAAACCACACTCAAATCGGTAATAGTTAAATAAGGTAGAAATACACGAATACGCTACTAAGAGAGTCTAAGGTCTATTGTATAATAGATAGCTTGATAATACCGAGTCTAAATTCCCTAGTGATAGGGAAACGATGTAACGACTTCACAGAGGCTATTAGAGAGCGATATGTGTAAGGGTGTAAGAAGAGCCCTTAATGTGTGGTATGTAGTTTCATATAAAATCTCTATTTATTTTATATGACGAATGAAGTAACTACTAAAGGTATAGTCTACTAAATAATGAAAATTATTTGTAAGGTGGCAACCTCTTGACCGTAGGAATGGTCAAGTATTCTTCTTGAAATTCACTTATGGTAACAATAAAGGTAGTATCAAAGCTGGTACTGATATGATTTCATCTCAACGTGGTTTCACTGGTGGTGATTTCAGTGGGGAACACGTAAGTGGTGAGTCTTTGACAGTCACTGCTAACAAAGTAGAACAAAAAGTGTTGCATACACCTATTAAACCTGGTACATTCCGTTTGACTTCTACTGATACTGGGAAAATCGGTCAAGAATTGGTGGATGTTCCTAATGCAGATGGTTTGGTAGGTACTATTACAGATACTGCCGCTACTGGTTTAGGTGCTGGTACTGTAAACTATGTTACTGGTGAAATTAAATTAACAGGTGTGTCTGTAACACATCTAGAAGCTGATTTTGATTATGACCAAAACAGCTTTGACGCTCCAGTTGACCAATTGGATGTGCGTGTGGTTTCTGAGCCTGTAGTTGCTCGTCCAAGAAAATTGAAATCCGTATATATGTTCGATAAAACTTGTGCATAATAGTTTTCATTTTATGCAATGTCGCCTTATCATAGAAATATGGTGAGTGATAACTCTACGAATTGCTGGGAGTTCCTAAAGCTAACTAAACTACAACATAACTTGAAAAAGTAGGTGTGAATGTGGCGAAAGCAGAAAAAATTAGTTAGATGGTATAAGGTGAAATAAAAGCATATCTGTAAAGATATGTCCTAAGTACTGTATTAATGGATAATCAGCAGTCAGTGATTACATATGTAGTCAAAGATTCAACGACTAACTCAGACATGGGTGTAGGTTATTATGAAAGATGACCGAAGTGTAGAGTACCTAAGTTACATTAAGTAATATGGTAAAGATATAGTCTGTTCTTATATGAAAGTATAAGTTTTGAGTTGTTAAACTTTCATATAATACAATTCAATTTAACACAATTAGGTTGCATATGATTTAAAAATGTCATTCGGCTTGGACATGGATACAGTAATCTTGAAAGCCACTTCTGGTGAAATTGGTTACGAAATTGACAATGAGATTAACGTAGATAATGCTATTATATTGTTAGTAGCTTAAATAATACATAGTCTCCGTACATAGTGATATGTGCGAAAAATAATCTATTTAATTGCTGGAAGTTCCTAAAGCTAACTAGACTACAACGTAATCATGAAATAAGGGGTAAGCGTGAAAGTTGCGAAAGCAGAAAAAATTAGTTAGATGACATAAGGTGAAATAAAAGCTATAATGTGGTATAATTATAGTCCTAAGTGTTGTAATAATGGATAATCAGCCGCTAAGTCCTTAATAGGGAAAAGTTCAACGACTATCCGAAAGCAACATAGTTTGTGAGTAGATAATGAAAATTATCAAAAGGAGTACGGCTCTAGTGAGTGGGTGAGAATCCCTTAAATGGAAATGGTAGATGTGTACAAAAGATGGTTTAAAATTACATATAGAATGTCCTATATGTCATAAGAAATATAAGATGATAACAAATAATCATCTAGTTAAAAAACATAATATCACGTTAGAAGAGTTTAGAAGTACTTATAAAGATTATCCTACTGAGAGTGAATATCTACAAAAGGTTAGAGTAGATGTTGCTTTAGCAATAGGCTCTAAGGAAAGTGTTAAGTCATTTAGAAGTGCTAAAGCTAAAAAACAACATGAGGATGGAAATCTCAATCCATCTAAAACTTTAAATGATTTGTGGGAAAATAAAAGAGATTGGATGCGTGAGAGACAGCATATCGGTAATAGTACTGAGGTTGAGTTTAAACGCAAGTCAGAAGTTTCTAGACGTTTATGGTCTTGTCCTGAATGGGTTAATTCTCGTAGGGATAGGAATATAAGATGTGAGTTAAGTGATAATGTTTTATATGTTAGAAGTTCTTATGAAAAGGTAGCTTGTGAGTTTTTAGATTCTTTGGGTATTAAATTTGAATATGAAACAAAAGTATTCAAATATTACTATGATGGGAGATTTAGGAATTATATTGTTGATTTATATCTTCCTTTACATGATATCTATTTAGAGGTAAAACCTAAAGACTTTGAGTCAGATGATAAAAACAAAGCTAAAATACAGTCTGTAATTGATAGTGGTAATATAATTACTTATGTTGATGAAGATTGGATTCGTTCTATAGATGATTTTAAATCTCATCTTAGTGAGTACATAAAGATATAGTCTGCTCTAGAATGAAAGTTCTAGAAGGGTGTAATGGGAACGATTACATTCGTAACAAAAGGTATGCAAGACTTGTTGAAAATTGCTGGTAGCCAATCTACTTGGAATAAACTTCCTGAGTATAAAGGTCAAGACGTTAAAACACATGAAGCTACATTGTTTAATGCTATCAATGATGCATCCAATACAATTCTTGGTAACACTAAACGCTATGAAGCTACATTTATTATCTGTGGTAAAAACGCCGCTACATACATTGAATCCTTGAACACAAATATCGGTCAAGTACGTGAAATCTTCAAACGTGTATCTACAAATGGTATCGTTGGTGGTCCGCACTTGGTAGGTATCTTGGATGAAAAATACAAAGTATATAAAAATCCATACTACCCTGATAATGAAATCTTGGTAGGTGCAAAAGGCGAAATGTTCATTGAAGCTGGCTATATTTACGCTCCTTATTTACCGCTTTTCGCCAGCCAATTATTGGTTGATGCTGACTTCCGTGCCAGCCGCGGATTTTGCACAATTTATGCAAAAAAAGCAGTAAATAAATACATGTACCATCGTTTGACTTTGGTAGATAATAAGCAAGTAGCCGCTAACTAATTGATAGTTAAGCTATAAGTCATCAGTAAACATGACTGTATATAAATACAAAACTAAATAATATATCCATTCAAAGAGGTGTAGTTAATTCTACACCTCTTTTCTTTTTTTGTTGTTTTTTGTGTGTTAATACTATATAATCTAATTATGATATAGTATTTTATATTAGATGTAAGGGTGATTAAATTATGGAAAAGATTTTAGCTAAAGATGGGTTATTGTGTAATATTCCTAGTGATAAGACTTGTAATTTGGTTGTATTGTTTTCTGGAGGGTTTGATTCTACAGCGTTATTACATATGGCAGTTAATACTAAGAAGAAATATGATAATATAAAAACTGTGTATGCGTTGTATGTCAAGAGTAACCTATTAGATAAAGGAAAAGTGGCATTAGAGAATAGACATGTAAAAAAGTTTATTTCTCATATTAATCGAGATGAAGAATTAGTTAAGTTAGTTACTTTTAAAAGTTCATTTGGTGATTTAGTGGAATACTCCTATAGTGAGAATTCTTATGATTTAATATTTATTAATGCTATTAATTCAGTAGTACATATGATAGGTGGTGCTGATATAAATATAGTATTAAACGGTTCTTTAGATAGAGATTCTAGAACATATCATTTACCTTATTATAAGAAAATGGTAGAAGAGTTTAATCAAGAATTTAGAGGTGTTGACATACATATGGTGTTTCCTTTTATACAGTTGGATAAGCCTAGAATTCTAGATTACTTAATCAACAATAACTTATATCAGTATTGTACTTGTTGTGAGAATCCTAGTAATGATGAATTTTGTAATAGTTGTAAAGGTCATTTAGAGGGTTTGTTTGGTTTGTTATTAGCTTATAAATTATATGGTGATATTGAGTATAACGAGAGTAATGTAGATTTTGTTGAAGAAGAGATAAATAGGATGTTGGGAGTTGACATTTGATGAGTGATAAACCAAATTTACGTGGTGGTAAGGATAAAAAGAAGTATTATCATAATGGCATTGTTAATAAAATGTTTGAAGAGGGTAAACAGCCAGAAGGATTTGTATTAGGGATGTTACCTCGTACAAAAGAAAGACAAGATGCTATTAATCGGAAAAGAGCAGAGACTACACTAAAGAAATATGGAGTACCTCATATATCTCATCTTAATGAAGTTAGGGAAAAGAAAAAGCAAGCTTTATTAGAACATTATGGTGTAGATAACCCATCAAAGTCAAAAGAGATACAGGCTAAAAAGAGGGATATATTTATCAAAAAGTATGGTGTGGATAGTCCTATGAAGTCTGATATAATTAAGCAGAGATTTAAAGATAATTATAATAAAAAGTATGGTGTAGATAATCCTTTTCAGTTAGATGTTGTTAAAGATAAGATAAAAGATACTAATAGAAAGAATCTTGGAGTAGATTATCCTACTCAATGTCAAGAAGTTAGGGATAAGGTACGTAATACTTTTATGGAACGATATGGTGTACCTTATTATTTTATGTTGACTAAGGAATGGCAAGAAGCAAATGACAGTAAACCTAACAGAGATTTTGCTGAATTGCTAGATAGCAATAATATCACTTATGAGCGTGAGTTTAGATGTGGAAAATATTCTTATGATTTTAAAGTAGGTAATGTCTTAATTGAGATAAACCCTACTGCTACACATAATACACAATTTAGTCCGTATGGTGATAAATGTGTTAAAGATAAATATTATCACAGAGATAAATCTAGATTAGCTAAAGATAATGGCTATAATGTAATTCATGTGTTTGATTGGGATGATAAAATCAAGATAATTAATTTACTTAAACATAGGGATACAGTATATGCTAGAAATTGTGGTGTAAGATTAGTTGATACATTAGAGTGTAATCAATATCTTATGACGTATCACTTACAGGGAAAGTGTAATAATCAGATAATTAGATTGGGATTATATTATAACAATCAATTAGTGTCATTAATGACATTTGGTGTTGCAAGATATAATAAGAAATATGAATATGAGTTATTAAGGTATTGTGCTAGTCATAATGTCGTAGGTGGTGCTGAGAAGTTATTCAAGTACTTTGTAAATAACTATAAACCTAACTCTATTGTGTCTTATTGTGATACTTCTAAATTTAGTGGTAAGGTATATGATATACTAGGATTTAAGTTAGATACGATTAATAGCCCATCTTGTCATTGGTATAGTGTAAAAGATGATAAACATATTACAGATAACTTATTACGTATGCAAGGTTATGATAGACTATTCAAAGAAAATCATGGTAAAGGCACTTCTAATGAAGAGTTAATTTTAGCTAGAGGATATCTACCTGTATATGATTGTGGACAATCTACTTATATTTGGGAAAATCAGAAAAATGTAGAATAAATTTAGTATTCACTATATATAGTAGTGGATATATTAAATTTAGAGTTTGTAAAATAACAGAGTGGGTATATTAATTTAGTTTTTGTAGATTAGTGTATGTTTACTGAGGATATATGGGAATTCTATGTGTGTATTCCTGTATGTCCTTTATTTTACTATTTAGATGAAGAGTTGGAGATATAATGAGTTTAGAGTTAAAAAACACAACTAAAAACACCATTCGTATTCCTGATTACAATTATAATGGTACATTGGTTTTTGAGCCTGAAGAAGCAAAACCTTTAGACAGTATTGATAAAGTGTCTTTTTTCAGACCTTATGCTAGAGCTGGTATCATTGTAAGGAATAACGAAGAGGATTTAGGTTTATCTCAACGCACATTAGACGATATAAACAAGGCTAAAGAAGATTTAAAAGGTCATGTATCTAATATCGCAGATGGTGTGGCAGATAGTGTGAAAAATGTATCTGATAAAACAAAAGACGCTATTAAATCTGTAGCAGATAATGCTGGTAAGATTGCGAATGATGTAGTAGAAGATACAGTTGAGGAAGTTACTTCTAAAGTAGATAAAGTTAAAAAGTTTACAGCTGATTTCCTTGATACATTAACATTAAAAGAATTGAAAGCGACTGCAAAAGAAGTTGGTGTAGATGCTGAAAGTGTTAATAAAAAGGCAGATGTAAAAGATATGATTTTATCTGCTCAAAAGAAGAGTAAATAATATTTTGAGGTGTAGGTAGTCATGAGTAGAATTGACGATAGTTTACTTGTTGATAGTAGTTCTTTTAGTAATGACTACATGGAATCACTTTCAAAAGAAAGACGTGATATCATAGAGGATTGCATGGTAGCTTTAGGGTATCCTGTAATTACTTTATATATTACTCAACGTCAAATAGATAAGTTAATAGATTTTTCTACTAGGCGATGTGAGAGTAGGGTAGCTTTACCATACTTAGCAACTTTCAATGTAGCTAGTGGTGTTGTCGACGTTACTGGTTACGATATGGAAGCAGTAAGACAGATATATAGTGGTAGTGTAGGTGGTTCTACAAATAGCAATGTCGATTTAGTTGCTGACCCTGATAAAGATGGTGGTGGTTGTAATCTCAATCTTAATGGGTGCGATATTTGTAATCAACTATGTCAGTATAGGGGAATGCAAGCATTAGGGTATGGTGGAGATTTAAAAGGTCTTTATAACTATGTTGCTTATGCTGGTTCATTGTCAGAAATGAATATGTTGATGACAAACGATTGGTATTTAGACCCTACTGATAATAAACTGTATATTGATGGTTTTAGTGGTGTTGTAACAGTTGAGTATGTAAAATCTAATAACACTTTTGAAGATATAGCTAAGAACTCATTTTGGAGACAGTGGATTCGTGATTATACATTAGCTATGGTTAAGATTACTGAGGGACGCATTCGTTCTAAGTATAAGATTAGTAGTGGTGTATTTGAAATTGAATCAGATGAATTGATAAATGAGGGTAATACAGACAAACAAGAATTAGAGCAACGATTGGAAGATGGTGGCTTTGGTTATTGGAATATTATGCGAGGTTAGTATCTGATATAAGTAGAAAGGTTAATGTTAATGAAATTTACGAATTGTCCTTTTGGGGATGATACTCCTACCTTAGTTGGTGGCGTTGGTGGTGGTCAGCCTGTAAGATGGTTGTACTCTGAATTTGGACACTTCCTTAACGTGTGGGGTAAAAATAATAATGTTAATGTTACTTTCAATTTAAAATCTAAAGAAGACATCGATAGCAAGCTAAATATACTACATGATTATGTGGTTAATGGGTTATTGTCTAAAGATGATTTATGTGAGTTAGAGGAAAGGTTACGTACTTATAGTAATCTTGTTAGTGGTGGTAATGGTAGTCATACTCACGCCGCTATTGTATCTGAGGCTCATGCTAAGGGCAAAAAATACACGGCTTATGAAGATGGTAAAATGGTTGAGAAAGTTGGTCGTGGTAGTCGCAAGCATGTCACATCTGCTCAACTAAAAGCATTGGCTGAGGCTAGGAAGAAGGCTCATACAGATGAGGCTTGTACTAAGCGTAGGAAGTCTATTCAAGCTAGACGTGATGCTAAGACTTTAGGTTTATAACATTATACATAATAGTAGTTATATTATAGTAATTTTTAATGGGGGATTCCTATATAAATGAGGCAAGTTAGAAAACTTAGCAATTTGATTGCAGATGAGTTGGAAATGCAAGGTTTGGAAGTTGGTTCCGCTTTGTTTGAGTCTACTGTGTCTAGCATTGTTAAGAGCGTAAATGAAGCTTTGAAAGATGCTGACAAAAAAGACGCTGGTAATACGGATGTTTTTGAAGAAGTAGAAGAAGGTTCTTTCTATTTTGCTACTGCAGATACAACTTTAGGTGATTATGAAGTTAATCAAGACGAAATTATAGAGTTAGTAACAAATGGTGAGCCTTGTGTAGTAAATATCTATGATTCTGAGGGCGAGTTGCGTGAGGAAGGTGTAGAAGTTCCTGCAGAAGCTTTTGTTGCATTTGTTGATAGTGCAGACGAAGTAGTTATCGAGGATGTGGAAGACCTTTTTGATGAAGACGAGGAAGAAGAAGTAGAAGAGGGTGCAAAAATCTCCTTTAAGGGTGGTAAAAAGCGTAAAATCAACGCTAAAAAAGCTAAACTTCTTTTAAAATCTAAAGAAAAAGGTGAAAAGTGGAAAGTTCAAGGCGATAAATTAGTGCGTAGGACTACTGCTGAAATTAAAGCATCTAAGAAAAATATCAAAAAAGCTAAAAAAGGCAAAGCTAAGGCTAAAAAGAACCGTAAAAAAGCTATGAAAGCTAATGAGTCTGTTGTAGTTGAAGGTTTTGATATTTCTGCTAATGGTACTATTTTCCATGTAGAAGATGGTGATGTTCTTTCTTATGAAGATGGTTTCTTGTCAGTAACACGTGATGGTGTAGAAGTATTCTCTAACTTGACTGTTTCTGAGTCATTCATTTCTCGTTGCATCTCTGAGGGTGTTGTAGAGGATTGTGAAGATTGCGAAGACGAAGAAGAAATTCAAGAAGGTAAAAAACGCAAGACCGTAAAAGAAGACGATGAATCTGAAGAAGAAAAAGAGGATATCAAAGAAGATTCTGACGAAGACGATTCTGACGAAGACGACGATGATGATTCTGAAGATTCTGACGATGATTCCGATGAAGACGACGATGAAGTATCTGAATCTCTTTTAACTTTTAGGGCTGGTAAAGGTTACTGCTTAGTTTCTGAGGGTCGTGAGTTGCAAATGGGCAATAGGATTCGTGCTAGGGCAATGTTGTTAAATCAAGGATTTGAAGTTTCTTCAGCTGATTTAGACAAAGCATCTAATGGTCAAGTAGTAGTTCTATAACAGGTAGGATAAATAGCATGGGTAGGTTGTATTTAAGTGATACATTAAAACTTATCCTATCAGATAAAATTAATGTACCTGATACTGAAATTGAAAGGTTATCAGGTACATTTTATAAATTAGGTCTTTCTGATAACGATGAGACTTATGGGATACTTTTTATGATTTATTCCATAGCTAGTACTAATTCACAATTACCAATGTCTATGGGTAATTTCCGTAGTATTTGGATTAATAATGGTGGAATTAGTTTAGATTTTGTATCTACTTTAGCTACATTCGTAAAGAATGGTATGTTAAAAATTAAGAAAAGAAACAAAGATACTGTTTCTGACTTATTAACTCCAGAGGAAGAGGAAGATTCTTCTAGTGTTGTTATCTTTGTAGAGGCAACAGAGTTATTTAATGAATGTGTTTCATTAATGTCTAACTTTTTAGATAAGTATAGTAATCCTGTTTTAGAAGGAGTTCTACAGGAAGACGTTCCATCATTCGTTAAGAGTTATATTAAAAGATTGTATAATGTTCTAGATGATTTACATGTGTTTGTAGAATTAGAGTCTTTCTCTGAAGATGGGAATACTAGACGAGTTAATATGAACATTAATAATACTTCTAGGTATGATATTAACGATAATGAAATTGAAAAGTTAGCGAAGTCTTTTATTAAGAATAAGGAAAGTAAGGTTGTTGATGTAGAATGTTACAAAGATACAAACAAAACTTTATTCTTAGGTATAGACTTTAAACAAGGTACTAAGGATTTTAATTTCTCATGTGCTACTATTTTTTCTTTTATAGAAGATTTAGAAGTAAATCATGTGAAATAGTAAGGGGATTGTATGAAATTTGTAAATAGGGGTGGAACGTCAGTTCTTTCAGCTATTCGTGAAGGTGCAAAACATGTCAGCGAGCAGAATGGTATCGCTACTATGAAGTTGGTTGATGATAGTGCTGTTAAACATAGTATTGAGGAAGCGTTTGGTGTTATGCCTAATAGTACTAATACTATGAGTAGTCAAACACCTTTTACTAATTCTGTCACTCCTCAATCAACAATAAATCCTAGAGTAGAAGGTAAAAGTGGTGTTAATGTTTCTAATGCTTTTGAGGGTAAATTAGTCAATAAACTTCAAAAATGCATTGAGACATTAGCTGATACTGGTGAATATTATAATGCTGTGGATGCATTATTTACACTACATACTATGGGTGCTTTAACAGATGGTGTAGTAGATTCTATTACTAGAAGGGATTTAAAAGAGATTAAATCTATTGTTAAAGAATTTAAAGATATCGTAGATGCTTTCTAATTATTAACGTAGTATGTTATAATACTTGTAGGTTTTTATTTACAAGGAGAAAATTACATGAATACGTTAACAAAAGAAAGTTTATTTCAAATGATTGTTAGGTCAGATGAAATACTACTTATAGATGTTTCTAATTTCTTATATCGGTATGCATGGGCATATAGAGATAAGAGTGTTTCTATTAATGGGGTTGAGACTAAGACAGGTCATATTTATGGCTTTCTTAAATTCTTAACTCGATTAGAGAACACATTTAACAATCCATCTATTGTATTATGCTTAGATGGGTTAGATACTTCTAGGAAAGAATTGAATCCTTATTATAAGGCTAATCGTAGTAATCATAGTGATATGAAAGAAGTTATATTATCTACAACAGATGATATAGTTAAGATGTCAAGTATGATTACATCGGTATACTCATGTTATGATAGTAATTTTGAAGCAGATGATTGCATACATTCTATCGTATCATCTGTTTCTTCTCTCTGTGATAAGAATAAGGTAAATAAAAGTGTATATATCTTGTCTAATGATAAAGATATGTTTCAGTTAGTTAAGGATACTGGTTATGCAACTGTAAATATTATACGCAAGCTAGATGGTACTTCTAATTGGAAACGTGTTTCTGATATCGTAGATGAGGGTGTAGTACGTGATACATTTAATGGTGTATCTCCTAAAGATTTAGTTAAGTATCGTTCTATTGTTGGAGATAGTTCTGATAATCTTAGAGGTTATTATAGATTTTTAAAATCTAAAGCCAGTGAAATTGCTAACAACTTTGACTATGATATCAAGGATAATAAGCTAGTTCAGAAAAATGGTTCGCTGATTAATGAGGATATTACAGATAAATATCTACCTATTATTATGAATGATTTTCATATCTTTGAAAGCAATTATGCGATTATGAAAATGAAGTTGTTTGACTTTGAGATATCACCTATTTCTGTTAATCATTCAAAGGAAGATATTTCTGATATAGTATCACTAATAAATTTATATCGTATGGATTGGTTTTTAGGGTATTGTATGCGAAGAAGTTTGTATGGTAGTTATGTCAGAGAATTGTGCAACGTGTAATCATTATGTTTATATGTTAGAATGTTCAGATGGCTCATTATATGCTGGTTATACAAATAATGTAGCTAAGAGACTAGATACTCACAATAGTGGTAAAGGTGCTAAATACACAAGAAGTAGATTACCTTGTAAATTAGTTTATGTTGAGGTATACACATCTAAGCAAGAAGCTATGAGTAGAGAGTGGTATATAAAACATAAATTAAGTAGAAAAGACAAGTTGCAATTAATACAACATACGAATATGGTATAAACAGATAATTATTATAATGTTTTCACTTTTCACTTTTCATGTTTTATCACTTTAACTATATTGTATTATTGTGGTTGTAGTAAAAGAGTAGGGGTATTATGGAACACTTTATTGTTTTAGCTTTTGGTCTACCTTTTGTGTTAGGTATGCTTGCTACAATTCTAATATATGCGTTTTATTGCATTATTAAAGCTATTATAGGGAAAATCAAAAAATAATATAAATTTTATGAGTACATGTTGATTCATGTACTCTTTTTTTATTTAAAAAAGAACTATGATAGTGTATAATAAGTGTGTATGTATTCTTTGTACTTTTTGTGAAGAGGTAAAAAAATGCTAGAAAATGCGAAGGTAGTATATGTAGCACATCCTTATGGTGGTCTTAGTTCTAATTATGAAAGAACATCATCTATTATGAAGTTATTATGTGAAAAGTTTCCTAATATCACTTTTGTATCACCAATACATGCTTATGGTTTTATGTATGAATCTGTAGACTATGAAAAAGGTATTCGTATGTGTTTTAAGTTGTTAGACTTGTGCGATACTGTATTGTTATGTGATGATTGGGAAAACTCTAAAGGGTGTAAAATGGAGAAAGAATATGCTATTAAGAATAATAAGGGGGTAGAAGTATTATGATACAAGATATCATTGAAGGTGTAAAAGAGAAAAAAGAATTAGCTGATATAAATAAGGCTTTTATTGATAAAGGCGATTATAAGTCTGTTTCAGATGGTTATCATACAATAGGTGATTTGTATGAGCATAGAACATATCTTTTTGCAATGATTTGTAAACTATATATTCCTACAGTATATGTATGGAAGACTAAAAAACATGAAGACGGTACTATGTATGATGATATGTTTTTAGTAGGCATAGATTTACCTAATGGGCAGATTTCATATCATATTAAGAATAAGTATTGGGATTTATTTAATGATGTAAAAGAAATAGAGCATGCTCCTGAATACGATGGGTATACTTCAGAAGATGTCATTACTCGTATGGGGGATTATATTAAAAATGTCTAAGTTTGATTACACTTTTAAATCTATGTGTAGTGATATTATTAATAGTGGAATAAGTTCTATTGGTAATATTGTACGTCCTAAATGGGGAGATGGTACAGATGCACATACTTATAAAAAATTCGCTGTTGTCAATCGATATAATGTAGGGGAGGAGTTTCCTATACCTACTCAAAGACCTTTAGCTATGAAGTCATGTGTTGAAGAGTTATTGTGGATTTGGCAAAAACATAGTAATAATGTAAATGATTTAAAGACTCGTATATGGGATAGTTGGGCAGATGATGATGGTACTATTGGTACTGCGTATGGGTATCAGATAGGGAAAGAATCTTGCTATCATATTAAGTCTAATGATATTGTTTCTGATATTCAGAAAGCATTTCCTAATATGGTATATGATAAAGAAGAATGTGTTTTCTATCATGAAGGTTTAGGTAGTGGACATAAAATCTTCTTAAATAGTGTCTATGACGGTGTATGTTTAGTAGAGATGAATCAAATAGATAAAGTAATTTACGATTTAGTGCATACTCCTTTCTCTCGTAGGATTATTGCTCACATGTATAACTTTGATGATTTAGATACTATGAATTTATATCCTTGTGCATATTCTTGTACATTTAATGTAACGACTGATACAGAGGGAAATAAAGTATTAAATCTATTATTAAATCAGCGTAGTCAAGATATACTAGCCGCTAATGCATGGAATGTAGCACAGTATTCTGTATTATTACATATGGTAGCTAGGCATGTAGGTATGTTGGTAGGTGAATTAGTACATGTAATAGCAGATGCTCATATCTATGATAGGCATGTACCTATTATTCAAGAATTAATAGGTAGGGATACTTATGATGCACCTACATTTGTATTAAATCAAGAAAAGAAAGATTTCTATGATTTTACAGTAGATGACATAACTTTACTAAATTACCAACATGGTAATCAGATAAAAGGAATACCAATAGCTATATAATAATATGTAAACAGTATAGGAGTATGCTTGTACTATACTGTGTAATAGATTAGGTGATATGCTAATAAGTGTGTCACCTAATAAGCACATACGAATGTATAACAAGATAATAATACTATTAATAATAAACATATTAATATAATTAATACTAATCAAAATAAAGAGAAAGATAATAATGATTTGAATTAATTTCTTCTAGCGAAGAAAAGAATTCAAAATAGTGTGGATAGAAGAGAGATAGTAAAAATAGACTAAGGATTAAGGATGATACTGAATTAATAATTAAGTCACGAATATAATAAAGAATTTCATTAAATTAGAGTTCATTGAATAGATTGATATCATTGAGTTGATATCAGTGAGTAGAGTTCAGTGGATTGATTTCAGTGAATACAGATTCAATAAGCTGGATAGAGTTCAGTGGATAAGATTTAATGAAATAGATTTAATATAGGGAAATTCAACAAGAAGTGAGTATCAAATAAGTGATTATAGTGTATGGGAATGAATCACTAGGAGAAAAGAACCATACAATAAATTAGGGTATAGTAAGACTGCGTAAATTATTGTAATATATTGCAATTACTTGTAAATAACTGTAAAGTATGTTACAATTCAGATAATGATATAAAGATATAGTGATATAGTGATATAGGAGATAGGATAAAAAAGTGAAAATAGATGAAAGATTGATAGATGAATTAAGGGAGATAGAGAGTGTAGGATACGATGTGGTGAGTGTGTCAGTAGTAAAGACTGTGTTAAAAAGGATGGGAGTTAAAGTAAGGTCAGATGCGATGGTACTAGGGGATGATTTAAGGGTACTGCTAAAGAGTATGAGTCAAAGGGTACAAGAGAGGTATGAAAATTCTTTAAGGGGGATAGATAATCGTAGGGAGCATAAAAGCTAGGGAGAGTAAGAAGTCATGAGTGAGGTCAATGGGTGAGGTCATTGATTTTAAAGGGATTAGATGAGGTAAAAATGAAAAGAGAAATAAAAGATATGGATAGGTGTATATTATTTCTAACTATACGACATGATATATTTGATATAAGGATTGATATCATGGATACTAGCTTAGAGCATAATTTAATGATATCGATGGACAGTTATAGTAATGAGATAGAGTATGTAAAGATTAAGTTAGCGAGTGTGTTTAGTCGGTATAGGGAATTAATGTCCTATTTAATCGTATGTAGTGATGTAAATGACACTAGTTCGAGGAATGTTATAGTCAGTAAATTAGTACGAGAAGGTAAATTAAGGAATGACTATGTAGATGATGGAATATGGGAGAGTGTAGTCAAGAATGTAAGTATACTTAGGTACAAGTTAGGTAGTGAGGCGATAGAGGTACAGTTTAGTAATACAAGTGATATACTAAGTAATTTTATCAAGGCGAATAACTTGAGGGTTACGAGTGAGATGGATGATACTATAGACGATATATCGGATAGAGTTGGTGAATGGTTAGAGTACATGAATCAATTTGTACAAGATATAGAGTGTGTACTAAGGGGTTTGTATGGTGTCTATGTAGAGATGATGGCTAATAGGGAAGTAGCTAAATATGTACTAGAGCGTAGTGAAGATGGGTTAGTACGTAGTGTCTATCATAGTGATTTAGGTGATAGTGTTGATATCAAGGTCAATATAGGTATAGATGGAATACGGATGTTAGATTACTGTGTTGATGTATTGTATGGGTATCAAATCGATGATAAAGGGAATGTACGTGGAAAGACGAATCGTTCAAATCAAATAGACATACAAAATCTAGGTATGGGTGATAGTGATGATTTATGTAGGTTAGTCAATATTTTAGAGATGATGGCATATATCAATGATAAAATAACTGGTTATTATTTACATAAGAGTTGGGATTATTTTGGGGACATAGATAGTGATATCATAGTCAGTACGAGTGAAAGCGTAAGGGAATTAAGTCAACGGTTTATGGGGGTAGCGAATGAAGAAGATGAAGCTATGTCTGAGACTATTGGTGAAAAAGGTGCTATCTGTGAGTTAGACGATTTATATTATGGGTATGGGTTAATTATTGATATGAAAGCTAGTCTATTAAGTAAAAAGGTAATGGCATCGAGGGTATTTGATGTAGGGTTGATAGAATGGTATTATACTGTATTGTTGGTAGCGTATGCTAAGTCAGTGTTTGGTAAAGACATAACGTAAGGACTTAACGTAAATTGACTTGATAGGGAAAGGAAGTAGTGAGAGTGAGTCGAGCATTTGATACAGATAATGAAGTACGTACACTATTGTCTATTCAAGGTTGTTTAGAGAATTTTGACGTAGATGTTAACTTAGTCGATGTAGATAGTCGTGGGGTACAGAGGTTACATAATTCTGTTGCTGAATGTAATCAAATACGTATGGGTATAGAGAAGATAGTATCTAGGTATCGAGAAGTGATTAATTATATACAATGTGTTACACGTGATAATAAATCAGTAGAGAAGACGATAGATGTGGCATCATTACGTGTACATGGGTTTAATCAATACGATGTGGATTTGTATGGTGTAGATAGTATTTATGTTAGTATGTATGGTAACTTTACTATAACATTTAGTAGTGATTATGTAGAATCCTTATTACGAGATGATATATTAAAAGCTAAGGCTATTCGAGATAGTGGTTATGATGGCTATGGTGATTATGGTACGTGGGAATTATTATTAAAAGTTGTAGCACAGCGAATTGAGGGTGTGTTAGGTCGGTTGTATGTAGTATTTGTTATGTATATGATGTCACCTAGTGTATCAGATGAGGTATGGTCAAGATATGCAAATCATGTAGTATCAAGTGTGTATCATGGTGATGTAGTTAAAATGAGTACTATTTATGCTGATATCGATGTAGAATATTGTAGGGTGACTAATTTTAGCATTGATACTATGTACACATTTAATGTATCACCTATAGAAGGTAATCAGTACAAATTAAATTATTGTCAGAATACAGAATTTTGTTATGATATTAGAAAAGAAGAACTCAGTAGTGAGGAAGTCGATGGTGTGTTGCATGTGCTAGAGACATTAGCGTATTTACATGATATGGTATTAGATAACGTAGATGGTGAATATGCGTTTAATGTACGAGCAGATGGTGTAGGTCAGTTATCGACTTCATTTTTAAGTCTACATCGTAAGGGTGCTTTAGCATATGGTACTAAGTATATAAAAGGTTGTGCTGGCGAATTTGATGAGAACGATTATAAAGTGAGTTTGACAGTACATGTTAACGATTTGTTTACAAAGGTAATGGCATCAAGGGTGTTTACATTTAAAACATTCTATGATATGTATTTAAAGATATTAGAGGAATTTATGGAATAAGATTTCATGAAATAGGTTAAGGTTTTGAGGTAAAAGGTTATGGGTGTTATCACACGAGATGGTAAGGATTATGATATAGACATTAATAACTATACATTTCGTTTAGTAGTATTATCTTCATCATATGGTATGGGGATGACTTTGTTTAACACGGATAATAATTCTTATAGTTTGTGTTGGTCAGACCTTAGTAGTGAGTATGGGTATATAGCAGATACATTAGCTGAGGTATTTTCACGGTATCGAGAGTTTGTATATTATGTAGCGAATTATAGCCTAGGAGATACAGTACATTTTATTAAGTATCAGATACGGTGTATAACATCATATAGTCGATATAAGAACTTATTACTAGATGATTCTCATATTTTGCATGATGTTTTGAAGTATATTTATAGTTTTAAATCGTTTTGCAGTGATAATAATATAGGTGAGGTTTATATTGATTTCACTAAAAGTTTTAGTCGTGATGTATTAACACATTTAATATCTGCTAAGAAGATACGCATGGATTGTCAAGAAGATTGTGCGTTTACAGAATCTAGTGTGTATACTGATTGGTTATCTCATATGAATCAAGTAACAAAGGAACTAGATAGATTATTACGTGGCTTATATCCTGTGTATGTTGATTTCATGATGAATAAGAAAGTTAGGGATGCTTTATTACAGCGTAGTAGTGATGGTTTTATCTCTAGTGTGTATCATAGTGATATAGCGAATCAAGTCGTCATGACTTCTAAGCTAACAAATGAATTACGGATTATGGATATAGAAATAGATTTATCTTGTGAATATACAAATGGTAGTTTTGAATTTAATTTTCGTAATGTAAAAGATAAACAAGATATTAATACTATACTCAATGTGTTAGAAACGATGGCATATGTGCATGACCAAATCATTTCATATTTTAGAAACGATATACGTGATTACAAAGATAGTCATGATACAAGTAGGGGTTCTGCTATAGGCACATTACATGGGTATTTGTTTATGAATGCTGACAAAGGTCTATGTGATATCATGGGTGACTTAGATAAGGTTGTAGAGAGTCGTAAGATTGATAGGATTAATCAAGTTAAGACAGATAATTGTTTGTGTAGCGTATATATTAATGATTTTGGTATCACTAATAGTATTAGTGATTGGTATGTGTTTGTAGTTATATCATTGAATCAATTTATGCGTAAGATGATGGCGAAGCGTGTATTTGATTTTGGGTTATATCCTATGTATGTATCACATGCACTTGTTGAATACTGCAGATAGCTTAACATTACAGAATTAACATTACAATACTTAACATTACTTTACATTTCATTACATATATGGTATCTTATGTATATAAGGTTTGATTTGTAAAGGAGATTACTATGTTAGCTATATTCTTTAATGATGATTCGTCTGTTATAGACTTGAGTCATGATATAAATATAAGTTCTATTAAGGAAGGTATCTCTGATATAATTAGTTTATATCGTGATTCTATTCGGATGTATATTGGTTTGAATAGTAATACTCGACTCAGTGGTACTGATTGTTATAAAGTAGGTGGTGTAGGTCGTGTAGAATTTAAGTATGACTTTGGGTATGATAAAGAGTTTTGTTTTACTTTTCTAGATGATGAGAGAGTATTTCAAAAGATTATAGTTAGTGATTCTTATTTTTCTAAAGGGTTTTCTTTTAACAATACAAAAGAGTGTGCTACTCAGTATCGAGAAGCTTTAAAACATATTATATTCTTAATACGTTCTAGTCTTGAGCATATTTACATTTACCATTTAGGTATATTATTCAATAATCATTTTGGTGGTATTGATGTTACTGCTGTTGGTCGTTACGATGTTAATCATGTAGTAGAAGGTAAGTATCATAATGAGTTATGTGATAAAGTAGGTTTTAGCGTTACTTATTTGACATATCGTATTGGTGGTATGTTTAGTATGTTTGAAATTATACCTATTGCATTTGATACATGTAAGACTGCAGATGATGTGTTAGATATGTTAGAGATGCTTGCGTATTGTCGTGATGTGATTTCTGGTACTGATACTTATAACTCTTTAATGTCGCATGGGTATATTTCGTATATATCTTATTTTGAAGGAAAGAAAGATGTTGATGCTGTTAATAGTGTAATACATCATACCAACGATGATTTTAAGTATTATCGTATTCATGAGTTGTGTGATGGTATTACTTGTAGGACGTTACCTAGTACAGCTAATACTGTACGAGCAATGGATTGCATGATTTATTTTACTGTATCCTGTAAATTATTTTTGCATAAGAAAATGGGGAGTAGTTTCTTCAATCCTAATATACTAGATAAAATATTGTATGATGCATTATATGCATATGGTAAATATATTGGTTACTTATCATGATAGGTGGTGTTTTTAATGATTGTGTGTGTAGAGAGTAGTGATTGTGGGCATATACTTTCTAGGAATGCTGTATGTTTGAATCCTTATATAGGTGCTAAACTAGATACTATCTTGTATAAGTATATTGATATATTACGATTAGTTAAGTATTTTGGTATAGTATGGTCAGCTGATTTCAAGCATACTTACCTTATGGAGTATGGTAATATCGTTGCTAGTTTTATGTATGTTAAAGAGACAGATAATTATACTTGTACGATTGATTTAACAAATTGTAGCCCTATAAAGTATGTTTTTAGTAAAGGTGTGTCTAATACTAACTATGATGAAGTAGTAATGGTTGTGTCAGAGTTATTGATAATATACTATAAAGATTTCTTATTACATGCATTTAGTCGTATGAAGGTAGATATATCTAGTGAGTTGTCAAAAAGGTTGTATAATAAAGATACAGCTATTAAAGGTGTATATCATTCTAGTTTAGGGCATAATATACGATGTTCTATTGATTATATAAAAGCTGGTACTTTCATTGCATTACGTAGGTTTGATGTATTATTTCATGATGGACTTGAGATTAATATAAATGCTAAGGTATTGTTAGATATTTTAGAGTGTTTGTCTTATGTGAGGGAACATATATTTCAGTCAGATGATGAGTTTGTACGTTTATTGAGTGGTGATTTGGTTTTGGAAGACTCTGATTACTTTAGTGATGCAGATGTAAAGGTATTATCTAATATAGGCTATAAGAGATATAAGGCTGATACAATACAGAAATGGTTTTTTAATGGCGATGCTTTTGTATACTTTAATAACTATATAGGTTCTACACAAGTGTCTTTTGTTGTTGGTATTAATGCTAGTTTGTTGACTAATAAAGTTATGGGAAAGCATTTCTTTAATGGCAGTAATTATCGTAAGTTGTTAGCTGAATTATTACTTGATTATAGTGATATCGTTAAAGAATAGGGGCATGTTATGTTAATAATACGGTGGTATTTAAAAGATACTTGTATTCTTGTTACAGATGATTCTAGAACATTTACTCGTACAGAACTAAAAATGCTTAAAGATATGATAAGTCCTTATTTGTACAAATTTAGGGATATAGGGTTATTGTATACAAGTATTCCTAGTTATATGAGTAAGTATGGAACTTTTCATATAGATACTCCTCATGGTGCTATGAAGTATTCTTTTAGTTTCACAAGGGGTTCTTTGGATAGCTATATGAATATTAATATATCAAACAAGCATGAAATATTATCTAAGACTCATAGAAATATGTTCAAGGATTCTAGTGAGTTTATAGGTTATATAGCAGATGTGATTATAGAAGACTTTGAAGTTGTATACAAAGATGCTATATTTGGTGCTTTTAATGGAAATGTTTTTAAAGGTGTTGAGGACTTTTTGCTTGAATATAATAATAAAACTTTTTTAGGTGATACTTTATACCCTAATAGGTTGTCATCTATTGATATTAAGACAGTATTTGGGATTAATGTGGATGGTAGAGAAGTTACTTCTTCTAATATAGCTAGTTTTGATATTGTATTTAGGGATATAGATTCATTAGATAGTAAAGATATAATTGAATTATTGAATACGATTTCTTATCTTAGAGATAAGATGTGTAGTGACTATAGGTTGGTGTGGTTTGGTTTATATCGAAGACATATATCAACTCCTTTGGAAATGATTGATGTTTTCACCTCTACTGAGAGAGATTGTGTTTTTAGTCATATTCTTGGTCGTGATGTGAATACTCTTAATGAGTTAGTTTGTGATGTTGTTTCTGTGCATAATGATAAAGTTGTTTCACAATGCTTGAGTACTGATTATGTTGCTTTTTTACATGCACATCATGTTGTTATCTCAGTAGAAGTATCTTCTAGTTTATTGTATGCAAAAGTTATGGGGAGTGGATATTTTAAGACTGATATATTAAATTCTTTATTATATGATGGCTTATTTAAGATGGCGTTACATTTTTCAGATACTTAAAATATTTCGTATTTTGCTCTGTGTTAGCATTTACATGTTTACATATATAAACTTATATAAATTGTCTGAAAATGCGACACGGCTTAAATTTGATATATTAAATAGCGTTTTTATCTGTGAATTATATTTGAGAGGATTGTAAAAATGATTAATATGATTGTTTGTGTAGATAATTGTGATGGTATTGGTGTGAATGGTGACCTACTATTCCGTTTAAGTGGTGATTTAAAGAACTTTAGACAGAAGACTTTAGGAACTACAATTATTATGGGACGTAAAACTTTTGAAAGTCTACCTAAGGTATTACCACATAGAACGCATTGGGTAATTACATCAGATAGAGACTATAAGGCTCCTGTTGGTGTTAGAATATTTCATAGTCGAGAAGAAGTTCTTGAAGCTTTAGGTGATAATCGTGCGTTTGTAATTGGTGGTTCATCTATTTATAATATGTTTATTAATGACGTAACCTCTATTTATGTAACAAAGGTCAATACTACTAGACGTGCTGATACATATTTCACATTTAATCATAGTGATTTCAGTCATAGTCAAGTAGGTAGTCAGCAAGTAGATGTAGATGAGATTAGTGGTGAGCGTTTAGTGTATACCTTTGAGATATATACTCGTAAAAATCTGCTTAAAATGACTAAACAGGATGATACAGAATTAGACGTATTAGAAATGATTAAGTAATGCATTATTTACATTACTTAACAACTATGCTATAGTGTTGTTGTAATAGATTTCGTTGTTTAATAAAAAGGGGATTTTTATGTTTTACACAACTTTTGCTAGTACTTGTGATAATTTAGGTATTGTTGCACATATTACTGATTTTTCTGATAAGGACGATGTCATTGAGCAACTCAATCACTATCGTTGGGGTTATGATGCTGTCAAAATTGACGATGATGAAGTAGTGGCTATTATTTATTTACGTGTTGGTATTGGACGTAACTTTCAATCAATCTCTAATAAATTAGGTTGTACGGTACAAGTTAATACGTATACAGTTGTAAATGGTTTAGGGACTGTAACAACGTATAAAAATGGTAAGGTTATTGATTACTACAATGATTTTGACGAGAGATATGAGTGGTGGTTAGTATGGGGAGATAAAAGTACGTTAATGACTTTTAATTTCATTGATTTTGATGATACTGATTCCTCTACTAACTTAGAAGATAATGATTTAGAAGGTTATGAGTTCACAGACGAAGAAGTAGAATCTTTTACACAACGATTAAATAGTGGTTTTAACTGTGGATTTTAATTAGTATAGGGGGATTAAATTATGGGTAATGTTATTAGTGGTGATATGATTGTTAGAATATGTGGTCGTAGTTTTTCATTAAAAGCTATTGCTGATATTTATGTTTTTGATAATATCTTTTATGTATTAGGTGTCAACGGAGAAGTTTCTGAGATTTCTTTGGGTAGTGATGATTTTGACGATGAGTCTTTTAAGTCATCAATGCACTTAATTCATTCTTATATTTTAGAATCAAAAAAGGTTAATTTGTGTTTGAAGTAATTTTAAGATGGATTATTACTTTTTCTTCAAGTTATTTATAGCATCATTGGTTATGACCATTATTTTTGTATTTGTTGAGGATAGTGCTAAAAATGAGAAACAAAAATTAGTTTATGATGCTCTAAGTTCTATCTTTTCTGGTATCTCTATGATATCTTTGATTGTGTCTATATGGGTGTGGGTTTTTGAATAGGTGTTTGAATGATGGAATTAATTGTACGACATGATTATGATGTGTTAGCTAATACATTGTTACAAATTAATAAGAATTTCACAGGGACTAGGGGATTTTGTTGTCATCTAGATTCTATTATGGGGGTTCATCTGGTAGGGATTAAATCATTTTCTTCTACTAATGGATGCATTAAGGTAGTGTGGCTGGTAGACTTAGAAGTATGTGAGGATGACTTTGTGACACATGAGATTTCTTCGACATTAACTTTAATAGATGCAGAAAAATGTGTAGGTGAAATTTCTTTTGAAGTGAAAAAAGATGGCAATTTTAATACCTATTTATGTGCTACAAAAGTATATAATTATTTTTTAGAGGTTTGTAAGTCTTAATGAAACATATAAAACAAAGGAAGAAGAAACAATTAATTTGGACTGATGATTTCTTTTTGGATTCTGATAAGGTTTCTATTAATAATCAGAATAGCGTATTAAAGAATCCTTATGTGAGGTATACTCAACTTATTAAAGGTAGTAAGTTAGAGTGGAATAGTAAATAATATAGTTTATTTCTAAGTTCATTTTTACAAAACTTTACAACTTAATAGTATAGTGTTATAATGAGTATGTAGATGTTGTTAATTCTATGTACTCATTTTTATTTAAGGAGAAATAATTATGTTGGATTTGTACAGATATGATTTTTTAAAAATTCCTAATTATTGTAATGATACAATCAAATCTTGTCTACCAAAGAAAGGTACATTTGAGGTAGATGGGTATTATTATACCTGTACACCTAAGGATTCTATATTAGAGGAAGTATTATTAGCTGACTCTTTTGATACTTATCAAATTACAGAGTTTGAGTTCTATCAGTCTATACCAAAGAACTTAAACATTGAGGTTTGTGGTAAGATGGGTTTATTACAGCTAAAACTTTCTGATATACAAAGAGGGTTCTATGATTTTGTAGATAAAACAATACATGTGTTTTGGTATGATTATTCTGTATATTTGACTTTTGAGTTAGGTAAGGTTACTGTTATTTATCGTAAATGGACTTTTGAGATTGCTAAGGATACTTCTGTTCTTATTAATCACGAGTGTATAGATGTTATTTTAAAAGCAATTCGATTGTTTAATGTTGGTGTTTATAAAGAGGTGTAATATGGCTACTAGATATTTTAATATTCCATTAGATGATTACTGTAAAATTGTGTCTATTTTTGTACGTTTAGGGTTTGATATTAATAAGTTAGTCTTTAAATCAAATTATTATGATTTAAAATATATTTTAAAACGTAAGAAGTCTATGTTGCTTAAAAGTGAGAGAAATAGTCTTTCTAGTTTAGTAGAAGGCTCTAAAGATATTATTTATTTACTGTTAGATGATGTATACCCTATTTTTAATGAGTTATATGAGCATGTAAAAGATTTTGAGATTAAAGAAGACGATATTAAGAATCCACCTACATTTCTATGTAAGTTTAATATTCTTAATAATGGGGATTATGAATTACATAAAACATATTCATTATTAGAAAACAGGTCTGACTATGGTAATTTCTGTTATCAATGTTTGGGGGATTCTGCAGTAGAGTCTATTGCTAATTTAAGTTTAACGTCATCAGATAATTTGGTATGCAGTGTCAAATTAGGCTCTCTAGGTATTCCTTTGTATGGTAATCTTGGTTATATGTCATCTAATACTTTTGAAGAATTCTGTACTGCTTTAGCTAGGCTAAATTCTTTAACACAAGGGATTGCATTACAATTAAAGGCTCAGAAAGCTAAAGAGTATTTAGGTTCATGTGTAAGTTCTGAGGTAATAGTGGGGTACAAATAATGATAAACTATAACTACTATGATATCACTAATGTTCCTATGGGTGAATTACTAGGTTGGCTTTCTGATTTTAAGGAGAGTAATATCAGATATTCTATTATTGATAATCGATATTGTAATCTATCTGCATATTATGATAATAATTCTGTAATTGATAATTCTTATTCTTCTTATTTGGTTACTGTTGAAGGTTCTTTATTTGATGAAAAAGTATTTACTATGCTACGCTCTATTTCTTCAAATCAATTCCCTTTATTACAAGGTGAGCCTAATAATATAGCACCTATTTTTCGTTTAGGAGTAGGCGAGCGTTATGATGGTAATTACATTATTCAGAGTGTTCAACATTGTTTTGATGATAGGTTGAAGATATTAAATTCTCATGTTCTTCAAGATGAGAATTTATCTAAGTTAATCAAAATTACTGAATCAACTAATGGGTGGGATAATACCACATCATACAGATTAAATATGTTGGTTTGTGATGAGATGGTTAGAGTTAGTACTCAATCTCTTCTAACTAAGGAACAGTATCTTTCTTTGGTTGCTACAGTTAAAGAAGTAAACAAATTGTTATCTAATTATAGATTAGATACTGCTAAAGCACATGCTAAGAAATTTTATAAGGGGTCTGTTTTTAGGGAGATGGTGATTAAATAATGAAGGCTTTGTTATTAATGAGGGGTTGCCCTGGAAGTGGTAAATCAACTCTTATACGTGATTTAGGTTTAGAACCTTATTCTTTATCACCAGATAAATTACGTCTTATGTACTCTTCTCCTATAATGAATGAAGAAGGGAATTCTTCTATTAATCAGAAGTGTAATGATGTAGTTTTTGAGACTATGTATAAAATGTTAGAGTATCGTATGAATAAAGGCGAATTTACTATTATTGATGCGACACATTGCTCTTCTCATAAAACATTACAAAAACAAATTTCTGAATATAGGAAATTGGCTAAAAGATATAATTATAGAATTTATCATTATGACATGCCTACTGATTTACTTCAGATAGCTAAACAGAATGAAATGCGTAGAGGAACATATTCTTTTGTACCACATCATATCTGTGATAAGATGTATAAGGTTATGAAAGATACTCCTAAATTACATCGTGATATTACTAAGATAGAATCTATTAAGGATTTTTTATCTGATTATAATGTAGATTTCTTATGCGATTCTAATGTTTATAATAAGGTAAAAGTTATTGGTGATATACATTCTTGTAATAGTGTTCTTCAAGATGCTTTAAAGGATTTTAATTCTGATACATTTTATGTTTTCGTAGGTGATTACTTTGATAGGGGGATTGAACACTACGATACTTTAAAGACAGTTCAATGGTTGTCTGAACAGAAAAATGTTGTTTTATTGGAAGGTAATCATGAGTCGCATTGGGTTCGATATGCTCATAGTGAAGATGGAGATGATACTGGGTATCAAAGATTTGTAGAAACAACTTTGAAGGATTGGTTACTTCATTATGAAGATGAAAACTTGTTGAAGAAAGAATTACGTATCTTATACCGTAAGTTACATTCTTGTTATTTCTTTAAGTGTGGGAATATTCGTTATATGGTGACTCATGCTGGGTTGACACGTTTTCCTAGCAATGCGATGTTATTATCTTCTAATCAATGCATTAATGGTGTTGGTGGTTATGATTTTGAAGTTTCATTAGAGTTCATGAGACATCATACCTATGGTTTAGATGTTCAAGTTTTTGGTCATCGAGGTGTAACTACTGCAGAAGGGTTTAGCTATTCTTTGGAAGGTAAAGTTGAGTTTGGTGGTAATCTACGAGTATTAGATATTAATACTGAGGGTGCAACTGTATTAAATTATGAAAACACAGTATACAATAAAAAATACTTAGAAGATAACTTCAACTTTACAAAGAAATATGGTAAAGTTCTTTTAGATACTAAATCATTAGAAGTTAATATTATTGCTAATTCTAGGTTAGTGAGTGTTAAAAACTGTGGTTCTATGGTAAGTTTAAATTTCACGAGAGATGCTTTTAAGCATGATTTGTGGAATGATATTACTGTTAAGGCACGTGGACTTTTTGTTGATAGGATTAGTGGTGATGTAAAAGCACGGTCTTATGATAAATTCTTTAATTTAGGGCAGAGGATGGATACTGAGGAAGAGTTAAACTCTTTAGAATATCCTATTCGTGTTGCTAAAAAAGAAAATGGTTCTTTAGGGATTATCTCTTGGGATTTTGATAATGATTGTTTTATTTTTGCTAGTAAGAGTTCTACTAAATCGGTGCATGTCGGATATCTAAAGGAGAATTTCTATAAAGCTAATACATTAGTTCAAGATGCTTTACGAGATATTCTTATTAAGTATAAGTGTTCTGCAGTCTTTGAGATGGTGCATCCTAAAGATGTACATATCATTGATTATGCTAAGAATCATAGATTGTTCTTGTTAGACTTTGTACCTAATCAATTACATTTAGATAATGGTATTCATATAGATACAGAGTTTTCTAAGAAATGTATGGATGATTTTAGTCAAGTATTTATTGATAATCCATCTTTGTTATTTGATTATTCTTTAATTCCAGTAGAATCCTTTTATATCTCTAATATGGAAGAATTGGATTACTGTATCAATAAGGCTCATGATGCTTATTTTGAGGGTTATGTGTTGACAGATGCTCGTGGCTATATGGTCAAGATTAAATCTGATTCATATTTGAGATGGAAGTATTGTAGGGATTTACTAGGTGCTTATTTACGAGGTAAAGATATTAACTTAGATAGTTTAGATGGTTTTACAAGAGATTTTGTTTCTTTTTTACGGACAAAGTTTATTGATGAACTCAAAGATAAGAGTATTATAGACGTTAAGCATATGTATTATGCTAGTGGAGGGAAACATGAAAGTTTGTATCAATGAGAATGTTCCTTTAGATTCGAGGAATCAAAATGCTAACATAAAAGCTAATATTCTGTCAGATGATATGATGCGTGAGATTGGTTTTACTGATTATGCTAAAGATAGATGGTATTTTAGTAGACGAGTTGGTGATAAAGATTGTGACATTAGTTTTAATGTCACAATCAATAAAAAGACTAAGGATATCGAGATTGATGTGTTAGACGAACTATTTTTACAGCCTTATGACTATCAAATGTATATTGGCACTATTCCTGTAGCTAATCGTGTGTATGATGATGTGCAGAAGTGGATGAAGTATCTTATGGATAATGGTGTTATTTATGGATATACATTAGGTGATTATATTTAGAGGTATTTATGTATAATAATTTCTGTAAAATATACGATGTCATTGAAGTACTATCTAGCTATTTAGATTATGCTCATGATTGCATGAGGGATTTATTTAAGCTGGGGGATAACGCTATTAAGTATGATAAGTATACTGATAAAGCTACTATTGTTGTTGGTGGTGAAACACACTTAATTACTGATACATCATTAATACCATATATAATGTATGATTACTATGTATCTAACTATGATAATATGTTTGACGATTCATTAGATTTTTATCATACTTTCTTGTCTGTATGTTGTATATCATTTAAAGATATGGCATCAAATCTTAATAGCATTGTTGAATTTAGGAATTATTTTGGTTACAAAACAGATGATTCTGCTATTGAATTTTTAAAGGACTATTTTTTACTTATTCATAGTAAATTAGATGAGTTAGATAATTTGTAGGGGTTTTTATGGAAACATATTTCACAAGCGATTTACACTTAGGTCATGCGAATATCATACGTTTTCAGAACAGACCTTTTGATAGTGTAGAAGATATGAATACAAAACTAATACAAAATTATAACTCTATGGTTCATAAAAATGATTTAGTGTATATCTTAGGTGATTTGACATATAAGATTTCGGTTGAAGAGTCTAATATGTTAATACAACAGTTAAAAGGACGTAAGGTTCTAATTCGTGGTAATCATGACCTAAAGTATGATAGTAGCTTGTTTGAAGATATTCTTGATTATAAAGAATTTAATCAAGATAAGATTAAGTATGTTTTAATGCATTATCCTTTAATGCAGTGGAATGGTAGTTATAAGGGAAGAAGTATTCATTTACATGGACATATTCATGCTCAGTGTGAATATAACTTAAAAAATAGAGTTGATTCTGTTTTGAGGTATGATGTTGGTGTGGATGCTAATAATCATTTTCCTGTGTCATTGACTTCTATAAGGGATTTCTTTAATATTAAGTTAGGTTGTGAGGGTGGTTAGATGTCTTTTGATGATGTTAAATTTAAGAGTGATTATTCTGCAGAAGATATTAATCGTATAACAAAAGAATTTGTAGAGATGGTTAAGTATTTACGAAATAATGACTCATATTTTAGTTCTGTTGTTAATGAATGTGATAGGGCTTTAGGGGATTTGTATCATTACTGTGAGTTACGATATCCTACTACTCGTAGTGGTAAGACTAGGGTAGTAAGTTCTATACGAGATGTTTCTATGGTTCGCAGAAAAGCAAAAGATATCTTAGAATTGATTGAGCCTATATTAAAATTGGATACTTCTTATGTAAATGAGTTAGGAAAGATTTCAAATCATGTAAATAAGTCTTACAATAAATTATATATCAATGAGCGTGTATATACTCCTAGAGTTTTAGGTGATTTATTTAAAGATGGTGGTGATTAGGTGTTATTTGACGCATCTACATTACAGGAGAAAATAGATAAATGTATCAGTAAGTATACATATGCTTGTGTGAATTCATGTATGTTAAAGGGTGAGGATTCTTATTTTCAAGAAGACTTGTATAAAAAGATGGTTTTTGAATTATCTGATATTCTACAAGAAGAACGCAATAAATTTGTAGAAAAATAATAATAGACTATTGCATGTGGTTATAATTTATGGTATAGTATTGATATAGGTTTTAGTAGTCTTAATAGACTGAGTGGTTTCATTGAAGTTCTCTCTCAATCACTCTCACAAACAAGGAACTTTCGTCACTGTTGTGGTTAGTTCCTAAGTTCAATTATCACTCAGTCTATTAAGACTACTAATTCTGATTGAAGCTTTTTACAGAAGCTTATTCACATAAATTTCTCCTAAAAATAGGGTTCACATGATGTCTAATGTGGACTCTATTTTTATTTTGTAAAGATGAGGTAAGTGTGGCTGATTATAAATTAGAAGATAAGTATATCTCTTTTAATGGGATTACTTTAGGGAGTGACCAAGTAGAGTGTGCTGAATATATGCTTGCTAGGCGAGGGTGTATTTTAGGTGGACAATGTGGTTTAGGTAAAACTCTTATAACGTCAGTAGCTAACAAAGTATTACTAGATAAATATAATACTGTTGTATCTATTATTGTATGTCCTGTTAAGGCTTTAAAGGCTTTTAGAAGGGAGTTATTTGAAAAACTTCTTTTGAGCGAAGATGATGTAGGGATTATTTCTGCAGATTACACTTCATATAATTTAGATACAAATCGTATTTTTGTGTGTACTGATACTCAGCTAGAAAAGTTGGATAGGATTACAGCGGAGTTAAAATCTAGAAATGTATCTATGATTTTAAATGTTGACGAGGCTCATAAATTACAGGATAAGAAAAGTAAATACTCTATGATTATGTCGAGTATACGTTCTAGGTGTTCTATTGTATGGCTCATGACTGCTACACCTATTCTAAACTCTTTAGATTCTTTGTATAATATAGTTAATTTTTCTTCTCCTGGGTTCTTAGGTAAGAAAGATACATTTGATAATAATTTTACTTTGTGGAATTTACGAGACCAATATATAAAACGTGGTGGTAAGCCTACTAAAATTAAAGTTAAAGAAGTCTATGGGTATAAGAATTTAGATATACTTAGAGAAAAACTTAACGATATCATGATTGTTAGAGGTAAGGAATATAATCTTAAATTTACTGCTTTAGATTGTGATTTATCTGATAAAGACTATGAGATTTATAAAAGGGTTTCTAGTGGCATTTTAAATTTTGAAGATGATGCTAGGAATTTCTCTCGTAGGATGCATGATTTACAGCGTTTCGTAGATAGGGTATACACAGATGAGACAATGGAAGACCTATTAGCTAATTACTGTGATACTGAATATTCTCCTAAAGAAGAGTTACTTTTAAACTCCTTAGAAGGAGCATTTAGCAATGGATATAGTGTTATTATCTATGCTGAATACAAAGAGACAATATCTAGGTTAGAATCCATTCTAAAGAAGAATAAGAAAAAACTTAACTTAGGTAAGATACATAAGGTTACTGGTTCTATTAATATTAAAGTTAGGGAAGCAGTAGAGGAAAATATAGGTTCTAGGGATGTTGTTTTAATTACATCAGCTGGGACTGAATCTGTAAATCTGCAGAAATGTAACACAATTATATTCTATGATATTTCGTTTTCGACTAAGAATATGATACAGGCTATAGGTAGGGTTTGTCGTAGAGATTCAAAATTTGGTACTCAATATGCTATATTGTTAGTGACAAAACGTACAATCGATGAGTATAAATATCGCATGTTTAATAATAATTTAAACATGGTTAAAGGTGCAGTTGGTGCTGGTAAAGATATTCCTTTGTCAGAAGATATGTTATTGTCAGATGCTAATGATTTACGTGTGTTAAAGGATGAGTTGTTATGGGCATATAAAGGGACTAAGAAAAGAACTCGTAAAGCTAAGACAGCTGATTATAAAGTAGTTGAAAGGCAATTAGTACCTTGTACTTATGGTGATGCAAGTGGTGAAATAGCAAGTTATCGTTTTCTAGTTGAACCTTTTAAGGGTGATACTGCAGACTTTGATTTAGATTCTTGTATTAAGTTATATTCTTATATTACTGATAAAGATATTCCTTTTGCTGTGTTAAAGACAAAGTATCAGCAATACTTTACGACAGATGAAGGCAAAAAGATGTTACTATCCATTAAAGATGGTGCATTGAATAAAGGTAGAATTTTATTGTTAGGTAATAACATTGAGATTTCTAAATTGATACAGAAAGAAGTATTGAAGTTGTGTAAAAAATAATAGGTTTAATATTTGAGGAGATAGTAGAAAAATACTATCTCCTTTTTATTTTTCATCTTATGCTTTACAAAACTTTACAAGTATGTTATTATAATGTCAACAAAGATATTAATTGTTATTTAAGAGGAGTGGTTGCAGTGTATTTTCGTTTATACCATTTTAGAGGTGGTTTTGTTAAAGTTCATAAGGCTATCAAAATTCTAACTAAGAATAAAAAGTATTCTTATATGGGTGTTATTCCTAATGATGAGGGGTTTACTGTTTGTGTAGGCTATTTTTATCAAGAATGGTGTTGATTAATAGTGTGTGATTATAGTGAGGATTTTATTTTAAAGGCTTTAAGGTGGTATTATCCAAACACTAAATTCTTTGTATCAGAGAGTGGTGTTATTATGGGTAAAGATTTTTTATTTGATGGTATTTATAATATTTTTACTGTTTCAGATGATATGAAAGAGAAGGCGATAGTATATTATGGAGACAAGCAGAAGCATACAAATTGATAGTTATTATAAGTTTTTAGATGATTATTACATTAGGTGTCATATTCTGGTTAACGATTATGAATCATCTACTATTGGTTGGATTGATGTTGTATCATTTGCTGTGTTAGATGAGTCATATGGTGGTAAATTCCCTTTCGATATTGCACCTATTAATATTAATGATATTAAGATAGATGATATCAAGTTTTGCATGGATTACTACTTATCTATTACTTTGGGTGATGATGGAGAGAGTGCTAAGGTAAAATCAAATAATTTTAATTTTTATGTTGTGTGGTTTAGGTATTATACATTGTTTAAGCATATATTTAAATCTACAGCTGAGACTTCGTTCTTATGCGATAGAATGTTCAGTGATGGTTTTATGAAATGTTTACATAGTTTCATTAAGTTTTTTAAGGGGTGATTGAGAATGGTTGCTATGTATATTTTACTAACTTTATTATTCTTTATGGTTACTTGTTATTGTTTACACAAAGGACTTTATAGTTTAGTATGTGTTTCAGTACTTTGTCATGTTATCTCTTTAGGCATTGTTACTTTAGCATATCGTATTTTATAGGAGTTTAATTTTAGGAGGTTATATTGTGAATAAGAAATTTGGTTATAATGAAGATGGTACAATGAAGACTTGGCTTGCTGTGTCTTTTAGCCTTTTAGTTGTTATTCTTGCTATTGGTGGTTTACTTCGTATTTTTGTGGATAATCCACCATCTGAAAAGATTTTATCTAAACCTTATGCATCTGTGATGGGACATACATTAAGTTTAGATGATAGTCTACATTGGGCAAGCTATGGTTTCACTAAAGATGCATCTTTAAGTGGTATGGCTAAGTTTAGAGATGTAGATTTAGATTGGAAGAAAATTGATGCTAGTAAATTACCTAAAGAAATTAAATCTCAGTTGCGTCAGGCAGATGTTGATTTAGTAGTTTATGTGGCAGATGTAGATGAGTCTTTGGCTAATGGTGTTACAGATGTAAAACATTATGTTATTCTACGTCATTTTCATGAAAATAATACTGAACAACTTCGATATGTGTTTACTGTTGTAAAGATTAAGAATAGTGAGCCTAAGGTATATGATTTAGAAGATTCTGTAAACTTTACTACTGCTTATTTGGTAACAAGGGGTAAATAATGAGGAAATATATTAAAAAGCCTGTAACAGTTGAAGCATTTCAATTCTTCTATAATGATGAAGAGTCTACTAGACTATTAAAGGAAGAAGTAGGTACTGATAATTGTTTCTATAATTGTGGTGGTAAATTATTTCTAAGGACATTAGAAGGTGCTTTGTCTGTTAGAGATGGTGACTTTATCATTAAAGGAATTAAAGGTGAGTTTTATTCTTGTCGTGAAGATATTTTCTATAAAACATACTATGCAGATGATATTGTTTATAAGTATATCGTTCATTTAGAAAAACATGATGTGTTTTCACCTATCTATTTCAATACATTTGATGAAGCTGTTACATGGGGTAGGGAATTGTTTAAAAAGTTCCCTGATATTAATGATTATGAAGATTTCTGTTATGTTGACGGTATGCATTTAGTAGATGATACTATGACTGAATTCTATATTTCTAGGTGTAAGGAATATGTTCCTCATGTATGGGACGAAGATATTTTAAATCTTATGCAAGAAGATTTAGAAGATAGTAGGGATTGTTTCAGTATCTATGATTTTACAAATGATAAAATTGAAGAAGATTTAGAATTGATTGTCAATGAGGCAATTCGTGGATGGGCATTTAAGTATAACCTAATTGATGATGGTTGGGGTTATAATGTTGATTACACTACTACTAGAGTAGTTAGTTTAGAGGAGTGATTACGTTTTGTCTGTATCCGATTTATTTATGAGTGTGTCTTATGTGACTTCAAGGTGCTTTGTGATGACATTACCAGTATTTGTTGTATCGTTCTATCTTTTGTTAAAAGATGATTTAGATAATACAAAAAGTGGGTTAAGTTTCTCAGTATTTAGAATTACATTTGTATTACTCTTTGTGAATTCTATTATTTGTTTTATATTCTCAATACTTTATATGTTTATTTAGAGAGGTAGTTTCACTACCTCTTTTTATTTTAACTTTACACTTCTTTACAAATATGGTATTATTATGGTGTAAAGAAATATTTTGTTTGTATAGTAAGGGTGGTGTTCCATTTGATTCTAGAAAATTATAAAGTGATTGATGATTATGTAGTAATTAATGATATGTTTTACTATAGATTAGATTCATTATATCGATTGTATCTAGAAGATACTTATTTTAAGGTATCAAAGAAAGATTGGATTGGTGAGTGGTTCAGTCTTAATGGATTTGAGGGTAGTATAGAAGATTTAATTGCTTTTATCAAAGAGACTAACAAGCTTATTAGGAATTCTCATTCCAAAGATTATTTAGTTATTGAATGGGGTATCTTTGGTTTTATCATGTTGTCTGTTATGGTGTGTTCTTGTTTTGTTGGAATGGTGTTAGTGAGTGCGTTACATGGGTAGGGTTATTAATATTATAGTATTTATGATTGCTCTTATGTCTTACGCAATGTACTTAAATGTTGCGTATGATAGTGGTACTCATGATTTACATACTACAGCATTACGAATATTTATTTGTTTATGTTTCTGTTATTGTATGTCTTTTGCTAGAAGGATGTAATGTAATATGTGTATGGATGATAAAATCATAAGTAAGTCTTTACGTGATATGCAAGAAGATATGCATAATGACTTATTAAAGTTATTATATCGTATGACTGAAGAAGAGATTCAGTTATATCATTATTTTTATACAAATAGGAGTCGTATTGATGGAGATTAATACAAGCGAGTTACGTAAAAAGTATGAGTCAGATTTATCTGATATAGATACAGAGTTTGTAACTGCTAAAACTGATTTGTTAAATGCTATTGATAGATATAGAGGGTTACAAAATCGAAGGCATGAGTTAAAAGAAAAAATACGATTATTAGATAAAGGGTACTTGGATATCAGTGATATATTAGGTGATGTTAAGGTTACTATAAGGAGATGGTAAATTATGTATACTAAAGATGATTTTTATATTGATAATGGTTACGTTGTAATTTTTGGGAGTAAAACATATAAACTTTCCGATGTAAAGGATATATTTCTACGTGGTGAAAGTATGTTCTTAGATTTCACGGATAATACACGAAGTTATGAAAATATTTTTGTAAATCGTGAAAATATTGCCGTGTTGGTAGATTTCTTAAATGAATTTAAGGAAGCAAAACAAAAAGAATTAATGGATTTAGTGGATACTATTCATGGTGCTGAAGATGAAGGAGAGACTACTAAGAATACATCTGATACGATATTATTTGTAATATTGGTAGTATCATTATTACTTAACGCATATTTGTTGATATTCTAAGAGGGGTGGTAGATATGGTAGGTCATTCTTATGCAACTTTTGGGATGGTAGGTGATTATTTCTTTTATGATATTGGCATGTCATGTGGGTCTTATGGGTTTCCTAATTCTTATTGGGATTGGGACAGAGGTGTGTATCATGTAAAGGATTTACAGGATATAGATTTAGAGACAAATGAGTATGGCACTTTATTGCATATTTACTTTAAACACTCTGTTTCTGATATGGACTATAAGCGTTTTTATGTAGAAGACTATGAGTGTCGTCCTGACTATTATGATGTATTAGCACATAATATTAAGGTAGGGATAGAAAAGTATAAGAACACTACAAGTGATATGAGTGATTTGTCATATTCATATCTATTCTTTGGTGGATTGTTAGCGTTTATAACTATTGTATTATTGTGTTATTATTTATTTACATAAAAATATTAAACTTTACAATTCAATACAGATATGGTATTATATGAGTAAGATATAGTGAGTGTATCATATCTATACATTGATTATAGTATAGGGTTTTATAATGGTTTGATTCATTATCGTTTAGTCTATATAGTATAATGTAAACTATTGTAAGATTGTGTAATGTTTTCATGTATATTCAAATAGGTCTTTTTATTTAGGAGAAGGCTAACACTCATACAATTCATCTCATGATACATTCACCATATCGAATATGTTTGATTTAATTTTAGCTTTCAAAACTTTACAAAGTATTACAGTATGGTTTGGTGTGGAGGTATAGCATATGGATTACTATGTTAATGAATTCTTAAAGGCTCATCAATTAAAGGTAGACGATATCTTTAGAGTTACAGAAACAGGTAAAATTGTTAAGGTAGATAGTGATGGTTCTTTCATTGATTGCAATACTGATTCAGTATTGAATTTAGGGGAAGTATTTAGTATCTTGAGTGGTGCATATAGTATTGAGAAAGATACGACTCGTTATATGTATGGCGATGAATATTATTATGTAGATACTAATAATAATGTAGTCAGAGATGTATGGGAAGACGATATCTTTGATTATGCTATGTTGTACATGGGTAATGTATTCACTACTCGATTAGAAGCTGAATCAGCTAAGGATAATATCATTAATCTATGTCATGATATCAATACTAAGAAAGATGATTTAGAAGAAGTAGGGTTCAATAACTTTACTGCTACTCCTAAGGTAGAGAAGAAACAAAGCATTGCTGAGAAGTTTAAATCTCATATTAATGCTAAAGAAGATACTAAAGATACAGATGATAGTGGCATTTCTAGTTTAGTGATGTCTATTGACACAGATGATATTAAGAGTGGTAATTATAAGGGTTATACATTACGTCATCGTGGTGGTAAGGTAGATAAGAAAGATTTTTCTATTAATGCTGATAGTTTATATGATGCATTACAGGAAGCATTTAAGAAGGGGTTTAATTCCTAATAAAAGTAGGTGAGTGTAGTATGTTAGAGAATACGATTAAACAATTAGTGAATGCACTTGATTGTTATTACAAGGATAATCTTATTGATGGGGTAAGTACTGATACACATGGTAGTAATTATGTAGTAGCAGTGGATTATTCTGTAGAGAGTGTTAAATGTACTATGACAGATGGTACTGTAACATTAGATGCGACATTGTATTATAGTGATAGGAAGTGTAATCTATATGTAAGGGGTTACAGAGACGGTTATGATACTTCTACATTAGATACAATTATTACTGAGATATGTGATGTCAAAGAAGTATTACAAAGAGAGAGTGATATTGAAGTAATTGTAACATTGGTATAGTGTTACTATATACTAAAGATAAGGTGATTTATATTATGGGTTTGATTCAATTTCGATTACGTAGTGGTGCATTACAAAAGTTAATGCAGAAGCGTATGATTTCAATAAGTGAGTTATCACGGAGTAGTGGTGTTAGTCGTCCTGCTTTATATAGCTTAATTAATGAGAATGTAAAGTATGTACGTATTAGTACATGTCGTAAAGTAGCGGAGGCTTTAAATGTAGACGTAGGGATGTTATTTGAAGTAGCGACTGATACTAACACAGAAGTAGAAGATAATGAATAGGTTTTATAGTTTAGATATAAGGACACAATTCTTATTACAAGATAGTGTACGTAGGGATAGTTTTAAAAACTTAACTACAAAAGATGGTGTACAGTGGTTATTGTGGTCTTTCTATCATTGGGGCATTAAATATTTGTCGTATGATAGTAAGAATGGGTTACTATTGTTTCATAGTCGTCCTGTATATGATGAAGTAACAAAACAATGGTATGGTAATAAGGTAGTGACTCATACTGAGTCAGATGGTAATAAAGAGGTAAATGGTGATAATCATGGAGATGATTCCAACAATAGTATTAATGGTAGTGGGGATACAACTGCTACGGAAGGAAACGTCAGTAGTGAGGTTTCTGATACTGTTGGTGATATTCATGGTAGCGATGGGGAAGGTGTAAATCATGTTGGAAATGATATTATGTTTAATACTACTTCTAGTGGGGTTGTCGTTGGTGGTGTCAGCAGAGACATGGGGACAGAGGATTCTATTCATCTTTCTGACTCTATGGGCATACGACATATTCTTTTAGGCGTTAATGCTAATAGTCATGAGTATAATCATGTAGGGAATGAACCTAAGTCATTAGCGTTTTATATTTATTCTCTTATTACAAGTGTATATGAACTCAAAGAGGGAAGTTGTATTGAACTAACTACAAAAGCAATAGAAGATGATATCACAAGTGGTGTATTAAAAGATGGTATGGTAGTAGAGGTATCAAATAATGGCATCACATGGTTTAAGAGATATTTTAAATCTATTGTACCTAATCTATCAACGAGTTATTGTGTATATGGTGGTGGACGCACAAAAGATACAGTACGTGATACTGCAGATGTAGAGTATTATAATTATTTACGGTATGTAGATACAAAAGACACTACATGTACTAACACATGTAATAGTGGTTGTAGTACTTGTAATATAAAACATGAAGGTACACGGAATACGATTGATGGGAGAGGTGTTTTTGTTAATAGGGGTATTATAGAAGAGTAATGTCTAATTATAGGCAGTAAGTAGTAGTTATGGATAATAATAGTGTAGGTAGTAATAATACAAAAGATGACATCAGATACTTCCCTGATTCGATTGTAAAGGTATCAATCGACATGGATGAGTATCTACGATTAAAAGAAATAGAGAGAGAGTGTATACGTCTATGTAGTGGTGAGTGTGGTGTAGTAAAAGAAGAACCTAATATCAATACATGTAGTGTGTTTGTAGAAGAGCGTGATGTGTGTTATGATAGGCTACAAGAAAATCTGTATAATGAGTTAGAAGTACTATATACTAGATATAGGGGTTCAGCTATGTGGAATTTAGATTCTACATTAAGTGGTGTGATTGCATTTCATGTAAAGTATTTCCTAGATGATTCTATCATTGATTGGGGTAGTGATGACCCTCATAGGAAAATGCATAGGGAATTAAAATATGCGTATAAGGTATTACATTACTATTTCAAGAAAGGCGATTCTTGGAAAGAGAAAGACGTTAGATGTGTTAGGCGTGCATTAAAGTTTTTACGTAGGAATTGGTTCGCTATGTGGACATAAGATATAAAAAATGATAAAACGTATACTAAAGAAAGTATGTAAATGGGTATTCCATATTATAGTGCTTTTATTAGTTATCATAGCTTTAATATCAATAAAACAAGATAATCAAAGAAAGACTGAAGCTATTAAATCAGACCCTATACATATTATGAATGATAATGTCTTAAAGAATCATACAGGTGATACATTATATGTTTCATATGATAGTCGTGAGTATGATGATTATATAGTAGATAAAATCATTAAAGATATGAATCAAAGGGGTTATAGGGTAGTTAATAAGTATACTGAATATTTACAATATCAAGAATTAATTGGGGATATTGTAACTACTCGTGAATATACTGTAACACATGTCATTTATAGAGATTAGATTAAAGGGGATTGAATTATGATGATATATAACGTAAAGGACTTAATTGGTGAATTACTAGAGACATCATGTTATATAGACGATACTGTTCAAGTAGAGAATGCTGTAGGGACTCCATACCAAATTGCAAAAGTCATTAATAAAGATGGTATTGTGACATTGGTGTTGGACGATGAGTAGATTTCTAAGTGAGTATAACTTTCTGCAGATATTGGGTGGTCATTTATTTAAACAAAATATATGTGTACCTAATGTATTAATGACAGTACCTAAAAAAGGTCAGTATGAAGCTGACCTCTTATATTTTAATCTAAAGTCATTGCATTTAACTGAGGTAGAGATTAAATTAAATCTACAAGACTTTCTAAATGATTTCAAGAAGAAGATATATCATGAAAGCAATGAAGTGATGTATCTCTATTATTGTTTACCTAGTAATGTATATTATTTACATAAAGATGTCATAGATAGTAAGTTAGGTGATGCTGGACTTATCTTATTACATGATATAGATACTGATACAGAAGACGGTGCTTTTTATGAATTTGGTTGTTATCAAAAACGTGCTAAGAAACGTAAAGGTGTATCTAAGTTATCAATGGATAGAGCAATGTATTATATGCGACTAGGGTGTATGAAGTGGATTCATGGTAAGACGTATTAAATAGGAGATAAATTATGGCACATACAATAGATACTCAACGGTTTAATAAATTTAGATTACAATTAGAGTTACTAGCATCACATACAAGTTATAATGCTGAAGATTTTACATTCAAATACTACTATAGTGATGTAAGTGTACCTACATATAACTATGGTGATATCAGATTGCATAGTGTACAGTATAAATTAGGGGAGTATTTTATTATTGAATACTATCTAGGGAATGTACGACTTTATGATATCTACTCTATTAATAAAGATGGCGAATTAATTTGCAATGCTGTAGTTAATGAAATAGTTCATTATATTAGTGATTGTATCGATTGTTTAACTATTGTATTTGCTAATAAAGTAGTTGCTAATGACTTCATGAATTTTTATTTAAGTGATAACATAACAAAGGAAGATAATAGTACGATTGTCTATCATTATAGTGGTAGTGATTTCATGGTAGTATATACTGTAGATTTTGATACTAAGACTGCATGGTTGAATAATAAGTTATTTGTAGGTCATTTAGTAGAAATTAATTATCTTAATGAAGACAGAGTAAAGAACTTTAAAGTTGTTGAGCATTATGTGGATATGGTTAAAAGTGATAAAGATACAGAATGTGGGTTAATGTAACAAATGGATACTGTAACAATCAATGTAATAAACTGTTTACTATATGTTGCTTTCTTTATATGTCTAATAGGGTTGATATATAGTGTATATAAGATAACATTACCAAATCAACTATTGAGGAAATATCTACTGTTTGATGCTAAGTATTATAATGGGGAATTATTTGACACGTCTATATACGATATCTATTATTGTGTAACTGGTGATACATATGTATGTGTAAGTGATGACTATGTTATCTTTGGCATTACTGAAAATCATTTATACTATGATGGTCATTCAGTGATGTATGTATATAAGCGTTGTCCTTATGAGATAAATAAGTATAGGTTCTTATATGGACGTGATTATCAATCTGTGTATAATGTAGATGGGTTAGATTTCTTATTCTATGTAGTAGCATATAGACATCATAGATTTGGTGAAGAGATAGTATCATATAATCAAATTCATTATTTATTATAGGTGGTGTTTATATGGGTTTAGTGATTGCTTTATTCTTGTGTTGTGTATTATGCTTTGTATCATATTACTTCTATAGTAGATATAAAAGTGCAGAGAAGATGGCTATCTATAATAAGTTCTTAGCTGAATATTATAGTGGTAGATTATTTGATACAAATTACTATAAGGTATACAGAAGTGTAGGCGATATAGTTAGTGTCAGTCATGATTATGTAGTATTTAGTGTAGATAAGGCAATGTCGTGGTGTAAAGGTAACACGATTATGGCTGTGTATCAACGTGATATAGTAAAAGATATATCATTACGACGTGAGTACATCAAGAGATATGGTAGGATTGATTTAGAATTCTATCATGACACATATGTGTTAGATGATGTAGGTAAAGAGTTGGTATTTTATAGTAAATTATTTTAGGGGGAGTTTGTTAGATGTGCGTTCATAGGGAAGTAGAGCATAGGACACGTTCTTATACAAATAATCAAGAAGTGATTAATAATCATAAGGATGTGTTACGTGATATAGAGTATATTTGGGGTTGTTATCCTGAGTTGAGGTTAGGGCAATTATTATGTTATATTGCTACAGAGGTATTAGGCACATCTGACCCTTTCTATTTAGAAGATGCTAAGTATCAAACATTTAGGGATACTGTAGCGGATAGGTATGATAAGATATGAGCGATAAGAATACTTCATGGTTAGATATAGTAAAATATGGATTTTTTGTTATACGACTTAAAATTGAGGCTTACATACTCAATAAATTAATGACTAGTTCTACTGAGTTGTATAAGAGATGTGTGAATACGTCTATATTACATTTCTTAGAAGCATATGAAGACTCTAATGAAAGTCGTTATACTAAATTTTTAGAATCCATAGAGGCTTCTAAAGAGAAGATGGATGATGAAGATTTTGATTGGTATTCTAAAGTATATGTAGAAGGGTTCAAATCTCATTATGATGTAGAAAAAGATATGAGACGTAAGGCATATGATTTATTAAAGAAACAAACAGAGGAGTTAAGGTGTAGTGAGTACATTGTGTAAAAAGATAGTTGCATTATCTGTATTAACTTGTGTATCATGTTGTTATGTAAGTGCTGTTGGTGTATCAGCTAGACCTGCTCCTGTAGTTAGGTCAGCACCTACTGTAAGAAGTACACCTATTAAAAGTACAACTGTAAAGAGTACACCTAGTAAGAGTAATAGTGTTAAATCTACAAAGAGTACAACTGATACTAAGTCGAGTAGTGAGACACGTAATATCACTAATAACTATTATAATAATGGTGGATTCTTTAATAGTGTAATGGGAGCATTTACTGGTACATGGTTATATCATAGTTTATTTGATGATAACAATACAAAAGAAACAAATACAGAAGATACTAGTAGTGGTAGTAATGAAGAAGATGAAACATTTAGCATTAGTTCTTGGGTTACTAATAATTTAGAATATATAAAGAATCTACTATTTGGTATTAAATAATGGGTGAGGGGCAATAAAGAAATGAAATATGAAGAGTTGTTAAAAGATTGCATAGAAGTTGATAGTAATTGTGAGTGTATTGGTGGTTGTAATATTTATCATATTTATTACAAACATAAAAAGAGCGGACAGGGGTATATGTTAGAATATTGTAAAGATAGATTAGGTAATAAATATGGGTATGAGATTTCTAAAGTGAGATTATACAATCATGAATATTAATAATGAAAAAGAAGGTTGTTGTTAATTATACATGGGAGATAGAATAACATGAGTGGGACTATACAAGAGAGAGCAATTAATGCTACTAGGACAGTATTATTTAATGAATTTGATTATAATGTGAATGAGATAACTCCTAGTGATATGTTTGTAGTGTGGTCATGCAAAACTTTACAGAATTGGAAAGCTATTGTAGGTGGTGTACATGTTAAAGAATTAATTGAAGTGACTTATAATGGTGATAAAGATGAATTATATGTAGACGTGTATGAAAAGAAACGCAATACAGTGATTTCTTGTAACACTGATAGTGGTGAAAATAATGTATAGTATTAGTATTCAGCCACCAATCATAGCTATATTAACAATTATATTTCTATCATTAGTAGCTATCTTAGTAAGTATTAGTATTTATGATAGTGTTACTAAATATAAAGAATCTAATACTATTAGGGGTAGATTAGAAGTTGTATTTGGTATGGTGTTAGAATCATCATTCTTTTTATTTCTGTTATTAAATATTGTATTACTATATAGTAATTTATAAAGGAGATATATTATGGGTTGGGAAGAAAAACTATTAGAAGAGTTTGAAACATTAGAAGAACGTATCAATCATTTAATTACATTCTTAGATGATAATAGAGAGCATGAGGATTATTATATTCTATGTAAACAGTTATCTGTTATGATTGAATATCGTGAATGTTTAGATACACGTATTAAGAAATATAATATTAAATAGAGGGATTATAAAAGTTTTTTATAGAGATAGTACAAAACGCTAAAAAAGTTTGTATTATCTCTTTTTTATTATATTTAGTATACTTATAGTGTAATAATAGTTTTATTTACTGTGAGGTGTGATATGAGTGAGTTAAAGACTTCATATTATTTACTGTTTATTATATTGTTATTGTCTTTTGTACAGCCATATATTTCAATAGGGATTCCAGACCATATATTTAATATAACACTATTTGTTATTGCATGTGCTGTGTACGTATTATCATAAGGAGAAGACACATGATTCCTAGTTATAAACTCATGCAACTCATTGTCAATGAGTGCATTCAATATTTAAAACATGTAGAAGGAGCAGATGTATCTGATAATGAGGACATCTATTCTTTTACAGATATCTATTCTAATGTAGTCACTGAGATATGTGATGGAGCATTAGATATGGACTTATATCATGTAGAAGCTAAGAAGTATGGACAAGGATTTAATAAGCATATGCTAGATACGTTATTAAGTCTATATGAAAAGAATAAGAAGAATTATAAGTATACTGTAGATAATGTAACATATACTTCAGATGAGTATTATGTATTAGAAAAAGTATTAAAGGGGAAAGAATAATGGCTAAGAATAAAACATATAAGAGAATGAGTAAGTATACTTCAATGGCTACACTAGCTATTTTAGGGTATTTAGAGAGTTTAGATATTACGTTCTTGAGACGTCATATTTCTGATTATGGGAATGTATATTATACTGCTAAAGTTAAAGATGGTGATTCAGTATTTCTAAGTGAATTAACACCTGCTTTAGCAATATTACCACCTCGTGAGGTAGTAGCTTTTAATGAATTTATGGGTAAGGTGTATAAGCGATATTTAAGACGTTATCCTGTAGGTAGTGATGAACGATTACAAGGGTATCAAATGGATTTCTTACTATCTTTCTTACGTGATAATGGGGATGTAGATATAAAAGAATTTAGTGCTGATAATATTAAACGTATTCATGAATTAGTTAAGTCAAGTGGGAAAGTTACATTTTCTTCTTTCTTAAAATCTTTATTTACAGTGAGTGTAAAAGAGAGTGATGAGGTTGGTAAGGTAGATGTAAAGGTATCATGCAACACACCTAAGTGTATTGGTAAAGATTTTGTTGTAGATGATACAGATTTCACATATATAAAAGATACATTCATGCACTTATATGCTAAGGGGTATCGTACTATTGAAGTAGGGGACGAAGTATTAGCAGTTGTACAAGAATATACTGCAGATGATGTAAAGGCTCATCGTGTATCTCGTAAGACATATTTAAACATATCTTCTACATTTGATATGTTAGGCTTGCGTGGAGCATTAAAAAATGGGGTATATGCTATTACTGATATACTTAATTTACCTCATCGTGGTGATGTAGTATACATGGATAATAAACCTTATTATGCACATAGCGTTCTGATTTCACTTAATAATGATAATCCTATCAAGGTTAAGTATATGTTATATCCTAATCATTTAAGTCCTGAGATGTATGATTTATTAGGTGAAAAGTCTGGGTTAGATTGGACATACAAGATTAGTGGTTATTATAATAGTTGTTGTTTCTTTATTGATACAATACAGAAACAATGGGATATATTTATTACTAAACAATAGGAGGTTATTATGGCACTTTGTTATAGAATGAATCGAATGGATGCTAGTACATATATTGAGTTAGTACGTACCGTTTATAAGTTACGCACAGTAGTATCTATTAAAGGTGTATTTACACAAATGTGTTTATCTAAAGAGGGCGTACCTACTTTCTATGATATCGATAATAAGAAGATAACAGATAGTAGATATCTAAAAGATTTACGGTTTGATGCTAAGGTATTAGATACATATACTACATTACTACTTGATGGTGGTAAGATGTTAAGTGTTACTACTATGATTAAAGAGTTATATGAAGAAGTAGTAAATGGTGTAGTAGATAGTATTGGTGATTTAGCACGATATAATAAAAGTCATACTAACTTTAACCTAATACCTAATTTCACTGTATTATATGATTATGATAATATGGATGATGCTTGTAAAATAGATTTACTATATAAGTATCAATATTTGTATAATATAGTAAATAAGTTTAAAGATGACGATAGATTAGTACCTCATTATGATATCAAGAATGATAGTGTTACGTTTAGTATTGAGATTAAGAATGATAATATCTTCACAGGGACTCCTTTGTATGGTACTAGCATAGAAGAGGTGTTATTACCTACGGTAGCTTTTAGTGATATGTGTACGATTACTGTTAAGAAGGTACTAGATAATATTCGTGCAGTGATTCGTTATATTATGCGTTTACATTCTGAGGCTGTATCAGATGTGTATACTTTCTTGTATGATGAAGTACTAACTACAGTAGATATTGATACTTGTCGTGGTCAAGTGAATTATGTAGATAGTAAAAATATCAATGCTAACTTAGAAGGTGATGTCATTGTAGTTGATGATATTGGTGTAAAGCTACGGATTGCGAAATTAAATGATTGGGAAAAAGTAAAATGTTTTGTAGATGCTGTGAATGCTAATAAAGACATGTTACATCGTCCTATTGTATCTTGTGTAGGAACTGTAGCGAGTGCTGTGTTAAGTTATATGCGATATCGGTATGAGTCTACATTTAAAGAGGATGTAGCGAATAGTAGTCGATACATTAATAAGCTGTTACTATCTATGACGAGTATTGGTCATTGTGGTGATGATTACATTCATCAAGGTGTGAATGCTTTTATGATTGCATATAAGGGTAATGTGTATACTGATTCCATGAATCAATTAGATATGTTACTTGCATACATACAATATTGTAAGGATGTATATGTTACATCATTTACATGGGATACAAAGCATTTAATTAAAATACAATTTAAACATAAAGCAGATGATTGTCTATCTGTTATTGATTATATTAGAGGAGAAGCTTTTGCGACAGAGTTAGATTGTGAGGAAGTCATTAATCTATTACATCTAATTCGTAAGTTAATATGTAATTTCTATCATACATGGGAGTCAAGAGATAGAGTAGTATTCATCGATGCATTAAATGGGTTTAAATTAATTTCAGAGGTTTCTAGATTAACAGATGGTAGTACTGTGTATTTTGATTATGAAGTAGATGATAAACTTAGATACAATACAAATGCATATGGGATGTCATTAAGTTATGATACATTACTTGCATGGGGTGATATGGTATTTCCTTTATGTGGTAAATATACTAAGGACGTTTTAAAGACTAAGAAGTTTATGACTGAGATTCATAATACTAAGTTCAAACCTTTAAAATTGTTGTTACGAACAATCATTAATACAATGTTTACAGTGTTTGAATCTACTAAAGCATCTGATATTAAATCTGTGTCTATAGGTGTAGAAGGTATTAGAGATTTTGATAAGTTAGCATTCTTCATTAAGACACGTGATGGTAACACAAATATACAATACGTAGATGTACCTCATGGGTGTCGACATACTGTATATGGGTTCTTTCATGAAGATAGTGGTTATCATATTTATGATGTATCATTACAGGAATTAATGAATATTATTAAAGAAGTACGAGGGTTAATGCATGACTCTCACCTATTCTTTGGGTATACAGTAGGGGATGCATTTGATACATTAGATAGTGATATGTGTAAATTGGGTATAGTTGTGAATTGTTGTGAAAATAGTTATAATAAAGAAGAGGTAGTTATGTGTGAAGTAAATAGTACTACTGTATGTACAGACAATATTAAATATCCTATGAATAATATAAACATGAGTAATCCTACGAATAATATAAACATGAGTAATCCTTATAGACGTGGTCGTGATTTAAGTATGTTATCTGATACTAACTCTTCTAAAGTATTAGCACGTGATTTAGCATTAGAGTTTATTAATAGTGGTTATGATGTAGTCATGCGTGATGGGGATAATTTAGTAGTGTATGCTTATGAAGATAATCGTCAAGAATACATTCCTAATTCGTTACGACGTGTATTCTATGATATTGATAAAGTAGAACTATTACCATTAACATACTACGTGTTTATGTGTAAATAATAAAAAGGAGATTACATTATGGATTACACATTACAAGAGATACGTCTAACAGCTGAGGATTATGTCAGCTGTGTAGACTTATTCTATAAGATGAAAGCTAAGGCTAAGAACATAAGTTATGATTTACGTATCACCTCTATTGATTCATGTGGAATAGATTTCAATGGTGATTTTTATAACTATGAACTTAGTGATGAAGTATTAGATGCATTAGATACAGATAGGGAATTCACGGTAGGGACATTGTTAAAGAGATTAAAGTATGTATTAACACATGCTATATATCCTTTATATGAAGTATCTACTATGGTGTCTGTAGATAAAACTCTTGCTAAGTTATGTCCTAATTTCACAACACATGAATTACTACAGGGAAATAGTTTTAAGTGTTTTCTAGATTTTTTATCAATGTGTTATGATGCATATACATTCTTTGTAGATGGGGATTACCTAAATTGTTGTGTACGATATTGTGAGGAGGATAGGTGGAATTATCCATTTCATATGTACAATAACCGTGGTGATGATATTAGATTGTCTTTTGATATTATGAAGTATGTAGCGTTTACTGATAAGAAAGAAATAGCAGTACATGAAGTAGTAGATGCAATTGAGGAATTAATGTATATGGCATCTAAACTACATCTCAATCGTTGTAAACATTTAGAGGGGGTGTATACTAAATGTTTAAAAGATATATCTGATAGTGAGAGAAGTACACGGATTAAATATCAATTCATGTTTGATGAATCTCCTGCACAAGAGGTTAATACTTATTATATTAAATATGTAGATGGGAGTTTACATATTAAGTTAGATGATATCTCTTATTATAATACGTATTCTAAGATTCAGAGATTACGTGATGCACTTAAAATGTGTACACGTAATAATCATTCATTAGAGGACGTAACAATCTTTGATATCGTGAGTGCTATGGTTTCTCATACAGATAGAATTCTAAGTGATGTGTATGGTGATGACTATGCTAAGTTTAGTAATATCGATATGATGTTCTTAGATAACATAGGGTACGCATATAAGGATACACATCCTCATATATCACAGGCTATCAATTTATATGTGATATATTATAATCGTCATCTTGTTAAGAATCATACATATTCTTTCTTAGAGCAGATATGTCATGCGATTACATTTAATAGTGAGACATTAGATGGGGATGTAGAATGTTTGGTTGATAATGATTTTACATTCAATCGTGGTTATCGTGAAATAACTATATCATTAGACCAATATATTGATATAGATAATACTCCTGTCGTTAATGCAGATATGGGTGCTAGAGGGTATGTAATATCTAATATACTTGTTAAGATGTTAGATTACTTAAAAGTATTAGGTGCTACATGGTATTGTCATACGAGGTTTACACATAGTATTGCTATGTTAGTTATGATGAGTGAATTAATGTATCATCCTAAAGATTATGTATTCTATGATTATTCTGTGACTCAGTCTTTTGATTTCATTTCTAATGAATATATTAGTGATGAAGAAGATGACGTATTGATGTGTAAAGGTTCAATGTTACCGTCTTTTGGTATGTATACATTAGATACATTACGTGAGAAGACAGGGTTTAGGTCATTAGATTATGTAAATTCTGCTCGTAAGGGTTTATTAGCTATTATGAATGGTATCACTAAACAATTACAGGGTGTACATGATGAAGTAGAAGATATTGAGTTAGTACATGATATGAATAATTTTGATAACTTCTTTACTTTGAAATTGATATATCATAATGGTGATATCACTACTAGAGATGTATATGTAGATGGTAAAGAATGGGATAGTGTGTATGATTATATCTTAGCATCTGAGAATGATGATTATAAATATTTAGCGTTATTTAACACTAAGATGGCTTTATATACGTTTAAGACTCATGTAAACTCTATGCTACATCTTATTGATAGAGTAGGTAAAACATATGAATTATATGATAAAAATCATGATGATATTCATCATATCAAGAATCGATTAAGTACTCTTATGGAGTATGCATATAAAGATTATGCTGTACGTAGGAAGGAAGAAAAAAGTAGTAATGTAGATACTGCTGATACTAAAGAAGTAGAAACAGAAGATACTACTCAATCTACAGACATAGTATTAACTACATTACAGAACATGAGTTCAAAGGTAAATGTCAAAGATATAGCGAGAGTATTAGCTACTGAGTATATGATTCATGGATATGACTTTTTAGATATGGAAGATGATACATTATATGTGTATACAACATATGGGGAAACAAAAGAAGTGATTCCTAGTCCTTTACATCGATTCTTTACATATGTAGGTAATATCAATAAATTACCATTATTGTACTATCTCATTGATTAAGGGTGATACATATGGAAGGTGTGAACGCTATATTTGATTTTTCATATGGTGTGTATTCTATATTAGGTGTATCATTGTATGTATTTATCATTATGTTAGTATCAGTAGTGATAGGTGTTAGTAGGTCATATCAGTTAGGTATATTTTGTAAGGTATATACTAAGACATCAATCATATTATCTATACTGTATATTGTCATAGTATCTATTTATAATACTATATCATTTATCTTAGAGTAGGGGTGTACATGGCTAATATTAATACGAGTGTAACAGATGTATTACAGCATTTAGGGATAGAATATATTCGTAGGGATGCAGATAATAATTACTATATGGTGACTGATAGTGGTGAGAAGATTTCTTGTGATGAATTCTTTAAAGTCGTATGCATGCATCTATTACAAGATACAGATGAATTATATGTAGATAAATAGAGAAAAGGGGTAGGAAATTCTACCCCTTTTTTGCTTATTTACTTTACAATACTTTACAACTATGTTATACTATATATGTACCAGATAGGTGGTACACGTATTATTTTTCAAAAGGAGAAATTAAAATGGAGATGTTAAAATGTCTAAGCGGATTACCAATTATGTTATTAGTAGCGTTATTGTTGTTACTTGTATATGCACACTCTAAGGGGTATGCACCTACTAAGTGGTATAAGTTGGTATTGATTATTTTGTTTATTCTTTCTTTACTAGATGTGTTTGTGATTAATGCGGATTTATATCCGCTTTAATCATATAAGGAGATATAAAAATGATTGTAGTAGCTTTTATAGTATTAGTTGTATTGGTGTATATCAATATGATTGGTAAGAAATTAAAAGATAATATAGAACGTGAAGAAGCAGAAGATTTTTATCGTAAAATGCGTAACGATAAAGATTTCATGAAAAAGATAGGAGGTTGAGTTATGGAACCTGTCATTAGTCCGTGGACTATTTTTTGGTTACAAGTCTTGGTTAATATAGATGGATTTAATCATGTAGTTTTTCCGCTTATTATGATTCTTGATTTCTTTTGGGTTTGGTATCTTTTAGATAGAAAGTTTGTATTGAATAAGTATGATTCTTACACTGAGGCTATGGGTAGTAAAAGCATTGAGACTAATAAATCTTATTTAGAGATAGAGAGTGATATTAATTTTGCGAGTAAGTTTAAATATCCTCTATTAGTTGTATCTATTGTTAGTTTTCTATGCATGATTCTAATTCCTAGTAAAGAGATGCTTATTGCTATTGTTGCATCTAACTATATTACTACAGACAATATTAATATGGCTAATGAGTTATTTAAGTCTAACTTAAATGATTATGTTAATATTATTGCTAATGCATTTAAGAGGTAGATAAGATATGGGGGGTTAATATATTATGTTTATACCAACTACAGTAGTTTGTTTCTTGTTATTGATAGGATATCTATTAGTAACTATATTTAAGATTAGAAAGAATTGGCATTTTAAAAATGCTAATCACTATGAAGTATGTGGTGCAGAGAGGGATACAAATGTATTTCCTTATGTATTAGATTTCATTGGTAAGATTGTATTACCGATGGGGATTTTAACTGTAGAGAGCACATCTGTGTGTGCTATATTGATAGTAGCGTTTATCATTTTTATCTTTTATAGCATTCGTACAGATTTCAATTTCTTGTATGCTATCGTGTTTAACATCTATAAGGTAACTACAGATGATGGTATTATCTATACAGTATATTCTTTTGAAGATATTTATTATGTGAATAGTGGTAAGTACTTAGAGGTAGGAAATGGAATCTTGTTGCAACAAAAATAAGCATCATATCGATTGCGTATCGATTACAAGACCTTATCTAGTTAAAGCATTAGATAAAGATGATGCTACAAAAGAATATATGGGTTTTTATTATGGCTATGTACAAAAACATAGCCATTTTGAAGATGAACGTAAGGATTACTTATTAATTGTGGATGAGGCTACATTACAAGCAGATGCTAAGGTACTACGTGTAGAGATTGATTATAATACTATACGTCAGTCTACAGATGTGTTAGACTGTAATGGTAAGTTATTGTTTGTAGGTGACATAGTATCATTTAAAAATAATAAGGATAAACAGTTTATTATTGTCAGAGGGAAGAGTAGTTTTGGTTATGTAGATATACATGACAAAGAGCAGATTATGTTTCCTTTGATGTGTAATAAATATAGTGGTAATGTCAATACAGACATAGTATATGTAGAGGGGTAGATAGTATGGAAGAAAATGTTAGTATGTTACAATCTCACATTGATACATTAGGTGAGCGTATTAAGGTGTCTAAAGACTTGTTATCTAAGATTGATAATATTAGTGAAGTAGATGCTGGTATTATGAAAAAACGTATTAGTGATTGCATTGTTAATTTTGAGATTCTTAATTTCCTATTAATGGAAAAACAAGTAATTCAATCAAAAGAAAAAGAAATGTCTACGATTCTAGATACTGCAGATGAAGATGTACCTGTTGCATCTGTAGGGTTAGATGGTGAGATAACTATTTAATATAGTGTAAAGTATTTGTATATGTGGTATAATACTCAATATACATATACTTTTTTATTAAGAAGGAGATTGAAGTGGATAAGTATGGACGTGTGATATACGATAAGAACTTTCATACAAAGAACTTTATCCTACATTATAAGAACTTAATCAATGTAGACACGTTTAAATCTGATAAAGTTGCGTATGGAAAACGTATTGATGAACTAGCAAAACAGTTATCATCGATTGATATGAATAAGAATATTCTATTTATTGGTGGTCAGGATATACATCGTGAGTTATTCTTAGCGTTAATGAGTCGGTTTGATACATTACAATCATATTATTATTGTAGTATGATGCAGTTACATGATATCTTTTGGGGTAATCGTGGTAGTGAAAACACGCATCTAATGGATGAAGATAAAATGTATTCGTTACAAGATATTACGGAAAAGATATTATGTGTATATATCAACCGTGAAATGATTCCAACACGTAATGCTAGTGTAGTAGGTACTGTAATTACTAATCGTTGTATGTTACCTAATAAAATAAATTGGCTATACTTTCATGGGTTCATGACTGATATGTTAGATAGAGATGGGTATAAAGCTATTTATGACCTATTTAAGTCAGGCGATAGTTTTGTTATTGTAGATTTGAATAAAGATATACCATCTATCTTCAATAGCAATGATACTAAGGCTAAGAAAGCAGTTAGAAAACGGACTACTAAAACTACTGAAACAGTGGCAGAGGTTTCCTCTAATGTAGCTGATTTATATTAATAGGGAGTATGTTAAATGAGAAATGTAATTTATTCTTGTCTATCTAAATCTGACCCTTATTATGTAGATTATCTTAGAATCTTTGAAGAAGAGGCGGATAACTATAAGAAGCAGTTTAAGATAGATGGTGTATTAAGTGATGTAGAACGTAAGTTCATGGATTTCATTATTAAATCATATGAGGTTAGTGGTGAGACTCCTAGCTTAGACTTATTTATTAAAATGTTTAGTGAGTATCCTGTAGAGGATGATTTACGTGTAGCAGAAGAGATTGGTATCAACGACTTTAGGGTATATATCTTTAATCTTATTGATAAGAGGGTTAATAAATATATTGCGAATCGGTTAGATGAGTTAAATGCTAAGGTAAAGAGTGATGGTATTACAGATGATATCGCACAAGAATTTACTAAGTTAACTTCATTATCTAATCGTAATAAAGCTAAGGATATCAATATTGAAATAGATTCTAAGCAAGAGTATGATAATAAGAAGTTACGTCCTGTAGGTTTAGTAACTGGCATACCTGAGATTGATGATAAGATTGGTGGTATGAGTCCTGGGACTGTAACTACTATAGCTGGTTTTACGTCACAATATAAATGTGTGTCAGAAAAAGAACGTGTACGCACTAATAAGGGTTTATTAACAATTAAGGAAGTATATCGTCTATTTAAGAGTGGTGTTAAAGACTTATTGGTTCAATCTGAATTTGGTATGCGTGAGTTAGTAGCTGTACATGATGAAGGTACTAAAAAATCTTATATCATTTATATAGGTGGCATACCTATTGAGACATCACCTGTACATAGATTTCGTGTGTTAACAGATGAAGGATTAGAATGGGTTGAGGCACAACATATTAAATGTGGTGATAGAATTGTACAATCATTAAAACAATATACTCATGATGGTCATCGTGGTGATGAGTTAGATTGGGGACATAAAGCAGAGGTAATTGCTAGAACACAGGAAGCTTTTGATGATACTTTATTTACTGAAAGCATGGATTGTTGGAAGGCTTTTATCAGTGAACTATTTAGACATATAGGGTATGTAATTAAGGGTGGAAACACCTTTATGTATTTTCTTAATGATAAGAAGGCATATTCTGTAAGTCGTTTATTATCAGCATTAGGGATTTCTACAGTCTTTGTAAATAGTAAGTTATTTATTAAAGGCTCTTATTCATTAAATAATTTTATTAGTGTAGTAGGTGCAGATACATATAGTGATGTGGCTCATCATTTAGAGTTATCTGAAATTAATGATGAAGATTTAGGTAACGATGAATTTATTCCTATCTCTAAAGATGATATCTATGAGTTCTTTGGTTCTGAGTTAACATGGAATACTGTAACTGATATAGAAGAATCTGAATGTTACATGTATGATTTGACTGTTGATGGTTCTCCTACGTATTGTTTAAATGGGTATGTAACACATAACACTACGTTCTCTTTAAATATCGCACATCTTAATGCATATGAGTTGGGGTATAATGTGTGTTATTTATCTCTTGAGACTCCTAAGGAAGATATTAATTGGAACTTGTTAGCTTGTCATAGTTATAATACAAAGTTTCAGAGGTATAATTTTGTATCACATGCTAAGATGCGTTGGGGGACTATGACAGATGATGAGGAAGATTTTATCTTTAACGAGGTAGAGCCTGATTTAAAGAATGATTACATCGATGATGAGGGCAATACTCGTAAACGTGGTAAGGTTATCATTCTAGACGAATCTGATTTCAAGACATTTAGTTTTGGTGAGATTTCTAGTGTTATAGAGAAAGTAGATGATAAATTAGGTGGTAAACTTGATTGCGTTATTGTAGACTATATACAGTTGTGTAAATTTAGTGGTCAAGGTGTTACTTATGATGCTAACTCACAGATTAATAGTTATGTTACTTTCTTTAGACGGTTAGCACAGAACTTTAAGAAAGAAATTAAAGAAGATGGTACTGAGGAAGTACGTCAATTAACAATGATACTATTAGCACAAATCAATCGTAGTTCTTGGCAGAAAGCTAGTAGGAATGATGGTCGTTATGATATTACTTGTTTAGCAGATGCAAATGAGTTAGAGCGTGGTAGTGCTAGGGTATTTACTACATATACATCAGAGGACTTAAAGGCAAGGAAGTCAGCACAAGTACAAATACTTAAAAATCGTGCTGGTCAGACTATGTACGACCCTGTTACAGTATATGCAGATGGTGAATCCTATGTATTTATGTCAGAAGATGGTATGAATAGTAGTTTTGGTGGTGATGGTCTAGCTAGTGTTGAAAGTGCGTTCGCTAGTATAGATGATTCATTTGATTTCTTATAATATGGAGGTATATTAATATGAGTTCTTTTAATTTTAATGGTAAAACATACAATTTTGCACAAGACGTAGTAGCTGAAGCAGAAGGTAAATGTGTAGCGATTCTAACAAGCGAAGATAATGTAGTATGTGAGTTGACATTTGTCGATGGTGTATTAGAATCTATTAAAGAAATTGGTTAAAAATAGTAATAAGTATGTTCATTTAAAGTATAATGTGCTATAATGTAGGCAAATAGCGTATTATCTATATATAGTAGTGGTGTCAGTAGATAGAAGCTATTGATATCACTACTATTTTTGTGATAAAAAGAAAGTGAATATATTTTAATGGGTCAGTTAGATAAATTAACTAAAAGCTACGAGCAACATATTATCAAATGTAGGGTAGATGGCGATAAAGCCGCTTTAGCTGTATTATCAGATGTACATCAGGGTTTGAATGATAGGAGATATTTACAGGATACTGTTAAATTCTTGTTATCTTTAGGGGATAGGTGTAAAGTTATCCTAGGTGGTGACTGTACAAATACTACGACTAAGAACTCCAAAGGTAATGTACTTGAGGAGTGGTGTAGTGGTAGTGAGCAGATTTATACTTTAGTAGATGATATTCGACCGTTATATGAGAGTGGTCAGTTGATTGGTATTGTGGAGGGTAATCACCCTAAACGTGCATATAATGAGGCATATATCACTATTGAAGAGATGATTGCTAGTTTATTAGGTGACAAATCGCTATATAAAGGTTGTATGGGTATTGTATACTTTAATGTAAATGATAACCTATATATACATCAAATATTGCATAAACATCGTTCTACAGAGGGTGCTTATGATTATTTTAATGCAGATGTAAATTGGTTTGAACATAAGCATAAGCCTATGATTAGACCTAGGGTTAGAATTGAACATAATAAATTTGTTAAAAAGCCTATAGCACGTCAAGTATGGGATATCTATCAATCTAGTTTTCAAGTATTCCCTGAGTATGCTAAAAGCTCTGGGTATAAGCCTAGTGTAAGTGGTTATTATGTGTGTGAGATGACTGGTAATAAGCATAATAGAATGGCTACACCATATTTTGATAGTGATTATAGGAATTTAATTAAAAATGGCTATGAGTTTTAAGGGAGTGTGAGTCATGGATGAGTTCTTAACAAGTTATCAAAGAAATATAAGTCTAAGAGATTGTAATATAGAAGCTAAATTGTGTATAGGTAGGGAAGGTGAGTATGGAGAATATCCATCTGAACCTTATTTAGATTATATGAAATTAGATGTTGAAGGTTTTGAAGAACAGTTCAAGAACTCGTATATTTATACCAATATCTCTCTTAGAGACATAGCATATATGGTTATGTATTCAGATTTAGAGGAAGATTATGTATATACTGTTCCTTGCGGTTCATTTGATATGGTGGTAAATTCTGACTATCATTATCATGGAGTTGATGTATATATTACAATACCTTTAAAGGCTTTTATTACAAAATGCATGGGGTGTTTTTCATATATTAATGGTAATAATGTAATCGATTCTATATTTGATTTGTATAAAGATAAAGAGGGAGGATTTAGTGAGTGTTCAAAGAAACGTCTAAATTAGATAGTTGGATTGATACGATTGATAGTTTTATAGAATTAGAAGATGGGAATGCAGTAGCATCAGATGTCATATCTAATGCAAAAGATTTTATTAAATCAGTATATGATTTAGATAAAACGAATCCTTGGCATAGGAGATGTGGTGTAACAATTCTATCTTCAGCAATTGGTAGTATTCTAATTTCTATTCAAGCAGTGAATGGTACTCAGTTAGACATTGAATTTCTTCCTAGGGATATAATTAGTATGTATCATTACGATACATTGAGTGAAGAAAATAATGTAGTAGATTTACTATATTTAGATGCTATGTCTGTAGAAGAAGCTATTGAAGAATTTAAAAAGCTATTAGATAGTAGTGCTATTTAATTTAAAAGGGGATTTTATTATGGTAGTACATTCTGAGGAAGATATTATTGAATTAGTTAAGTTTTTTAAAAAAGACTATAATACAATGGATTTAACTAATCAAGTTAAGAGTGTAGTAGATTTTGTTAAGGGTACAGAATTATCAAGACCTATTTCTTGCACAGAGGTAGATGTGTCTGTACATGAGGATAGTACAATTACGATTGAGTATACAGTTAATGAATGGGCAATTCGTTTTATTTTCTTTTCTGATAATCAAGTACATGTACAAGAATGTGTTAATCACATTACTAAGTTTGAAAACGTAAAACGTGCTATTATGTATGCTAATAGATTTCTTTGTATTTAGGTGATATATGATATTAGTTTCTTTTGTATTAGTATTAACAATATCAGTACTAATTTTATCTGTTATACAGGATTATTTTGCAGATAAGAATATGTGGTATTATTTATTATCTGTTGCAACTGTATTATTGTTAATGGTTTTAGCAATGTGTGGTGTGCATATAATTTTTAGATGATGCTTGAGTGTATGATATACTTTCATACACTCTTTTTTATTATCTTTACAAAACTTTACACATATGGTAAGATTATTTTGTAGATATATTTTACTTATAATATTTAAAAGGAGATTAGATTATGAGTAAGGTTCTTAGTAAAATTAAAAGACGTGGTAACACGCATTTGATTACGGATTTCATTCGTAGTTTACATGAGTATCATATGCGTACAAAAGATGTATTATTTGTCATGACTAGTTGTGGGTATATGTCTTGGGAAGATTTCTGTAAAGTAGCAAGACATGATTATTTTAATAGTGGGTATGGTTCTCCTGAGGTAGCAATTGATTTAAAGATATTCACTACTAAGGGATATTTTTATCGTCATGAAATTTGCGATGGCATGGAAGATTGGAGATTTCATTATATGGAACATGAGATGTCATCAAGAAAGTTAGATGTTACAGATGTGAAGACTTTCGTTGGTGGTCATTGGTCTACGTTATCTGAAATTATTAAAAGAGGTAATGAAGATGTATAGCTATAGGGAGATTAATGTTAGTAGGTTTAATGAATTACATAAAAAGAGTAGTGAACTGTTAGCTAGGATTGCAACGTCTATCATGTTAGATGAGATTGATAGGTGTGATAATATTCTAGATTATGTAAGTGGTAATGGTAACTTTCAATATAGTAGGGAATTTACGTATGTAGGAGGTAAAGGTACTATTAAGGTTGGTACTCAACTTTTACCTATTAGACAGAGTGATAAATTTTTCTTTAACAGTGGTACATTAGATATTTCTTTAGGAGAACATAGATTTGTTAAGATTCGAGTTCATAAAGGTCTTAATGGTTGTACTACGAGTGTGTCAAAGTGTCATTTTAGATATGTGACAGAAGAGAGAAATATTATTAAGGACATATTATCTCAATACATGGGTTCTAATGGTATTCCTAAAGATTCTGATTTATATAAGGCTTATCTTGAGTATTTATCTATGGTAGAAGAGATGAGTGATATTTTAGGGTTTTAATATAAACATTTTATATATAGTAGTTGTACATTCTTTCTAGATAGGTGTATAATATAGAAGTAATATTCTTATAAGGAAGTATGAGAATAACGACTGAACAAGTAGAAGTAGTGAAGCGTATGTTTATTTTTGTCTTAGTTGTGTGGAGCATGTTTTAGCCAATCACAATGATGATAGATGAAACAAAAGCATAACGAAACGAAAGGAGGCCGTTTTTAATCTATGTCTAATAAGATTAAGGCTGTATTATCAATTCTAACATTTTGTGGTGTTCTTTTTGGTTTTGTAGGTAGTGCAGATGCACGTATGGTAATGACTACTGCGTACACTCCTCATGAGCAGGCTGGGTACATGGCAAATGGCTTATGGATTCAAGAAGGGTATGTTGCACTTGATTTTCTACCTTTAGGCACACAAGTGTGGTTGGATGGTGTTCCATATATCGTTGGTGATAGAATTGGTAGTGGCGACCCTGACCATGTTGATATCGTAATGAATAGTTATGAAGACGCTATTCAGCATGGCAGACGTTACATGGACTTACAATATTAATATTGCAATGACAACTGAATAAGAGTAGATACTTTAGATGATATAGAGGTATGGTGCGTTGACATCATACCTCTTATTTTTTTGAAAAATAACTTAACAAAACTTTACAACTTAATATAGATATGGTATACTATAAGTGTGATAGGTGTGGTAATAAAAGGAGAAAGAAAAATGAAAAACTTCAAAATTTATTGTGTATCAAATGAAGATAATTCCAAATATGAAATTAGTTTAAATGAGTTAGTTACTAAAGGTAACTATACAGAAGATGAAGTTTGTAAATTATTAGATTACATCGAATCTACTAAGTACAAAACTTTCAGATGGAAGTTAGTGCATAAAGATTCCATTCATGCTATGGATGGGGATGGGATTCAATATTATTTAGTAGATTTAAAATAATGTGTTATAATAAGAGGAGATATAAAATGAAAAAGAGCATATATAACTATCATAATTTTGTAGCTTTAAATATGGCAGAAGTTGAAGACTTTGTTAATATCCATGATGGTGGGTATTGGAACTGCGAACCTGTAAAGTTTGATGCAGATGTCTATGGGTTGGTTAAGGGCAGACATGCTATGCCTATTAGTGAGTATGTATTTGATGAAATTGAAGACATGTTTAATTTTAGTAGATTAGAAATGGTGGCTTTTAGTCGCATTGTTAAAACATCTGATACTCTCATGTTGTATGTGACTGGCTTAACGGTAGCTACTGTAGCTGTATTAAATATAGCTAAAAAATTGGGTTATAAAGATGTAGTGTTAAAGCATTACAATCGTGATAATGGCTTATATGAAAGCCAGTGGGTATATTAGAGGGGTAATAACATGGATGCAATTAATATGGTATATGGCATTTATCAAAATGGTATTTCTGTAGGCTTTCTTTCTCATGATAGTTTTGCAGAATTTTTCAAGGATGTATGTATAGATTTAGTATGTCCTATTGAAGATAGAGAGTATATTACTGATAAAGTAGATACTACAGTAAATTACTTTGAATTTGGTAAGTTTTTCTCAGATGAGGATGGTACTACATTATATAAAGTTGTGGGGAAATTTCCTAAGCGTGATATGGTAGAGTTAGGGAAAGAGTTTTACTTCAATAAGGATAAATAATGGATACAGTTTTAAATTTAGTAAAGTGGTTAACTTCAAAATACAAAATTAAAGATAGTGAGTTTAGTGTAGCTGAAATTTTATATCATTATTTTAGTGATAAAGATTATAGTAACATTAACACTACATTAAATATAGAAGAGATAGTGTCTTACTTGGATACTATCTCTTTAGAGTATGATTGTTTACTTATAGGGAATGTATATCAATCTTTATTGGATGCTAGTCATAGACATAGTAATGGGGTTCATTATACACAAAAAGAAGATATACATAGAATCATAGATTATTTATTTTATAATGATTTGTTGGGTAGAGTTAAAGATTCAGATGCTAATGTATATAGCGATATAAGAGATTTAGTTTTCCTTGACCCTGCGTGTGGTTGTGGTAATATCTTAGTATATATTTATCATTTATTGTTAAATATTCAACAAGAGGGAAATTATTCTGATTATATTAAACCTAATAATTTCTATGGGATAGAGTTAGATAGTAGGTCAGCTTATATCGCAAGCTTATCTCTTTCTTTAGAATATTATAGATTTAGTGGTGAATTAATTTCTTGTGATACAATTACATGTGCTGATTCATTAAAGGTAGATTGGGGTAATATTGTACCCAAGGATAATTTATCTTATATTGTAGCTAATCCACCTTTCTTAGGCTCTTCTAATATGAAGAAAGCGTTAAAGCGAACGATAGAAGATAATTTCTATAATTTTGAAGGTAGAGATGGGTTAGACCTTTGTTGTTTTTGGTATATAAAATCTGCAGAGTTTATTCAAAATAGTGATATCAGAGCATCTATATTGTCTAGTGGTTGTGTAGTTCATGGCACTATCTTATATAATACTTTCAATTATATTAAGTCACGCTGTCATATATATTATGATTTTATGTATGATACATTTGAGTTTAAGTCTTTAGAGACATATTGTTGTGTGTTAGGGTTCTCTTCTAAAAAGAGTGATAAACTTAAATACTATATTGATAGATATGGTAAAACTCATACGTATAGTAACCTAAATATTTATGGATTAGATACAGATAAAGATACTTTAGTAAGACCAAAGTGTGATATTAGTTTAAATCCTGTTAGTATACTAGGTAGTTCGGATGTATATGATACAACTCATGTGTTTTCTAGTGAAGAGCGAGATGTCATTTTAGCAGATAATTCATGGTTAGAAAAGTATTTCATACTAGCAATTCGACAAGATTTTATATGCTCTAGGTGTAGTGACTATTATGTGTTTGATATTAATAGTTTCTTAGTGACTAATACTGTAGATTCTGTTTCACATATAGGTAGTATATATAAGATTGTTAAAGAGTATATGGATAGTGGGCGTATCACTATTTATAAGGCTAGGAGTTTTAAAGAGTCTTGTTTCTGTATACCTAGGTTTATATGTGATAATGATTCTTTTTTATCTTTTAGATTGTATGAGGGAGATTCAGAATTTTTAGGTAGTCATATGAGTTTTATACTAGATTGTGACTATGCGTATATTGCAATTTTGTTGTCAGATGTGTATTTAACTTTTATGGGGAAGTTCTGTAGCACATCTTTTGGTAATATTAATTACAACAAAGATTTTCATAGGTGTTTCTATATTCCTAAGTTAGATGAAGATAGTAAAGAGTTACTTAGAGATAGTTTTAAAAAGATTTCTAAGTTATTAGAGAGTTATATTCAAATGGGTATTACTTTAAATAGTCTACAAAATGATACTCCTAATGATTTAGCAGTTCTTCTTAAACATAATAATGATATTGTTAGAGATGTCTATGGTTTTAAATCTGATTCTGACTTAGGGTTAGGTGTATATAACTTATATCTTGATAACATGTAATATAGATTGGAGATACTATGTTTAGTATCTCTTTTTCTTATGTCATAATGCATTATATATAGAAGAAGATTTAATAGATATTATATTCATGGTACATGGTGGTATAAATGGTAATTTTGACTAAGAAAACAAAATACGACTCTATTTTAGAGGGTGTAAAGAATGTTGTTAATGAGACAGTCATGGGTGATTTACGTAAGATTGGTAACAGCAAGACATTTACTCCTTTGAAAAGGGTTTTAGGTGGTAAATTTTATAATGTAGAGACAGGATTTAGGGTTCATAAGATTAAAGATGGTACTTATACTTTAGATGTAGATTATTATGTTGAAAATCATGATTTAGATGCTAGACTTAACCTTATTGTAAGATGTGATGGTACGTTTACATCAGAAGATAAAACAAATGGTACGACAACTATTACTGCTAAACAAATTATAGTACAAGAATTAGATGCACCTGTAACTACATTAAATACATTTAAACCTTTCAAAGTTAAATGTGATATAACTGCAGTTAAAGATTTACAATTTGTTTCAACTGATTTCAAATCTGTAGCTGAGAAAGTTATTACTACATTATTTGATGAAGTATTAAAAAACAAAGATTTAGATGCTAAACTTGCTAAAAGCACAGGGAATGCTAAAGGTTTCAGTACTGTTAAGGAATTTATGTTAGTATCATATAGGTAGTAGGTATATGGCTGACGAATATGGTAAAGATTGGCGATATCAGTTAGAGAGACAGCATAGTGTTAATAACCCTGTTATTGTCAATGAAGATATAGAATTACAGAGGAGAATGTTTTGGGAGTCAGCTTTACATACTGGGATTACAGTAGATTTTTATAATTGTAAGTATGAAAAGCAAGATTTCAATCAAGACTTAAACCTAATGTGGGACGATGCTATACGATTACCTGTTATCTTTGATGATGCACCTAAAGTTAAGGTATTAAAGAATCTTGGTTGGTATACAGAAGATGATGAACGTCCTGAATTAGTATATTTACCTATGTATAAAGATTGGATGACTAAAGAACTGTTAGATGTCAAAGAAAATTCTATTATTAGGTTATATTACTTTGGTGGTATTAATACTGCAGATTTTAGGGTTACTGATAAGAAGATGGATAGTGTGTATGGTGTATATTGGGTATGTAAGTTAGCACCAGAGCGTATGAATGATTTCACTATGATTGAATTGAATGGTGAGCATTTCTTAAAACGTAGTGAGGTTAGACCTAGGCATACAGATTATATGACTAAACAGTTAGAAGATGGATATAGTTCTGATTATGAAAAGTCCTCTGACTTTAGGACATATGAACACGATTCTTATGTTAATCAAATAGTTGATAATGATGATACGGAAGGTTCTGCAGATAGTATTAATTTTGCTAATACAGAGAGTAATAATGTAGGGTATACTGAGGCTGAGGATAATATGTCTACGACATTTGGTTCTGTAGATGGTAAAAAGTATATTGATAACTATGATATCATAGAAGATTATAAAGTACCTAAGAAAGATAAGAATACAAAGAAGAGCGATAAGATTCGTGGTGGTAGATTTAATGTAAATTGAGGTTAGTTTTTAATTATGAAATATAGTAGTGACTTGATTGTAGAATCTTTACGGAGTCAATTAAATAATGATACAATTAATGAGGCTAAAGTAGTTACATTTGATGGTAAAGTGAATCCTAACTTTGGTCATGCTGTTATCATGGCTGGTGGGGCAGGAAGTGGCAAATCTTTTGCTTTGAATAATGTAATTATGTTACAAGGTAAGACTTTTGATGTTGATGAATTGAAACAGTTGTATGTTAAAGGTGCTAAGAGTGGTATCTTTGATGATGAACGTAATGGTGATTACAATTTTAAGAATCCAGAAGATGTATCTTTATTACATCAAAAAGTAAAAGATTTAAAACTTAAAGATAAAAGGGAAGAGACTTTCTTTAAGTCTGTAATGTCAGATAAATTACCTAATATTATTTTTGATATTACTGGTGATGAAGAATCTAAGATTACAAATATCGCTAAGATGTGTAAAACTATTGGGTATAAGGTTTCTTTAGTATGGGTAGTAGCTAATAGGGAAGAAGCTTTTATTAGAAATATGAGTCGTGATAGGGTTGTACCTGATACAATATTCCATTCTACACATAACAATGTAAAATCATCTGTATTTAGTTTCTTAGAAGGTCAAGGTGCTAAATTCTGTGATTATGCATGGATTGTGTTTAGTTCTGGTGCTAATGCAAAAGAGTTATCTGCAGAAGAAAAGAAAGCATTAGAACAGAATAGGGTTATTGCATTAGAAAAGAAAGGTACTAAGTTTGTTGTGCCTGATAAAGTATATCGTAAAGTAATGGTTGTTACTGGTAGGAACGAAGTAGACCCTAATGCTCCTAAAAATTATTTGAGTCAAGATGATTTCAGAAAAGACTTTGATAATAAAGTAAAAGCTGTACGTGGTGGCTCTATGGTGGTACGTAAGCAAAATTTTTAATTGAGGTATCAAATGAAGATACTGAGAAGTGTTGTTGAGATGGAGCATATAGATGGTATCTATATAACTGTTTCTCAGCATATGTTTAAGTTAGGTTCTAAGAGAATACAGAAAGAATTAGGAAGTCAGTATTATATGGACTTCCTAATCTTTATGGCTGTAACTCTTGCTAAAGAATTTGAACGTGCAATAGATACTCAGAGGTATAAAGGCACTAAATGGGCGCCGTTATCTTTATCTTATTTAACTTATAAGAAGAGGATGGGTTTCTCATTGAATACATGGGAAGCTATTGGGTTTCTTAAAAATAATATAACTATATTCAAGAAGTTTAATAACTTTATAGCTGTAGGATTTCAGCAAAAACAAGTATATCCTAATAGTGGTGTACAAGTGAATATGATTGCTAGATATGTTGAATATGGTACAAATAGGAATACTATAAAGGGTAAAAAAACTATGCCACCTCGTCCTTTATTTAGACCGATAGCTAGTTATATTTCTAAACATATATCTAGGTATTATAAGATGTATTTAAAAGAATTAGATAAGATTAAAAACAATAGAGTACCTTATCTATATCTTAGGAATAAGAAGGTCATAAAATCTTCTAAGAGTAGAAGGTAATTACTTAACAAAACTTTACACCTATATATTTATATGTTATACTATGGGTATAAGGTTAGATTAATTTATGAGGTGCATTATGGATAAACAAAAATTAATTTTAGAAGGATTAAAACAAGATTCTATAAATGAAGCTAGTTTAGGTAGATTATTTCAGCATATCGGTAAAGACTTTATTGTATTTATTACGTCTGATAGACAAGTATTGGATAAATCAGAAAACAGTAAACGTAGAAAAGAGTTAGAAAAATATATTCGTTTAGCTGGTTTTGGTTACAATAAAGTTGTTGGTAGTTATAAAGAAGAGGAAACAGGGGATACTAAGAAAGAAAATTCCTTTGTTGTCTATGGTAAAGATGAGAAAGATATGCTCAAAGTGTTTAAACGCTTAGGCGAGAAATATGAGCAAGATTCTATTTTGTTTATAGATTTAGATGGCAATGCATATCTTTTATATACTTATGGTAGCAATAAAGGCGAGAGAGATAAATTAGGTAAATTCCGTGTGGGTATTGTAGGTGACTACTATTCCACTATTGGTAAAAAGGGTTTTAGATTTGAAGTAGATGAATCTTATCAAAAGGAAAGTTTCACTACATTTAGTGGTATGTTGCACGAGAACTTCATGAAGTTTGTTAATAAATATGAAGATTTTGATATTAGATGGGAAAATAGATAAATGCATAGTCCTTTATATCAATACGATTTGGCTATGTATGATAGAATACATAGCTTATATGATGAAGTGTTCTTCGCAGATGTAGATGAACAGTTCATTACAAATGCTAGGGAACATCAAGGAAAAATAGTAATGCCTTTTATAGGTATTAGTAGATTGCCTGATTTCTCTGTGAATTATGAGTTTTATAACGATAGTCAGGTACGTAGGGGATGGACGAATCAGAAGGCTAAGGATGAAGAAGGTGTAGAGTTTAGAGGTAAGAGAGTTATGGTACATTCTTTACCTGTAATGCTACAATATCAGATAGACGTATATGCTACTAAACGTGATGTATGTGATGGTCTGATTTCTGAGTTGTTAATGGAATTTTCTGAAAGACCATATCTACGTGTTCAGTTCATGGATATTGGTGACCATGTACAAGAGTTTCAAATAGCACTAGAAGATGGTGTAAGTGATAACACGGATGTAAGTGGTTTTGCTGAGACGAATCGTTTTTATCGAAAATCAATTACAATTAATATTGACCATGCATATATCTATAGGGTAGATAAAGCATTTGAGATTGATAAGGTTGTTATTGATATTCATGATTTACCATTAGATGAAAAAGATTTAGATAAGATTAAACCTAATAATGGCTCTAATAATTCTTCTAGTCAAGATTTCAATACAGATGGTATTAGTCCTGGTGTTAGGACTAGGGATGAATTAAAATTAGCGAATGAAGAGTCACCAAATAACCACTTAAAAGTTTAATTTAAGAGGAGATTTAACTTATGGGAAAGTATGTTGAATACTATCAGCAAGACGTAGTGGAGTTACATGATGCTGATATATTATCTAAAGTTTTGACAGTAGATGAAACGGTTAATGATACTGTGGTTAGTTCTTTTGATGTTGTTTATAAGAGTGATTTTGATAGATTACTTAGACTATATAACTCATTAGTCAGTGGTATTCAAGATGGTAATCTGTGTCATGATTTCCATTATAATGTTGATAATATTAAATAATGGTAAAGCTATACACAATATAAGTGTATAGCTTTTTATATATAGTACTTGAAAACATTAACAATAAATATCTGTATATACTAAAGAATATTCTATGTACAAAAGATGGGTAAAGTGAATAACTTATATTATAATATAAATTATTATCCGTTTTTGGGGGTATGTAATGGCTACACTAACAATGTTAAGTCCAGGTGTATACATGAACGAGGTTGACAAAAGTCAATATACTACAGACTCCTCTACTTGTATTATCGGTATGGTAGGTGGTGCTAGGTTCGGTCCTGTTGGTGTACCTACTTTGATTTCTTCACAACAAGAGTTAATTAAAACTTTTGGCGAACCTGTTGAAGGTGAATATGGGTTATATAGTGCTTTAATGGCATTAACTCATGCGAGTCAAGTAATTTATACTCGTGTTGTACGTGGTGGCACAAAAGCTACTTCTGGTAAGATTGGTACTGATAAAGTTCTTTATCGTTCTGCTGTAATTGGTGAGGCTAGTAATGGTCTTAAAATTAGTCAATCTGCATTGACTGGGGGTAAATTTACAGTTACTATTAAAGACTCACAGGATGTAGAGAAGGAAAAGTTTGAAGATTTGACTTTGACTTCCTCTGAAGAAAACTTTGTAGAAGCTGTAATTAACGCTAAGTCAAAATTGATTCGTGCTGAATTACAGACTACAGGTAGTATCGAGGCAAAAGAGTTTGTGTTAGGTGACGCTGTAAAAGGTGGTAACACAGGTTCTAATGCTCACGCTGGCAAAAAGGGTACAAATAAAGTACTCTTAGAGTCAAAATACTTTGATTCTAAATTAAATGGTTGTTCAGCTATTTTTAGTGCTATTGAAGAGTTCACTCAAACATTTAATGTTCGCATCGTAGATGAGAATGGTAATGTGGTTGAGCAATTCAGTACACTATCTCTAGACCCTAAATCTCCTCGATTTGTAGAGACTATTATTAATAATGGCTCTATTCGTGTGAATGCTAAAGTTGATACTGACTCATCTGTTACATATCATGAAGATACATTAATCTTCAGTGGTGGTGATGATGGTATTCTTGGAATTACTGCTAGTGATATCATTGGTGACGTTTCTGGTGGTGGGTTACAAAGTTTCTCTAACCCTGAGACTGTTACTATTGATGTATTGACTGCTAGTGGTTGGAGTGATGCTAGTGTTATTAAAGCTGGTTTGAGTATTGTAGAGAACCGTGCGGATTCCATTTTCCTTGTAGACCCACCTTTTGGTATGAGTGTACAAGAAATGATTAATTGGTCTAATGGTAAAGGTTCTTATACTAATCAAAATGGTTTAGATACTTCTTATGGTGCTTTATATTGGCCGTGGTTACAAATTAGTGATAACTTCACTAACAAAAATATTTGGCTACCACCTAGTGGTTTTGTAGCTGGTCAATATGCATATAATGATAAAGTAGGTTTCCCTTGGTTAGCACCTGCTGGTTTAAATCGTGGTAGAATTACTAAAGCTATTAATACAGAGTATTCACCTACACAAGGTGAACGTGATGCTTTGTATGGTCATAGGAATGTGGTAAACTGTATCACTAACTTTATCGGTCAGGGTATTGTTATTTGGGGCAACAAAACTTTATTACGTCAACCAACTGCATTAGATAGGGTTAATGTACGTAGGTTGATGAGTTTCTTGGAACGTAGTATCGCAGCGAAGTCTAGGTACTTTGTATTCGAGCAAAACTATGATGCTACATGGGAGCGTTGGAAAACGCTTGTAGAACCAGTTTTGATTAATGCTAAAAATAATGGTGGTTTGTACGATTATAAGATTGAGTTGGAAGCAACTGCACAAGACTATGAAAATAATCGTATGCCTATTAGTATTTACGTTAAACCTATTAAAGCCGCTGAGTTCATTAGTTTGACTTTCAACATAATGAATTATAGTGCTAGTTTTAATTAATAAGGGGGATATGATATGAGTCAATTAAACGCCTCTTTCATGTCTATGGACTCAACGTATGAGGTTCAACGTACCAACAATTTTAGGTTCATTGTAGATTTAAGTGAGTTCTCTAATAACACTTCTTCTTCTAGTGGTGATATTATTGAATTGGCTTGTGATAGCACAGGTTTACCTACTGTATCTAATGACCCTATTGAGTTGGATTATGGCAACTCACAAATCAAGGTAGCTGGTAAAGCGACTACCGATGATATTACAGTTGCTGTAAAAGACTTTATCGAACCTGACGTAGAGAATATTCTATGGCAATGGAGGATGAAGGTTTATAATCCTAAAACTGGTAAAGTTGGTTGGGCAAATAACTATAAACGTACATGCATGATTGTTCAATACGGTCCGAATGGAGAAGTGTTGAGGAAATGGCAATGTGATGGTTGTTGGCCGACAAGTCTAGATTTAGGTGAATTAGATTATTCTAGTGGTGATAAGAAGCAAATCAGCATGAACTTGTCTGTAGATACTGCTTATCTTGTACGTGATGGACAAAATACGCATATTTACGGTACTGATTAGTCTATAGGTATAGATGATAGGACATAACTTTGTTATGTCCTATTTTTATGTTATACAAGGTATTGACTTAGATAAGTATCTATAGTATACTAATTTTGTTAGATGATGACTCAGACATGGGTTTTTAATAGAGCGACATTTTATAAAATGTCGCTCTATTTTTATAAAATGTCGCTCTATTTTTATATATGATTGAGGGGAAGCTTTTGGGGTTTACAGATTGAGATATTTGTGGTATATTTTAGACAGTAGGTAGGAGTGGTTTATCTACCTATATATGGATGCTGAGATGTTTTTAGTGCGTTAAGTCTGAGTATCTGTCTCCGTCTTGCTTTGTAGTACATTGTTTTTAAGTTTTCCTTTCGCATTGTACTACAGAATACTTATTATTTTTCTTATTGGAATATAGTTTTACATGATTTAGTGTGTTAGTTCACACTGCTCTCCTGTCAGAGTGTTACATCAATTACTTCGGCTCTTATTGATGTAACACTCTTTTTATGTTTTTAATCTTTGTTTAACTTTATTGGTTATAGATTGTGGTGTTTTGTAGTTTACTATTTTATATATACAAAAATTGGAGTCTAATTTTTGATTTGTGAATTATAGGTAAATTTCATCTTATATACATAATAGGGATGAGAGTTGAGTAGATACATTTTACATCATATTCTACGGAATACATTAGATGGTTATGTGTAGATTGCACAGTACTTTATGATAGGGATACTAAAGCTAGTTACAGGTAATCATATTGGTATAGTAGAGGTGGTGTTCTATGAATTTAATTGAGATGTTATCTGTTTTGGGTATGAACATAAGTATAGGTGATGTTTCATTGGCAACATTACTTTTGCTGACTATCATACAAATATCACCTATTGAGTTTAATCCTCTTTCAGTTATATTATCTATTATTGGAAGGGAATTAAATAAGGAAGTAATTGATAGGGTTGAAAAACTCGAAAAGTTTGGTGAGTCAAATAGTAAGGATTTAAGTCGTTTATCATATGAAATTTCTGAGACTAGGGCAATTAATGCTAGGTCAAGGGTGTTAGAATTTAATGATGATTTATTACATAATGTAGCTAAATCAAAAGAAAGTTTTGACCATATCATGACCGACATAACTTATTATGAGCAGTTCTGCAGAAAACATGTTGACTTCCATAATCATGTATCTGATATGGCTATTAAGAATATAGAGGATATTTATCGTAAGCGATTATCAAAGAATGATTTCTTAAAATAGATTAATAGTTGTATTTAGTATATTAGAGATAGTAGCGATACTATCTCTATTTTTATTGTTAATTGTAAAATATGGTTACACTATATATATTCTTAGATAGTTTCAGTACTTTTTAGATAGTATATTTTTTATAATACAAAAGAGGTTAGAAGTGGAAGATAACAGATTTGATTTAGGTGCAGATGTATTTGGTGATGGTGCATCAGAGGTTACGTCTACAGTGGTGGATAAAGATATTAAAGAAGTAATTAACAATACTGCAGAAGGGGTAAAAGTGGAAGAAACAAAAAAAGAAGATTTGATTGCTAAAGACTTAGAGAGGGAAAGTAGAGAGGCTGGTTCTAAGAAAACAAAAGTAGATTACGAGTCTACTGTACTACTACCATCTAAAGGTATTCTTTATAAAGAGGATGGCATTCCTGCTAATATTACATTACGTGGTATGACAACACGTGATGAAAAGATTATGTATGCTAGTCAAGGGGCAGATGTGTTTAAGAAAATCCTAAGGAACTGTATTGTTTCTCCTGAAAATATTGATATTAATCGTCTAATTAGTGCAGATGAGATGTTCCTAATTCTTCAATTACGTATGGTAACATTTGGCGATAAATATAAAGTACGTTCTACATGTCCTCATTGTGGTAACACAGATGAACATGAAATTAGTTTATCTGATTTTGATATTATGTACTTAGATGATAACTTCACTGAACCTATTAATGTTGAGTTACCTGTTAGTGGTGATACTTTGTCATTACGTTTGTTGCGTAATTCTGATACAGAGTTTGTTGAAAAGTATGCACGTAGATTTGCTAAACAGTTCAATCAAAATTACAAAGAAGTTATGTATATCTGTAGGATGGCAAAATACATTACAGCTATTAATGGTAAGTCTGTGGATTTTGTAGACGCTCGTAGTTATGTAGAAAACATGGTGTCTATGGATAGTGCTAAAATGCAGACAGTGATTAATAGTATTATTGTAGGTGTAGATACTATTGTTGACCATGAATGTACTTCTTGTGGTGAAATTTATGATTTCGCTATGCCTATTACAAGTGAATTCTTTCGTCCCACAATTAAGTGAGTTCAATTCAGACGAATATAATAATAAGGCTAGAGATATACGTTTTACTGCTTTTCGTTCTTTAATGAAGGAAGAGTTTCAATTAGCTTATTTTGGGAAAATATCCTATGAATCAGTTGAAAAAATGAGTTCATTAGAGAGAAGGACGATGTATCAAATTTTGGTCGACCAGAAAAAAGAAGAGAAGAAAGCACAAGATGAGGCTATCAAATCCGCTAAAGAGAAAAGGTCTACTAGAGGGAGGAGGAGATGATAACCTCATCTCTTTTTATAATTATTAAAGGTTGTATATATGGCTGATTTACAAGATAAAAAACAATTAAATAAACGTATACAACGGATAGAAGAAAAAGAAGCTAAGAAGGCTGAGAAGAAGATAGCGTTACGAGAAAAGCGTTTTGCTAAGATGCTAGATTCTCAAATGACAATGTTAGAGTCTTTTTATAATACTACTAACAAATCAGCTCAAGGGATGCTTAGGGATAGTATGGACAATCAGCAAGCTATATTAGAAGATAGTTTAGCTGATATGAAACGTGAATTTACCTTGTATGCAAAATATATGGATAATTCAAATCGTAAGTACTATAAAGGCATGATTCAAGTAGCAGATGAAAGTCTACAGACTATGAAGGATACTGTGTCTAAGCGTTTTGGTGAAATATCCGATGAGTTTGATGAAGAAATGATTGGTATGACCAATTCATTTACTGATAGGATAAAAAGATTCTCTAAGGGTGTTAGGGACGCCGCTGTAGCTTTAGAATTGACTGATATGGCAGATAGTGTTAAGAGTAGCTTAACTGATATCACTGACTCTTTTATTGATAATTTCCGTGAAAGAAGTGCTAAATTAAATGGCAATATCTCTAAGAGTGATTATCAACGAATGATAGGTGGTGTGGTTGACTCATCATATGCTATGGGTAGGAACGAGGCATCTGAACTTGTTAATAGTGTCATGGATGAGATGGGCATGAAGACTGCTAAACAGTTAGACCCTTATATTAAGGAAGTAGCTAGTTTACATACTGCTATCGATGCTAATATTAGTGATTTATCTAGTATCATTAAAATGGATATCAATAGTGGTGGTAAGGGTGATGTATTACGTGAGATGTCTAATATAGCTACTGGGTTAGGTGCAGATAAAGACTTGACAGTAGATAGTAATGCTATGTTATCTTCTATGAATGAACATATTGAAGATTTATATGGGTTATCTAAAAAAGATTCTGTTAAGTTTAAGGGTATGACTAAATCATTAGCAATAATGGAAAGTATTCAACAGCAACAATATAATAAAGGTGTTGAAGAAGCTGGTGGAAAGATTATTGAGTGGTCTAAGATGTCAGTTCCTGAGTTGCTAAAAGATGATGATTTTGTTAATTTCATGTCTAGAACTGGTATGAGTGCAGAAGATTTCAGAGGTGCTATTGATAATGGTCATGCAGATGAAGTTATGAAGTCGATGCAAGATGTCTTTGTTGCTAATAAAGATGACCCATTCGCTTTAAATCAATTAAGAGAGTCAGTAGGGTTTAGTTCTGACGCTGTAGCACAGATGTTCGCTAATGCTGATAATTTATCAGATGACTTAAAGAAAGTTTCTGATAATATTAATAAGAACTCAAATTTAACTAAATCTAATTCTGAGAGTATGGCTGGGTATGCAAGTGGTCCGATAGAAAAATTAGGTAATTGGTTATCAGATTCTTTCCCTGTTAGGTTGGTTTCTGACTTCTTTGGTGAATTAGATGTTAAAGCCGCTAATATGGCTAACTACGCTATTATTGCATATACAGTAGCTAATCAATGGGGTGATGTTAAATCATTACTTAAAACTATAGCATCTCCAATGAAAGGATTCGGTAGTTTCCTTAAAGGTGGTGGCTTAAAGGCTCTATTCAGTTCAAAGAGTGCATTAAGTGATGGTATAGCAAGAGGGTTAAAATACCTATTCACAGGGAATGGTTCTTTTATTGCTTTTATGATTAAGAAGTTTAAGTCAGTGTTCTCTTGGGTAGGGAAAGTATTTTATGCTAATGCTCCTGATGCTATGATAAAGATATTCTCTAAAATTGGTTCAAAGATGGCTCCTGTGTTCTCAAAATTCTTTGGTGGTATATTCTCTAAGATAGGTGGAAGCAGTGTAGGGAAGCTTGCTAGTAAGATTTTTGGTGGTGGCGTATTCAAATTTTTGGGTAAAGCAATACCTATCTTGGGTGGTTTCTTTGATGTCATATTAGATTTCTTTGCTGGTTTAAATAAAGCAGATGATTGGTTTGGTAAAGACCATAACTTATTGCAGACTATCTTGAGTGGTTTAATAGGTGCTATCTTTGGTACTGGTAGTGGTATCAAGAGTGAGAAGTCATTTTTAGATAATCTTTTTGAGGTTTTAGGTGGTGCGTTAAAAGGTGGCGTTGCTGGTTTTGCTGTTGGTGGTCCTGTTGGTGCTTTTGCTGGTGCTATTATTGGTGCTATAGCGAGTGCTATTGGTGGTGATAGAGTTGCTGAAGCTTTCAAATCATTAACAGATTACGTTGCATCTATTCCTGATAAGATTATAAGTGTATTTACTACTGCATTTGATGCTGTTCATGATTTAATTGCTAATTCATGGATTGGTAGTTTATTGGGGATGGAGAAAAATAATCCTAATAAATCTACTACTGATAACGTCACTACAGTAGCTAGTGCAATGTCATATCTAAATCCTTTTGGTTTAGTAAGTGGTGTATTGAGTACTTTTGGCTCTCATGCAGATGGTTTATCTAATGTTCCTTATGATAACTACCCTGCTTTCTTACATAAGGGAGAAGCAGTCTTAACTTCACAGCAGGCAGGTGCTGTTAGGTCAGATGGTGGAATACCTGTTGGTGGTAGTTTCATTGACGCTTTAGGTTTAAATGGCGAAGTTGGTCAAGGTCGTTCAGTATTAGAGAAAGTATTTAGAGGTGTATTTGGTATCACTGGTCAAGACACGTATGGTGAGGGTGGATTGTTTGGCAATATCTTTAAACACTTATTAAATATGGGTACTGGTGGTATTTTAGGTAGTTTACTTGGAGATAGTGGTTCTATCTTTGATAAATTAAAAGAGTTCTTAAAAGGTGGTTCTTCCTCTAGCAGTGGTAGTGCTGGTGGTGGTAAGCCAGCTGGTATGTCAACTGGTAATGGTGATGGTAAGAGGATTTGGGACTTTTTAGCTAAGGTTGGTTATTCTGCTGAGGGTATAGCTGGTATACTAGGCAACTTGCATGAAGAAAGTGGTTTTAGAAGTGGTGCTATACAAGATGATGGTGGTACTACAAATGAATCCTTATTACAACAAATTACAGCTAGTAAAGATGCTTTCTTGGCTCATGAAGGTGGATTCGGTTTAGCACAGTGGACTGATAAAGGTCGTAAGAGTGCTTTATGGGATTATGCTCAATCTAAAGGCACTAGTGTTGCTGATTTCCAAACACAACTTGAGTTCTTATTAAAAGAATTACAAAGCAATTATTCTAGTACTTCAGACGCATTAAAAGGTCAAATCTCTGTTGATAGTGCATCTGACATTTTTGGTAGAGAGTACGAAGGTTTTGGTGCTGATTCAGCCGCTAGTAGGTTAGAAAAATCTAAGAAGTTTTATGAAGAAAATACAAAAGGAACTCCTCAATATGCTCAAGGTACTCCTTTTGTTCCTGATACACAAGTTGCCCTTATTCATGAGGGTGAGATGGTTGTGCCTGCTGATAAGAATCCTTTAAATACTAATACTACAAGTACAGTTGTATCTGATTCTAATAGTGGTTCAGATGATGTAGTAGATGCTATTAAATGGCAAGTTATGAGGTTAGAAAGCAAGTTAGATACATTAATTAATGTAATAGCAAGTGGTTCTAATTATCGTGGTAGTGGTGTTAGTTCAGATGCATCAGTGAATAATTTATTGAAGGTTTGAGGTAAATAGATGGCTAATGACTTTAGTTCTGACAATTATTCAATGTCAGTAGGTAAAAGTGGTGTAACAACGATGCAATGGAATCCTACTAATATAATTCCTTGCTATATTGTTAATCTAGTTACAGGGACTAAGATTAATTTTGCTACATTACCTACAGACGTTTCTGAGGATTATGGTGCTAGCTTTGGTCAACAACAGCCTATGGGACGTTCTTCGCCTTATTTCAATTATGAGGGGAGTGAGGCAAGAACTGTTTCTTATAGTGTAACTTTACATAAAGATATAGTTCCTGATATGGAAAATGTTGTATTAGAATGTAAGAAGTTAGTATATCCTAAATATACAGGCAGTTTAGTAACACCACCTTATTGTTATGTAAGATTTGGTGCTATGATAAATATTACTGCAATAGTCAATTCAGTAAGTATTGAGTGGGGTGGTGCGGCTGGCACTATTCTAGGTGATACATTAGATAGTGAGTCTTTAGGTGGAAATAGTTCTCCTACCTATTCAGATGTTCAAATAAGTTTTAGTTTTACTGAGATAAGGGCAAGGTCTTTAATGCAAGCAGATAATGTGTTTGATGAAGGTCCTGTGAGGTAGGTGTTTTAGTGAATAAACCGTCATTAATTAAGACAGAGATTACACAGTCTTTTAAAAGTAGACAAGATAAAATATCCAGGTACTCAAATTTAAAGAGATTAGTTAATCTAAATGGCGATACATATATAGAATCACCTAATAAGTTTGAGATAAAAGAAAGTAATCGTGATATATACTATGCTGTTGAGAAGGGGTATGAAAATAGGTTAGATTTAATTTCTAATAAGTTTTATGGTACTCCTTTGATGTACTGGGCAATAGCTGTTATGAATCATATAGATAACCCTTTAGATGTACCATCTGGTGTAGTTCTTAGAATACCAGCTATAGAATCTATTTATTAAGATGTCAAAATAGTAGTCATGGGTAAGTCATGATATATTTGGCAAAATAGTAAGTCTATCGAGAAATTGGTAGGTAGTAGCAACTAATAGTTGCTCAACAAAGGAACTGAATTGCTGGGAACTTCTAAAATTTAACTAACTACAACGTGATATCTGATAATATGATATGAGCGTGAAATGTGGCGAAAGCAGAAAAAATAGTTAAGATGGTATAAGGTTAAATCCTAAGTACTGTGATAATGGACAATCAGCAGCCAAGCCTGTAAGGGAAGGTTCAACGACTATTCCTCGTGAGGGAAGTACACTATAAGTGGTTGATAGTGGAAGTGGTTTCGCCTAAGTCGCAAAAGCGATATGGATAAGATATAGTCTGTGCTTGTATGAAAGTACAAGATGCACGTAGTGGTGCTGGCTAAGTAGTAGCGTACTTAGTTGAACGAGCGTCCTCTTAAAAATTTCATAGTTATAATTATATATTGAGAATTTACATTTTCTGTTGTATAATAAATATTATTTATTATTAGTATGAGAGGAGGTGTAACTTCGTTGAATAAGTCATTTAAAATTAGGATATATCCTAATCAAGAACAAAAAGATATTATTGATAGTACTTTTAATTCTACAAGATATTTGTATAATTACATGCTTAATCTTAAAGAAAAATTGTATAAGTTTTTTGGGATTAGATTAAGTTATAATAATTCCTGTAAAGTTCTAACTGAATTAAAGAGACATAAGACATGGTTAAAATTGGCAGACTCAACTGCTTTACAGCAATGTCTTAAAGATTTAGATAATGCTTATGTTAATTTCTTTAATGGTAAATCTAAATATCCTAGATTTAAGTCTAAGAAACGGAGTAAAAACTCATATCGTACTAATAGTAGTGCAATTATTCTAGATATTGAGAGTCATACAATCAAGATTCCTAAAGTTGGTAGTATTGGGTTTAGAGATAAAAATGATTTTAGTAATATTCTTAAAATTTATAATGTCACTATTTCTAAGACATCTAGTGGAAAGTATTTTGCTAGTATATCAGCTGAAGTTGATATTGAACATTTTGAGAAAACCAATCAAAGTGTAGGTATTGACTTAGGTTTAAAAGATTTTGCAATTTTCAGTAATGGTGAGAAAGTTAATAATCCTAAATTCTTTGTTAATTCTCAAAAGAAGTTAGCTAAGATGCAACGTAAGTTGTCTAAAAAGATTTTTGGTAGCAATAATTACTTAAAATATAAAATTAAATTAGCTAAATTTCAAGAGAAAATAAAGAATCAACGATTAGATTTTCTACATAAGTTATCGACTAACATAGTCAAAGCTTATGATATTATTTGTATTGAGACTTTAAGTGTTAAAAACATGATGAAAAATCATAAATTAGCAAAATCGTTTCAAGATGTTTCATTGTATGAATTTACACGTCAACTAGAATATAAATCTAGATGGTATGGTAAAATAATTTCTAAAGTTGATAGATTTCATCCGTCATCACAGTTATGTTCTAATTGTGGATTTAAAAACAAAGATGTTAAAAATCTTAGTATTCGTGAGTGGACTTGTCCTAAGTGTGGAGTTCATCATGATAGAGATATAAACTCAGCGATGAATATTCTGGATGAAGGGCTAAGAGTTTTAAATTCTTAGACATATAATTATAACCGTGGGACACATGGGGTTAGCCTATTAAATTTATTTAGTTAATGGTTTTAGTTAATATACAATAATTAAAATTAAACTGGATGTAAATAGGAATTTTGAGACTTCGGTCAAGAGAGGATGTCAGGATACAGGGGTTATTCAAATATGAGTGATTTCAAAGAGAGTCAAATAACAAGAGATTTAAGTGGTCATCAGCCTTTGTACGCTTTTATAGATTTGGTGATTGATGGTCATAATATCTCGTATTTTGGTAATAAAGATTACAATGAATCAGTTATCAGTCTTAATGTGGAACGTAAAGGAAAGTCGAATCAAGATTTAGCTGGTTCGACTTTTGACATTGAGTTATATGATGATACTGCTTTACGTATAGAAGAATTATTAGCTAATGCTATCCCAGCTGGTAAGAATTGGAAAACTGCTAAACAGTTGAAAGATACAGGCAATGCTGTTACGCAGGGTAATGTAGATTGGCAAAATTCGGAAAATAAAAAGAAAGATGAAGAAGCTGAAAAGGCTAATACATATACAAAAGAAGATGAAAAGAAAGACCCTACACATAAAGAAGGTACTAAAAAGAATGTAAGTGCTAAACAAGAGGGAAATGTTAGGTGTCGATATGGTTGGTGTAATAGAAAAGGTCAAGTTATTGAGGATATATCTTTAATTGGCAAGGCTTTAAAATATACACTTAACTTTGAGGGGCCTGCATTAACTTTAACACTAAACTGTGTAGCTGAATCAGATGTTAACTCTACTAAGAAGTTAAATATGACATTTGATGTAGCTACTTATGGTGGCAAGCCATCTGAAATTGTACGTGCTATGTGTCAAAAAGCTGGTATCGCTATTGGTCGTATTGTAGAGACTAAACCTATTTTAGGTGAGGATGGCAAACCTAAGGAATTTAAGACTGAGACTAAGAACATGAGGGAGTTTATTTCCGATGAGTTATTAGAAAAGTCTGAGCCTTTAGATTCTGATAAGCCTGGTTATCGTTATTTTACACAAGTGGTAGATGGTGAAGAGAAGGCTTTTTTCGTACCAAATGAAATGTATGGTGATATGACTGTTGTTACCTATAAAAAGATGGAAGATAATACTTCTTCTACGAGTGCAACAACTGCTAATAATGGTGGTAATGCTGTAGGTAATGAAGCATATCTAAAAGTTATGGGTGTTTCTTCTCATGTATTAGGGAATAATCGTTCTTCAGATGTTAGTGTAGTTGGTAGTGGTAAGGTCATTTTTGTAGGTGATTCTAGGGTTAAAGATTTAAGTGTGTCAATACCTATAAATAAGGACATAGCATATATCTATGATGAAAAGGCTAATTATAGGTGGTTAAAAGATAATATAGATACAATAAAAAGTCAGGCATCTTTAGGTAGTCGTATTTATATGATGCTTGGGTTAAATGACTTAGATAATATCATTAATTATGTAGATTATTATAACTTATTAGCACGTAAATTTGAGTCTATGGGTGTTCAGTTCTTTGTTGTTTCTGTTCTACCTGTATTCATGGCTAAATCAATAATCAAAAATAGTAAGATACAGGATTTCAATCGTGCTATATCAGATAATCATTGTAGGGAACTTCATTATGTTGATATATTTAATTCTATTCTATTGTCACTAAAGAGTAATAATACTAAGGAAGATGGTATATCATATAATAAAAGGTTAATGCAAGATGTCTATAATCGTATCATCTATTATAAAGAGACAATTAATAGTGATAGACATTATGATGTAGCTAATAAGGGTAGGATAATCAATGGTGTAGAATTTACTACTCATAGTGTTCCTGATATGCTTAGTCGTTCTTCTTATCAAGGCAATGTATCTGAGGTAGAGACTTATGGTGGCGATGCTTTCATTGAAGAATTGATTACAAAATATGTAGCTGTGGCTTTGGCTGAATCAGATTCAGAAGATATTGCTACATTGTTGTCTGATTTAGATGATTTACGTAAGTATTTACTAAGTATTCAAGAAGGTTCTTTAAAGTCACCTCTAGGTTCAACTGCTACAATAGGTAATGTAAGTCCTTTGAGTTCATCTGAAAAGGTTTCTAAACCTGATATGAATAAGATAACTCAATCTTTCATGAGGATTTTTGGTAAAGATAAAATAGATGGGGATATTACTAAGTATATTGATTTAGTTAATAAATTTAGTGGTTCTATTCAAGGAAAAGACTCAAAGACTATAGATGATTATGCTAATGTATTTAAAAGCATTGTAGGTTCTAGTAGTGTTTCTAAGATAGTATCAGATGCTGTTAAACTTATTTCTGAGAATAGGGATAAAATACTTAATAATCAAGAAAACAATAAGACAGTATTATATGGTGGAATAGCAGATAGTCTTTTAAATACTCTATTACCAAATCAATCACCTAACATTAAAAAGATTCGTGATAAGATTACATCTGTGATGTCTTTAGATAATGATAAAATCAGAAGTGGTGATTATGGAGAAATAGAATCTCTTATTTCAAAAGAATTAGGGATTAACAATACTGCTATTGATACTTATGTAAAGACTGCTAAGACTTTAGTTGAGTTGTATAAGAATAGGGAGTATTTTGATATCAAAGATACTCGTTTCATGGCTAAAGATTTACTGACAAGTGTTGTTGGTAAAGAAAAAGTAGAGAAGGTACAAAAATATGTAGATACTGCTCAAAATATCTACAAGGCATTGAATGGTGCTAAAGATGTGACTAGTGTTCAAGGTGCTATTCAAGGATTATCAGATGTATTAGGGAAGAAGTCTAAGATTTCTAAGTATATAGATACTGCTAATTCTATGTTAGACATTGTCAATAAAGGGCAAGTAGGGACTACTATTTTTGATACAAATAATGGTATTGGTAATATCATTAAAGGTCGTTTACCTCAATTAACTAAGCCAGGTTCTCTTGGTGGTATCGTGGCATCTACGACTGGCATTGCTAATGTGTCTAGAGATGAAGTTTTAAAAGCGAATATACCTAATAGTGTTAATAGTGGTGTTGTAGGTCTTAATGGTGCTTTAAACAATGCTACAAAAGGTGCTAATATCAATTTAGGGAATGATGGTATCACAGATGAAGAGATGAAAAAAGGGGTACGCTCTATTACTTTTGGTGGTAAAAAGCAAAAGATGGAGATTTGTGGTGAATTTGAGATTTATACAGGTCGTAGAGATAGTCAAGTAATTAGTTTCTCGCCTGAGTTTGAGTCTGATAAGATTGCTACAGATAAAGTACCTACAAATGCTTTAAGTATCGATTCTGTTCGGAATGAAATGTTAGAATGTACTATTGAAGGTGTTGGTGGTAGTCTAGCAAGTGATGCTTATAAGGATAGAGCCAATGGTACTACTGGTGTTGGTGTAGTATTAGGTATGAGTGGTTCTTCTTTTAAAAACTTAGAATCATCAGCCGCTAGTATGTGGTCTAGATATTTTAGTTCTGTATATGGTGCTAGTCTTGAGATAATGGGGAATACCAAAGTTAAGTTTGATGGTCATATCAAGATTGCAGTATATACTAAGTTTGGGTTTTTACATCATACAAGTGGTGTTTATCATATTCAAGGGATTACTGATACGATTTCAGATGGTATGTTTACTACTTCTTTAGATTTACAAAAGAATAGCGATGAAGCTAGGAAGAAGTTGAAGGGAGAAGGTGCAAAGAAATTGGATACAAATAAAATTAGTGATACAGACGGTAAATATTGGGTTAAGCAGAATGCGAGTGTTTCTGTTGAAGGGTGTATCAAAGATGTACCTAATGCTTTAGATGATTTAGGTAAGTGGTTCTATGATAGAACAGGTCATAAATTAGTTTGTACTGCTGGTACAAATGGTGAGCATGCAAGTGGTCCGCATAGTCATGCTAATGGTTGGAAGATGGACGTTAATGATTGGTTTGGCCCTGAAGGTTTATCTGGTGGTTGGATTATTAATAGTGATGATACTCCTGGTAGCTTGTGCTATGAGTTCATTGAATATGGTAGGTCTATTGGTCTAGGTATGAACTTTGAAGGAGACCATATAGATGTTCAAATGGATGGTAAGGAATGGAACGATAATAATCCTGGTGGTGCTAAGGATAATGGTGGTTATAGAGGTTAATTCTTATGTCAGTAAATAGTAATGACTTCTATGGTAGCTTGCAAGCACCTACAGAGTTAGGTGGTATATTCCGTGCTAGGGTAGAGAATAATGTAGACCCTCTAGGTATAGGTAGGGTTCAAATACGTGTACCTATGATACACCGCACTATTTCAAGTGGTGGCACTTCTACTGAATCACTACCTTGGGCATCTTATTGCTCTTCTATTGGTGGTGGATATAACTATGGTTCTTTTATTGTACCTGAGATTGGTGAGTATGTATGGGTAATGTTCGAGGATATGGACTCAAATAAACCTGTATATTTAGGCTCTGTCTTTGGAACTGACTCTACTTTAGAAAAGAGATATGGTAGTGAGGAGACTACTGGTGTATGGAGTGGTGTAGTAGGTGCTAATGAAGTACCAATAGAATCACAGCGTGAATCTCCTACACATAAGATGATATATAAATCTCGTCACGGTTCTATGTTGTATTTTGATACGGATGATGAGACCAATTCTGTTGGTATAGAAGATGCTAATAGTCAGAAGTTTAAGATTTCTTCATCTGAGGGTAAAGAATTTATTCTTATGGAAGGTGAGAATAATGTCTTAGTGAAGATACATGATGGTAAGATTGACATAGGGTATGAAGGTGGTAGGGGGATAGAAGTTATTCCTAATAGTGGTAATATTATATTAAAAGCAAGTGGTGCTACTATTACAATATCGGATTCTATTACTATGTCAGCTGATAGTGTAAGTGTAAAATCTAATTCATTCAAGGTAAATTCTAATAGTATACGCATGCAAGCAGATAATGTTAGGATTATAGAAGGATAACTCTTTACATTTATGTTATTGTATGTTATACTTTTAATGTAATTAAGTTTCTTTTCATTTTCTTAATTACAGGAGTTTATTTTGTACATAAACTTCGCTCCTTTCAAATATGAACACAGTTCAAAAATAGCGTACTCATGTAAAGTGGGTACGCTATTTTTGTGTTAATTTACATATATGAATGAATTATATATTAATGGGAGAGGTATGAATAAATAAAATTAATGGCATAGGTATAGGTGATTTTATGGCTTTTTACTACAATGAGGAATTTAAGAATACAATAGCTGGTAGTGGCTTATCCTTGTCAAAGACATTTAAGCAAAACTTTAGAGATGGTAAGGGAATAACGAATGTAATAAGTGGTGAAGATAAGATTAATGAAAGTATCTACACTATATTATCGACTAGGGTTGGTGAAAGGTTTTTTCTCCCTGAATTTGGTAGTAGATTACATTTAGTTATATTTGAGCAGAATAAATTTGTTGCACATGATTTAATCTCGATTTACATAAAAGAAGCTTTAGGTAATTGGGAAAAAAGAATTGTTGTAGAAGATGTTAGTTTAGGTAGTAACTGGGAGGACTCAAATACAGTACCAATACATATAACATATCGTATAGCTAATAGCAATATTATGGGTTCTTATGTATACCCTTTTAATAAATCTATTGATGGTGTAGATATGTATGAATTGGGTGGTGCTGTAAGTACTACATCATACTAGGGAGGAGGTAAATATTGGTTAGTAGTAACAATAGCTTATCATATACAAATAGGGATATTGTTAGTATACGTAAAGAATTAATAAATACTATACCAAAGTTGACAGATAAGTGGACTGATTTTAACGAATCTGACTTAGGTATTACACTTATTGAGTTAATGGCTGGTGTTCAAGATATGCAAAACTTTTACTTGGATACACAGGCTTTTGAGACATATTTAGATACTGCAGTTCAAGATAAGAATGTAAGAGCGTTACTACGTTCTATGAACTATCGGATTCCATTAGCTAAGTCATCCGAGTGTAAGGTTAGGATTGTATTTGTTAATAATGACAATAGGGAGATAACAGTTCCTAAATACACCTCTTTTACAAGTAGTATCAATTCAAGTGTAGTAAACTTTGTTGCAAAAGAGACAATTACAAAAAGTGGCTCTTTTGATTATATAGATATTCCTGTTATGGAAGGTGTTGCTAGAACTGTTTCATGGTCAAAGGATGATTTAAAGTCAAATAAAAATGTTGATGGTGATGTATCGAGACGTATTTATCTAGGGTATAAAAATGTTTCAGATGGTTCTGTTGAGATTGTACAACATGGTAACATTTGGAAAGAGTGTGATGATGCGTTACTAAAATATGAGGGTGGTAGATGGTATTCTGTTCATGTAGATAGTGATGGTCAAGTCTATGTGTTAATGTCAGTAAACTTTCTACAATTAGTAGAAGAAGGAGAAAGTTTAGATATTAACTTTGTCACTACGAATGGCATTAATGGTATCATAGATATGGATACGATTGATACTATTAATATGAATTTACAGGATGTACAACGTATTTATAATACTACAAAGTCATATGATGCATCTGATTCTCCTAGTAGTGCTGATTTACAAAATATGAAGGTATTAGCTAGGCGTAATGCTGTAACTATGGGTAGGTATATTACATTAGAGGATTTTGAGACTGCAGTATATGAACAGTCTTATGTATTCCAAGCTGTTGTTAAAGATTGGAAGTACTCTGATTATGTAAACGAGCCTTATGTTGTTAAGGTATGGGCAGTTAATACATTAGGTGAATCTTTAGGGGAATTAACTCGTGAGAAGTTAAAGAAAGAGTTAATGTCTAAGGCGATAGCAGATGTAACTGTACAAGTACTAGAAGTAGAGTCAGTTGATTTTAATATTGATGTAGACGTAGTGCTTTCTGTTGATAATGAGACTGCTAAAGAACGATTACGGACTGAAATAATTTCATTCTTAAATACTACGTATCGAGCAGAGAACATGTCATTTGGTGAGAATGTATCCTATTCTCTTATGACTTCAAGAGTCAAGGCTTATTCTCCTTATATTAAAGACGTAGTTGTACGTACTCCTAGTAAAGATATAGAAGTAGGCAATATTCAATTTCCGAGGTTAAATAAAATATCTGTAAGGGTAGTAGAAGAGTTATAGGTAGGGTTATGTATGAAGTTAGTTGATAGAATACGAAACAGTCGATACATGACATTAATACCTGAAAAATATCGTGAGAACGATGATTTCTTAGTATTTTTCTATTTATTGATACAACAGTTTGATATTAATGAGGAAAACATACGTAATTTCACTAAATTAATTAATAATGATAGTGTTCCTATGAGGTTTCTTCAAGCATTGGGTGCTTATAATAACTATACATATCAGAACTTAGCGAAGAATGATTTCAATAGGGAACTTTCTATGCGTATGTTTGATATATGGGAGCAAAGGGGTTCTAAAAAAGCTATCATTGACGCCGCAACATGGGGTGATAATGTAGGGTGGGTTGGTGGAGACCTATGGATTCCTAATTATTACACACCTACACAGATTGCTACGTTTGAATTGCCTAGGGATAGGATTTTTAGACATAGTGTGTCTAAGTTTTCTAGTACACATGTATTTCAAGATGGCAGAACTTATATGCCAGGTGTCATTTTACTCTCTGTACCTAATCTAACAAAGACAGTTAAGAAAAGGATATACGATGTAACTCCTGCTGGTAGGAAGTATATATTTCAAGTAGAATCATCATTCTTTCCTAATGATGGGATTGATAAATTAGAAATAGGTTCTTATAATGAATTATCATTCTATAAGAAGATGAGGGTATATCCTAAGAATAAAAGCGAAGAAGTTCCACCTTATGATAGAGATACAGATATTGATTTCACATATGAAGTTGATATGCTTGTTGATATGGAGGAACTATGGGATATATTAATACATAGTCAGGTTAGGGGTAAGAAATATCATAGTGGTCATTTAACTACTATTACAAATAATGACTACATAATGAATATGGCTTGCTCGACTCTTCCTATTTCACATCTGTCTAAGAAGTTTTCTGTTAACGGTAATAATAGTTTAACAGATAGTAGTTATAAGAAGTCTAGCACTGGTGAATACTTAGATACTTATAATAACAAGGGAATCGATGCGATTCATAGGGATATAAGTTCTATCTACAATAACAACATTGATTTAGATGTTCATAGAGAAGTTAGGTTGACTGCTGTTAGAAGTGAAAACTCTTCTAATCGTTCTGGTAATGGTAAGATGAGTGGTATCGAAGATGGTGTAATTGATGCTTTTGTACATGCAGAGCCTATTTTACCTAGTGACTCTTTATATTCTGTTGATGATGTAGCTGATTTACATGAATGGGAATATCGTGATGCTTTTTATTCTCATGGTGTAGAGATTAATACTGATAAGAAATGGGCAGATAAATTAGAGTTCACGCATACATTATTCCGTAGTATCTTATAGTTGTGAATTGATTAATATATAATAGTATAGTTTTATTTAATAATATTTAATGGGGGACATTAATTTTGGCTATTTGTACGTTAAAAGCACATGTTTCTAGGGCATTAGATTTTTACAATAAGGAAGATATTTATTTTGCTATTGGTAAATCTACACCGTGGAGTGCTAGTGATATAGATAATTTTGATGCATCTAGGGATTATGAAAACAATCCTCCTGTTCCAAAGAATACAGATGATATGAAAGAAATTGTAGGCTTTAAAAAAGCTGAATTTAAAGCAATGGTAGTTCAAGATGATAATGGTTCATTGGAATATCGTGGTGTAAATTGGCGAATTGTTTCACCTACAGATGCTGTTACAGAAGGTGCTAGGTGGGTATATATTTCCACTGAGTTGTCTTATGATGAATTACCGACTGATAAGCCTTATCGTCAAGTAGGCATCTATACTGGTTTAAAGAAGTCATCTTCAGTACAAGGTAATGTATATAATCTGTTACCTAATCAAGTAACTGATAAAGGGTTGTTAGAAGTTATTGACTTTAGGAAGCCTGTATATCGTGATAGTGATGTTAGGGAAAAGTTAAAAATTATTCTTGAGTTTTAATTTTGGTAGGAGATGCGGATGAGTATTGTTTCACAAAGTCCTTATTATGATAGGTATGATGATATAAAATCAGACCATCGTAAGGCTGGTTATACAAGAGTATTAGCTATTCCTGGTAGGGCAGAACAGGCATCTGAGTTTAATGAGATACAGTCTATTCAAGAAGATTATTTGTCTAGGATTGGCGATTCCTTATATAAAGATGGTTTTGTTATTAGTGGTTGCGAAGTAAATATCGCTAATAATTACATCACTATTGGAAGTGGTCGAATTTACTTAGGTGGTTTAATTCGGAATACAGAAGAAGTAAGATTATCAATTACAGGTGTCGGTAAAGAAAAAGTAGTAGCTACATTAGTTACAAGTGTTGTAACTGCTACACAGGATAGTTCTTTACGTGACCCTGCTCAAAATGCTGAAAACTATAATCAAGTAGGTGCTAATCGTTTAAAGCAAGTAGTATCATTTTCTATTATTAGTGATAATAGTGCTTTAGGTGATTATTCTGCTGTAGTATATAACTTAAATGATGGTGTAGTTGTTAAAGAAGCTAAAACAGATAATTATTCTATTTTAAATGATGTATTAGCAAAACGTACATATGATGAGAATGGTAACTATAAAGTAGATGGGTTGAATCTTCAATCAGTAACTGAGGATGAGGGAGATAAGATTCGTTTATATGTAAGTGCTGGTAAGGCTTATATTCGTGGTTATGACGTAACTAAGCCTGCTATGAGTAGTATTTTGTTGAATAAATCTAAATCTACTCGTATTGTTACAAGTGAGACTCATTACTTCAAATCTTCAGTACGTAAATATAAATTATCAAATTCTCCTGTAGCTAGTATTCAGAACTTTACAGCTAGTGTTCTTGTTACTGGTGAGCGTAAATTTAGGGGTAATGTTAGAGGTGGTCAAGAAGCTTTAAATAATACTCCTGTACAAAGTATTGTTAGTGTATATACAAAGAATGCTCAAAATAATAAAGAGACTACTTATGTAAGTGGTAGGGATTATTCTTTATATTCTGACCAAGTCGATTGGTCTTTGACTGGTGATGGTGCTACTGAGCCTGTACAAGGTACTACGTATTATGTAGATTATATTTTTAACTACTCTATGAGGGAAGGTACTGATTTTAGGGTTGAAAATACAGTTGATGGTTCTTATATTGTATTGTTGGATAATGGTAATAAACCGACTGAAAACTCTTTAATGTATTTTACTTATAACTTCACTCTTGCAAGAAGGGATTTAATTCTTCTTGATAGTAGTGGTTATTTGAGTGTAATTGAAGGTACTCCTGATAGGGTTTCTGATTTAATCATACCTTATAATGGTTCTTCAGCTTATCTTGAATTAGGTTATGTAGATATTTATCCTACGGATGCTTTAGGTAATAATGCTAGTGGCACTAAATTATCTAGTGTAACAAATTATGATGGTGTTAGGTTGACACAAGATAATTTGTTAGTTATGATGAGACGTATCAATAAATTAGAAGATAGCATTGCATCTCTTGATATGGAACGTAGTATTGAGAATGGGGAAGATTTGTCTAGTCTATCTGGTTACTTTACAGATGGCTTTGAAAATATCAATAAATCTGACTTAACATATACTGATACTGGTAGGCGATTAGCTTATACTGCATGTATTGATTATGATAGAGGTGAGTTAACTACATCTGCTACTATTGGTAGTGTTGATTTGTCTATTGATGATAGGTCTAGTGATAGTTATGCTACATTTGGCAATATCATCGCCGCACCTTATAAGAATGTATTAACAGTGAGTCAACAAATGGCTACTGGTACGATGAATGTCAATCCTTATGCTAGTTATGGTCCGTTATGTAAAGTTGAGTTAGACCCTGCTATTGATAACTGGGTAAACACAAATAAAATTAATGTCTTTAATACTGTTGAAGATGTTAAATATGATACTACAACTAATGTATATAGTCATGGTTATTGGTCTAGGAATGCGACTAAAAATCTAGGTAAATTCCTTAGGTCAGAACGCAATGAGACTACGACTAAGGGTGATACTACTGTTTCTAATAGTACATCTGAGTCAGTTGCTAAATCTATTTATGAATACATGCGTGTAAAAGATGTAAATGTAAAAGGTTTTGCATTCGGTGCTAATGCTCGTAATATTAGGGGTTTATTTAACGGCAGACCTATTAGCTTAGTTCCAACTGGTAATAGTACTGCTGGCACAAATTATGCTGTAGATGGTAAAACATATACTACAGTTAATGCAGATGGTAATGGTACTGTAACATGTAAATTTACTGTTCCTGATAAGACTCCTTGTGGTACAGTAGCTTTCCAAATGCAAGCTACTAATTCTGGTGGTGAGGTTCATACAGGTACTGCTAACTATACTGCTAATGGTACAATTCTAACTACTACTGTAACAAATACAACAACTATTACACAACATTATAAAGTATTAGTTGAAATTGATAATTTGTATGCTAATGACCCATTGGCTCAATCTTTCATTATGGATAATGTGTATGATAGGAACTTAGTTAAATTAGATTTGTATTTTGCTAAAAAATCTGCTACTCGTCCTGCTATATTGCAAGTACGTAATATGGTAAATGGTTATCCTGGTGAGAAAGTATATGCAGAAGTAGTAATGGACCCTAAGGATGTTAAGATTCCTACAGATGCGAATGTTCCTGTTGCTACAGAAGTTGTATTAAATCAACCTGTATATTGTTATGCTAAACAATATTACTGTTTCGTAGTGTTATCTGATAGTAACGATTATGAAATGTATGTAGCTAATATGGGTGATAAATTGTTAGGTAAAAACGAGCAATTAGTAGTTAACCCTTATGCTAATGGTGTACTGTTCAGTTCTTCTAACGCTAGTACTTGGACAGCACATCAAGGTACTGATTTAATGTTTAACTTGTATCGTACTCAATATACAGGCAATGGGGAAATTATCTTTAATAATGTTCCTTTATCTGATATTACTGGTATTATGTTAGATGCAAGTTATGAAGTAGATAGCGATAGTGATAGTAAGAAGGTATCTTCAAATCGTACTGGTTTGAAATGGTTCTATCGTTTCACTAAGACTGGCGTTGGAGAAGTTCCATCTGATTGGTTAAGCATTGATACATTAGTATTTAGGGATTTACAATCATATGCTAGGAATATTGATTTGAAGGCTGAGATTACAACTGATTTCAGTACATCACCATTTATTGCTAGGGATAGGGTTGCATTAAGGACATTTTTAGATAGTAAACAATCTACTTATATTTCTAAGTCTATAGATGAGACTAACTTCGCTAACCCTTATCAAGCGTTGAAGATTAGTTATCAAGCCGCTTTACCTCAAAATACATCAATGGAAGTATTCTATATGGATAAAGAAGATGGGGATTGGGTAAAACTTGCTACTGATAATGCGACTGTTAATATTGGTGGTACAACAGTAAAAAGGGTATCTTTAGACTCTATTACAAATGTAGATGAAGAGTTTAAGCAATATACTTGGAATATCAATAAGATTGATAGTATGGTTACTAACAATCAGTCTAGGGGTTCTAAGTTCTTTAAAATTAGGATTGACTTAAATACTACACAGGCATTTAACCGCCCTAGGGTTAAGAAGCTTGCTTGTATCTTTAAAGAAAAGGAATATAGGACTTAATCTATATTTTTAGTGCAAGTTTATAACTATATATAGTATTGATAGCATAGAGATGTGTGTATTACACATCTCTATCTTTTTATTACATCAGATAATTTGGGGGAATATATGCCTGAAAGAGTACAAAATATGTTCTGTACAATGTTTAGAAAAACAGAGGAAGAGCAGAGGAATTATGATGCAAGGGTTGCATTAAGTGATGCTAAAAAAGATTTAGAAGATACTAAAGAGAGTTTAGCTGAAACAACTGCGACTTTAAATAAAGCAATGAGTTTAATAGAGTCTTTATCTAGCGAACTTAGTACATTACGAGAAGAATTAAAAAGTACAAAAGAGGACAAATAAATGGGTGTTTTAAAACAATATAATTCAGATTCCATTGACTGGAATATCGGTGCTTTGTATGCACATGATGATTACATACAAAAACTATTTATAGTCATGAAAGAGTTAGGTTTAGTTAATCCTATAAAATATGTATTTGGGACTATACCAACTGTATTGGTTGGTGGTAGGGTAACTCCTAGAGATGCGACTATGGAAAATGCGTTCAAGTTGATTGATAGATACAATCAATTAGGGGTTGGGTGTCGTTTAACTTTCTCATCAATGTATGTAACAAAGGATGAATTAAAAGATAGTGTTTCAAATCAACTCATGCAACACTTAGAAGAAAACAATCAAAAATATGGTGTTAGAATGAATGGTATTATTTTAACCTCTGAGTTATTGGGGGAATACATTTATAAAACCTATAATTCTTTAGAATTAATTTCTTCACAAGTTAAGCCATCAGTTGAGGTTGGTTTAGGGAATGATACTGTAGAATATTATAATAGGTTATTTGATTTATTTGATATTGTAGTAGTGAATCCTAATAAGTGGTGTGATGCTAAAATAATTCATGGGTTAAAGCATATTGATAGGGTTGAGTTCATTACTAATCACAGATGTTTCCCTGATTGTCCTAAAGCTGGTGAGCATTATAAGGCTCAAGTTGATTTGAGTAAGAAGATGTTAAGTGGTGGTGATTATTCTCTAGAGGAAGATAAATTAGATACTATTAATACATGGTGTCTAAGTGTTAGACAGAAGTTTCCTTTATTAGGTGTTTCAATGTCTGATTCAGAGATTAATTTATTAATTGATAATGGTGTTAAACATTTTAAATTAGAGGGTAGAGATAATGATGCTTTTTGTTTCTTGGGGGATGTAGGGGATTACATTTTTAATCATCAATATTTCTCTAGAATAGCACATAGCATTATGGGTGAGGCTATATAGATATGTCTACAAGAATTGAGTCAAAAGATGGTGAGGAACTATGGGGTCCTGACACGTTTGGTAAGTACTCTATTGATAAGATACGAGTGATTGCTGAAATAATGAAGGGTGTTCTAAAGGACAATCCCATTACGTTTATTAATAAATCAAAGTCAGATGAAGACGTATACACTAAAACAGAAAGCAATACATTATTTATTTTGAAGAGTGATTTCAATAATATTGCTGGTGATTTAGTTAAATCTTTGACATCTAGTTATTTAAAAGAATTAGCTAGTACACAAGGTGTTGCAAGTGCTACAGATGTTAAGTTATTAGAAAAGGTATCAAATTATTTAACAAGAGCATGTTTTGGTCAGACATATACAGAAATAAAAGACTTAGCGAGTATGAACATTGTACCTATACCAGATAGGTTACAACAAGTAGAGACTCAAATTGTTTCTGCTGATACACGGATTAACCATACTATGGGTGTTGTATTTGAAGTAAATAGGGATGGTTCTTTCTCTAGTGTATCTAAAGTTGCTACTAAAGAAGAAGTAAAAGCAGTTAAAGATGTATTAGGTAGTGGTGATATTACAGTACGCAGTGCAAAAAACATTATTGATGCTGTAAATCGTCTAGATAAAAGCATAGTAGCTTTGGAGTCTATATCTGATTTTGTAAATACATTATCTACTACTGTAACTACTTTATCACGTACAGTAGATAGGTTAGATAAGTTAATAGGTAGTGATTCATTAAAGACAACAAGTAAGACAGTTACTGGTGCTATTAATGAATTAAAGGGTTAAGAGGGGTAATATTTAGTGGAAATTAAGCCTTTTAAAAAGATAGATGGAAATGGATACTCCTTTAGAGAGATATGGAAGATTTATGATGAACAGTTTAATATTCTTCGTGATATCGTACTTTCTCTAGGAGATAAATATCAAGTAGATAATGTTAGTGGTAGTGATGATAAAATCATTACACTAGATATACCATATAATAGTAATCAAGTATTTGTTTACTTTAATGGTGTGTTGCAATGGAAAGATAGGGATTATAGAGAAAACTCTCCTACTGAAATTGAATTATTATTTGATAGAAAAGCAACAGATGATTTACGTATTGTAACTATCAAATCTAATGTAATTAAAGAAGATTTACATCAATATTTACATGATATTGACATAGTAGTTAGAAATGCTAAAGAACAATATGATTCTGCTAGGAGTCTTGAGTCTAGGTTGGTAGAGTTATATTCTGCGTTACAACAAACACATTCACTATATACTAACAATAGTACTACAAGTCTTGTAAATGATTTAACAAGATTAAAGAATGAGTATGAAAAAGTTAGAGAAGGTGTAAATGCACTAGATATAAAACTTAAAGATTTGATTAGTAGTAGTGAGTACGTACTTGCAACTTTAAATCTTGACAGTCTTAAAGAGTTAGTTAATTCTATTAAAGAAAACTTAGATGAATTGTCTAGAGAAAAAAGTTTGGATATTGTATATCCAATGTATGGTTCTAAGCAAGATGGTGATGATGCTAGTGTTAATGATGTAGGTGAGTGTACATTTGTTGGGATTGATAAAAAACATTGGTTTATGATTGATACATTCTCTAAGTCTGTTGGGGATGGTGGTTACTACTCAATTAAACGTGCTATGTCAACTAATAAAATCACTAAGTTTGAGTTTTTATTAATAACACATTGGCATGAAGACCATTATGGGAATGCAATTAGGCTTATTAAAGAGGGATTAGTTGAGAAAGTTTATGTACAAGACGTAACTAAATATCCGAGTGGAATTAGTGGTATTTATGGGATGTCTTTCTCTGATTTAAAAAGAATATATGATGAGCATAAGACAGCATCAGGTCAGAAGAATATTCCTTTTGAGACAGCACCTAGTGGAGTTGTGGATTTTCATGGTGCTAAATTAATGTTTCATAATAATGATGATACAGCTATTGCAAAGCATAATTCAAGTTGGGTAAATGGTAATTATAATAATACTTCAATATGTTTATTAGTTTCATATATTGGTAGGAACTTCTTAGCACAGGGTGATGGTGATAAGGAAGTTATGAAGGAGTATTTATATATTCTACCGTCAAATATTGATTTATTAAAATCTAATCATCATTCAATGGCATCTATGCCATTATCTTTTAGGAAATTAAACCCTAGAGATGCAGTTATTACTGCTAATAAATATCAATTATCTTCTTCTACTCCTATGTTTAATTATCAATCTTATTTATTTGATATGGGTTCTAATGTGTATTTTTTAGCTAATCAGTCAGAAGATATACATATCACATATAGTTCTTTGTATTGGAATGTAGAGTATAATAAAAATATAGTTATTGGTCATCCTGATAATTGTGCTTTTTTATCTGGTGAGTCTGGTGGTCATATTTTTGTTGATTGCAATTATAGGGGTAATGAAAGTACTGGAGATAAAGATAAGCCTTTTAAATATTTAGAGGATGCAGTTCGCATGGCTCATATGAACTATATGAAAGAGATTCATGTTAATATTGCTCCTGGTGATTATACAAAGGGTGTAAATAATTACAACTTCGCTAATATTAACACCTTAAAGATGATAAATTTACTTTTATTGGGTTTAAGATGTAGGGTTAGGTTTGTTAATACAGGGAACAGTTCTGCTACTTTACCTACTATTCATGTTTCTAACAGTGATTTTGTTATATTTGAGAATATTACCTTTAAAGATGGTGATATGTATACCTCAGATGTAGTTAGTAGTTTAGGCTCATATGGGAGTACATTAGTTACAAATTCTACTGTTAATTTCATTAAATGTAATTTTACAATATCTAACAATGAAATTGTAAATAAAGAGAAGAGTAATAGTAATTTTAATACTATTCATGTTGATGCCGTTTCTTCTAAAGTAAAGTTAGATTCATGTACTTTAAATGGGAAAGCTAGGTTTGGTATTCGTTCGGCAGAGGGTTCAACAGTTAATGTTGTAAATACTATGACTGTTGATGATTCTGTAAAGACTGTTTATTATGCGACAGATGGTGATATTACAGTTAATGGTATTTCAACTAAGAATACGTCAAATGAGACTACTGGTGGTGGAGATGTTCACTTTCAAGCTGTAGCAACAACTCCTACATACGATAAGACTACGAGAGGTCAGTTTGTTGGAACACAACTATCTAAAAAATATGGTGGTCAACTGGGATATATCTCAGATGGTAATGGAGGGTATGCTTCAGTAGACCATTTTAATCGAAGTGGCAACTTAAACAATAGACCTAATTTTGAAGGTCAATTCGCATATGATAAATTAAGTAAAAAGATAGGTTTCGCATTAGGTTCTTCTAATCAGTCTGATTGGCTTGAATTGGCATCTAAGGTAGATGTTAAATCTTCTACTGGTGTTAAAGAATGGAGAATCGGTGAGATATATCGGTATGGTGATTTAATTAGGACATCCAAGGGAAAAACTTTTTTAAATATTAGCGAAGGTAGTTTTCAATACTCTTCAAATTCTGTGTTAGATTCCTTTAATGGTAATCCTTTAGATATAGTTCAGTATGGTACTTATAAGTTAGTGGCAATTGATACAACTGATAGGGGTTCTTATATGATGTCATTGTTACACAATAGACCTAATAACATGCAACTACCTAGTACAAATGCTGAGATGAATAAGTTAGGTATTTTTGCCAACTATTATAGTAATAAGATATTTAAAAATCAGCCTACAAGATATGGTCAACTTATAAACTTACCATGCTCTATGGATAATTCTGTTGAATCTATGCAGTTATGGATTGAGCAATATTCTGGTCAGCTATATACTCGTGGTGGGAATAATGAAAATGTTATGGCTGATATGGCATTTCAGCCCGTATACCCTAATAACTTTGAAGATGTAGATGTTTTATGGCATAGTTTTGTAGCAGATTTTTCTGATATGGGTGAGAAGAGATTAAAAGCACCATTATCTGAATACAAGAAAATGTATATAGTGTTGACTGGTGATGAGAGCAATGAGTATTTAGAGTTTAATAGCTTTGATATTGGCATATTGCGTAAGATGTCTTATGGCAATGTAGCTAATAAGTATTATAGTGGGACTAGTTTTATTAAACTTTCTACAGGTAATTATTGGTGGGGTTTAAAGTTGGGTGCTACATTTAGCTCTACTAGGATGCGTGATGTTTTTGCAGATGCTGAGAACTGTAGATTATTAAGTATTATGGGATGGCCAAGGATTCATGGTTATGATGCATAGGTAGGTAAAGAATGTATAAAATTCCTTATAGAATGATTGAGATAGTTACAGATAGTGGTGAGGTATTATCATTAGAGGATATACTAAAATCACTATCAAATGTACCTATGTCCTTGTACACAGGAAATAACGACTTTACTAAAGAGAAGATAGAAGATGTAATCAATTACCTAAAGACTCATGGTGGTGGTCAATTTACTATTCCTGAGAATCCACCTTATCATAAATTAACAGTTGATGTTCATAGGAATAAGTTTCAAGATTATGCAGTACATTTCTTGTATTATGATTACCGTTACCCTATAGGAACCGAGAAAAGACCTTATACTGGTGAAAATTGGCAAGCTGGGGATATCATTTATAATCTAGATATTTTAAATTCAGATGATAAATGTACTTTATGGTTTTGTAAAGAGAGTGGTAATGATACATCAGCTGGTAAATGGTCACAACAGTCTATATGGCAATTATCATCTAGTGAGATAGATGGTTTAGTAGTTTCTCATGTAGGTTCTTCTATCGGTCCGCTTGTTAAGAAAGAAGTAGGCGAACAGGGGCCTGCTATGATGTCTAGTGAGGTTACTAAGCAGTTAGATGCAAAAGTACCTACTAAGGTTGAAGCAGAGGTTACTAAACAGTTAGCAACAACTGTTCCTACTCGTGTAAGTTCTATTGTCGAGACTAATTTACCTAATGAAGTTACTAAAAGAGTAGATTCTGTTATTACTCCTATTATTAATGCTAGATTGGGTGCTACTTTATCAGATGCATCTGTTACTAAGTTGATTAATGATAAAGTAGACACTAAAGTCAAGTCTATTACTGATACTGCTCAACAGACAGTTAATACTAAGATTACGGAAGCGACTTCTACATTAAATAATACTGTAAATAATTATATAGATGAGGCTAAACGTAAACTAGGTGCTATTACTACAGTAACTGAAAAAGACGTAGATGATAAGATTAAAGAATCCTCTAAAGCGATTAATACTAAGATAGATAATATTGTTACTACTAAATTAGCTAATCTTAGGACTGGTCATAGTGATATAGTTGCTACAGAAGAGTATAAAATGGGTGCAGATGGTGTTGTTGATGATACTGCTAAGTTTGAGCAGTGTGTCAATGATGCTAGAGGTAAAGTATTAATTATTAGTCCTGGTGTGTATAAACTCACTAAAAACATTTTCATTGGTGAATGTAAGGACGTAATTGTATTAGGTTCTTTTAATACAAAAGTTCCTTTTATTCCTAATGATGACATGTTTGTGACTGCACCTAGTAATATTGAGTATATCAGTACTGTTGCTTTAGATACAAATAAAGTAAATCAATGTCAAGGTTTTGCTTATAACTCTACTAATAATGAGTTTGTATTGGCTACTATCAATTCTGATAATACAAATCAGATATTGTATATCTTAGATGGGGATAATATTTCTAGTGTAAAACGTAAAGTAGAATTTAGTGATATAGAGAAGTTAGGTCATTGTAACACTATGACATATAACAAAGATACGTCTACTTTGTATGTATGTAATGGAGATACAAATTCTAATCCTTTGAAGATGGCTAAATTAAGTAATACATATTCTTTGACAGGGGTACATACTGATTCTTCTAATGTTAAGAAATATAATTTTGCATATGACCCTATCACTAAGTGTTATTGTTCAATCATGCCTGGAAATAGGACTAGTAGTTTACGTCATGTGTATATATTAGATACTAACTTTACTGTTATTAAGGAATTTGATGTTGATTTCTTAATTAAAGATTTCAATAATAACGGTGCTATGTTCTATGATGGAAATATTATGTGTGCTAGTATCAATTCTATTTTACAGTTTGATGTGTTTGGAAATACAAAAACAATCATAGAGATTGATAGTTCTTATGAGATAGAAGACTTTGATATTAAAAATGGGTATATTTATTTTAGTGTGTTAGAAGGACATAAAGTACATATATTTAGGGGTATTAGCAATAAGTTCAATTCTGTTCATATTAACAACATGAAAGTAAACAGGCTACTATTACCTAATAATTCACCTTTGTCTGGTTTAACTGCAGATGGTAAAACATTAAGTCTTGTTAAAGTAGGTAGTTCTGGTTCTTCAGAGATAGGTGATAAGACTGCTACGACTGTAATTGTTGGTAAGGAAGTTAAGACATGGGATGGTGGGAATGCATCATATACGTTACTTTCTACTAAGCATTATGGGGAAGCTATTTATTCTAAGAAACAAGTAGATGATTCTTTTGTTAAGAAGTCTGAGTTAGCAAGGACTAATATCACGACTCGTCCTGATTATGTTGGTCAAATCGCTGTAGCAGATGGTAAAACATATATAGCTGTTAGTACACTTAACGCTGTAGATGGTTGGAAAGAGTTCGCAAGCGGTCCTGCTGGTGCAGTTGATAGAGTACGCTTTAACAATGGTGCAGAATTGTGGATTGACGATTAATCTTTAATTTTATATTCATAATTCATATCTTAGAGAAAATTATATATAGTTAGTGTTACAACAAGTAGGGGGTAGTCCATGAAAAGAAATGTAATTTTTAGGGGAACTACCCCTACTCTTGAAATTAGAATGGGTAGGGGTATTGAGGTAGAAAATATAGATGGTTTGACTGTTTATGTTTCACAGGGTATCACTATACTAAAGAAACGACTTGAGGATGTAAAAATTAATAAGGCTGAGAATCTTGTATATGTACCTTTAACAGAGTTAGAGACATATATGTTTAGTCCTAGTGTTATTAATGTACAGATTCGATATAAGTTACTGAATGATTCAAATATATACAGTACGCATATTTATCCTTTTAGGGTGTTAAAGCAAGTGTGTGATGAGGTATTTAACGAATGAATGAGGGTATAATCAAGTCTAGTGGCAACTTTGGTAAGGTTAGTATTAACTCAGATTATGTTAATATACAATCACAGGTTGGTGGCACTGGTAGTGGGACTGCAGAGACTTCTAATAGGGTAAAAGTTACTAAAGAAGAAGTAAAAGATATGCTAAAGGAAAAACAAAATAAATTAGTAGCTGGAAGTGGTATTTTATTAAATGAAGATACGAATGAAATATCTGTTTCAGCAGACAAGGTAGTTGTTAAAGAAGGCGAGAATATTGCTGATTTAACAGCTTTGTATTTACTGGCTAAAGGTGAAAATTAATGGCAGATTTAAAAGATAATTTACAGGGTTTAGCGACTCAGTTAGGTACTGATATTAAGGGTATCAAAGCATCTATCAAATCTACAGACGATAAAATAGGCACATTGGGTTCTTTATCTACGACTAATCAATCTTCTATTGTTGAAGCTATTAATGAGGTAAAGGCTAATATTGTTACTGCTCAAGGTGGTGCTATTACTGAGCAAGCTGTAGATACTAAGCTACAAGCTAAACAAGATAAATTAACTCCTGAGGGAAAAATTTCAATCACAAAAGATAATGGTACTGGTTTAACAAAAATTAGTGTGGATTTATCTGATTATGTAGATAATACTAAATTAACTACTAAGTTAAATGATTACACTACTACGTCTAGTTTACAAAGTAAACTAGATACTAAACAGAATAAATTAACTGCTGGTAGTGGTATCACCATTGGTAGTGATAATGTAATTAAAGCTAGTGTTGATTTAAGTACTGTAGCGACTAAACAAGAATTAACTGATAAGATTAAGGAAGCAGTAACAAATCTTGTGAATGGTGCAGATGCGACTATGGATACTTTTAAAGAAGTACAAGAAGCATTAAAAGATGATAAGACTGTGACTACTGCATTAACTTCTTCAGTAGCTAATAAACTTGATTATAGTCAAGCACAATCTTTATCTACGCAACAAAAACAACAAGCATGTGCTAATTTGGGTATTGGTGACCCTACTGTTGATTTAGTGTCTGTGTATACAACTGCTAGGGATTCTGTGTAAGGGGATTAATGTATGAGTGATAAATTGGTTAGTAATCTAGAGTCTTTTGCATCTACAGTTGCATCAGATGTAAAGGGTATTAATGCTAGACTAGCAAAATTCAATGAGACTCACGCATTAATTTCTGAATCTGAGACTGAACCTACTGGTGCAGATAAACCTTTATTTTGGGTTAAGACTGTTCCTGATAGTGAGGTTACTAAAAACGTATCAAAGATTGTCTATAGTAATAATGGTTTGACATTAACATATGATGATGCATCTGTAGGTACTGTAGATTTACAAGGTTTAAAGACTCAAAGTAGTTCTGTAGCTGATACTGCTAAAAAGTTAAGTAAAGCTGTTAATATTAACGGCATTTCTTTTGATGGCTCTAAAGATATCACAATACCTATTACAAGTGCAGAAGTAAGGAATAATATTAATACTAATGCATCATTTATAGGTCAGATAGCTGTTGTAGGTGAGAAGGTATATATTGCTGTAGGAACTAATAATGTTCAGCAATGGAAAGAGGTAACTGCATCTAGTGGTGCTGGTGGTGGCTCTGCTAATGATGTAGTATTTTATAGTGTCACTTATACGAGTGTAGCAACAGCGACTGCTGATACTGAGAGTTACTTAGCTTATAATAGAGCAACTGGTTGGGGTGTGTTGCATTTAGATTTTCATCTAAATAGTGATGCAGATATGAATCGAATTATAGCTAATTTACCTAGTAACGCTCCTCTTGCTTTAAAGACATATGATAAGCAATTCCGTAACAGTAATGATAATACTGGTAGCGTATTTGTTAATAAAGGTTCTCGTTCTTTAATGGGTTATGGTATGTCACAAGGTTTCACTGGTAGAGATTATAATTTTGATATTATAGGTTTTTGGAAGTTGGTGTGAGATGGCGAAAAAAGAATTATACTATTATGATAGGAAGACAGATTCTTATAAACGTATTAATGGGTACGTATTAGGTGATACGACTGATAATTTAGTACGTTCTCTAATGCCTAACATTACTTTCTCTTTAGATGAAAACAAAGACCTATTTGTTGATGTAGATTACAATAATCTTCCTGAGCCTGAGAAGCCTAAGACTGGAGAACCTAGGACAAAGGTTTATAATGTAGTATGGGGTACTGCACAGCCTGCTAGTGCTGGTGATGGTAGAGGTTATTTAGAGTATAGTACAGTGAGTGGTTTTGGTAAGCTACATTTAGACCTAACTCTTAGGAGTCCTAGTGGTAATGGCAATACGATTGCAACCCTACCTAAAGACGCTCCTATTCCAACTCGTTTGTTGGAGAATTCTGTTAATACGAATAATAACTCTATTTATTTGAATGCTAATTCTAGGGATATTAAAGGTTGGGGTGTCCCTGCTAACACTAGATATATTCTTGATATAGTAGGGTTTTGGAAAGAGGCTAAGTGATGGCAAGAATTAGATTAGGTAATCTTGGTGGACTAGCTGTAAAAACTTTCAATACGGATGCTGAATGTTCTAGTGGATATTCTTCTCTAAGAGATGGCACACTTATTTTTATTATAGGTGAGTCAGATGTGGGGTATGGGAAGATATATCAAAAAGTAGGTGGTAATCTTGTATTATTATCAAAAAGAGCAGTAACAAATACTTCTAGTGATACTAATTCATGGTTATTAGGTACAGATGAGAGTATAGCTAAAATAGCTGAGGTTAAGTTAGATAACATTGTAAATCAATGTCAGGGTTTCACATATAATAGCGATAAAAATCAATTTATTCTAGCATGTGTAAACTCTGATAACACTAAACAAGTATTATATGTGCTAGATGGTAATACATTTAGTGTGTTGTCAAAAAAGACATATTCTGATAAGGATAGATTAGGTCATTGTAATACATTATGTTATTTTAATAGGAAAATATATGTTACTAATGGTGTAGTAAATCCTAATAAAGTAACTGTTTTGAGTGATGCTTTAGAAATAGAATCTCAAATAACTGTAACTGAAAAAGTACATAATTTAGCATATGATACTTCTTCAAGGCAGTTTATATCTATACTTCCTGGAAATGATAATACATCAAGGGTTATCAATTATTATGATGAATCATTTCATTTACAGAAAACAAAAATTGTGAATGTAGTGTCCGATAATAATGATACTAATGGTGCGTTATCTGTTAATGGGAATATCATTATAGGTATTAATGGTTCTTTAGTAGAGTTCAATAATTCTTATAACTCAAAATCGATTGGCATCAACAAGGATATTGAGTTAGAGGATTTTGTATATAAAGACAGTAAGGTTTATATGGCATCTAATTATAGAGGTCGTGTAATACTTTATTGCTCCTCTAAAGATACGACATACTATTTGAATATTAATTCTGATATGTCAGATGGTATGGTACTAGACAATAATATACCTTTATATGGTAAAGATACTAATGGGACTATTTGGTCTTTAATTAAACTTTCAAAAGGCAATGGTGCTGAGGTAGGTCATAAAGATAAACCTCTTGCATTATCAGCTAGTAGGGTTACATGGTGGGATGGTTCTACTTCTAGGTCTTTGTTGTCAACAAAAGACTTTGATGAAGGTAGTAAGGTACTATATAGAAAATCTGAAATAGATGAAGGTTTTGTTACAAAAGAAGATTTAGAACAGATTCTTAGTAAATTAAAGAAGATTAATGGGGAAAATTAGTAATGGGAAGGTCTAAACGAGAAATTATGATTGATTTAGTGGCAGAACTTGACAAATTTGGTGGTATTATCACTGAAATTCAAAAAGCAATTGAGTCTAAAGGTGTTACATCTGAAGGAAAATTTTCTAAATTAGCAGAAGAAATTCGTCAGATTCAAGGTATCTCAGCTTATCGTGATATTGTTGATGCTGTTGAGAGGGCATATACTAAAGGTTACACTCTTACTGAATTGGTGTCTACAATAGATAACCTTGAAAATAAAAATCAACCACCTAAACCAGATATTCCAATTCCTGGTGGTGATTTTAATGCTGATACTGCGACTGAGATTTTACCTAAACAGTTTTATGGTAAGTATGATTTAGAGGGTGCTTTGACTTGTCCTAATGTTACAAAAGTTGGTGCAGAAGCATTTGTAGGCACTGATTATAATGTTGTAACATTACCAAAAGCTACAGAAATTGATAGAGATGCTTTTAGATATTCTAATATTAAAGTATTATATATTCCTAGCTTTGTCTGGAGGGATAATAACCTTAAATTAGATAACAGCATCTATCCTACTTATATGCTTAATAAGATTGTAGTAGCAGATGAGTCTGTTCCACCTAGTGATATATCTTTCAATAAAGTTGATTTTGAAGTATACAACCATGATGAAACTAAAAAATGGGATATTTACAGTAATGTTTGGAAAAATGTTTAATCATATACTCTCATAGATAAAAAGTACACAAGATAACTAAAATAACGAATATGAGGTGTTACAGATGGACTTTAATGGTTTAAAAAATGTTACACCTATATTTCATACATTATTAGATAATGCTAAGAGTGGTATTCCTAAGAAGATTCAAGTTTTCATAGGAATACTTGCTCTTATTTGGTTACTACCAATAGTGTTAGATATAGTGTTTGTCATTTTAGGTGTATTTTATGACTATAAGCCTGATATGATTCTTAAATTTTTACCTAGGCTAGAACAGTTAATTAGCATACTCACTGGTGTTTCTGCTGTAGCTTGTTTAATGGCTATTATAGGTTTATTTACTGATTCTGATAGTGATGGTATACCTGACTCTATTGATAAGGACAACAGAACTCCTATAACAAATAATAGTGTTCAAGTCAATGTTGGTTCTGATAGCAGTAAAGTTCCTAAGCTACCACTACACATTGACAAGTAGTAGTTTATCAGATTGGTATTGTTAGTATGCGTATGCTTTATAGGAGATTTTTAATGATTGGTGACCTTAGTAAAGAATATGAGTCTAATGGCGATATTGGTGCGATTTCCACTGGTGAGGGTGATTATGGTGGTAAGTCATATGGCATGTACCAATTAGCTAGTAATGTGGGTTCTGTTGATGATTTTATAGCATGGGGTTTAAATTCTGACTACAGTTGGATTGCTGAGGAATTAAACAAATATGTTGTAGGCTCATATGAGTTTGATAACGCTTGGAAATATTTTGCTAATAATGACTATGAAAACTTCTACAACATGCAACATAATTATGCTATTTATAAGTACTATGATGTTTCAGTAGAATTGTTGAGGGAGCATTTATTTAATATTGAAAATCATAGTGAGACTATGAAGGATGTAATTTTTTCACGTGCGATTCAGTATGGCACTGGTAATATTGTAGAAATGTTTGAAGATGCTCTAGTGATTATGGGTGAGAAATTAAATCTAGATTTAGATAATCTTTCTTTCGTAGATGAAAAACGATTTGACTATGATTTAATCACATCTATCTATGATGTGTGTATGACTACGGAGTGGAATAACTCTCCTCTAAGGGAAAACTTAAATCATAGGTTTAGGGAAGAAAAAGCTAAAGCTATTCAAATGTTGTCAGAAGAATTAGGGATATAGGTGGTAATTTATGGGTTTCATTGATAAATTGATTGACTGCATTCGAGTATTATTCTTAGGTAAGAGTATTGATTCTGTTGTTAATCATACTCGTGATGAAGTACAGAATACAGTAAATTCTACTTTAGAAGATACGAGTAAAAAAGTAGATGATACTATAAATAATACTTCTAATCTAATTGAAGATAATATTGAAAAAGTTAATTCTGAGGTAGAAGATGTAGTAGCTAATTCTAAAAAATTAGGTATTAACATCCGAAAAAAATAGTGTATAATAGAGGTGTACAAAAACGTACACCTCTATTTTTGTTTTAGGAGATTAATTTATGGGTTTATTTGACGTTGATGGTATAGGGTTTAAAAATAATAAAGAAAAGATTAAAAAAGAAAACTCATTTAATATGGGGTTAGATATATCTGAGGTAGACAATAGTTTAGTTAATACAGATAAGACTAGTGGTAGTGATTTTGATAAGACTTTAGTTGGTGAGATAAATCCTTTAGTTAAGGTAGATGTAATTAACAGTCATTTTAAGTTGAGTGACTTATTACGTGAGTATGGTTGTTATATTGACGGTTCTACAATGTATTGTCCTTTTCATGATGACGATATTACTGGGAAGCCATCAGCTAAATATCATTCTGATACTGATTTACTATATTGCTTTTCTGAAAATCGTGTGTATAGTGCTTATCATGCATTAAAGATACTATTTGGTAAGGATGTTAACTTTATATTTAAAAAAATATGGTCTAATATGTCTAAAGAGAATAGGCTATCATATATTGGTAAGTATGATGAGAAGGCTAAAGACATTGTTATAGAAAATACAGGATGGGATTATTATAATAAGAATATATTATCTGCTTTTAAGTTAGGGAAAGTTACGTATGAACAGTATAAAAATGCTTTATATAAGGTTCTATCATTAGTACAAGAATAAATAGTATGAATTTTAAGTAAATAGTTATTGTAAAGATACTTAAAATTAAGTATAATAGGTGGTGTAGGAATAGAATTAAACTACAGCATCTATTTTTTTATTTAAAGGAGAATTTAAAATGGCGAATATTACTGCAATTCGTCTACCGAATGGTAGGGTTAAAGTTACTAAATCTGATATTAGTAATGTAGGGGAAGAATTTTCTTCTTCAGATGAGTTCTTTAATAAGTATCAAGTAGTCAATGAATCTACTGGCGAAGTGAATCAATGTATCTTATTAGAGTCTATTAATGGCTAAGAAGACACCTATTATAGGGAATGGATTAGCTGTAATACCAATACATACTAGGGGAACTAGCAAGAAACAAGACAAACGAGTCATAGACTATGTTAATAGTAGAATGTTTTTAAAGATTCTTTCTGAATATGCTGATATAGAAGAAATGGATATAGTATATCTAACTGGTTTAGGTGTTATGTATCAAGATGATATACTTGATGGTGATGTCACTTTAGGTAATGTAGTACTTAAAACTGATTGGTGTCATATTGTTTCTGAGGAGTTATATCGGCTATGTTTATCTTTGGGGACTAATAAGATTGTACTATTAGCAACAAGTGATAAGTTTTTAAAACTTGCTAAGACTCTACGGTCAAGGGGTATTATTGTAGAGAATCCTATAATGGGTGTAATATCTGAGTGTTATGCTATAAAGATGTTATTTTCTAAGACTAAGTTATGGATAAACACAAAGGGGGATTTTTCAAAGTGATGAAAGAAATACCTAAGTTACTACAAGACTTGCGATGTGATGTGAGTGACTGTGTGTTTACTTTAAAATTAGTGGGGAGTACATTTCAGTCTAATGCTCAAGCTATATTACAGACAATCATGGATGCGAATATGGTAAATAGGGTATTGATAGAATTAGTACGTGAGCCTGAAAACATACATGATAGAAATGCTGTTAAAGTTATGTTGTCTGTAGATGGTTATAAAGGGACATATCATGTAGGGTATGTTTCTATGGATATAAGTGAGACTATTAGTTTTCTATTACAAGACGAAGACTTATGTGTACATATTTCAGATGTATTCATGAGTGGTGGTGGATTAGATTACTATGTAGGTCTTATGTTTAATTGTAGATTTAAAAGAAAGGAATAAAACCTATCTATGGCTAATGAGAAAGCTAAGAGTGATTATAAACATTGGGTTGGGGCTGTTCCTAAGATAGAAAATTGGTATAAGAATTTTAACTTTGTGCTAGTTGAAAGTATGGAAGATTTAGAGAGTATCTTTAAAGATAAAAAAGATTACTATATGGCTTTTGATACTGAAACAACAGGGTTAGATTTTGAAGAGATTGACTTGGTAGGTTACTCTTTTTGTTTAGATGGGAAGACAGCATACTATGTCCCTGTATATCATTTTCAATATGATGGAAACTTAGGTGAGGAATCTGTAAAGTTCATCTATGAGCGTATGTGTGAAGCTAAAAAAGTATTCATGTATAATATGCGATATGACGCACGTATTATGGAGTATTATGGGTATAAAGAAAATAAAGCTGATTTAGATAAAAGACGGTGGATGTATGCTAAGTTTGATATGTCGAAGGTTGATTATTATGATGTTTCTGTTCCTGTGTGGTTAGCTGATACTAATCAAAAATACCCTAGTCTTAAATGGTCTAGTTTACATTTCTTGGGTATTGAGCAATTACATTTTGATGAAGTAATAGAAAACGCTGGTTCTTTCTTCTATTTAAACCCATCTGAAAATCAAGATACAGTTTTCTATGCCGCCGCAGATGCTTTGTGTACATTTTTACTAGCAACTGCTACTGTCAAATACTTCTCGGAGGGAAAGTATTCTGCTAAGTTCGATAATTTGATGTTATACCCTCTATTACATTATTAAGATGTCAAAATAATATTCATAATTAACATACTGAGATGTATTTTGGCAGAATAGTAAGTCTATAGGGAAACTTGTAGATAGTGGTGATTTTTACGTCATCCAACTAAGACAGCTGAATTGCTGGGAACTCCTAAAGCTTGAATAACTACAGCATAATATCATATTTATACGATATAGATGTGAAAGTGGCGAAAGCAGAAAAAATATTCAAGATGGTATAAGGTTAAATCCTAAGTACTGTAATAATGGACAATCAGCAGCCAAGCCTGTAAGGGAAGGTTCAACGACTAGACCTCGTGAGGGTCGTACACTATAAGCGATTGATAGTGGAAGTGGTGTCGCCTAAGTCCTTGCAATGGGATATGGATAAGATATAGTCTGTGCTTGCATGAAAGTGTAAGATGCGTGTAGTGACGCTGGCTGGAGGTAGCGACTCTAGTTGAACGAGCATCCTCTCATAGAGAGTTTTATGGTTTTATATATTGAAATTAAACTCCTTTTGTAGTACATTAATAATATAATGTTTCTTATTATTGATACGAAGGGGGGTGTATCTCGTGGATACGAATTTTAATAAAAGTTTTAAAATTAGAATTTATCCAAATGAAGAACAGAAAGTTTTAATTGACAAGACATTTTGTTGTGCAAGGTATGTGTATAATTTCATGTTGAATTTGAAACAAAAATTGTATGAGTATCATAACATTTCTTTAAGTTATAAACATATGTCTAAAATTCTTACAGAACTTAAAAGACATAAAACATGGCTTAAAGATGTTGATGCTGTAGTGTTACAACAAAGTCTTAAAGATTTGGATTTTGCGTATCAAAAGTTCTTCAGAGGTAGTGGATATCCTAAGTTTAAATCTAAGAAACGAGATAAAAACTCCTATCGTACCAATATGAACATTCATTTAAGTCAAGATACTAAAATGATAAAAATTCCTAAAGTAGGTTTGGTTAAGTTTAGAGATAAAAGTAGTTTTAAAGGATTAACTAAAATCAATAATATTACTATTTCTAAGACACCTAGTGGGAAATATTTTGCTAGTATTTCAGTTGAAGTCAATATTGAACATTTTGAGAAAAGCAATCAAAATTGTGGTATTGATTTGGGATTAAAAGATTTCTGTATCTTAAATGATGGGACTAAGTTTGAAAATCCTAAGTTCTTAGTGAATAACGAAAAGCGACTTAGAATGTTACAAAAATCATTAAGTCGTAAAGTTTATGGTTCTAAAAATTATGAAAAAGCTAAGATTAAGTTAGCTAAGTTTCATGAATATATTGTAAATTCTCGTAAAGATTATCTACACAAAATATCATTATATTTAATCAATAATTATGATATTATTTGTGCAGAAACTTTGAGAATTAAGAATATGGTTAAGAATCATAAATTAGCTAAACCGATTCAAGATGTTAGTTGGTATGAATTTTGTAGGCAGTTAGAATATAAATGTTTGTGGTATGATAAGAGATTTGTACAAATAAGTACAAACTTTGCATCATCTCAGGTTTGTTCTAATTGTGGATATAAAAACAAAGATGTTAAGAATCTCAATATTCGTGAATGGACTTGTTCAAAATGCAATACATATCATGATAGAGATATTAATGCATCAACTAATATTCTCAAAGAAGGGTTACGAATTTTAAAATTAATTTGATTTCAATATATAAGAACCATAGGACATATGGGGATAGCCTATTGTCATAATGTAAGACATTTAATGAGTTTATACTCATTAAATGCAGTTATTGGGTAGGAACCTTATCACTTTAAGTGGTGAGAGGGTGTCAGGAGAATGAGAAGATTTGGCTTGATGGGGAAGTATTAAAAAATCTGTATCGAGTTGCTACTGAGCGTGTAGATAAGATGGAACGTGATGTGTATGCAATGATTGGTGGGCAGATTAATTTAAACTCTCCTGTTCAAGTAGCACAAGCATTTGAGAGGTTAGGTATTGATACTGGTGAGCGTACCTCAAAGGGGACTATGTCTGTAGGTATTAAGATTTTAGCTGATTTACCTAAAGAGTATGTAGAAAAATTCCCTGCTTTAAAATCATATATTAATTATAAGAAGACAGCAAAACTTTTATCTTCTTATATTAAACCTTTAATGAAAGAGTATGAGAGTAGGGGTTATTGTCGTTTTGCTTATAAGACGACTGAGGTCCCAACGGGCCGCCTAGCTTGTGGTAAAGATGGAAAGAATTCTTTCTTCAGTCCCATTAACGCTCAATGTGTAGTTGGTTCATCTGAGTTGTTTACTGATAGAGGTGTTAAGACTATTAAGGACATTTTAGTTGGTGATAATGTTTGGGATGGTGAATCTTTTAGGGAAGTTCTTAATACCTATAATAATGGTGTTAGAGATGTATATAGGGTTACACTTTCTAATGGTCAAGTTTTAGAGTGTACAGATAAGCATCAGTTATATAGTGCAACAGACTCTTGTGATTTTAGGGAACTTAAAGATTTGTGTGTTGGGGATTTAGTTGCATTTAACTCTAAATCTTATGATGTTTCTAATAGTAACGATAATATTATTACTACTGTACAGAGAAATAAGCCTTATGGTGGGATTTATTCTAGGGAATATAAGGTAGATTTAAATAATCCTAGATTTTGGCATTTTGTTGGTTATTTTATGGGTGATGGTTGGTATGGTGGTAAGACAAAGGAAGAGTCTTATAGCATTGGGCTAGTCTTTAATGCTGATGAGTTGGATACAATGAGTTACATTAGAGAGACATTAGATTTACTTGGAATTCATTATAGAGTTAAGAAGATAAATCATGATGCAAAGTATAAGAATCTTTATAACTTAATCATTAAGAGTGTAGGGATTAGTGACATGCTACACGATTTAGGTGTAGGAAGTAGAGCAGAAAACAAGTCAATACCTGAGATTGTGTATGGTTTAAGTTCAGAGTGTAGGTCTATGCTATTTAGAGGACTTATGGATTCTGACGGAAAACCTATACGTCATTATGAGTGGTCTTATTGCACTGTATCTAAGAAATTAGCATATGACGTTGTTAGACTAGCAACTTCTTTAGGTATTAATTCTCATCTTGTTGAGCGTACCAATGGTGAGTATAGAAATGCATTTAGAGTATTACTTTTGGGTAATAAGTTAGAACTATTTAATACTATTGGTGTGACATCTAAGTATAAGTTGCGAAATGTTGTTAATGAGAGTGGTGAAATAACATTAAAATCTCCTAGAATGGGTAAGATACATTCACTATTACCTAAATGTTTACATGATGATGTTATTAAATATAATCTGCATGATGATGTTTCATTATCTTATTACACAAAGAAGGATGGAACTACTTCCACATATGTGGATAGGTGTAAGTTTAATAAGAGATTCGACTTATATCGAGGTAGGGTTGATGATTTTAATTTCAATGTACATTGGTTAAAAATCAAGTCAATAGAATATGTTGGTAAAGAGGAAGTTTATGATATACATGTTGATGTGACGCATAGATATTGTGTAAATGGCTTTATTACACATAACTCATTACCTAAGCCACATGTAAAGATGGAAGATGTATTTGATTTAGGTGATAGAAATTTATTCTCTAAAAAAGATAACATCATTATGGGTTATAAGTTTGTGTATTCTTCTTATGATGAGGAAGGTAAACATATTGTACCTGAAGACCCTACTTATATAGGATGGGTAGAAGGTATGGATGATGATTTGAATTTACGTATGGCAATATCTCCTAAGATGTTAGAAGATAGTGGTGATGATGAATTCTTATATTCGAGTTTTGATTATTCCGCTGAGGAGTTACGAATCGCAGCGAATTTAAGCCGTGAGCCTAATTGGGTAGAGGCTTTTGTTAATGGTGATGACATTCATTTTCGAACAGCTGTAGCAATTTGGGGCAGAGAGAACTATAATAGGGATTATCGTAAAATGGCTAAGTATGCAAACTTCTCTATTTTGTATGGTGCTAGTTCACATTCATTGTATGCTGATAGTCGATATGGGTTTAAGTCTTTACAAGAAGCAGAAGATTTCTATAATAGGTATAAGAGAGCGTTACCTACATTATTTCAATGGCAAGATAGAATTATTGCTAGTGCTAAGAGAAAAGGTATGTTACAGACATTCTTTGGTAGACCTCGTAGGTTACGTTCTTATTATGAGAATAGGCAGATAGGTTTTGCTAATCGTAGTGCTGGGAATACTAGCGTACAAGGTGTTGCTGGTGATATTCTTAAAATGGTAATGATTAAGTTATGGAAAGTAGTCTTTAATAATGAAGAGTTCAAGAATGATGTTTCTTGGAGGGTTGCTATTCATGATGAGATAGGGTATACAATACGTGCTACTAAATTGATGAGAGCATTAAAAGTTATTAAAGAAACACAATCTGTTAAGTTACCAGAGTGGCCCGTTGAAATTATTACTGACCCATCTGTTGGTTGGTCAATGGGTAGGGTATATGATTTCCATATGGTTGAAGATGATTCAGAATTAGGGTATCATTTTGAGCCTGATTTAGCATAATATTTATAGGGGATTAGTATGGAAGAGTTTATTTTTGATAGTTTGACTCTTAATGATTTAGTTAAATATGTTGATACATCAAAGGTATTTAATATTACTAAGGCTGATTTCAATCAAGCTAAAGTATATTTAGCTAGTTATGAAGATGAAAAATTAGGTAACGCTGTTGAGCGTTTGGATGTGGCTTATCATGTTGGTAATAAGTGGTCTTTAGTAGACATGTCCAAGGTTGAAGGGTTCAATGAAGTACCTCTTAGTTGGTTATTATCAGACGTAGGAGATATTGATGATTGTCTAGTCATTTTACGTAGAATGTCAAATATGATACTTGATAGGAATAATGCTAGTTTATCTACGTATATTTATCATATTGTAGATGACAAGTATAAATTCATTACTTCAAATGCATTGATGAATGGTAAACTTGCAAGGTTTGGCATTAAATTAGATGGTTCTATTGATGATATTCTACAAGTGATTAATGATACGGTAGATAATGATTATGATAAGAACTCTTTGATTAGTTTTATTGAGAGTGGTGTTGCTAATGTGTGATATGTTAGAGTTAGTTCAGTTAGGTAAGAATGTTAGGTATATTCGTGTTAATATACTAGAGACAACAATATCTGAATTCTCTAATTTAACTGGTATTAGTAGAGATGTGATTTGTAGGATTGAAGATTTAAGATTGGGCAAGAACTCTAAGGCTTGCCCATCTGTATCTACAATTCTAAAACTTTGTAAATCACTTAATGTAGATATAGGTGAGATTATGGGAAAAGATATCTCTTCAAATACTACTGTGTTAGCTGACTTGAGAGGAGTTGTTTCCAATGGCAATTAGTGTTGGTAGAACATTAAATGAATTAAAGCAGATGTCATACGAATGTGGTTTAAATATTCCACCTAGTGTAGATGGTAAGTCTTTGAAAAAGGAAGATTATATCTTACCTATACGAGAACATAATTTATCTGTTAGGTATGGTTCTGTTGATAATACTCCTAAGCATTTACAGTTAATGTTAAATCTAAAATCCCCTATGCTTGCTGGTCGTATTGATTCTTTTAAAGAAGAGCAACAACAAGAGGTATGGGATTCGGACAATTGGTCTATGGAGCAAAAGTTAAATGGGGTTAGGTGTTTCATCATTAATGATGGTACAGGACTTCATTTATACAGTAGGCACAATAGTGATATTGACTTATTACCTATAGAGTTTACTGATAAGGTAAAATTACCTAAGGACTTTATGTTTGATAGATTAAATAAGTCTTTTATCTTAGATTGTGAGTTGACATCAGATAATCCTAATATTTGTACTGTACTAGATGGGTATGGTGTAGATACAAGTTCTCAGCTACAGGCTGTTACTTCTATACTAGGTTCTAATACTGTTAGGGCATTAGACATTCAAGAGTTTAATGATTTAGATTTAGTGTTCAATGCTTTTGATTGTATTTATTGTGATAATGATTGGATTATGGACACTCCTTTATTTAAGCGTAGGGAGTACTTATCTGATATTATTGAAATGTTAGATTATGCTAATTTCAATGTTAGACCTGTTAAGTATGTAGTAGATAATAAAAAGGAATTTTATAAGCATTTAATTAGTTTAGGGTTAGAAGGCACAGTAGCTAAACGCTTAGATGGTGTATATGTTCCTGATACGACTCGTAATTTTAAAGGGTGGGTTAAGTGCAAGAGGTCTTTGTCTGATTCATTAAGTGCTTTCAACTCTAATTCGTCTTTAAGTGCTTTTGATACTTTAGATGATGTGAGTGGTGACATTACTTTCTCTTTTGGTGATACAATCGATGCTTTTATTACTGGGTATGAGTTAGGTAATAAAGGTTCTGCATTTGAAAACATGATTGGTTCTATCTGCGTTTCTGTTTATGTTGAAAAAGAAGATGGTACACAGGAAGTTAGAGAGATTGGTAAGTTTAGTGGATTTAATTTAGACATGCGTAAGAACATGAGTACTGTGGTTGATGGTAAGACAGTACTTAAACCAGAATATTATGGTAAGGTTGTAGAGATAGATGGGCAACAAATTACTAAAAATGGCAGGTTCGCTCATTGTGTATTTATTGGTTTTAGGTATGATAAATTAAAAGATGCTTGTATCTTAAAAGAAGAATTTTTAAAATCACAAGTGCTATAAATTATACTTGATTTTAAGTATAAGAAGTGTTAAGATTTTATTACTTAATGTTTGATGGGTGTTTTATGAATTACAATAAATTAGATATGAATGTGTTCATAGAAAAGCTATTAGAACATGTAGAAATGTGTCCTTGTTTGTTGATAGGTAAGTATGTTACTGAGTTTAAGAAGGTATATAAAGATACAATAGAACGGGTCTATACATTAGATGATGTTAGGTATCTTATTGACGCTTATGATGGTATTTCTAATATTAACAGTAAATTCTTAGTATTGGATGGCATTGGTTACTTATCACATGTAGGGCAGAACTCTTTATTAAAATTTATAGAAGAGTCTAAACTTCCTATTATTATATTGTCTTATGGCGATAAAATCTCACCAATTATCATGTCTAGAATGAAGATAATAGTTAAGAGGTGGGATGTTGTTAAGAACCTCAATTTTTCTAGTGTAGCAGATACTATTTCATATATTAATGAAAAGAATTCTACTAGGGAAGAGAAGATGTCTGAGTTTGAAGAAGTACAGGTAATGGCTAATATGTGTCCTAGTCTATACTCTATTAAGCAACAGGCTGGGGATAAATATGGGTATAATAATAGTAGGTTAATCAATATCATGGTTGGAACTAAGATACGGTGATGTGTATGAGCGATTATAGCTTAATTAACAAAGTGGTTAAAGTTGAAGATACTAAGGAAGGTATAAATTATCTTGATTTAGTGTGTTTCATGTACCCTAATTATGAGTTACGCACAGAGTTTAATATCTTAGATGGCAACAGGGATATTATTTTTGTAGGGAAAGTAAATTCAAGTGTTGTTTCTTCTTTGAAGGAAAACACAAGAAGTTTCATAGCAATTAATAATATAGGTATTCAAGATATTGATTTGACAATTAGAGATTCTGCTATTAAAGTACTATATGGTAAGTTTAATAAAGTGCCTAGTGAGAAGGTATATTCTACATTAAATTCTATGTCTGACTATGATTTCATTAAGTATTTTAAAACTTTTTGGTTTCTAGGTAGGTCAAAAATTGATAATGTAGATATATCTTTATGGGACTTATATTGTGTGTTAGGTAAGACTCGACATGAAATTTTAAAAGTATATTTAGAATTACGTGAGTCTTATTCTGATAGTATAATATTTAGTGGTGTGTTGTCTTTTTTAGAAAAGTCAAGAAATTTAGAAGATGTTGTTGTCAATAGTTCTAAGTATCTTAGATTATTAGTGGACTTTAATAAGTCTTATGATAAGTTGATAGTACCTATTATTCAAAGGGTTTACACAATGGAGTGTAAGAATGATACAGATAGGGAATATAGGACTTTATGGTTATTAATGCAGTTAGGTAAAGGAAACATAGTATAATGTCTATTCTTGAAATTGAATTAGAAATGAATAAAGTGGCTAAAGATTTACAAGATAGAATTTATAGTGTCTATGATTCTTATCTTGTAGAAAACAAGCGAATCATAGATTTACCAACATATGAGGCTTTATATCGTAGTCCTAAATTACAATATGAGGTATCAGAAAGATTAATACGTACTATTGATGTATTAAATGATTTGAAGTTACGCATTAGTGTAGTTAATAAGAATTTATCTGAAATGAAGAATTTACAGGTAACTACAAAATCTGATTATCAGCTAGTGGCGAACTTAAAATCTAAAGTATCTAGGTACTATGATGAATTTAATGAACATAAGTTTCAGATTTCTGACTTAATAAAAAATGCTAATAATAAACTTAATACTATTAATGCTGTTAGGTTTATTAATGAATAATTTCATGTGTTATATTGGAAAGGAGAATTATGGAAGAGGATGTTTTCAAGGACAGATTAGTTCAAGAGTTGAAAGAGTATTTTCCAAATGATAATGCTCTACAGAACTTTTGTAGACTTATTGTTATGATGAGAGATAATCCTGATTATGCACTATCAGATGTTGATAGAAGTGTATTAAGGAACTCAATCAAGGACTTGTCTGTTTTTACTTCATTAGGCATTTACACTAAAGTACTAGGTAAAATGAGTAGTGATGTAAAAAATCAGTTGGATGTTACGACTCGTAGAAAGGGTGTTAAGGCTCAAAATAATGTGAGTCATAATAATGTAACTGCTACGGTTTATGAGTCGAATCGCTTTGATTTAGGGTTTAAAATAGAGCCTACTAAGGTATCGCATGTTGATGCAACTCCTAAAGTAAACTCTGTTAAAGAGTATTCTAGTAAATCAAATACATTTAGTTTAGAGGGGGTTGATTTAACCTCAAATAATGCTATCAGTAGTGATATACCTACATATGATACATATACAAGTTATGATACATATGATGATGTTCCTACTGTAAATGTAGATGATTTAGATTATTAACTTAGGTATTTAGTGTTATGCACTACTACAATATATATTTTTTAATTTCCAAGAAGGAGAATAGTTATGTCTGAGATTGAAAATTTTGACGCTATGTTTAGTTCAAACAATGAGGTTGCAGAGGCACAAGCTGAGCCTGTTAAGAATGAAGTAGCAACTGCACCTACAACTAGCATTGCAACCCCTGAAAGTTTTGTAATTAGTCTTGATGGTGTTGGTTCTCAAACATTAGGTGAGTTAGGGATTAAACCTATTTCTTTTGGTGATAGAATTCAACGTGTACCTATTGAAAAATATAAAGCTAAACAAGGTAATATTGATAGAATTTCTATCATTTCTGAGCAAGTTCTTCCTATCAAATATCATTACATTGAAGGAAAAGGTTCTTATTTGTGTACTGGTGGTAAATGTTGTCAATTAATGGGTGACCCTGCTGTACGTTATATTGTACCAGTTTGTGTATATGATACTACTAAAAATGGTGACCCTGCATCTAGCAATATCGAATTAAAAGTATTGTCTATGGGCAATGAACTATATCAAAATATTGGTATGATTGCTAATACTGGCACTGTACGTAGCTTAGGTGGTATTACTCATGTTGATTTGTCTGTAAACTGTACAGATGAAAAATATCAAAAATTAACTCTTATTCCTACTGGTGAGGCTAGTTGGAGAAAATCTGCTAAGGCTGTTGAATTCTTGAATAATAAATGGCAAGAATCTGCTAGTGAAGCATATAGGGCATTGGCACGTAGTGTAGATGAAGCTACATTTATTAAAATCTATGATGAAGCTACATTTGGTGCTAAACCGTCAGATGATATGAATAAGGGTTTTGGTGGTAGTGAAAACTCTTTTGGTGGTTTTGGCAATTCTTCAAGCAATTTCGATGATTTCTTTAAATAATAGGTAATTAATACATAAGGGGGAAAATAAAGGTACGTAACAATTTAATTTGGTGATGTACCTTTATTTTTATAAATATATGGTTATTAAGGTGTCAAAATAGTAGTCATGATTCATGACATACATTTGACAAAATAGTAAGTCTATCGAGAAATTGGTAGGTAGTAGCAACCATAGAGTTGCTCAACAAAGGAACTGAATTGTTGGGAACTCCTAAAGCTAGTTAAACTACAACGTGATATCTGATAATATGATATGAGCGTGAATGTGACGAAAGTAGAAAAAATTAACTAGATGGTATAAGGTTAAATCCTAAGTACTGAAAATAATGGACAATCAGCATCCAAGCACGAAAGTGAAGGTTCAACGACTATTCCTCGTGAGGGAAGTACACTATAAGTGATAGATAGTGGAAGTGGTTCCGCCTAAGTCATATATTTAAGAGTGTGTGATATGGATAAGATATAGTCTGTGCTTGCATGAAAGTGCAAGATGCACGTAGTGGTGCTGGCTAGAAGTAGCGATTCTAGTTGAACGAGCGTTCTCTCAAAAATTTCATAGTTATAATTATATATTTGATAAAAATTCCTTTTAGCACTATAATAAGATAGTAAAATATTCTTTATTTAGTATGAGAGGAGGTGTTATCATCTTATGTATAAAAGTTTTAAAGTTAGGATATATCCGACACAAGAGCAACAAGTTTTATTAGAAAAGACATTTGGTGCGAATCGGTTTGTTTATAATTACTTTCTCAATTTAAAAAGTAAGTTGTATGAGTTTTATAAAATAAGACTCAGTTACACCAATTCATCTAAGGCTATGACTGAATTAAAGAAACAAAAGACTTGGCTTAAAGAAGTTGATAGTGTTTCTTTACAGCAGACTCTTAGAGACTTAGATAGTTCGTATCAAAACTTTTTTAATGGTAGAGGTAAATATCCTAAATTTAAAAAGAAACAAGATAAAAACTCTTATCGTACTAATCATCATATTAAAATAGATAATCGATATATAACAATTCCTAAGATAGGGTTGTTAGGTTTTAGAGATAATTACAATCTTGAAGATAAGAACATTCTTAAAATTTATAATGTGACTATTTCTAAAACATCTAGTGGAAAATATTTTGCTAGTATATCAGCTGAGGCTAATATTGAACATTTTGAGAGAACCAATCAAAATGTAGGTATTGACTTAGGCTTAAAAGATTTTACTATTTTTAATAATGGGATGAAAATCAAGAATCCTAGAATATTAAAGCATCTTGAAGCTAAATATAGAAGATTGTCTAAATCACTTTCTAGAAAGGTTAAAGGTTCATCTAATTATAGAAAATCTAGAATTAAGTTAGCAAGATTTCACGAAAAGATTTCAAATATTAGAAAAGATTTTCTACATAAATTATCTACTAATATAGTAAAGACGTATGATATTATTTGTATTGAGACTATAAGTGTTAGTAATATGATGAAAAATCATAAATTAGCAAAATCATTTCAAGATGTTTCATTGTATGAATTTGCAAGACAGTTAGAATATAAAGCTAAGTGGTATGGTAAGACTATCTCTAAGGTTGATAGGTTTTATCCATCTAGTCAGTTATGCTCTAATTGTGGTTATAAAAACAAAGATGTAAAGAATCTAAGTATTCGTGAGTGGACTTGTCCTAAGTGTGGAGTTCATCACGATAGAGATGTAAATTCTGCAATTAATATTCTAAATGAAGGATTAAGAGTTTTAGAAGTGTAAGTATATAATTATAACCGTGGGACACATGGGGTTAGCCTATCGTATCTGAATTCCAATGCTTTTATGCTAGTGTATGAGAGTAAGTATTCTTGGGTAGGAACTTCATTGGCTTGTAAGTCATAGGAGGATGTCAGTTTAGCTATAGACCCTAGTTTCAAGGCTTTATCTTTTAGTTTATATGATAGTGTTTCTAAGGATGTATTTATTGATACTGTTTCTTATCCTTTAGGTACTTCTATTGGGTTTGAGAAGATATTTGATGCTGTCCATGTTCAGTGGTATCAGTTAAAGAATAAATTAGATACATATCTTAGTGAAAATAGTCTTTCTATAGATGTTGTGATTTCAGAGATTCCACCACCTGTTGGGAATTTTTCTGCTGGTTTATATGCATTAGACTATACGATTCTAAATAATATATTTGAGCATTATACTACTATAACGGATTTATATATTTTATCTCCGTCTTTTTTAACTAAGGTTCATGGTAGACGTGGTTATAAGAAGAGTGAGAGTACTGCTTTAGTAAAATATTTTATTGAAGATGTATTATCAGATAGTTTCAATGTTCATATCCCTGATAGTGTATCTCCTAAGGGGAGAGTTTCAAAGGGTAGGTTGAATAATGATAAAGCTGAATCATTTATCTTTTTACTAAGAATGATAACTAAATTAGATATTAATGGTCTTGCTAGTAGGGTAAAAAGTGAGGTAATAGGTTTATCTCATGAAGGTGAGAAATTGTTGAGGAGCAGATAATGGCTGTTAAGAAAGAAAAATCGTCTGTAAGTGAGTTCGCAAAACGTGTACAAAAGTTATCTAGTGAGTATCATTCTTTAGATGCTCCTGAGTTTGTTAAGAGTGGTTCAGTTGTACTAGATTCTATTTTAGGTGGTGGCATTCCTAAGGGTGTATTTATCCTTTTGTCATCTGATAGTGGCTTAGGTAAGTCTACTGGGGCATTGCATGTAAGTAAAGCATATTGTATTCAGAATAAAAAAGTATTGTATCTAGATTTTGAGAGTGGTGTTAATTTAGCACAATTAAACTCTATGGGTTTAGCTAAGTTTAGATATGATGCTAATACCAATCCTGATGGGAACTTTTTCTTGTTCCAAATTCAAACATTTAGGGAAGCAGATAAGATTCTAGATGAGTTGGTTGAAGATGTAGATTTAGTAGTTATTGATTCAGCTACAGCTATTTTAACTGAAAAGGTTAAGGATTCTTCTTCAGAGGATGTACTTCCTGGCATTGATAGTAGAGTTATGTCTACGTTCTTAAAACGTCATAAATCAACTAGCACACGTGCTGGCACTTCTTGGATTATCGTAAATCAATTACGTACTAAGATTGCTATGGGCTATGGTCAACAGACTTCAGAGGTTGAAGCTGGTGGTAAGGCTTTAAAATTCTACCCTGATATTCGTTTGACAATGAAGAAGGCTTATAAAGGCACATTAGAACGTACTGAGCAGACTGCAGTTGGTGAGCAAAAAGTTCCTTTTGGTGCTATTTGTGAAATTAAGGCAGTTAAGAATCGTTATGAACGCCCTGAGATTCCATTAAAATTAGCGATTATTTTTGGTAAAGGGATTTCTAATGAGTATGCTTATTATGACTTCTTAGAGCAACGTGGTAAGATTGTTAAGAGTGGTGCATGGTACACAATTAAGTTGGGGGATGCTCCTAAAGTACAAGGTATGAATGGTGTTATTGAATGGATTAACGCTAATCGTAGTATTGTAAAAGACTTTATTGAGTCAGAGGGTGGTTATCGCTTATTGCTTAATGAAGCAAGTACTGTAGATTTAGTTGATGAATCTTATGACGAAGAAGTCTTTGATGGTACTGAGGTGTTTGATGAACCATCTGAGGATAGTGGTGATGAATAATGTCAAATAAATTAACAGTAGACATTAAGGATTTTCAGTCTTTAAAAAAGGCTTATATCGAATTAACTCCTGGCATTACTGTAATTACTGGTGCTACTAATAATGGTAAGAGTGCTATTATTCGTGCTATTGATTCTGCATTATTTAATCTAGGCGATGACGCTATGGTTAGAGGTGGTCAACGGTATTATGGTATCAAGATAGTTAATGATACTCATAGTATGTTAATGGCTAGGGATATTGTGGGTAAGAATGAAAAGACAGCATATCAGTTTGATGATGGAACTGTTCAAAAGAAGGTTGGACGTGGTCAGTTAGAAGAGGTTTCACGTATGTTTAATATACGTGAGGTCAAGATGAATAATGGTACTAAAATGAAGATTAATTTTTGGTATCAAAACGATAAACCCTTTTTGATGGATAAAACCTCGGGTCAATTATATGAATTCTTATCCTTGAGTTCTTGTGATAACTATGCTAGGGTTCTAAAGGCATTAGGCAGTGATGTTAGAGTAATTAATTCTGATATTAATACTATAACAACAGAGATTAATACATATAAGTCTTTAATTAATGATAAGAAAGACTTCTTAGATAAGAATGATGGTTTTGATGCTGTATATCTTGATGCTTTAGATGTAGATAGTAAGAGTAAGTTATATGATGAATCCTCATCTATTTTAAGTGAGATTGATGATTTATACTTATTAATCAATAAATTAAGTACTCGTAAATCTAGCTTAACAAGTAAGTTATCAAATATTGATATGGATACTGTTTCTAGCACTTATGGTATTATAGAATCATTACATAATACATTAAACTCTTTAGATACTGTTATTAGTGATATTGATAGTGGTTCATTGAGTGTTTCTACTCTTTCTACTATTGTTAATACTACAAAGAGCGATATAGATAATGGGATTAATTTCTTATCTGAGTGTTCTAATATGGTTCATAGTATAGATTCTATTAATAATACAATAAGTGTTGCTAGTAGTGTTCTATCTGAAATAGATACTATTCTTAATGCAAAAAATACATTGAGTAGTAGGGTTACACATATACAAGATTCTGTAGTTGGTGATACTGAGGAACTATTAAATACTATCTCATCTATTGATTCTAATTATGATAAGTTAGGTATAATGGAGTCTAGTTTAAAAGATTTCGTCAATGCTAATGATATCTTAAATAGATATAAAGCTAAGGTTGAAGAATTAAAATCTAAGGTAGAAGATAGTAATAAAGAGTTTGAACAGTTGAAGGAAGAGATAGGGTATTGTCCTTATTGTGGAAGGGATTTTTTATAGATGGCTACATTAGAAGAAGTAAAGGCTAAGTTTAGTAGTGTAGAAAAAGTAAATCAGTCTTTAAAAGATGAATTAATTAGGACTGAAGAACAACTAAAATCTGCAGAGGAAGCTTATAATAAAGCTGTTAAGAAATTATTTGAATTAACAGATAGAGATACGATTGAAGACGCTAGAGTATATATCTCTCAAATGAGAGAGGATTTAGATACTAAGTTAAATGATTTGAATACAAAATTATCTGAGTATCTAGATAAAGATGGTGAGTAATATGTCTGATTTATCTATTGTACGTAGAGTCATTGAACATAAAGCTATGATAGATAGTGCTAGGAAAGATATAGATAATATGACTCATTTAATCAACACTAAATCGGAGTCTTTAAAAGAATTAAATAACTTAAAAAATTTAAGTGAGTTCTCTTTTAATTACTTAGATGTATTAGTCAAAGAAGAGTCTGGTAAGTTCATTAAGCATTTGAATAATATACTTGATTTTGGTGTTAAATCTATCTTTGATGATTGTAATTACTCCATCGAGATTAGGGTATCAGAAAACTCTAAGGCTACAATTCATTTAGTATATGATGATGAGAATGGTGTAAAACTAGACCCTGACATTAAAAATTGTGGTGGTGGTATACGTACTGTTGTTGGTTGTTTATCACAAATTGCTTTCATTACACATTATAGGTTAGAACCTGTAATGTTTATAGATGAAGGCTTGAGTCAATTATCTAGTCAGTATATTCCAAATTTCATGGAATTAATTAATCAGATGGCTGAAAAGAATGGGTTAAAAATTCTTTTAATTACACATGATGATAGATTCACTTCTTATGCTGTACGTCATTATGAAGTATCTAAAGGGAATACTAAACTATTGAGGGGTGGTGAGTTAGGTGAGTGATATACAATTAAAGTTAAATGAAGGTGAGAAGATTGCTTTTATTTCAGACGTTCATGTAGATAGCAAAATGCCTGACTCACGTGTTGATGATATCATTACAACTCTTAAAGATAAATTAGTAGATATTCTTAATAAATGCATTGATGAAAATGTTAAGTATGTATTTTTTGAGGGTGATGTTGTTAATAGGGTTCAATGTCCGTTTGAACCTATTACAATGTTAGCTGACATATTATTACGTTTTAAGCAAGAAGGCATGAGGTGTTTCTCTATCTTAGGTAATCATGATATAGTTAGGAACTCCTTAGAAAATTTAGATAAAAGTCCTATTCAGATTTTATTTAAGTTGGGTGTCTTAGAACATATTAATTTGGATACTAGGGTTATTATCAATGATACAGTATTATTGACTGCAGTTGATTATACTGAATATCCGATTAAGGCTGATAAGTCTTTTAGTAATAATATATTATTGGCACATATGTTCTATGGTAAAAGTGGTTTTCTTTCAGACGAAAAGCACAACTTAACAGATACTAATATACTAGATTTAGGGTATGATTTAGTAGTATTGGGGCATGACCATGAAGATTATAATGATGTCGTTGTAGGTTCGACAAAGATAGTTAGGCATGGTTCTGTTCTTAGGGGTACATCTCATAACTATAATTTCACAAGGAAGCCTAACTTTGTCATTATAGATGATATAAATAATCCTAAGGAAGTTAGACGGATTGAAATTGCTCATAGGGATTATAAAGATGTTGCTAGTGAGTATATCTTAAATAAGAAAACATTTAGTAGTATGAATGCGTTACAAGATGTTTTATCAAATCTAGCTGATAAGTTAGTAGATACTACTGAGACGGATTCTGATAGGATTTATAATATTATCATGGGTGATGAAAAGTTACCTAATGACTGTAGGGAATTACTGTTAAAATATATTAATGAGGTTTAGTGTTATATGGCTTTTAAATTAGAAAATCAATATACATATTTATTTGAAGATTTTCAAATAAATCATGGGTATGATATATTCATGCGATATCAAGACACTAACACTAGCGATGATGAGAGATTGCATTTAGAGTCTATAGTCAAGAAATGGATTTTAGATAAAAACTATGAGGTAGCTAGGTTAATTTATAATGATGATTACATGTTATATAACGTAAATTCATTAATGTCATTAAATATTTCTGGTATATACTCAGATGGCAACTTTGGTATATGTAGTTTTGGTGTTTCAGTTCTACAGACTTTCTTCCCAGAATTAGAGGATGTTGATAAAGTAAAAGGTTGTTGTATGAGAGATTTTTGTAAGAGTTCAGAAAAATCTTTTACACGATATGTACGTAAGCTTTTGAAGTATGGCAAATCACCTAATGATATGCGAAGTATGTTCGCTTTTGTTGGTGCAGGGTATTGTTCAAATTTCAGACCCGCTACTGCTAAAACTATATACGAGTTATATGGAAAAGATAATTGTAGAGTGTTAGATACATCAAGTGGGTTTGGTGGTAGATTATTAGGTTTCTTTACTGCTAAGAATACTGCAGAGTATATAGGTATAGACCCTAATACTGCTGATAGTTGTAATAAATTTATTGAATTCATGCAGATGCGTTTTGGCTTAACTAAGAAAGCATATGTTAATAGAATTGGCTCTGAGGATTTTACTGTAGATAATTATCCTCAATATGAGAATTATTTTGATATTAGCTTTACTTCTCCACCATATTTTGATACAGAAAAATATTCAAAATCTGATACACAATCATATGTTAAATTCAATACGTATGATTCATGGGTAGATGGGTTTTATAGGGATACAATTTATAACAGTTGTAATGCATTAAAGTTAGATGGTACTTTTGCTATTAATATCTTTGAAAAGGTAGATAATATCAAGGAATATACAGAAGAGTTTCTTAATGACTGTGGTTTTTACCTTATTAAGGAAGATAAATACCTATTACGTGTTATGAGTGGTACTCAAAAGGGCGAAGATGGTGAGTTTTACACAAGGAAAAAAGACTACTTTAACTATGAGCCTATATGGGTAGCGAAGCATTATACAGAGTTATTAAAAGATGGTGTTATTACACATGATAAAGCTGTTGAATGTTATAATCGTGTAAAAGTTGGTAATAAGAAGATTAGTGTTTAGATAAGGGGCACAAAAGATGAGCGAAGATATGATGTTAGATGAAGTTAATGAATTTGAAACAGTTTTAGGGTTAGATGATAATACTGATAGTGGTGTAGAAGATTCATTTATTGATGAGTTTTCAGAAGAGATACATATCTCAATTCCCACCAAAGAAATTAATACAATTCTAAATATTTCTAATGTATTAAAGTCAGGTGGTGAAAACTCTTATGAAGGTAAATTAGTTACATTCAAGGTAGAAGAAGGTAATGTTAAATTTATGTTATCTGATAACAAACGTAATATTTCTAAGTTTGTTAAGCCTTTGAATAGTGATAAATTTATTACTGATTTTATCTGTTTGTCGTCTGGTTCTTTAGCACGTATTGTAAAATTATGTGGTAATGTGTTTACTGTAATTGAACGTACAAAAGAGTCAGATGGTGGTGTAACTAAAGAATATACTATCGCAGTACATGGTGGTGAGGTTAGGGTAGATAATTATAACTCAGAAGAATCACGTTTCAATCATACTTATGATGCTACTTATAATCACACTTCTAATAGGGAGAATTTAATTTCTTATATTAAGAGATTGTTTAATTACTCTCAGACGGCTGGTGGTAGGAGTCGTTTTTTGTCCTTTAAGGATAATACAATTACTGTAGAGTCTTATAATAACATGGCTAAATTAACATGTGCTGATAACTTTGGTAGTGGTTTTAGACTACATTTAGCTGATTGTAAATTATTAGCTTTATTAGCTAACTCTGATAGTGGTGATAACATTTCTCTTAATTCAAAAGGGGATTTATACTGTGGTGATACATTTGTATTTAAGACTGAGGCTTTTGTTTTAGAAGATAATTCTATTCAGCAGTCTGTATATGGTCGTATGGTTGTAGATAATAAATGTGATGTATCTTTAGACCATTTACGAAAAATCATTGATTTAGCATGTAATCTACCTGAGACTACTGGTGATATCAATATTACATTCAAAGATACTGTTAATATTGAGATTATTTCACGTAGAGGGAATTCTACTATTAAACTTGATGCTTTGGACGTGAGTGGTATCTTTGATATTGGTTCAATCTCTATGAGTGCAAATGCTATTAAACAAGTATTAAGTACATTTAATGGTTTTGGTGTAGCTACGTTGCGTTTAAGTCTTGATGGTATTGCTTTAGATAATGATACAGTAAGTGCTTTCACATTGAAGAAGGCTTTTTAATATTAGTATTTTCAGTTCTTTATATATAGCTTTAGGTGATATTTTTTCATAATCAGTTTTAAGTAATTTCTAGAGGTTAATTAAACATGGATAGAGAAATGAATAGGTTGTTAGGTTTCTTGGGTACTAATGTTGATAGTAATGTTGGTATCGATTGGACTTGGACTGAGTTGGTTAAACATGCTGAACAAGGTGATAAATTCTCTTTGTATCGTTTAACACAATTAGCACGTCATTCTACACAGCCTGAAGTTAAAAAATATGCAACAGAAGCTGTTGCTAGGATTGAAAAGTTGGTAGAAGAAGCCGCTAAGTTGGAAGCTAGTCAAGTTACTACTAAAAGTGGTATCTACTTATCTAGTGAAGAACATTAAGATTCTTCTATTTGAGGTGTGGTTTTATATCACACCTCTTTTTATTTGTAATATTTTGTAAAGTGTGGTACAATCTATTACAAAGGTGGTGATTTTATTATGAACATATACATAGGTGATTTTCCCTTTAGTAGGGATATTTTTAAAGATGTTTCTTTAGATAAGATATTTGATTATTATAAATCTATTGAAGACTCATCTAGTAGGGTTGATAGATACAATCAAATTAATGAAGAGATTTGTAGTACTCTTAAAGAAATAGCTTCACTAAAAGATAAGGTTATAGACTTAGAGAAGGAAAAACTAAGATTATTTGGTGATAATTCTTTTTATTGCGAAAGTAAATAGCTGTAATATTTTGTAATATTGAGTTGACTTAATTTAGTTTTGGTGGTATATTATGGATAACAGTAATGATATGAAATTTACTGCAACATTTTCAGACGACAAAGAAGGAAAAGACTTTAAAGTTGGATTAGAAAATGTAGTTACAAAAGATGGTGTAAGTACGTCTGTTGAGTATGATGTCTTAAAGCATGATGTAGAGGCTAAACTAGACTCAGAGATTGGTTCTTTCAGTTACTCTACGGATAAAGCTAAAAAGACATATATAAAAATAGAAATACCTACAAAGGGTTAAAATTATTAAGGAGATTGTATTATGGATGAAAAAGAACTACTAGCTAAAGTAAAAAAGTATAAGGATTTAAAAAACAAAATTTCTATTCTTGATGCTGAGGTAAAAGAATTAAATAGAGAATTGAAAGATATTCTTAGGGATAGTGGTAAAGAAGAATGTATCATTGGGGGTTATGTTGTCAAGTTACAATCTATTTCTAAAGATAGATTTAATTCCAAACAATTTAAAGATGAGAATACATTCTTATATTCTAAGTATATCTCTACTGTAAATGAAGAACGTTTACAAGTTACTGGTGGAGATATTGTTTAATTATTACTTTACAAAACTTAATTCATCATGTATAATTATATATGTGGTTGTGGAACGAGATATAATCACAATAAGCTAGTTTTGTATTTGTATTTACGTTTTAGATAAACTGTTAATACTGTACTAGATGGATTAAACTTTATCAAGGTTTTGTAGTTACCTAGATTTTACTAGCTATTCTAAAAACTACTATATGGAAAGGTGTCCGAGTGGTTTAAGGTGACGGTCTTGAAAACCGTTTCACAGAGATGTGACGGAGGTTCGAATCCTCTCCTTTCCGCCATAGGTCTTTAGTGTAGTGGTAACACGCTAGACTCCAAATCTAGAAACAAGAGTTCGATTCTTTTAAGGTTTGCCAATTACGCACGGAAAGATGGTAGAGTGGTTTATTACACTTCCCTGCTAAGGAAGAGTGGGAAAATATTCCCACCGTGGGTTCAAATCCCACTCTTTCCGCCAATATGACTCTATAGCTCAGGTGGATAGAGCAATGGTTTCCTAAACCATGTGTCACTGGTTCGACTCCAGTTAGGGTCACCATTTATTGTACGAAAGGGGGTGTACCTTGTGAATACGAATTTTAATAAGAGTTTTAAAATTAGGATTTATCCGAATGAAGAGCAGAAAGTCTTAATTGATAAGACATTTGGTTGTACTAGATACATATACAATTTTATGTTAAATTTAAAGCAAAAGTTGTATAAAAACTTCAATATTACCTTAGGTTTTTATAATATGTCTAAAGTTCTTACTGAATTAAAAAGACATAGAGAATGGCTTAAAGATGCTGATGCTGTAGCTTTAGTGCAATGTCTTAAAGATTTAGATTTTGCGTGTCAAAGATTCTATAAGGGCGATGGGCATCCTAAGTTTAAATCTAAAAAACAAGGTAAAAACTCCTATCGTACTTATAAGAATATTCATTTAGATATAGATTCAAGGAGAGTCAAGATTCCTAAGGTTGGATGGGTAAGATTTAGAGATAAAAGTAATTTTAAAGGTTTGACCAAAATCAATAATATCACTATCTCTAAATCTCATAGTGGAAAATATTTTGCTAGTATTTCATCTGAAGTTGGTATTAACACTTTTGAGAAAACCAATCAAATTTGTGGTATTGATTTGGGATTAAAAGACTTTTGTGTCTTGAATGATGGGACTAAATTTGAAAATCCTAAATTTTTAGTTCGTAACGAAAAGCGACTTAAAATGTTACATAAATCATTAAGTCGTAAGGTTTATGGTTCTAAAAATTACATGAAAGCTAAGGTAAAACTTGCAAGATTTCATGAATATATTGTTAATTCTCGTAAAGATTATTTACACAAAATAAGCACATTCTTAGTTAGAACTTATGATGTTATTTGTGCAGAGACTTTACGAGTTAAGAATATGATAAAGAATCATAAGTTAGCTAAATCAATTCAAGATGTTAGTTGGTATGAGTTTTGTAGACAATTAGAGTATAAATGCTTGTGGTATGGGAAGAAATTTGTACAAATAGGTACATATTTTTCATCATCACAAATATGTTCTAATTGTGGGCATAAAAATTCAGATGTTAAAAATCTCAATGTAAGAGAATGGATTTGTCCTAATTGTGGAACAATTCATGATAGAGATATTAATGCATCGACTAATATTTTGAATGAAGGATTACGATTAGTATAATTTCAATATATAGAACCGTAGGGCATATGGGGAATAGTCTACTGTCATAGTGTAAGACATATATTAAAATTTAATATATGCAACTATTGGGTGGAAAATCTCATCACGTTTGTGATTGGGGTAGTGCCAGGAGTCTGTCTAGGGTCACCAACATGCTCCCATAGTTTAATGGTTAAAACGAGTCACTTATAATGGCTTAATGCTGTTTCGACTACAGCTGGGAGTACCATTTAAGTTTTGCATACTTCTTCAAAAAGTATGCGTATATGCCTGTATGGTGAAATTGGCAAACATGGCAGACTTAGAATCTGTTGAGGTAACACTCTTGTAGGTTCGACTCCTACTACAGGCACCATTAATATATTGTGTTATATATGAGGTACAAAAGATGGAAAGAATTACGATTTTTAAAGGATTTACAGTTCCTGTTATTATTAAAGTTGATGAAAAACAAAAAGTAGTGACTGCTTATAATACTCGGTGTGAATTCCTAGCTGTAAATGCTTTTGATAAGTTAGCAAAAGATAAATCACAAGTAACTTTAAGTGATTATTCTTTTAATTTTTATGAGCGAATTAAAATGAAAAGTACTTATAAAGCAAAAGCACGTTGTCAAGAAAGTGATGTGTTTGATGTCAACATTGGTAAGGAGTTAGCTAAGGAAAAGTTAGCTAAGAAATTACGTTCTTCTATTAAAAAGCGTATAAATGCAATGTTATTAGAGAATATGAAATTACATTCTGGTGTATTAGCTAGTAGTGGTTATAAAGAACTATAAGAATATAATAAAATGATTAGAGAGTGTATGTTTTACGTACACTCTTTTTTATATAATGGAGGGGGAATATATATTATGTTGTGTTTAGTGGTCGCTAGAGATAGAAATGTTAAATTAGATAGTAAGTATACAATAAAAGATGCTATTGAACAAGTAGATATGTTAGGTAATAAGATGAACTTAAAAGGTACATTACGTTATTATGGTTTATCTTATGTAGAGGATAGGTCTTTCTTTTCTAAATATAAAGATTGCTTTCATATGAAAGATATGAGGTCTTTATATAACATTACTTTAGGCGAGTTGTTTGAATATAAAAATAAATTAATATATTCAGAATAGGGGTTATAACATGTTAAAAGTTGGTGACAGGGTTGAGCATAATACATTTGTTTCCTTTATAGGGGAAGTAGTGGAGATTCGTCCTTATAAAGATGAAACAAATGTAGCTGTAAGGAATGAAGAAGGTAATATCTTTTGGGATGAAATTTCTACTTGGGATTTACTGCCTGATTCTGTGATTCATTATGGTAAGATTGATGATAATTTTAATGGGGAGACCATTGATATAGATGCTGTCATCGACTTAGGTACTTTAGAGGGATAGTCATTTGTTTATATATAGTCTTAGCGAACATACGATATAAGAAATTATATTAATAGATTTTATTAGAGTACAAAAGGGGAAGTAACATATATGAGTTGCGTTATCTCAGATGTTACTAACAATGCAACAAATACAGCTAAGATTGTAGGTTATGTGGTTAGTAGTCCAGAGATTCATCATAGCACACATGGTGAGGATTTCTATGAATTCTCTGTGAGAGTTCCTAGGTTAAATAGCAGTGCATCAGATATTATCAAAGTTGAAATATCTGATAGGGTATTTAACGTAAATAAAATACAAGTAGACTCTATTGTTTCTGTGGAAGGACAATTTAGGTCATTTAACGAGCATAATACTGATACTGGAAAGATTTCTTTACGTTTATTCTTATTTACTAAGGAAATTGAAGTATTAGATTCTGCAGATGATTTTACAAATAAGATTGCATTACATGGGTTTATCTGTAAAGAGGTAGTACATAGAAAGACTCCTGGTGGTAGGGAGATTTCAGATGTGATTTTATCTGTAAATAGGTTATATAATAAATCTGATTACATACCATGTGTTGTATGGGGTAGAAATGCTAGGTATGTGTCAAAAATGGGTGTAGGTACAGAGATTGAGTTTTGTGGTAGGATTCAGTCAAGGGTATACACTAAGAAATTTGAAGATGGTTCTACTTTAGAGCGTGAGGTATATGAGGTATCGGTATCTGACGTTACAAAGATTAGTGATTAATTAAAGGGGTTATATTACTATGGGTAGCATATTGTCAGATGCTGTAGATTACAGTAATAAAGTAATGTTAATACGAGGGTATGCTTCATATTATACTGATTCTGATTTAGTTAAAATCTTTAAGGTAGATTCCTTAGATGATATATTAAAAAATAATACCTATGAAGAGATACGGACTAAGTTGTCAACAACATTGACAAATATTAGGGATGGTGTCTTTGATATAGGCGATGTGGTTACTATTAAAAAGCCTTTGAGGTTTGAGGGTTCTTATAAAACTGTTAAGGGTGTTATTATTGGTAAGCATATTAGATATCGAGATGAAAATTTAAAAGATTATTACACTGAGTTTGATATTATCGTACAAAGTAGCGTGTATCATGATGGATACAGCTATACTATCTATAGAGAGACTGAAGAGTATTTACGGTTAGAAAGTAAAGACATTGTAAATAAACTATACTTGCAAGATACGTTGAAACGAATAAGTAGAATTGATGTTGAAGTGTTGGTATAGTTGGGGGTAGTTTACATTGGTAAATACGAATCTAGGTAGTGGTCTATTAGTATCTCCTTATGATAGTAGAGATTATAAGTTCAAGGACTTAGTTAGATTAGGTTCTGTTAATATTCCTTATGAGTATCAGAGTGATACTTTTCCTTTTGTATACAATCAAGGCTCTTCACAGATGTGTTGTGCTTGCTCTTATAGTGCAGTTAGATATTTACAGGAGTCTGATAATAGTCAATCATCATTGACATTACCTTTATCTCCTGCGTTTAATTATGGTCTTAGACCTAAAGAAGAGAACTTTGAGGGGATGTATTTACGTACATGCTTAAAAGGTGGCACAGATATTGGTTCTGTGTTGTATAATGACTTGCCTGGTTTTTATACAACAAATGAGGCTTTAAGTCTTGTAGAGAGTAATATGGATTCTCTACGCACAAAGGCAGATGAATTTAAAATAGACTCCTATTATGTGTGTAGTTCTAGACGTGAGATACAAGTAGCTATTGTAACTACTAAGGCTATAATTACAGGCATACCTATTTTTGATAGCTTTTATGATGTAGGTAGTGATGGTATTGTTAAGTATGACTCTACTAGGGACGTAGTAAATTATGGTGGTCATGCAGTAACTATCACTGGTTGGTCTTATATTAACAATAAATTTCATTGGAGATTATTAAACTCATGGGGTAACGATTGGGGCGATAATGGTTACGCATGGTTATCTGAAGATTATCCGTGGATTGAAAATGCATATGCTGTTGTTGATACAAGTACTAAAATGAAGTTTGACGATTACATCATGAAATATTATTGATATGGGGGTAATAGTATGAAGTTCACATATAAGCCGTCTTTTACAAGGATTTTAGTTATTCTGTTTTTAATATTAGCGTTTGTATCTATGGTGTATTCATTAGTTATGGATGCGTATCTTCATTATAAAATTAGGTCTGGTGACTTAGAATTATACAATATAGAGTCAAAAGTTGTTGACGGTGAGATTTCACTTAATGTGTTTGAGCGTATTGGTCGAGTAGATGGGTATGTATTATTATATGATACTCGAACAAACTTAGTATATATTGGTGATGAGCATGGGAACTTATCTCCTTATTATGCTAATGGTAGTGGGAAATTAGTAATGTATGATAAGGTGAATAATCGCTTATTATATTAGAATATTATATTAGAGGTTAGGACTATAAGAAGCAGTCTTAACCTCTATTTTTATTTATGGACTTTACATTTCTTTACACATATGGTAATATATGAATGTACCCTTTAGTATTGTTAATAAGGGTGGTAATTTACAAAGGAGGTAAGTCAGTCAATGAAAAAAGATTTACAAAGCAAAATTAATAGTGCTTTAAATCTAGAAGATATTCTAGCACTAGAAAATGGTTTACACATTGCTGAGAATGTAGTAGGAGATGAAATTTACATTTTCAGAAATGAAGTAGGGAATGGGTATAGTATGATGTTCCGTACTAATAAACCTAATGAATTGTATGTCGAAGATTTCGATGAAGATGGCAATTTAATTAATGTACACTATGATAAAATTAACGGAGAAGATTAAAATGGATAACAACACTATTACAAACACAATTAATACATCTGAGTATACACGAGTATTAAAAGGGATGGTATTCATTTACAATATTGATGAGTCAAAAGATAAAAAACAATTCAATACTACTAAGTATAATCGTTCTGATTACGCTGAATATGGTCGTAGACCTTGGGTGGTTGTATCTGATAATAGAACGATTGACCAAATCTGTACTATCGCACCTATGTCTACTGGTCAGTTTGGTAAAGGGGATAAAATCAAAACGCATGTAGATTTCAAGTTAAATGGTACAAATACATGTATTATGCTTGAGCAGATGCGATTTGTTAATACGCATGAGTTAAAAGATTACGTAACTATTTTAGGTAGCAATACCTTGAAGTTAGTTGACAATGCTATGGCATTTCATTTAGGATTACGTGAGTATATACAGGATACTAAAACTATTTCTGCAGTAGAGGAAAAGGTTACTAATGATACTACGAGCGATACTACAGCTGATATTCTTGGTAGTGATGGGACTACTAAAACAGAAAATACTAAAGAGACTAAAACTGTTTCTTATGTTGAAAAACGTGGCAGAAAGTCTAAATACAATAAAGAAGCTTTAAAAGTAATTTTATCTGATTACAATACTTTATCAGAGGAAGATTTCTGTGATAAATATAAATGTCGTAATCATAAAGCATATCTATATAAAGGATATTATGTAAAAAAATTATATAAAAGTAATTTCAAATAAGACTCATATGTAGTATAATAGAGACTAGATAATAATCAGTTATCTAGTCTTTTTACTTTTACGAAAGTAGGTGATGTTTGTGTGTGATGAAATTAGGTCAGATGTTGATTTATTACTAGAAGACTTAGGGAGTGTAGAATTTTCTAATCATGAATGTCTTGTTATGTATCAAGATAACCTATGTAAAATAGCTGATAAGGATTACATGGTAGAAGATGGTACATTGTTATTTGAATCATTAACGGATTGGCGAGAGAAGGCTTTTAATGCATATCAATTAAAAGAATTACTAATACGTACTAGAGATACTGTTAATTCTTTGTTATTTACTGCATATGATGGTTCTACTCACGAGTATGTACAAAGTTATGCTACAAATAAGTATAGTGCTTATGGTGAGAATACAAGGGTTATTGTCGTAGGTGATAAAACTAAGAATAGGCATACCATAGAAAATCATGAATTAGATGTAGAAGTAGGTAGGATATATGAAGATAAGATTACCAAAGACTTCAATAGGAAAAGGTACTAATACATGGTTAGGTGGATAGATATCATACTATTACTAATCATAGTAATGATAGGTATATCAATAGCATATAGGTTATTGATACTAATAGTACTATTACTAAGTGTAGTGATTCTGACTACACTATAATCAAAGCATAAGAACATACATAAGGATAATACTAATACTATTCATAATGACAATCATAATCATACAATAACTAATATAATTAATCATAAAGAAGATAAACATAATAATGAATATAATTAATTTCTTCTAGCGAAGAAAAGAATTATATTTTTTGGGTAGGGATGGATGATTAATATTAATATCAGTTAATGAATTGATTGATAATATATTAATGAATAATATTAGATAAGAACACAGAAAGATATGATATTAATAGAGGAATTGATATCATAGGACTGATTGATATAATTAAATAAAATTCATAGGAATGGATTCATAGGATTTCATTGAATATGGATTCGTTGGATAGGATTCATAGGAATGGATTGATTATATTAGATTGGATTACATACGGTGTGGAATAGTGGCATATAGAGAAGGAAGAGATAATATGTGTGATTGTATGTAAGAGAGGGTAGAGTATAGGAATGGAAAAGCTGTACAAGAGAGTAACTGTGTTAATTAATTAGGTTAGTAATATAGGTTAGAAGTGTTACTATAGATGCGAGGATAGCTAATTAATTAATAGAGATGGTAAGAGATGAAGTGACACTATGTAAGACTAAACGTAGACAAAAAGAAGACACGATAGAAGACAATAGAATAAAGTGATTTGTAAATATTGGTTAAAGAAAGGGTGGATGGAGTATGTTAGATAGAGTAGAAGGTAAATTGAGGGGACGGATTGAAAATTTATTAGGGAGATTAGAGAGGGTTATATTTGGTAATGTGTATGTAGAAGTAGGGGCAGATATCATAAAGGTAAAATGTATTAAAACAAATAGGGATGAGGTAGATGGTGTCACATACCTAAAAGAGGTAAAGGGTACATTATTGATTGATACACATAGTGATTTAATGAAGAGTGATGCTACTGAATATTTGTTAGAAGAGTTAGCTGAAAATGGTATAGGATTATATGAGATAGGGTACACTACAGAAGTATATCGTAGTGAAGGAGTAACATTTGTATTAGATACAAAGCGTAGTGATAGTGTGTGTGAGAATGTAGGTAAGAGGTTAGGTTTGTTGTGGTATATGTCTAGTGTAAAAGATATGTTGTTATGTGAGATACATAGTAATAAAGAAATTGCAGATAGTGCTACAGATGGGGAATTTTATGCAACACATGGGTATCAAGTAATCAGTATCTATACTAGGAGCAACGTGTCAAGTGATGATTGGTATGATACGAATGATTAAATAAAAAGGGGATTAGGTAATGAATACAGAAGATATCAACACTGCATTGAAGGGTGTAGTAAGTAAAGCTATAGAGGATATAGATACTAAATTCTATAATGAGGGATTAAAAGAATTGTTAAGTCGGATAGTAGCTAAGTATGAGAAGGTACTATTTGGTGATGTAGGTATATGGGTATATGGTGATAGGGTAGAGATATATAATCATGTCAGTATACGTAAGAAAGGGTATCAGCATCAGTTTAAGGGATTGATAGTGGTAGGGTATAACGCTAATGTTAATAAGCTAGGCTCTATAGAGAGGGTACAATTTACAAAGAATAGCTATTTAAAAGTCAGTGAATCAAATGAATATGAATTAAGTGAGAGGGTTGAAGAAGTAGCTATAGGGTTAAGGGGTAGTGATGGTAACGAATTAAATCATAGTAAGGTAATGGAAGTACTAGGTAAGTTGAGTGATAGTTACTATTTAGTAGGGATACGTAGGATAGATGTACGTATGGTATCATAGATAAGTTATTGTAGGAGATTTATATGGATATAGTAGAATTAGTAAAAGATAAATTAGGAAATGTTATTTATGGTGATGTAACTATTACAGTAGGTGGAGATATAGTCAATGTTTATTGTCGTCATTGTGTAGGCGATGTCAAATATGGTGATAAGACGTATCGTGAGTGGGATGTGTGTATGATACAATTACGATTAAGTCAAGGGTTATTGGATGGTCGTAAGGGGTTGTATGATGAAGATAATGGTATAGAGATAGTAAGGTATACAGTAGAGTATTATAGTTATGGTCGTATGATGTATGAATTAGATATAGTTGATGATAAGACTGTGTATCGTGATGTAGAGACACGAAATGGTGTATTAGAAGTCATGGCTGAATTAGCTAGTGAGGTAGGGGTACATAGTATAGTGGACGTATCAAATCGAAGGGACTAAGAGTCAAGACTAGTTATTTCTAATCATACTTAACATTACATAACAAGTATTTATCTTACATAACACTACATAACACTACATAACAGATATGAGGTATGTTGGTATTGGTAGTTGGTTGTACATCACTATATATAGTAGAACCTAGTAGAAAACAATAGATATTTCTACATGATGTGGTGTATTAATATATTAGTATTATATGTGGTATATGGAGGTATAGTTGGAAGAGATACAAGATACGGTACAACAAGATAATATGGTCTTAAAGCGTGATGGGCGGTTAGTAGTATTTGATAGTGGTAAAGTATTCAATGCTATGTTAAGTGCGTATAGTAGTTTACATGATAGTATTGATAGTGAGTATATCACGGTATGTAATGATGCTATTAATGCTGTGTTAGATGAATATGAAGTATTAGATGATGCAGTATTGGGCGTAGAAGATATACAAGATATCGTAGAGAATACGTTATTAGATAGTAAGTATAATGATGTCGCTAAAGCGTATATTTTATATCGTGAAAGTCGTACAATGAGTCGTGAGACGACTGTAGATAAGGTAGTTAGTGAAATATTAGAAGACAGTAATGATTATTGGTCTACTGAAAATAGTAATAAGGATTCAAAACTGCTAACAACGCAACGTGATTACATGGCTGGTGCTATTAGTACTGATATAATGCGTAGGAAGATATTACCTAGGCATTTAGTAGAAGCACATGATAATGGTTTGTTACATATCCATAAGAATATTGTGGCGTAACATCGTAAGGTGTTATGGAAAACCTTGTGAACCTCTAAGAGGGTGTAGAGATAGTATAATATTTATTATATAGTGTGTAGGAAATGACACATTAATATTTCTGCTAACAGGGGAACTATGTAATATTTTGATACGGTATTACGTACAATCCTGTGCCAAGTTTTAATATTTTAGGAGTATTGTATGAGATGCAAAAGATATTTTTATAATTATTTAGTGTATGAGGACGGTAGGGTTTATTCTGAGAAGAGTAAAAAGTTTTTAAAGCCTGACTTAATTACTGGTTATGCGACTGTAACTATGCATAATAAAGGGAAGAAGCATAGGGAAAAAGTTCATCGTATCGTTGCTAAGTTATTTTGTGATAATAGTGGTGGATTTAATGTTGTTAATCATATAGATGGGAATAAACTTAATAATCATTATACAAATTTAGAGTGGTGTACTCAGAGACATAATAATATTCATGCAATACAGAATGGTTTAAGGAATGTTTCATTAAGCAATTCTAGGCGATGGTTAGATGATGACTTTAGGGGTAGGGTTTCCTCTAAGATATCGTCTACTCAGTTGCTTAGAGGTTGTAATAGTGGTTCTTCTAATCCGAGGTATCGTTATCAAATATTTTATAGTGGTGATTTGTTGCAACGTAGGGATTTAAAAGGGGTATTAGGTATATCTCAGAGTTATACAGACGAATTAATACGTAGGGCATCAAATGGTGAGGTTATAAAGTTATTTATTGATAATGGTATAGAAGTTAAAGATATTAAAAAAGGTCAATCGACTATCGAAAAAGCATTAGACATTGAGTCTAGTGGAATTGAGTAGAGTAGGGTATTGTTGAAATATAATGCTCGAAGTACAAGGCATCCTTATTTGAGGATGATGATATAGTCAGTTTATCAAAACGGATAACGATTACGTATCTATGAGAATGTATAACTGTTGTTTAATTAATCTTGAAGATATGTTACAAAATGGTACTGTCATATCGAATGTGAGGATTGATAAACCTCATAAATTTAGTACTGCTTGTAATATAGCTAGCCAGGTCATTGCCCAAGTGGCTAGTTCCCAGTTCGGTGGACAATCGATTACATTAGGTCATTTATCACCTTTTGTAGAAGAATCTCGTAAAACATTTAGGAAGAAGTTTCCTACTGCAAGTGAAGACCTAATTCAAGACATGGTTAAGAGCGATGTAGAGGCTGGCATACAAACATTACAATATCAAGTTTTGACCTTGATGACAACGAATGGTCAGGCTCCATTTTTAACTGTATTTATGAACTTGACAGATGTAGAAGATGGCAATTCTCGTGAAGATTTAGCATTATGTATTGAGGAGATGTTAAAACAGCGTATACAGGGTGTAAAAAATACAGATGGGGTATACATTAGTCCTGCCTTCCCTAAGCTGATTTATGCATTAGATGAATGTAATATCACTAGAGGTAGTAAATATTTTTATTTAACAGAGTTGAGTGCTAAGTGTAGTGCTAAGAGGTTAGTGCCTGATTATATCTCCACTAAGGTTATTAAGAAGCTTAAAAATGGTGATGTATTTCCACCGATGGGTTAATATTGTGGCTCATGTAAAACGATGTGAACTGTATTACAAAACAGGTGTTAGGTATAAAAAATATCTAGCTAACGGTTCAGAAATTAGAAATAATATTATGAGTAAGGGAATCTAAGTCCTATGGGATATGATAATACCGTGCCAAGCTGTAACATACCTACAGAAAGTAGGTAAAGATGGTAACAATTATACATAAAGCACCTAATTATACAATAGATGAATTAGGTGTTGTAAGGAATAAGAAAACAAATAGAGTTATAAAGTCTTATATTGACCAGTTAGGGTATGAGCAGATTGTATTAAGGGTAAATAAAAGGCCTATACATTTTAGAGTTCATATATTGATGAAAGATGCTTTTTTATCGTCTGAAGATAAGAATAAAACAGTGGTTAATCATATAGATGGAGTAAAAACTAATAATATTTTAACTAATTTAGAATTATGTACTAATTCTGAAAATGTAAAACATGCATATGATAGCGGTCTATATGCAAATAGAAAACGAAGTCATGAGATTGAAGTTGATGGGGTTATTTATAAGAGTGTTAGAAGTGCATCAGATGTTTTACAAATAAATAGAAGGAGGTTGGAAGGGATACTAAAGGGTCGAATTCCGAACCATACAAATTATGATATTATTAGGTATGTTACAGAGGGTGTAGAGACTATGGCTGATGAATGTAAGCCAGTAGAGTAGAGACGTACTATTCGAAGTGCATCGCATTATTAATATTAATAATAATGAAGAGATAGTCCAACTGGTTTTAAGTATAGAAATATACGCACCAGTAGTGTAGGTCATTTTTAAGTGTAGATACTGCTAAAGAGAATTTAGCTAAGGCTAAGAATTGGGATACACATAAGTATCATAAATACTATGGCCGCATGAATTTGGGTGTGGTAACACTTAATTTAGTAGATGTAGCGTTAAGTGCTAAAGGTGATATGGCTAAATTTTGGGAACTTATGGAAGAGCGTTCTGAGTTAGTACATGAGGCTCAGTTGATTCGGTATAGACGGTTAAAAGGGACTCGTTCAGATGTAGCACCTATCTTATGGCAACATGGTGCAATTGCACGATTAGGTAAAGGTGAGGTTATTGATAGGCTTTTACTTAAAGATTATGCGACTATCAGTTTTGGTTATGGTGGTTTATGTGAATGTTGTATTGCTATGTTAGGTAAATCTAATAAAACAGTGGAAGGACAACAATTCTGTAAAGACGTATTAAACTTCATTAATAAAAAATGTGAAGAGTGGTCAGATGAAGATAATTTAGGGTTCTCACCATATGGTACACCTATGGAGAGTTTGACATATCGTTTTGCTAAGACATTACGTAAGCGGTTTGGTATCATTAAAGACGTAACTGACCATGATTACATCACAAATTCGTTTCATCTATCTGTGAGGGAAGAAGTAAGTGCTTTTGATAAGATAGCTATTGAGAGTCAATTCCAAGAATTAAGTTTAGGTGGTTCAATTATCTATACAGAAGTTCCTAATATGCAAGATAACATAGGTGCTGTTATTCAGCTTATGCAGTATATGTATGACCATAGTATGTATTCTGAAATAAACACAAAATCAGACTACTGTTCTTGTTGTGGATTTGATGGTGAGATGATAATCAAAGGTGAGGAAGGTTCGTTATATTGGGAATGTCCTAATTGTGGGAATACTGACCAATCAAAGATGAACGTGTGTCGTCGGGTTTGCGGTAGATAAAATTTAGCCGCAGTAAAATGGTAGAAATTCAGGGGAAGCCTAAGTCTTGTAGATATGGTAATCCTGAGCTATGACTTATTACTAACAAAAAATAAAATATAGAAGGAGGTGATTATATGTCAGATAATAGATGTCAGCAGTGTGGTAAATATCAACATAAGTTAGTTAGGACTCATGGGATGAGGTTATGCTATAAACACTATAACCAATTTAAAAAGTATGGTTATTTTATAGATAGCAATCCTAGAACATATAAAGATTTGAATGAGTATCGTATTATTGGCAATGAGTATGCTGAGTATGATTTATATGATATAAATGGTAATTATCTTGCTACTGGGTATATTGATATTGAAGATATTGATAGGGTTAAATATCACAAATGGAATTTTTCTAAGGGTTATTCTGCATGTCGGAGTAAGGGGATTTCTAGTTTATTCATGCATAGATTGATTTTAAACACAGACCAATTTGTAGACCATATCAATCATAATAGGTTGGATAATCGAAAAAGCAACCTACGTATTGTAAATAAGTCACAAAATCAAATGAACGTTAATTATAAAGGTGTTTATAAGTCTTGTGGTGGTAATTGGATGGCAAGGATTAAGCTACATGGTAAAACTTGTCATATAGGTACTTTTGTAGATATTGAAGAAGCATATTACGCAAGGTGGTATGCAGAGCGTGTTGTGTTTAAAGAGTATGCTTTTCCTAAAGATGAACCAGTTATTTTAGAGTCTAGAAAAGAAGAAATTAAAAAGTTAGTAATAAGTAAAGTGCAGAGACTAGATATACCAGAATAGTTCAACCAAGGTTTAATGGGGAATATTCAATATATAGTCCAGTCCGTCTTATATAAGAGTTAAAGTACTACGAAAGTAGCGGTATAAACGTATTTAGGTACTAATTTCTTTAATCAAGGTCGTACAGCTGAGATTAAAGATAGGGTATTGCATTTAGATTAACAATTCTATTAATAGGATAAACTATTGTAAAGTAGTGTAAATTTTGGTATACTTTAGGTGTAGGTATTGGACTTATACCTAAAGTATATTTTTATTTAAAAGGATGGTTTACATTATGGGAAATATTGAAAAAGAAGTATATGTATTAATCACTACATCAGATGTATTTAATTCTCCTTTGTTAGGTGTATATGCTACTAAAGAAGAAGCTAAAGAAGCTTATAAAGAAGTGCAAGAAGAATATGGCTTAGAAGATTTTGAATTAGTTATTGAGCGTACAACATATACTTTTAGATTTAAGGAGGGGGTGTAGGTATGGTTAGAAGTGATTTTATTCAAAGTTTACTAAAGAGATATTCTATATACTTGTTTGGTGGTAAATGTACTATAGTTGTTATGAATGGTGCTATTGTTATTTCTTGTAAACAGAATGATGACGGAATTGAATATACTGCAGATTATGTGTTTGATTATGATGTTAAAGAGACTGCAGACTTAGTAGGTATTGATGTTAAGATTACTGATACTGTAAATGGGATTGAATCTTTTAGTATTCAATCTAAAAATGCTTGCTATACATATAGTACTTTACAGTTTGTAGCACAGATGGTTATTGATAATGACTTAGATTTAGCACAAAGTGCTGTGGTTATTATTAAAGGTGAATAGGGTATAAAGGTATGGATGTAAAAGATATTTCTGATATACAAGAAAGCAAAAAGTATAGTTATATACGGATTGTTGATGGTCTTAGTATTAAAAAGCACAACATTTTACGTAAAGTTATGATTGAGTTTGATGAAGATTTTAAAAGAATGGCAAGAGAGGAATAGTATGCTAAGTGTACATGATGTTATATGCATTCATGATAGTTTAGTCAGTACCTATGGTGGAGTTCTTGGTATAAGAGATAAGGGTTTGTTATCTTCAATTATTAAAGGTGTGTATCAGACTTATGGTGGTATTGAATTATATCCTACAGTTTTGGATAAGATATGTCGAACCTATTATATGCTTGTTACGAATCAAGTATTTCTTGATGGCAATAAAAGGACAGCTACTGCTGTTTTGTTAGTTCTTTTTTATATGTATGGATATAAAATACTCAGTCGTTTTTATGTAGATTTTTATAAGTTGTCCTTAGATGTTTCTAATGGCAAGGTTTCATATGAAGATGTAGTTCAAATATTTGTGGGAAATTGATTTATTATGGATATTGAGCGATATAAAGAAAGGTTTCTAGATAGACTAGATACTATGTCAGATGAAGAGTTACGACAGATTTTTGATGATGTTCTACGTGACTATGGAGATTCTAATTCTTCTATGTGTATTCCTGTTATATTTCCTACTATTAGTTATGATAGGACATATATTCTTCTTTATAAAAGAGGTAGTATATTAAGAAAGAGAGGTAATATTCTTGAGGTATGCAGGAATCAAGGAAAATGATATAGTCGATGGAGAGGGTGTATGTGTCTCTTTCTGGGTGCAAGGATGCGAACATTTTTGTGCTGGGTGCCATAATCCTGATACATGGGATATTAATGGTGGTTTAGAATTACCTAATACATACATAGATGATATCATTAAGCTATTATCAAAGAATGGAATACAAAGAAATTTAAGTATTTTAGGTGGAGAGCCTTGCCTACCTAGCAACGTGAGTATTGTGTTACCTCTTCTTAAAAAAGTTCACACAGAGGCAAAATTCTCAAAAATATACCTATGGAGTGGTTACACTTTTGAAGAATTAATGGGGAGAGATGATACTCGTGAATTATTACAATATGTAGACGTGTTAGTCGATGGTAAATTTGAGTTAGCACATAGGGATATCACTCTTAAATTTAGGGGTTCACCTAATCAGCGTGTTATTGACGTTCAAAAGTCTTTATTATACAATATAGTTGTATTATACCAGTATGAATAATATATAAAAGGAGATTATATTATGATTAAGCTACAAATAGATTATTCTATTATTACGTATGTAGATACATTTTCTATTTTTGGTAAATATGCTGAAGCATTTTTGGATTCATTAGTTGAGGATATTGATTATAAGCGTGTGAGCGATTTACATGGTATGGTTGTCATCGTAACTAAAAAAGAAAAACATAAGATTTCGTTTATTGTAAATAATGTTCGATTTGATTATCGAGATGGCAATTTGTATTTTGGTACTTTTTTAGATGCTTTACGAGAAAGACCATATATTCTACAATTATTAGTTACTACATTGAATGAAATGTTATATCGTTCAGACGTTACTATTAGTAATGATAATTGCATTCTAGGTTTGATGAGTGCTTTTGTTTTATTACAGGGTTGGTTTAGTGATGTTAGGATTTTAGAGATGGAATCACAGCTTAGACGTGAAAATAATTACGAGCATCGTAAAGAGAATAAAGAGTTTTGGGATGAATATTTTTTCTACAATCCTAATGATATTTAATATGAGGTATGTATGATAGGTTTAATTAATAAGATTTTACATTATTTTGATTTGATGTTGGTGGATATTAATAGCACTGAGGATAACTTTGTTAAGATTGGCAATGATTTAGAAAAGACTAAAGAAGTTGCTACAAAGGTTGTACAAATCAGTCTTGCTATTAGTGAGATAGTCGTTCTTTTGTATAAAGTATATGGTGTATTCTTAAATACTTCTACAGTATTACATAGTGGTGCTTTAGGTTTAGGTGAGGAAAAGAATAACTCTTATAAAGCTATGAAAGACTTAAAAAATAATGTTGATATGGATTTATTACAAGCTGTATTAGAGGATAGCACAACTGTTCCTGATAGTTTTATTGATAAGTTGTATGTTGATGTAGAAACATATAAGGATAAATTAAATAGTCGCATTGAAGCACGTAGTGATAACTAAATAATTTTGGGGGATTAAATTATGTTATTATATTTTGCTTTAGATGATGAGAGTACTTGTTTTCATTCTTCAAAGATTTTTAATGACCTTAGAGAGTTATACGATGAATTAATTAACTATCGTAATAATGTACATTATGTGTATAGCACATCTCTATCATTTGAACGTTTAGAATTTTATGTTAATCTCTTCACTGCGTATTATAATGATGGTATGGTTATCAAATCAATTAAGTGTGAGATTAGTGGTGATGATTGTGGTAATTTTGACTATGATACTGTGACATTAATTTTTGACGATTCATCTGAATTGGTACTATAAAATAATATTGTAAAGTAGATAAATACACTAATTTATAGTATAATAAACTATATATTAGTGTATTTTTTGTTAGGTGGTGATGAATTGGTTGAATTAATATTAAAATTGATAGGTTGTCATTTATTAGGTGATTATGTATTACAATGTGAATTCATAGCTACTACTAAAGGTAAAAATTACTATCATCTATTTGTACATAGTTTCTTATATTGTGTACCTTTTTATTTAGTTTTTGGGTTATCACTAAATCTACTAATCTTATTTGGTATGCATCTTATTGTAGATAATTTAAAAGCTAGATATGGTGTGATTACCTATGTAGAAGACCAAATAATTCACTACGTAACTTTAATTATGTATTTATTATAGGAAAGGTTGGGTTTTGGTTTGAGGTTAAGTCTATTAAGTGGTAGTGTTTCTACTAAACTGTTAAGAAATGATGGTGGTAGGGGTTTTAAAATCTGTTCTAGTGGTGTAGAGTTTGATTGTAAATTACCAACTAGAAGTACTACACATAGTGCTGGTTATGATTTTTATGCTCCTTATGATGTAGTGATTCCATCTTTGTGGAAACAGGTAGGGAAATATTTATTACATTCTTTGTTACACTTTTCTTTTAATGGATATAAAGAAGTCATTAAACCTACAATGATAAAGACTTATATTAAGGCTTATATGCTTGATGATGAGGTTCTTTATATCTATAATCGTTCTTCTAGTCCAATTAAAAAAGGGTTGATTCTATCAAATTCCGTGGGTGTTGTGGACAAAGATTTTTTTGACAATTTAGATAATGAAGGCAACATTGGGGTAGCTTTTTATAATTTCTATCCTTTTGATGTAACTGTTGAAAAAGGTGATAGAATTTGTCAAGGTGTATTCTCTAAGTTCCTAAAAGCGGATAATGATAATGTACTTAATGCTACACGTAGTGGTGGTTGTGGTAGTACTGGTAAATAGGTTTTGGTGGTGTAGATATGGTTCTAAATAAAGTAGAGATTTCATATATTGATATAGAATCTAACAATATTAAATATGATACAAAGAAAGCATTATCTATGATTTTAGATGATAGCACATATAAAGAAGGGACTTCATTTATGATTAACCCTAAGGCTTTAAATTCTTTGTTAAAGGCTTTAGAGAGTGTAAATGCTGTAGATAAAGTAGTCATTGTGCCATACATTTATAAAGGTGAGTGCATGTATATTATCACTAAATGTTTTGGTAAAGTAGATGCTTTATTATGCTCTGAGTAGGTGATAGATATGAAGTATTTTATTTCTGACTTATACCTAAGTAAAGGTGGATTGAATAAAATTTCTGGTGTAGATTCTTCAGTACATAATCATTTCTTATTTACTGTATGGAATACATTCATTACAGATGACGATGAAGTCTATATTGTAGGTGGTGCTGGCGATTTATCGTTACTAAGCACTTTAAATGGTAATAAGATTGTATTACTTGGTAAATCTGACTTAGATATCTTCAATCAATATGTATCATCTGTTTCTACAAAAAGGGATGCAATTCTTGATAAAGAGATGTATCAAACATATTGTAAGAATGAATTTAATGTACAAGTCTTATTTAGGGATACATTAGAAGTTACTTTATGTACAAATGAAATAGTTCGACTTTGTGTAGATTATGAAAACGCTACTATGTCAAAGATGTTTACATTAGCCAGTGGTATTGGTAATTATCAAAGACTTTTTGGTAGTGGATTAAATCTAAATTCATTTGTTAATGGGTATAAGCCTGTGTCTGAATATGATATTATTTCTAGTATTCGGAGGGGTGCGGATGAATTACTTTACTAAGCATAAGGCTAAATTTATTGGAGTATTTAATGTCAAGTTTTAGGGTACAGGAGGTGATGGTTAGTTGGTAAAAGGTAAGATACTATTCTTGTGTGGCAAGGGTGGTACTGGTAAAGATAGTGTAATGAGTAGTTTATTACAACAATATCCAAATGAATTTGAGAGGTTTGTATTAACGACTACTAGACCTATGCGTGATAGCGAAGTAGATGGTGTAGAATATCATTTCTGTAGTATGGAAGATTTTGCTAAACGAGTAGTAGCAAATGAATTTTGTATTGTAGAGCATTATAGTTCTGCTGAGGGTGCTACAAAATATTATGGTGTAGGCGAGATTCCTACTGATAATGATAAAGTATATGTGTTGTGTGGTACTAATACTCAGTATGATAAATTACGTGAGAGATACGGTGATAGGGTAGTAGGTGTGTATTTGTATAATACTGCTTATACTAGCTTAACTCGAATGCTATCTCGTCTTAGGGATAGAAAAGAAGTAAATGTATTAGAAGCTTGTCGTAGGGTTTTATCTGATAGTCAGGATTATATGTACATGGATTTCAATGCTTTTGATTTATTAATTAATACTGAGAATTGTACTTTGTCAGATGAGGTAGCTTTAGTTCATAAGCTATTTGAATAGAGGTGTATCTATATGAGAGTAGCTTATATTAGTGATATTCATATTAATAAATTAGCATCTACATATGGCACGTCTGAAAATCTATCGGATTATTATCATAGCTTTTTCTTACAGATAGTTGAGCAGTGCGAAGATATTGATTATCTTATCTTTAATGGTGGCATCTATGATAACTATGAAAAGTTGATTTCTTTTGTTGAATACATTCAGAAGCAATTTCAATTAAGGGATTTTAAAACTACTGTACGGTTCAATGTTGCTAATACTGATTACTATAGCAATACAAGTGTCATAGATAAAGTAGGTAGATTTTATGCAATAGATACTATATTCAAGAATCATAATCTGTATTTTCCGAGGAATCCTATTATCACTTCTACTGTATGGTTATTTGGTATTGATACGTGGTATGATTACACATTGTATCGTGGTGAGCCAATTTCTTTACAAGAGATAACAAAGAAAGATAATCGTAATATGTTGACTAAGTTATTTAAAGAGCGTGTAAATCTTGATAACTTCAATATTACTGACCCTAGTGATTATGCTTTTGGTTTAGATAATACCTTTGATGTGAAGCATACAAATGATTGTGTAGATGCTTTTAGGTATATGTGTGATAAATATGATAGGTCTGTCGCACAGCCTGTACAAAAGATTGTATGTGGTTATTTCTACAGTAATAGCTTATTCTTGAGTGATAACCCTAAACGTGATGGATATTATGATGCTTTTAGTGGTAGCTTAAAGTTTGATGATACATTCAAATCTCATGGAATTACAGAATATGTTTGTGGTAAGAGTGGTTCTTATCGTAGTCATGTTAAACGTGATGGGATTTTATATAGAAATAGTGCAACTTCTCTTAGGAAACGTGGTTTATTTGTAGATGATTGCATATTAGGTGATGTATTGGTAGTTAATTATTGATATGTGTTATCAATACTGATTTGGTTTAGGTTCTGGTGGTAGCTTATGAAGATTATAGACGTAGATAGCATACTAGAGAGTAAAAAGAGTGTAGCTTATAACTCTAATAATGAGAGGTATCTTTCTAAGTTAGAAGTGTTAGAAGTTCTATATGATGAGTTACCTAGTATTTGTGATTTACGTGCTGATTCAATACTAGATGCTAGTAAATACGTTCAATTAGCTAGACATTATTCATATAAAAATTATCGACTATTTAAGTATAGTGATATAGATAGGTTAGGGTTGCGTAAATCTTTGACTCCTTTTCATCATAACTTTATTAAGAGTATGGGTGGTGCTGTATTAGTTATATTTAATACATTAAACAGTAAACCTATTTCTTGTGTATTTAGGGGTATATCAGAGAAGGAGTTTATTGATTATAGTGCGTTACAATCTATGTATGGTTTTGATATGATGGATTCTAATTTTACTTATGGCGATTGGATAATTGTTGTAGAGGGTTTATATGATGCAGATGTGTTGCGTTCTGTATATTCTAATGTATTATCAATGCAGACTTCAAATGTAAATGCATTACAAGCAGAGATTTTATTATCTTTATCTAATAAATTCATTATAGCGTTTGATAATGATAATGCTGGTCATATTGGTTATGATAAAGCATTACATCGATTAAAGAAAGATACGACAATTGTACAAAGGTTAATGCCTTATGGTCAAGATAAGGACGTAGGTATGTTAGAAGAATTTATATCTAATAATATAGAATATGATAAGCGTAAGACTTATTATATAAATACGATACAAGAGTTAAAGAAGGGTAGTATATTGGGATGGTAGAAAATAAAGATACAAAACAAGAGAAAAAAGTAGTAGCTTTTGCTGACAAAGGTAGAAAAGAGTTAAATCAAAATATCAAACGTAAAGAATTTGTAGAAGTCATGGAACAAATCTTTGAGCGTATGAATGAAACAAATCATTATTTAATGGAAGATATTAATACTATGTATGCTCAACAAGTATTTCCATTTCAAATTGCACATGCTGTTATTGAAGAATTGTTGGTAGAAAAAGGTATTCTCACAGAAGAAGAGATTAATACTGCGTTGGAAAAACGTAAACAACAGTTACTAGAAAAAGCTAAGGCTATTAAAACAGATAATGAAGGTAATGAAGAACTAGCGAGTGAAGAAGAGTCCAAAGAGATGGAAAACACAGCTGTTCTTAAAGCTATGTCAGAAGCTGATACTACAGAAGGATAAATGAAAAATATAAGTTTACATAATGCATAGTTGAGATATACTATGCATTTTTTCTTGTAGTGAGGTTTATATGAGTGAAGATAGAGGCTTTAATAGTAAAATACGTATAAAGTTTCCTAAGGGTTATGGTGGTAAAGATACTACTTTTTATCGTCCATATATTTATGATATAGGTGATGTTAAAAAAGGTTCAGATTTTTCAGATGATTTTAAGAATAATGGCTTATTAGTGCATCCAAATAATGGTGGACTTCATCGTTTTCAAAATAGGTATAATGACATAAAAGATTCTGCTAGTTCTTTTAATCATAGTCGGTTTTTATGTTGTAAAGGTACAAATGGGTATAGAGGTGTATTTTCAGCTATTAATGAAAGGATGTCAAGTTTTGATAACTTTAAGGAGATTAATGAAGCTATTGTAAGCATGCCTTTTCCTATGTTTGTAGATAACAAGACATTTATCAATAAAAAGAATGTTAAGTTTGATAAGGGGACTCTTAAATATCGTGATTCAGACGGCATTGTATATACTGCAGTAGGTGTTAGGTCATTAGAATCACAAAATGAATTACCAAGGTTTTGGGAACAACTTCCTATTTATGGTTCACCTTTTGGGTTCAATTATAATTTTGATACAGATACGACTTTTGCTCTTAATCGTGATGATGATTTTTTCATGAATGATACGTATTCAAGTTTTATGTTAATTTTGAAGATGCATATATGGGTATCGAATAATAATAGGCAAAGTAATAAGTATTCTTTCTGCAGTTTTCTACCTATTAATTTATATGATTTATCATTATTAAATAATAAGAATACAATTTCTAGGTGGTATGTGCGTGCCGCTAGAGGTACTAATTCTCCTTTTGATTTTAGTTTTTATATTACTAATTCAGCAAAGGCAATAAGTAGTAGTGAATTAGTGTCAGAGCGTATGTATGGGTATAACTATAATAATATAGCAAAAGGGTTATTACGTGATAGGGTATCAGCGATTGCTATCAATGATGTAATATGGAAGACTCCTGAAAGTGGTATAGGGACACAAAATTTTATTATACCTAGTAATGTAATGGCTGTATTCAATAGTGAGACTAATACAGCTGGTTCTGTACGGTATAATATAGATTTAGATATTACTTCTTACTATATGAGTGAGCGTAGCTATCGATATTATATGTATGGTGATGGTTTATCTTTGTGGAGGACTGCATCAAATACTGCACAGGTTGTGAATCCTTTAGATGTGAATAGTTTACAAAATGCACAATTTAAAGTTAAGTGGTATCCATATGATAAGACTCGTAATGATAATGAAGGTCTATATAGAAATGGGTATATTTTATAAGTATGTCATAATGTATATCTAATATATAAAAGTATAGGTATATTGTGTACTTTAAAGTAATTAGTAAATTAGAGTAATTTTGTGTAAGACTGCGTAATATTGCGTAAATTTACATAGTTATCAATATGTAAGGTTTAGTAATGTTGTGTAACGTGAAAATATACAAGATATAATAGTTTATGTAATGATATAGATAATATATTAAAGTATAACTGATAAGAGGTAGGTTACGAGGTAGTATGGAAGAGTTATTTAAGGATAGGGAGATTCGTAAGTATATTAATGAATCTCTAGCGAATGCTATGTATGACGATGTAGATACTAAAACATGCGATATATGTCATACAGAGTCTAAATCTACATATGAGATAGATGGTCATATAGTATGTAATCATTGTATTGATTTCATTAAGTTTTTACGAGATGATTTTGATGTATTACTTAATAGTAAACAATCTGTATGGTCTAATGTACAAGATAGGTATGAAGCATTAGATGAAGGGTATGTAGTACCTAATATAGAGAAGTTATATGACACGGCTAAAAAGTCATTTGGTGGTGATATCACTAAATTGGTTAAGTCTTATGGTATTAAAGCAGATAATCGATTATTAGATAGGTTATATAAGGGTGAATTATTTATACCTAATACTGTGTTTAGTACTGCTGGTAAGTTTAATCGTTTCATGGATGACTTTGAGATTAAATTCATGAGGGCTGATAGTGCTAAACATTTGGTAGATGATGCAGATGGGTATAAGGCATCAGTAGATGTAACACGTTCTAATAGTCAATTTAGTAAGGATAATCAAAGCTATATATTAGCTAACCCTGATATGATTAATCAAATTAAGAAGCCTTATATGCGTAATAATGATGATAAAGTAGCGTATAAGAATGTATCTAGTTTATTAGGGAATAGTACAAATAGTAATGTAGCTAAATCTAGTGCGACACAAACACCTAGTAGTGGTAGTACTATAGGTAGTGGTGTTAATACGAGTGCATCTGCTAATACTAAGAAGACTAAGGCTAGTGGTAATCAAAATGATTTTGAGATTCCATTAGGTAAAGATGGGTTTGTATTACGGTATACAAGGAATGATACACAATCTAAACTACAGAAAGGTGTAGTCGAATATCAATGTAGTTTCAACTATAAGAATAAGACCATTAGTAGTATGGGTGTAGAAATTATTTCTATTGATGACTTTGATGAAATTACAAAGAATGCGTTTAAATGTACTAAGCTATATAAGCTATTACCATTCTTAGGTGATAATGGTGATTACATAGTAGATATTGATACAGAAGGTATTATTACGCATCTTGAGTTACTTGTTGATAAAGTACAAAAAGAAGGGTTTGTCTTTAAGATATTAAATCATACTAAGTCATTTGATAAAGATACTGTTAAGATTATAGACCCTGCTGTTGTTACGTCATATAGTAAGTTTAATGCATATATTTCTAAGTATATTCTTATGAGTATAGGGAAAGATTTCAATGCATTTGTCAATGCTAAGAATAATACTATTTATACTTCATTAGGTAAAGTAGAGTGGTATTTATCTGATTTGACTGATAATGGGATTGAAGTAGAATTAGTGTATGTCAATAAGAGTGCTAAAGTAGAGATTACTAAAGCAACTGATAATGTAGGTATAGTAGACTTATGTTTACGTGGACTTATTATTCGTAATCAAGACGTATTTGATGTATTGTTTGGTAATAATGCATTTAATTCTATGAGGTCAAATAAGATTACTTCTAAGGCTAATCCTAATATAGTAGTGGATTGGGTATTTAATAATATGACGATTGATGCATTTATTATTAGTGGTAATTTATCGCTACAGGGTAATTTTGATAATACCTTTATACCGTCATTTGTAGTATCTAGTTGTAAGACATTATATAAAGACTTAGAGCGTTATACAGATGATGCATTATATCAAGGTGGGTTCATTCAAAAGAATAATAATGCTATTATTAATGCATGGTCTAAATATCGTGATGCGAGTGATACAAGACTTAAAGTATTATATCGTCAAATCGAGAATAATCTTAAAGATACATTTAGTGCTTTGGATGATAGTCTTGATTATAAAGTAGAGAGTTTAGTAGTTACTAATAGTGGCAACATTGTATCTTGCATATTCTCTATTACAGATAATGATGGGGTATATCAAGATTTAGATACTATGGTTAAGGACTTGTCATTAAAAGTACCTAAATATTATGAAGTAACGAATGCAACTGATAATGATGGTTCTTATTATGTACAATATACTGTAACAGATGAGGATGATGTTGAAAAGTTCTCAGATGACATTGAAGTAGCAACACTTGAAAGCGTATTTAGGTTATATGCGACTGAGATTAATGAGGGTTGTGGCTATAAAGTCATTGCTGAAGGTAAAGCAGTTCCTATTGATGCAGTCGATAATGAATATACTAAAGAGGATTCTGTAGAAGGTAGTGATACTGATACAGAAGATACAGAGGAATCAGATGAGGGAACAGATGTAGGTGGTGTATCTACATCTAGTGGTTCAATTCCTAGTACAGATGGTATAGGTGTTGGTTCTTTGGATACTAATAAGAAGAAAATTAATGCTATTAGCTTTGATGATGTATTCGTAGAGAAAGTTATTTCTGAATCCGCTTTTAAAGTTGTTATGAAGAACGGCAAAAAGGTTAAGGTTAGAATGACTCCACGTGAGGAGAAAATAGCTAAAGAGAAGCGTAAGGCTTATTACGAAGAGCAAGTTAAAAAGGATGGTGATAAGGTACGTTCTAGTAAGGTAGGTAAGCAGAATAAAAAATTAGGTCATGACCTTGCTAAACGTGCTGAGGATAGTAAGAGGACAGAATTCCGTAGAAAAGAAAGAAGTCATGAATTAATGAAGTCTAAGAAAGAGCAAATGAAAAAGCTTAGGAGTGGTACTGCTAAAGAGCGTAGAAGTGTAAGGAAAGAACTGTCTAAGTCTAGGTTAAGTGATAGGACTTTATAATAGTAATATTTAATCATACTGTACTGTATAGTTGTATAATTGTACAGTACAGTATTTTCATATAGAAGTAAATTATTGTAGGGGATAATAAATGAAGATTGTATTTACCAATAGTACTAACAGTGGTAATATAGATACTATTGATGATACTAGGTATAATATTTCTGAGGGTAAGGAAGTAGATACAACTGAAACAGACGATGAGGTTGTAGACGATACTTCTAAACAAGAGGAAGAGGATATGGGTACAGAAGATACAAATAAGGCTATGAATAAACTTAGTCCTGAGGAATTAGAGGCATTACGTGATGGTAAAGCTATTAAATGTCCTGAGTGTGGGAGTACAAATATTAACATTCATGATAATGGTGAATCTTATTTTTGTACTGACTGTGAGTATTCATGGGATGTACGAGATGCAGATGACGATGGGTTAGACGATGATATCGACGATTACATCGATGCTATGGTAGAAGAGTTGGATGAATCCTATCAATTCATTGGCAATACTTATACATTAGAGGATGGTAGTAGTGTATATATCATTTCTAATGAAGGTAGTTTTTTTAATGTATTGGATATCAATAGTACAGATAGGTATACAATACAAGAGAGTGTGTTATTAGATAAAATAAAGGAAAAATAATTAATGTCAAATTATAGTACAATTATAGAGTCATTAGCTAATACAAGGATTCATGAAGGAACTTTGTTACGTGATTATAAAGGTATCATTACTCAACTAAAGAAAGCATTATTAGCTAAGAGTACAGATGTAGTACCTTATAACACGAATAAGTTGTATCTTTCATTAGATTGTGGTTGGTTTGGTACTGTTGAATTAACACCTGTATATAGTATTGATACATTACATGAGAAGGAAGATAATAAAGGTCATATTTTTATTTATGCTGATATGAAAGATATTATCAAAACAGATACTATTGTATATTATTTAGTAAATGGTAAAAAGGTTTCTACAGTCGATGATATCTTAGTATATTTGTTAAAGTTAACTATTAAGACATTAGATGCTAAAGCGACATGGTATGAAGACGATTATAACCTAAATGAATTAAAAAGTTTTCTATCAAAAGTGTTTGGTTATACATTTACTACTATGTCTGATTTAAAAGCAGATTTATTAGATAGTGGTAGTGTATTATATAAGACATATAAAGAAGTATTAGAAAAGCATTTACCTGTCATGATAAATAAATACACTAAAGGTTTAAAAGGGTTAACACCAAATAGTAATAAGTCAGTGGATATGACAAAGGATACAATTAGTATATGTTGTATTGATACTAAAAAGAATATGATATATATGAGTCGTGAATCTCATTATAATGAACGTTATATTTTAAATCCTAAGAAGAAAGATACAAATGGGTATACATTTGACTATATGCTTGATGATGTAGATAAAGCTGTTGCTAAATATAAAACATTAGATTGTATTGGTGGTTTCTCGTTTGATTTTTCTGGGCATATCGATGTCGATGTGATTCATAACATGGATAGGTTGTTTAATTATCGTGTATTATAATGATATAGAGGGTAATAAATTGTGAGTACTTTATATCTCGATAATGATATGATGGAGTATAAAGATATATTTCTACAGGCTATTCAAGACATAGAGGATTTAGGATATCATTTTAAACCTACATTATTAATCAATGCATATAGAGGTCGCAGTAAGAAATTACTAGGGATTACATATTGGTATCATGACGATACGTGTTTAATAGAGTTTAGTGTGTCGAATCATAATAGACATGTATATGATTATGGGACACATAGGATTATGAGTAATCAATTAGCGATTAATACTATCTATCATGAATTAGCACATGCAACTGTAGAATGTCACTTTAAAGGTCATAGGAAAGAATTTAAGAAATTACGTAATCGGATATTAGAAGCATATAAGGTAGATATAGGTGGTGCTATATCTGATTATTATTAGTGGGAGATTATGGGTGTATTACGAGATAACAAGGCTATATTAAAGAAGCTAGAAAAGCAGATGCAATTCTTTAAAGAGGTTATGTTAGTTGGTGATGTACGTCATCTATGTACATTGAGTTGGTTCGCTTTCAATAAGTCAATATATAATAATTATTTGAGTCTAAAGATAGTTATACCTAAGAATGCATTTCAGTGGGTAGAAGATGGTGACACGTTGTATTATTGTGTAGACTTACGTAAAGTTTTGTCTTATAATAATATTACAGGGTTTATACTTGATAATATATTAGAGACTGACTTAGGTAATGCATTAGAGAATGGTATTGATAATCTGTATGATTCATTATGTAGAAGGGGTACTAATTTTTCTTTAGATGAGGTAAAAACTTTTATAAAGGATGTGGCTACTCCTGTTGAAGTTGGTTTATCATTAAGTGATTTATATAATGATAAAGTGATTAGGAATAGGTTTGTAACAGCTTTAAATAGGGCAACTGAATCTAGTTTAACTGAGTATATAGAGAGTTGTTTAGATATTAATAAAATATATAGTAGTCAAGAGTCATTCAATGGGCAAGGTAATCTAAAGTACCTATTTTATAAAAATGGGTGTTTAGCGGTAGCTAGGGTAGACTTTAAAGATGATAGGGTTGTATTTCCTAATTACGGTTTATTACCTCAATGCTCATTAAATAAAGATATTAAGAAGAAAGATTCTGTAATATACTATTCTATTAGTGATGTCATGAATAAAGGATATACAAGCAATAGTGGTAGTAATTTGGTATTGCTTGTAGATACTAAAAATAAGATGAGAGTAGACTTATCTAAAAATCATAATTGTTGGGTAGAGACAAGGTCGTAGTTGTATGGGTAATTTAATACGAGATAATAAAAACATATTGAATTTTCTTGTTAAAAAAGCATATCCATATGAAGACGAGATGTATGTGGAAATATACTACCATTATTACACGAGTAATAATATTTCATCTTATAGGGAAGCTGTTAGAGTATATCTTAATACGACTCATGATATGTTTAAATGGGTAGACAATAAGAATAATTTATTATATTGTATTGATATGAATAAGTTAGTACGATATAATAACATGTCTATGATAATGATTGGTGATAATAGGGAAATTATTGATTCTAGCTTTAATGGTAAATTACTAGAATATATTATAGGTAGGATATATAAGTCTTTTCAGTCTGACACATTACCTATTATTAATCGTATGTTAAAGTATTATGACATTACTGATACTGAGTATCATACATTATTTTATTTTAGTAATGATATAGATGTATATAATATTCTTCATTCTAAATTAACTGAAGATGTCATGGATAAGTCAGACGAGTGTTTACGTGATTTCTTTGATTCTGTTAAGCTACCTAAGACTATAAGGGGTAATCTTATACATGGCAGTTTGTTACCTGTATTACGATATAATATAAAGACACAGAATGTGTATATTCCAATGAGAAAAAATATTGAGAGTGTAAAATTGATGTCTAATAATACATTGAGTGGTAAAGATGAGTGTTATGTATATTCATTAGATGATATCATGAAAGGCAATACAGCTATTAGTAGTAGAAAGAAATTAACACTATTAATACGTTCTAATAATCATTATGATATTCCATTAGGTGGTGCGTTTGACTAGGAGTTTATTTTGGGTAATCTAATACGAGATAATAAAGCATTATTACAGAAGATATAAAAGAATACAAATTTACCTCAATTCTGTGATATGGTATATTATGGTAAGACTCTTACATATATTTTAAAAGCTGGTCTGTGTAGTGTGACATCAGATGGTTTATTATTAACATTTACTATACCTAAGAATGCATTTCAATGGGTAGAAGAAAAGAATTGTGTGTATTTATGTTTAGATTTATCTAAGGTATTTAAGTATAATAATATAAAGCATTTTACAGATAATACAGGGATAAATCATAGAGATTTACATAGTTACTCTTCTTATATAGCTGATAGTTTTGTGAATGAGATATTGTATATGGGTGGTGTTAATGATGACTCATATACAATCGACTTCTTAAAACATTATGGTATTCAAGACGTAACAGAAGGTACATTATTTAAGTTTGGTAAAGACAGAGATAGGGTACAAGACTTAATTAAGGTAGTAACTAGGGATTTTGAAAATACGTTTAGGACTATTATAGAAGATAACATGAATACTAAAGACTTATTTACTACAGTGTTGAATTCTAGATGGATATTCTTTCATGATTTTAAATTGTTAGGATTACTTAAATTAGATTTTGATAAGCAATTAGTGGTAGCACTTGATGCTAAGAATCCTAATGAGTGTAATCTTAGGAGTGGTACTGTAGGTTGTAATACAGAGTCTATTGATTATTATCTTCAGCATGGTGGTTCTTTATATCATATTCTGTTTATAGATAAGAAGATAAATATTAGATATCATAACAGCGTAATTAATTTTACTTAATTTGTATTAGATAGAGGGAAAGGGTAGCATATGGGTAAGGCATTACGTGACTACAAAGCAATAGCAAAACATATGGTAAAACTAGCATATCCATTTAGAGATATTGTTAAATTTTCTCTATCTTTTAATGTATATATAGGTGATTATTATACGTTATCAGTTACCATGTTTATGGAGATACGAGTCAATTCTAATGCATTTACATGGTATGAAGATACTAAAGGGAATTTGTTTTATTGTTTAGATACTAAAACAGCATTTGATACGTCTAATATATTATCATATAAGTATAATAGTGGAAGTAAGTATACTAGCTTTGATGATTTTATTACTAAAGTATGTAATGAATATATGAAGTATATGTCTACTAATTATCGTGCAGAGGAAGCATTACAATGGTTACATACATTATTAGATATGTATGGTATTCCTCATACACAATATGCACATGTAAAAGACTTAATGGCATATACTAATACTTATAATTCATTTATGGAATCATTACATAGGGATATAAAGTTAAAGGTATATGATTATATTAGATGTTCTTTACAAAAACCATTATTTTATACTGGTATGAAGGGTTTACTAAATGGTGATGGGTTGTTAACTTGTATGAGGTTTGATACTAATAAACAATTAGCGTATACACCTTGTATTGGTTCATTAATGGGTGTTAATTTAATGTCAAAGTCTATGGATGGTAAAGATGGTCGGAGAGTGACTTCTTTTGATATAATACTAGATAAAAAGAGTGTAGTAAATGGAGATAATCGTTCTATAACGATGGAATTAATAACAGCTGATATTAAATCGATTAATTTAGGGGAGTGATGCTTTGGGGAATGTATTACGAGATAATAAGGTTATATTAAAGAGTGCTTTAGATGGATATAAGAAGTTAGCTGATAGTGTATTATCTGGTATCTCTGTGACAATTGTAGGACGTGGTGTACGCTTAAATTTTACATATAAAGACTTTAGTTTTTATGCTCCTATTAATGGGATACGGTTTGATTTAGAGTCAGATGACATAGTGTTAGCTGAGAAGAATGATAAAGCTATTATATGTATCAATACATATAATGTATTTAAGTTTAAGAGATTAGGTATTCGAGCATTACAAGTCTTTCAAGATTTAGAATATTCTACTATTACAGCTTTTATACAGACTACGGGTGGATATATTTATGATGATATGGGTAAACATTATCCTGAGTTGTTAGAGGAGTTATGTACTAAATATTCTACTAAATATGGTAAACCTTGTAAGACACGTGATGACTTTGGACGATTATTTGAATGGGAATCTTCTACTTCTTTTGAACATATGTTAGATGATTTTATTGATACTATTACATTAGATAACATAGCATATAAATTATCAAAGACTGTATATCAAGAAGGGAATAGGATAGGGGTATGTTGTTATGATTTTCCTAAAAATGTTATCATTTATCCTAAGTATGATAATAGTAGCATTTCTGTGTTAACTGTGTTATCTCATTCTGCGAATAACGATGATGTAAGGTTTAAATCTATTTCTAATAATGTTGGTAAAGCAGTAGGGAATCGTTCCATTAGTATTCATATACCATATATGTCAGCTAATAAGAAGATATATAGTGATACTAATACTGGTTTAGAATTGTTAGTAGGTGTGTAGATGGGTGCGTTACGTGATAATAAGATACTAATACACAACATATACAAACGAATCAAATCCAAAGGAATCATGTCTGTTAATCTAGGTGGTAAGTCAAATCGTATCAAGTGGAGATTAAAGTCTAGTTATAATGTTATGGCTATGAAATATGAAGTATATAACTTAGAAGCTAAATTCTTTTTAAATGAGTGTGAGATTCGTGAGAGTGGGGATATAGTATCTATAGGACTTGATGTTAGCAATCCTAATGCTTGTAAATTTGAATTACAAGAGGGAAAATATAATTTACGAGACATTATACAGCTTAGGTTATTTACTGTGGATGTCGCCGCTAATAATACTGTATGGTATACGTACTTTCATGGGGATATGAATGATATGGCTAGTTTCTTTCGAGGTTTTGATATTCATACCATAGAAGAATTGAAGGACTTCTTAGGGGATACGATTGATACAAAGACATGGAAAAGTCTATGTACATCACGTAGGATATCTGAAAGTGTTGTAAGGGGCTTATTAGAGAGCATAGAAGGTAGTCATTATTATCGTTTGTTAGATAGGTTTACAGATGATATGGTAGAGGAATTAACAAAGTTCTTTAGAAAATTAGTAGTACCAAAGAGTACAGTAGGGTTCAATAAGAAAGCGAACTTTGGAGATACATTTCTACCTATTGTATCATTTGACTTTTCTAAGAGTGGTAAAGTTAAGTATATGTCATTAGGTGGATATATAGAAGAGACAGACTTAGGTACAATGAATGTTGATGATGTCACTAGGGCATATATATCAACTAAGTTATTGAGTCTTAGCTTTAAGGAAGAAGTCATACAATCTAATCAATATAGTCTTACTATAAGTAAATAGTGATTATGTATAATATATAATATATAATAGTAATTAGGGTTATAGCACATTCTATATAGTTAGAGTGTGCTATTTTGATATGGTGGAGGTTTAAAGTGGCTACGATTCAAGAACGTGTGAATAGTATCCTTGAGTCATTACGTATTGATGAGGGGATGCTCACAACTGCTAAGAATAAAAAATCAATACTTAGTGTGACTCCTAAGTATGAAGTATCTATGTATAGTGATGTAAAGAATGATAGGGTTAGTGCTAAAGTCATAGATGGTGCTAACTTTAATATTAAAGAAGGTATGAATCACTATTATAGTATGTTTGATACATATGTAGTATTCGCATATAAAGATGCAGGTGATATTATGTATCATGAGGGATATGTGTATAAGTTTAAATCGACTGAGGATGCACGTGTGTTCTATGATAACATGGCTGATAGGGGAGACTTGCGTATCTTAAAAGGTACTAAGTTAATAGGTGCATGTCTATACTCATTACGTGAGAAGAAGTTCATGAGCATCAAATCTGCAGTAGAAGATTTAGCAAATGGGTATGTACATGATGCTTTATCTGCATTAGATAAATATATTGAAACGAATGCAATTCCTTTTGAAGTAGAAGAAGTACTATATGAGTATAGTGTAATAGGTACTGTTAAATTATATAAACGTGGTTATAACTGCAGTCTTAATGTAAAGATTAAAACAAAAGAACCTGTTGATAGAGATACGTTTAAGATATTAACAAATGCAGTTGAGAGATATAAAAACATGGGTGTGATTAGTGGTATGTTCAATGCTCTGGATAAAGATGATTATATTACTATACATAGTTATTTGTGTAATTAGGTGATATATGAGTATACGGAATAGTATAATTGATAACTTATCAGAGGGAATGTTATCTAAGTTAAGTACATCAAATGATGTCTTTTCTAGTATAGTAAAGAATCAAAAATTACCTAATAGTTTTAGTACAAAGAACTCTACAGATGGGAATTGGTTTAGTCCTACGGCTCATAAAGACGTTGTCACTAAGATACTAAATAGTAATAGGGCGATAGCATCAAAGAAAGTAGGTAATGTATTATTTCAAGACTGTGGTGGTTCAAATATATTAGTGGTCTTTTTAGATTTACCAATATCAAGGGCATTGTTAATTAATACATTATTTGATGAATCTACTGCATTGAAAGAGCTGGTGAGTGTGGCATCAAAACTACCTAGTACATATAAAGGGTTTAAAGATATTGCTGAATCTCCTAAGTCAAGATTGTATCTCTTAGCAGATGTCATGTTTGATACTGCATCAAATTCTGCATGTCTTAATGTTAATTCTTGTGTACATATATTCTTTACTAAATGGTTTAAATTGTATGGGTCAAAAGAATTTAATAAGTATTTTGTGGATAGCAGAATGAGTTTGTGTTTAGATGTTGAGGGTGTACACATAGCAAGTTCTGCTAGTGGTGAGGATTGGATAGGTTCTTTCTTAGCTAAGGTAACAGACTTAGATAGGTTCAATGAAATAAAAGATTTTATTAAATTTAGTAATGAATTAGCTTGTTATCCTGATAGTAATGATGTTGTTAATATAGATTTTTATATTATTTAAGAATAGAGGTTAAACATGGGATATGGTAATATTATAGATTCTCTTAGTGATAGACGAATTGATGAGGGCATGTTAAATACGGCATCAAGTGGTTCAGCTAAGAAAGTAAAAGATTTTTTGTCTGATATTGCTAAAGGTAATTTTAGTGGCATGACACTTAGGGATGGTTCTTTCCGTAGTGGTAGAATCAAAAAGATTTATAAAGCTAAAGAACTAAATAGGGTTAAAAAGGGCGATGCAATTTTTATTGATTATGGCGATGGTATTTTAGGTATATTATTTGAGAAGTTAGATATACCTCGGATTATGTATTATAAAATCAAAGACGTTCCTTTTGATGAAGCAGTCAATACTTTAGTAAAAGAATATGGTACTACTTATACCAATTATTTAAGTGATGCTAAGACTCCAAAAGCAATGATTTTCAATGCTTTAGCAGACGTTATGTACAACTATTCTAAAAAAGATGGTTGTGCGGATGAAAAAGAAAGTTTTGACATATTCTTTGATAAATGGAAGGGTATGAGTGGTACTGTAAATATTTTTAAGAAGTATTTAATAGATAGTAATCTTAGTACAATGATAGAGTTGGATAAGCCTATATTACGGATACTATATGGTCATGATAAAGATTCTTATTCTATGTATACTACTTTTAAAGTTTCAGATTACGATGCTTTGAAATCTTTTGTAGATTCAAATAAAAATTCTTTAGGTGGGTATATTAGTCAGTCTTTATATGGTAGAGATGAATATATACTATCATTATACTTATACGCTATAAAAGCAAAAGATGCATCAACTTGGCATGGTGGAGATAATTGGTAATAATATGTCAGTTAACAGAAATATATTAGACGCATTGAGGGATATACATGAGGGTATGTTAACCTCAATGCGACATAATAAGAAAATGAGTAAAGATGGTGAGAAGTGGTTAAAAGCTATCATAAGTGGTGATTCTAGTTATATACCAATGAATAATGTAGATACGTTTCGTATTTTTAATAAGTCAAAGTTAAACACTAATGCTAGTCAACATAGAAGTGGTGCAGTACTATCACGTAGTTTGAGTGGTTCTATTTATAGCTATGTATATTTACATGTGTATAAGGTAGGTTCTACATCATATATTGCTTTTATATTCTCTACCAATACTGCTAGTGAATTTAGTCGTGCTTTGATACATGAAGCAGATAGTGATACGATTGCAGAACTTGTATTGGATTTTAATAGTGGTAAATTAAAAGCAGATAAACCTAACTTCGTAGATAGTTTTAAAGGATGTACTTTAGTAGCGAGTACATATTATAATACAATAGATGCTAAATATTATAAGGAGATAGATGATTTCATAGCAGATATATTCTCTGATTTAACACGTTTCTCATTTATTCGTACATTTGACGAAGAAGTATCTAAGCAATTGGAAAGAGTATTAGCTATGTCTGAACCTTTTATCTATATTGATGACTTTGAGCAGAGGTTTGAATTAAACTTTGTAACAAATGATAAAACATCATTGGGTGAGATATATGATATCTTAAAAAGTATTTGTTATTCAAATGTTCTTGTTAGGACATCACGTTATATTTGTATAAATTATGAGATGTAGCTGTATATATGGGATATTTTAATATTATAGATTCATTGAGTGATATTAAAGTTGATGAGGGTATGGTAGAATCTATACCTAAGAATAAGAATAAAGATATTGATAATCTAGTTAAGGCTTTGTTAACGTCTGATATAGACTTTATACCTAGTAAAAATATTAATTCTTATCAGTCTTTTTACAATAGGTCAAGTTTTAGTAAGAACTTTGTAGATAATGTTATTAAATGGACATCTTTAAAGAATAAAAGTAATAATGGTGCAAAACTTTACATGATTTGTTTAGGTGATGGTGGACGTTTTCTTATGGTTTTTGAAAGGCGTAGGCTTTCAAGATTAGGAAGGTGTTTTGTTTTTAAAGTACCTGACGAGTCTACTATGGAATCTGTTTTTGAACTTGCGAATGATGGAAAAATGTCTTTTGATGTGGATAATCCTAAGTTAGATGGGTGTAAGTTGATAACTGATACGTATTGTATTCATGGTGGAGATATAACAGACTTCGATAGTGGTGCAATTGTTGCATATAGTACACGCTTAATGGGTGATACTGTTGTTGTTATGGAGACTATGTTTAAGAACTTTACAGAAGCTTTTAAATCTAACTATAAAAATAACTATGACTCTGTTGTTGAAGAAATAGCTAAATCATGCGTTAATTATGAGATTTCACTCACAGATGAAGGTTTTGTAGTTACACTTGATTTTGGTGTGGCTAAGGAACGTAACAGAATAGAAAAGTTCCTAAATGCGAAAAAAGGTGGTCATTCTTTTTACATTTGGAAAGATGGTAAGGGTAAAATTAAATTAAGTGGGAGTCTTATATAGTATGTATAGTGAGGTGGCTAGATGGGTTATTATGATATAATAGATAAACTTTCTAATCGTGTAGAAGAAGGAATGATGACATCTATTCAAAAGAATACTGTTAAAGCTAAGAGTGTGTTATCTGCATTAATTAGTGGTGATTTTTCATCGCTACCAAAGAAAGATATTAAAGTATTAGGGGATACTAAATTCTTTAATAAATCACCAATCAAATATACTACTTCAGAGAAAATGGTTGAAGATTTGTACGTAGCTGGTGTTAGTAATCATACTGTACGATTTGTGTCTTATATTAAAAATGGTATTCCTTACTTTGTGTTATTGTATATGAATGTTGTGACAAGACTTATGTTTGGACGTTGTACTATTTACGAATGCACTGAAGTTGGTAGGTATCAAGAAATAGTTTCTGATATTAAAGGAAAGAATGTCAGTGATTATAGGTATTTAGATAGAGATATTGATGGTTGTAAAATAGTAGCTAAGACATTCTATTCTACTTTAGGTAGTAGTTATTGTTATTATATGGGATTAGATGATTTCTTAGACGATTTTGTATTAGATTGCTCTTTACAAGTTAAACATAAATGTAAAACTTTTGAGAAAGATATGGAGTTATACTCTATTACTAATAGTACTTTGTCATATGATGCTAGTATATATGAGTTTTCTTTTAACTTGTATACAAGAAAAGGCGATAAAGATGGTATATCAGCATTATATAATTACCTAGATTATTCACTAAGTTCTAATATCATGTACATATCAAAAGAAGATAATGCTTTTGTTAAAATATCATTTTATTTATAAAGGTGGTTATATGGGATATAGTGACTTAATTGATAAGTTAATAGATACACGGATAGACGAAGGTATGATGACTTCTATTAAGAAAAATACAGTCAATAAAGAGATGAAGTCTTTTACAGATGCTCTTCTTAGTCATAATGTTAAGAAGTTACGTAAGGTTGATGTAAAAGTGGAAATTCCTATGCTATATAATCATACAGGGTTAACTAAGAATGTAGGGAAGTATTTAGTATTTACTGATAGTAGACCTAGGGATATATATGATGAAGAAGTAAATGGATATAATGTAGATGGTGAGTTTTATTATAGCATTACATTCTTCTATGGTTCTGCTGTTTCAAGACCTTTGGGTAAAACATTACTATATAAATGTGATAGTGAAGAAGTATTCAAAGCATTTGGTGATAGTATCAAAAAGCATGGTTTCACTTCTACAAGTGATATTCCAAATACTATGTTTAAACGTGGTAGTGTATATTATAATGTCAAGACAGATGAATTTATTGATGATAAAGATAAGGTAGTAGATATTATCTTTTCATATTGTAGTGATATATTAGTTAAAGACTTAGTTAAATCTGGTAATGGTGATGCTAAATCTGTATTAAATAAGTTCAATGTGTTACATAGTGGTCATTTTAGTGTAATTACTGCTGAAAGTAGTATTGCAACAAGTATAAATCTGTTATTGTATGCTGATAGAGAAATATTACAAGAGTTTTATGATGACGTATGTGCTAAGTTACCTAAGACTAATTATAAGGTAGGGTTATCCTCATATGGGTTCATACAGTTTGTGATTCCTTTTTAGTGGTTAGAGGTGATTATGGGTTATAGTAATATTATAGATTCATTAACTTCTAAACGAGTTGATGAAGGTTTATTATCTTCAATAGAAAAGAATACAAAGAATATTGCTATGAAGAGTTTAATTGATGCGTTGTCAAGTGGTGATATTAATAAATTAGATAAGAAGTCTATTGAGATAGATAAATACACTTTATATAATAAATCTCCATTGTATGTTGGTGATAGTAAGAATATTATATTTAGTCATAACATGGAGGTTGGACTTGATAATACAAAGAATGTAGTTGTATATAATAAAGGGAATGATTTTTACATAGCAGAGATACTTAAAAATCATGGTGTGTATGACAATGAGAAGTGGTTATATCCAACTGTCATCTATACTGCTACTGAAGATGTGGTTAAAGGTTACATTGATGATGCTAATAATAAAAACTATCCTACTACATCATATATGACTGAATGTGGTGTTGTTTTATATGATGAAGCATCCAATGCATTCTTATCTGATAAAAAAGAAGTTACTAAGAGAGTATTTAAAAAATGTTCTGAGGTTTTGAAAGATAGTTTACCTAATTTCATTAAAGTGTTCTCTAAAGAGTCACTTCCATTAGATGGGTATCAAGTATTATTCTTTACATATGATAATGGTATTACAGATGTTGTTATTAAAATGTATAGTAACAACAGGGATATATTAGTTAACTTTTCTGATAGCGTACTATTTCCTATGAAAAAGGGTAATGTAAAGACGACTTCTCGTGGTTGTGATGACTTTGTAACATTTAATTTTACATTTTAGAGGTATTATGGGACGTTTAGATATTATTGATTCTTTAGTAGACAATCGTGTCAATGAAGGGATGATTACTACTTTAAATAAAAGTAAAGGATTAGAGGAATTACAAAAAGCATTAACAAGGCGTGATTTAACGATTATACCTAATCAACATATAAAACCTAGTGTAGAGTATTTTAGTAAATCATTTAATAACATGCCATTAAATTATATTGTTGATGGTGGAGAATTACCTAGTCATAATGGTAAAAGTTATTATATTTATCATTTAGCAGATAAAGGTATTCATTACATAATGTTAATAGTAACTAGGGAAGATGTTAGTTTTAGGCGATGTGTGATACAGCGTTGTGATACTGCAGATGTAGCAGATACTATATGGGATTATGTAGATAGAAAAGCATTGGCTATTGTTGATGTAAGGTCTGAATTTAAAGGTTGTAAAATAGTAGCAGATACATTCATTAGTGGTCTTAGTAATAAATCAGTAATATTTAAAGACACAGATGATGTTATGAAATATATGTTTTATGATTCCGTGAGATTTTTACAGATAGAATTTCGTAGTGCATATGATTCTTTTGTAGAAGAGTTGGTATCTTCTTGTCATAGTTATACCATGTCTGTTGATAAGAATGATACGTTTACTTTAGGGTTTAGCTTTAATACAAGGGATGATAATTATAAAGTATCAGATTTGTGTAAAAAGGCTTTAGGTAGGACTAGTACTGATACTTATGGTATAGTGTTAAATAGTTTTACAAGTTTTTCAATAGAATTTTATTATTAATGGGTAGTATAATGAATAAAAGAAATAGTATATTAGAGTCATTGTCTGAAGGCATGATAACTACTGCTAATTCTAAAGAGGTTAGTAAGAGTAGTAGGGCAAAACTTTTCTGTGAGACTGTAGTAAAGATGAGGAATGGATATTTAGAGGATATCTATGGCGTTTTTGGTGTAATTACATCAAGTATAACTAAGTATACCAAACCTGCTTTTGGTAAATTAACATGTGATAATAGTTTATTTAAACCTATTTATTGTGGTGGTTGTTATATTTACTTTACTACTGATTATAAGTCTGAGGTACGAGTATTTGTAGAAAACCCATATTCTAATGAATATACAGAGGAATCTGAACGAGATGACAACGTTCTTGTTTATGATGGTGGGGTTGGTTCTTCTACAGAAGAATTTGTTAATAACTTGATTAGTTTTGTAGATGGTAAATGCAATAAGATTGATGCTTATGTAAATCTTATTGATAAGACATTAAGAGATGAGGGTTTTACTTACAAAGGGACTACTTTAGGGTATGAGTTGGTTTCTGCTACTCGTGATGAAGATATCAAGTTTGGTAAATACATTACTCTTGTTAGTTGTTTAGGTGAAGAGTTCTTTAACGCTATTACAGATGATGTGATAAAAGTGATTTCAGATGTATATTGTGAGATATATTTAGAGAGTGTATACTCTAAATTAAAATTGCCTACATTAGGGTGTAGATTAAAGATAGAATTTGATAATGGTAGTAGTGCTAAGGACTTCTATAAGAAGATTAGAGGTATTGGTATTGAGAGGATGGTTAATCGTATTAAGATTACTGGTTCTACAGTAATTGTAGAATGTTTCTAGTAGGTGATGTATGAGTGTTAGAAGTAGTATCATTGATACTTTATCTGAGGGAATGTTAAATAAGCAATTAGTACCTAATAGTGATAATTACATCAAATATAAAGACTTATTAGATTGCAAAATTCCTAGTGATACTAAGTTACTTGTGACAGGCATTGATTTTAATATACCTAATCAATTTAAGAAGTTTTTAGCTAAGAAACAAAAACCTGACTTATCTAATACAATAACAAATGTATATAAGATAGATGATTCTACATTGCTTATTGAGTTTAAGTATATGACTTTACCTGTTTGTTTTATTGTTGGTACAGGTTTTGATACATACGATATAGCGTGTGAGAACTTATGGAAAGCATTTAGTTCACATGTTGATAGGGCAGGATATGAGATTAGTCGGTTTGTGTCTTATGGTATTCTTGGTATCACATATAATACTCCTAAGGGGTATGGTACATTTTGTTTATCTGAGGAAGAAGTAGTTGAGTCTTTCTTATATTATTTCTATAAATCTAAATCATTAAAACAAGTAAAGAAATGTTTAATTGATAGTGGTTTAGCTAATTATACAAACATATCTAGTATAGCTTTCAAAAAATTATGTTTTGGAAATAACTCTGATTTACAGTTAGATATACATTGTGAAATAGAGGATAGGGATAAGGTATATGATATTGTTGATACAATATCTACACCTATTAGTATGTTTGTGTCTGTAAAGGATGATTTGCTTATTACGTTCTCTTTAAATGGTTAGTATTTTAGGTATTTTATTGATATGTTTGTTATATAATAGTGTGTTTACTTTATATTAAGTGAGGTATAGTTAATGAGAAAAGTGTTAGAAGCTTTAGATAATGAAAGCACAGTTGTCAAGCTAGACGCATATATTCATGATACAGTAGAAGTTGAAAATATTGTACGTGATGCATTTGATGGTAATATTAGTGCTATTGATGTGACATTAGAAGATAATGCGTTGACAGTAAAAGTGTTAGCTGATACAGAGGTAGGCGAAGAAGTATCAGATGCTGTGTTAGCATATCTAGGCGAAAAAGCTAACTTTGATTATGATTGTGAATATAATACAAGTAGTGTTAAAGTAGCTGGCGAGCAATACATTCAATCTACTATTAATATTACTGCTACAGATAGTACAGTAGAAAAACGTAAAGTAGTAGAATCCTTTGAAGCTAATGAAGGCGTATAGGGTAACGTAGAAGATATAAAAAAGTTATTTAGGGACATTGCTAAAAATCTTGATTTTAAAATGGGACAAAACTTAACAAATAACAGTTCCTTTAAGAAAAAGACTGACCTTAAAAAACCTGCTTTACGTAAAGAAGTTGGTGATTTCACAGTTAACTTCTATGATGAAGTAGGTGAGCAATGTCTAACTATTATGCATGGTAATGTAGGTGTATTATTTGTTTATAAAGTAGATGGTACATTTGATAAAGTACCTGAATTGCTTAAAAAATGTAATAGCATTGATAAAGTAGAGTTGTTAATTCGTTACATTGTAGGTATTGAAGGTTTTGAATTTATTGGTCGTGCTTATATTGACGATAATGGTGATATTACTAAATCAATTCCTGGTGTTGCATAATATTTCTGTTGCTTTTTTAAATAATATTACGTATAATTATGTTAGGTTTATATAGTGATATGTTTGTCCATGTCATTTAGAACATACACTAGATATTTTTAATTTACTACAGAAAGTGAGTTCATACGATATGAATAAAGTAGAATTAGCTGAGGTTTTGGTTAATAAAGGTTTAGTAGATACTAAAAAAGGAGCAGTAGAAGCTGTTGAAGCTTTGTTTACTGCTATTGCTGAAGAAGTAAAGAAAGGTGAAAAAGTATCTATTCATGGTTTTGGTAGTTTTGAGCAAGTAAAGCGTTCTGCTCGTAAAGGTCACAATCCTAAAACTGGTGAAGAGATTACTATCCCTGAAAAGAAAGCACCTAAATTTACTCCATCTAAAGTATTGAAAGAATCTGTTAATCAATAATAAATAGGTGGTTTAATGGGTATCTTAAAAACAACTTGTGACTCTATTGCTGAATCTCTTTTAAGGAAACGTAACGAATCAATTAATGAAGACGTTAAAGAGACAGAGTTAGAAAAACAAGCTAAAGAGGAATTTGAGGAAGATTTAGAAAATCAAGAAGTGATTGAAGGTTCTGAAAATTCTGAGGATGAAGAAGAGATTACTGAGGGAGATTCTGATAAAGAAGTTCCTATTAATCTTATTATCAATGCTAACTATCAAAAGTTAGTAGGTAGTAAATACTTCTTTGTACCTGATACTGAAAATGATAACTTTGAAGAATATTCTTTCTTTGTATATGCATTGACTAATGATGGTGTTGGTGATGAATCACAGGGAGTTAGTGACGTTACAAAAGTAGTTAAACGTGTTACTAAAAAATTCTGTGGTGATACATTAAAAGACTATAGTGGTCCTGATGTAAATAGGATTAAGACTAAAGAATCTGATATTCTTAAATTTAAAGTTACTTATAAAGTATCTAAATAAAATAAGTAGATATATTATGCAAAAGAGTGTAGATGTAACAGTCTACACTCTTTTTTATTTGGTACTTGTAATATTTTGTAAAGTTGTATATAATAGAGGTGTAAATTTATAGTCATTTAGTACTTAAAGGAGATTACTATTATGTATACTAAACGTGCTGATTTCAAAGTAAAACAATTTTCAAATGTATTCAATCAATATGTGGTAGGTAAGTATTTAGCTTTAATGGAAGAAAATAATTATTATGGGGTTATTACTCATAATAGTGACTCACAGGCTGAGTTTGAAGCTGTATACTTAAATGGTGGTAGTGCAGATAAGATTTCTGCTCATTATCATTATTTTAAAGATTTTGCTACATATGTATATAGCACTATTGCTGTAGATATTACAGATGATATGAATGTCTTAGATTTGTTATCTTTATTATCACATGGGAATAGAAAGTTTAAATTAGGTTCTATTGTTAATAATATCTTTATTCGTTATTATGCTGTTGATATGATTAACGATTTGTATTATCTGTGTGATGGTGCGATGTTTAATTATGGTCGTTTTAAAAATCGTCTAATAGAGATTTATAAAGATATTCATTGCGATGATGATTTTGAAGATAACAAAGATACTATTGTAGTCGATATTCATAAGTATTTTGATATATTAGAAACATTTTCTCAAAGAACGAATGAAGTGTTTAGCAATAAGACTTTTGAAGATGCTTGTACATATGATAGGAAGATTTACCTAAAGACTAATATACGAGCATTACGTAGTGATAAATATAAATCTAAGGGGTTAGATTACAAAGCATCAATTACTTTGTATTATGACTTGTTAGAACGTGCTAAAAAGAATGCTTTTACTATGTCTTTTGAGGGTAATAAAAAGGCATTAATTGATTATATTCGTTCTTATAAGACTAATGATGGTATATCTTGTGTGTATGTTAATCATACACTTGATATGTTCTTAAATACTTTGTTAAGTCATATTGGTCTTTTAGCTAATTATGGTGGATTTGTCAATTCTATTGTTGAGGGTGATGATTTTGATACATTAAACATGGAGTATCGATTATATAATCATGGCATTACTAATAGGGATGAATTAATTAATGTTATTAATACTAGATTAGTGTGGGTAGCTATCTTATTACCTGAAGATTATGCTAAATATATTTGTTTAGCACCATATGGTAGTTTAGATGGTAATGAAACATATACCACTGTAGAAGATTACACAGATGATTATGAGGATACTTTAAATGTGGATACAGTTGAAGATATTGAAGACTTAGTAGAAGATGCTGAGGAAGAATTAGAAGATACTACAGTTGAAAAAGTTACTATGGACGTAAAGATGGCATCAGATGGTACTTTATACGATAATACAGTAGTTGATATTGGTGATACAAAGGTTACATATCATACTGATATGGTTCATTCAGTAGTGTATGCGATTTTGATTGGTGATATCACTTATCATAACTATCAAGATAAATTAATTATTGATGATATGTGGTCTTTCATTCAAGATATTGTAAACGTATGTATGTCTATTGTTAGATATGAAGATGCTCGTATCACGTTAAAGCAGTTTGTAAATGATATTACTTTTAAGGTTCATTAGTCTTATAGATAACATTGTATTCTGAGCAGATATAGTGTAGAGGTATGATGTTGTGGATATGTTGGTCTTAATAAGTCAATTCATTGGCTTTATCGTGTTAGGCACGTTTCTAATGTATGTAGTCTTTGAGGTAGTACATGAAGCATATCTTTTTGTGTATGGTTTGTTTATTTCTTTTAAAGGGGAAAATAAAGATATTCATTTAGGAGATAGTGCTACTAAAATATTGCTTATTTCGCTTTATAATAAAGGCTATAGATTTATACGTCTTTTATATCATGAAGATGGAAGAAATTCCATACAGGTGGCAATTTCTAAAGATTTAGGGTATTGTGATGATGTATATATAGATGATTATATTGCGTTACAGTTATATGGTGCATGTGTTGCTGATACGATTTCATATTCAATCGAAGATGTTATAAGTCGTTTATAGGAGTGTATGAATGGACGTTAAAATGTTAGATACTAAATACGTAGATAGTTCATTGTTAAATGCTTTGTTAGAAAAGCGTATTGATAGTGAATTAGATTTCTTGAGTGTATTAGCTACTATGAAAGAAAAAGCTAGGGTAGAATTCAATAAATCACAAGAAAATAAAGAGAGTGTTAATAGTGAAGAATCTATTATTGCTCATGCTGAATATGAAGTGTTAAATATTGTAGAGACTTTGGCTAAGGAGTATCTACGTAATAATGGATAAAATATAGACCTAATATCTAGTAAGTAAGTTGACAAATATTTGTATATTTATTTAAGAATTGTCGTATTCTCCTCAGGGAAATATCTTAAAATTCTGTATATATTTATCAAATGTGTGTATAAATTTATTTCTTATAGTTGTTAGGTTTACAATACAAAAGATAGGAGATTAAATTATGGCTTGTATAGATTATGGTGCTTATGTGCTAAAGAATGGCTCTATTGTCAATACAAAATTTATGGAAAACTTGTATGATGAAGATTTCGTCAAGGGTAAGACTTTTAAACTTTGTACAGATGATGTGTGGTTTTGGGGTAGTAATAAGACTCATGTAGATTATAGTGGTCATGGTGTTATTAAGTTAGATGATACATATGGGATTGCTGTCTATAAAGGTTCTAGAGCGTGGTTATTTAAAGTAGTTGATGATGTCATAGAGGTTTATGATATTCATCAGTTGTGTGGTAGATATGCTAGTGAATATAGACATTGTGAATACTTTCATGGATATGGTTCTTGTGAGTTGGATGGCATTTATATTATGGTTTTCTATGGTGATAGGAATGGTGTGTATGGTAAAAATAACCAGTGGATTTATGAGTATGATATCATTTATAAAGGCGAATCTTATAAAATCATAAGTGGTTGTGATTATGGTATTCATATTACTAATTTAGATGGCACATATCTTGACAAAGATTATGCTCGTGCATTAGAGAGTTATCAACTTCATTGCGTTAATTATCGTGTTGATATGGAGTTGTATGGTCGTTCTAATGGTTATAATCCTTATGATATGTGGTACTATTATTCTAATAGAAGACGTGAGGATAATAATAAGCTATCCTATAAGCGTAGAGATAAGATGCGTAAACGAGCATTTAATAAACTTATGCATGGTGTATACTCTTTTAGATTTAATGATGGATTTGTGTATAGGAGATAAGCAGTTACGACTGCTTATTTATTTATATATGTGAGGTTTTTTATTATGTGGAAATATAGAATATATCTTGTATTAGGTCTTATTCTAGATACATTAGGTTTATATTTTGCTTTTACTGTGTTTGAATACTTGAGAGGTTGGGGTAAGGTATTCTCTTTAAGTACAATACTATTAGTAGTTGTTGTTTATATCTTCTTATTTAGTGCTTATCTAGACTTTAATCGCTATATTCAACGTAAGGAAGAGAATGAAAAAGAAAAGATAGGATTTTAATCTATGGTATATTTAATTGGTGATATACATGGTGATATCACTCAGATAATGAAAGTGAATCTAA